TAATGTCTTCCTCGTCCCTTACGAGGAGTGTCATTACTACTTTCATGATTCCTCCTACTAAATTAACTACCATCATATCTTTTGTAACAGTGTTGTGTAGGAGAGCAGTCGAAACACGGCGTGCCGCAGTCCATCGCGAAAGCCGTAGACGCGATAGAGCAAGGTGATGACTACGCCGATCACATCCGCGAACAGGCGATTCGGCGCGTTCTGGAATTCGACGAAAGACGCAGAAAGACTGCAGAACATCAAGGAGGAAAGGATGCCTAGAGCAATTATCTCAAGCTGGATAGTCGGCAATCTGGATTTGCGAGAACATCCGGTACCATGGAGAAAAATTATCGAAATCCCTGAGAAAAACCATGGCCGAGATACGTTTTTGAAACAACTCTGGTCAGATCAGTTCAACGACGACGAACAGGAACCATTCTGCAGCCCTGATACTTTGCAAGTCAAGGATGACATTGATGAACTTGGTAGTGTCCATTTACACAATGAGAAATTTGTCAGCAGCGGTGCTGATTGTTTGGTAGTGGGCACGATTTTCATGGGATCGCATCCGGTTGACCATTATCTCTTCGCCACTTACTTGGATGAAGTGTTGTGCGACCGCTGTGGAGCAGAATGCAGTGATTCTTACGCTAATTCAGCACAGGGCAAAACTTTGTGCCCGAAATGTGCGGGAGGATAAGATGAGAAAGCTTCCATCAACTCTCAAATGGCAACAATACGCTCTGGTGACCGGCCGAGACCTCCCAGGGCTCTTCGATAATATGCGATACGATCGTGCCACCTTCTTCGAGGAGGTAGACGCGAGCATCGCCTATCAGGCCTTTTACAGGCCTACTGCCCAATTCCGTATTATTATCACCAGATTTACTGAGACAAAGAACCAATTGTGGACTATGGATAAGTGGCAGGGGTGCCGAATTCAACTACAACCGCTCGGCGACGCCGAGATGTACCACGTCGAACGAGGACTTACCGATGATTTGGCGAGCAGCGAAGAAAGCGGCGAAGAATCTTTTTCCGTCGCTGAAACCAACCAGAGTTAGTGGATTTGTCTTGAAGGACGATCTGCTATTAATAACCGGCCATGATGAAGATGTCGTCATGGTCATCAACACGAAGAGGGATCTGTACAAGCTTGGAGCGATGGCTTGCCTCCACCCAAGCTTGACTAAAGACCTACAGGGGAAACGAAATGACGACACTTCCTACCTCACGAGAAGAGTGCATCAAAGCGATCGACGACGCGGGTAAGCGAACAGAATTCATCAAGAATTGGGGAAGATCTCCAGAAGAGTACTTTGAAGAGTACGCCGATCGAGAACCCGCCCCCGGTTGCCAAGAAACAAACGACGGCCACAACATCTGGGTGGAAGTCCTGTCTGACCTTCAAATCCTATCGAGTTCAATTCAGGTCACGTACTTGAAAACGAACGAGGATGGCTCTCACGATGTCTATGTGGACTGTGACGAGTGGAAGTTGTGGCAGGTCGAGATCGAAGACGGTGAACCAATTAACATCGGCAAGATCGACGGTGATGAAATTGTTGTCTGCATTCCAGACGACGAAAGCGTTCTCGAGGCCCTTCAAGAGTTCGCCAGTGAGTTTCAGCCACCGGAGAAAGAGGACGAGGACAAGCCAATTATTGGCCACTTCGGATTGTACCATGCAGGCCACGGCGAAAGTGTAGCCCTCGTCGAAATGGACGTACGACTCCTCAAGCAAGATGGATATATTGTCGACCACGCCACGATGACTCTCCGGCCGATCACAAACGGCGGCATGTGGACTCTGATGCCCGCTGACGATCCGACAGTCCTGACCCTCAAGAAGGTCAAACACATCTACGAGCAGATCACAAAGAGCCCGACGCCGCTATTCGGTGCTATGATCGGCAAAGTGGACGAATTGATTCAGACGGTCGCACTGATGTTCGGCGAAGTCGAGTACGTTGTCGTCGAGACTCCAATGGATCTCGAAGTCCTAATCAGCGGTGGTAAGAATATCCCCGACAATTATGAACAAAAGACCGTGAAGCGATCGATCCTTGGTAATATGCTCACGAAGGCTCTTGCCGGTGATGCGGAAGAGACAAATGGCATGAGCCCAGAGGACGAAATGGTCCTACATGCCGCCGAAGACGCTGCCCAGGACGAATGTTGCAGCCACGGAGATTGCGATGCCGACGAGTCTGACGATTAAAAAGGAACCTCTTGAGTTTCAGCCAGACGCTCAGATAGATCTAAAGAAGCTGAAAAACAAGAGGTACCACAATTCTACGTGGGAACCACAGAATGCCACATTCGGTGGTAACACACTCCGCGTAACCGAGGTCTCGATAGCCGTTCTGAGGCAAGATGGCAAGCGGTTCGCGCAATTCGATGTGATGGGGGCTGATCTTGTTGTCCCCGACAAATTATGCTGGTTCTACGTCAAGGTCGAGTATCCTTGGCGAATAAGGACTGGTGCACAAGATGACGACGAATTCCTCACGGATGGTGAGGTATTTTATATTGCGCGTCGAGATCTAGCAGATTCACCGTTCGTTCTCAATACCGAGAACAAAGAAATAATCAACGCTGCAATAGCAAGCTTTGTGGAGGACATCTGATGAAGTTCTACGTACCATCGATTGGACATCAAATCCGCCTGACAGACGATTGGGAATTCCCACTATTCACCGAAGGCCGCAACGATTCCTTGCTGACGAGGCTTCAGCCAGGATTAACATATAGTTACGGCGATACGAGATCAATCCTTGCAGTCCTTGAGAAGGGGACGGTCTTACAGGTGGATAGGATATACATCCGGAAGGGTAAGAGCGAGTGGGACAGCATTACATTCTGGGTCAAATTCGCCCCCAATGATAAGGAACGTGCTAAGGTCTCAAAGAGTGGTGGCCGTCGTTGGCACCACCAGCCTGAGGAGGATACTTCTGTGTCCGACCGCCAGCAAAAATTTAAAGGAGCCCGATTTTGGGCGAAACTTGAAGACGTAAACGAAATAGTTTTTGAACCAATATCCAACTCTGGGAAAGTTAAGTGATATCACTTGGTGTACCAAACAACCAATTTGACTGTGTATAGACATCAGATGGGACGTCGCTATTTTCAAACCCGGTTTGATTTGCTGTAATTTGTTTACACCATCTGACAAATTCTTCTAGTGGTAGGCGACCTTTCATAATATTCACAACTTTGTGTACCCAATGAACATTACCAATTTCGTAAGGTTTATTGGAATCTATTCTATCTAACGACGCAGTATCTTCGCCTTTCTGAGATAATTTTCCTGTGTCGGCGAATTTTATAGGCATCCCTGAAATAGCACATCTTTTATTCTGTTCAGCGAACAATTTATTTAGAAATTCACGCGTAAGTTCAGGATTGAATGTAATATTTCTTTTCTTAGCACCATTCATAATAATAAAATATCGCTGGTATGACATTTTGCCATTTAGTCGCATTGATTTATAAGAACATTCGCGGCATTTCGTTGAACTCCCCGATGTTAAAGAATATGTCGAACGAGTCACTTCTGCACCACACTCGCATACACACTTCCATCGTTTTCGTCCATATTTTGTTGTTTCTCCTATCACCGTTAGTTTACCGAATTCTTTTTCTATGAGGCTATCTTGTTTTTCTTTGTTGGTTGATTTACATGCTTGGCAACGTTCAAAACTTGATCGTGGAGAATATATCGTTCTAATAGCACCACATTTACACCGACACTTCCAAGCATAATGCTTTGGACTTCTTCGTATCTTCTCGATTATTGTCCATTGACCATATTGGTCGCCAACTTTTATGGGTGTTCTCATAATATAAAATTTGATTAAGAATAACATCACGTGTTATGTTTATGGGTGCTAAAGGCAACGTAAATATAAATTAGAATTCAAAAGAAGGAGAGATTATGAGAAGGATTGTTATTGTACTTGTTGCACTGTTGGTCGTGTCCGCATTCGTTTCAAAAGCGGACGCACGGATTATCAAGCGATGCTCTGGCGGCCATTGTGTTGTGATGGTGGCTACTGACGAACCAGTACAGAAGACGGTCGTTCAGAAGGAGGCAGTCCAGAAGGGGGCGTGCCACGCTAGGGTTTGTAGGCCTTTCAAACGGGTCTTTGCTAGGCAGCCGGTTAGACGATTCTTCGGCCGTTTCAGATGCTGTCACTAGATTCTCTTTCGCAGCGCCGAGCCGACGCGAGGTAGTGGGCACCCAATGGGTGCCCACTGCTGTATATAGATATTATGAAAGGCATCATATTAGCTGGCGGAACAGGTAGTAGATTATTCCCATTGACTCTTGGAGTCAATAAGCATTTGTTGCCTGTTGGTAAGCAGCCCATGATAGGGCATGCTTTTGCGTTATTTGATAAACTTCATATAGATTCAGTTCTTATAGTTACTACTCCTGAGGACATGGCTGGTTACGGTCGTTTGATTAGTTGTGGTGAGCCACCATATAATAGATTTATTACTTATCTTGCTGTTCAGAAAGATCCTAGAGGAATTGCTGACGCTATCAAGTATGGGTACCCTTTCGTTGATGATGGTGAGTCTGTGCTTGTTATGTTAGCAGATAATATTTTTTCTGCTGAAGATCAACCTATTATTGCTAGAGATATAGAGTCTTTTGAGGCAAATCAAGGTTCCGGTGCTCATGTTTGGGTAACGGAAACGGAAGATCCATCAAGCATGGGAGTTCTTGTATTAGAAGATGATAAACCAGTTAGCATTGTAGAGAAACCTGAAAAACCAATAAGTAATTTAGGGGTTACTGGTTTATACTTATTTGATCATAACGTTTGGCTTAGAATTAACAGATTACAACCATCTGCTCGTGGCGAGTATGAAGTAACGGACTTGCTTTATACATATCTACAGAGGGATCAGCTCCATTATACTCGCCTTGTTGGCGAGTGGTTCGATCTTGGTCAATCAGTTCCACAATTCTTAGAAGCAACAGATAAAATACGATCCCAATCAAACCTAGAGTAAACAAACTCGTAGGTTTATTGGGAGAACATCATGATTGGTGAAGAATTTGGTAAGCTGACAGTTATTGGGAGAGCACCAGACAGGCCAGAATCTCACAAATCAACGTATTGGTTATGTCAATGTGAATGTGGCAATACGACTGAGGTAGCCAGAAGTAATTTGAAAAAGAAAGGGAGAGGTGTTAAAAGTTGTGGTTGCTTATTAACACAATATCGGAGAGAGAAGAGTCCCTATTGGCTTGGTGTCGGTGAATTAAGCACCACAATAGTGGCTAAGATGAAACGACATGCCAAGCGCCGTAAAATTCCATTTGATTTGAAAATCGAATATCTCTGGGACTTATTTATTAAACAAAAGAAATTGTGTGCTCTGAGCGGCTTACTTCTAACATTCCCTAAAAATCATACTAGCTTTTGTGCTGGTGATTTTACTGCGTCATTAGATCGGATTAATAGTGAATCTGGTTATGTTGTCGGTAATGTTCAATGGGTTCACAAAGACATCAATATGATGAAACAACGATTTGGTAACGATCATTTTATACAAATGTGCCAACATGTGGCTAATTGGAGGAAGAAATGTCCCACGTCCTCGTAACTGGAGCGCGCGGTTTTATTGGTAGTGCTTTCGTGAGACACGTTTTGAGCATGAAGTACAATGAAATCGGTACTGATATCTCAAAGGTGACGGCATTTGCTAGGGATACGACGGAATGGACTCGTCCGAGACTTGAAGATTCACCATGGATACGTCGTGCTAGTGAAGAAGGATTTCTGAGAATCACTTACGGTGACATAAATGGTGATATCTCTGGACTTTGTGAGCACGTAGATGCTATAGTGCATTTCGCAGCTCGTACCTTTGTGGACCATTCCATCAGAGATCCCAGGCCATTTATCGAAGCCAATACACTTGGTACGGCTAACATGCTGGAAGAAGCCCGTAGACAAAGGGTTGGAGCATTTATTAATGTATCAACCGATGAGGTCTATGGCCAGATCCTGGAAGGTGCGTATAAGGAAGATGCACCATTATGCCCAAGAAACCCATACTCGGCATCCAAAGCTGGCGCTGATGCTCTAGCAATCTCATACTTCCACACATTTCATATGTGGACTGCAGTCACAAGGACTGAGAATAATTATGGCCCTTACCAGCATCCTCAAAAAGCTATCCCAGTCTTTGTTGGCAAGGCATTAAATGACGAATCATTACCAGTTTACGGTGATGGAGAGCATGTCCGCCAGTGGTTACACGTTCAAGACCATGTTGAGGCTATACTTCATATATTGAAAAAGCGAGAGGAATTGCCTGGGGGTGAGATTTGGCATGTTGCTGGTAGTCAAGAATTAACTAATAACGAATTGGCTACCAGGATTCTTGCTCGCCTTGGTAAGTCGGCTGACCTCATTAAACACATTGACGACTTCGATATCAGACCTGGACATGATAGGAGATATGCTCTTAATTGTGACAAGCTGCGTGCTACAGGTTGGACACCTAAAATAGAACTTGGTGAAGGCCTCGATGGATGTATTGACTGGTATAAAAACAACGAGGCCTGGAGATGACAAAACCAGCTGTGCATCCGAGCAAAGGTGGGCAAAATCCTAATCCACCTACTACTCCTCGCCCATCAAAGCCAAAAGGTCAAAAAGCTCCTGATGTTGAGAAGTTAGCTGATGCTATTAGAAGTATCAGTAGGGGCATGAAGGGATTACTAGACGGGTCACTAAAGCGCAGAACTATAGTAATTCTTATCCATCACAGTACAAGACCTAAGGTACCTATGAAAACTATAGAGGAAGTCCTACATTCTATTGAGCATTTAGAAGAGGCCTACATTGACGAAAATAACACATCATCCTGAGTGGGCTCTTTTGAAAGCCTTGAGTAATACTAATCCGTCTCAGATTATATCTCCTGCTAATTTGTTCGATCCGAGATTCGAACCAGTCATTCATGTGTGCTTTATTATACAGATGGAGGATAGTTGTGTAAGGTATGAGGGTCTTTACTTTGAGAATGGTACATTTAGGTTTAACGCCGCAAATGGTGTGACTAGTGCTACCAGAAATGCAATACTATTTAAACTTGGGTTGAAGACCATCAAGATATGTCTTGGTCATGATGAGAATATGACCTACCTCAGAAGGTATTTGAACGACGAAGATAGAGCAGCTATGGCGGCTCGTTTTCGCGATGATTATAGAGTTGCAAACGAAAACCAATGTTTATGGAGTCATCATGTTTGACGGTCCTGGTATACAAGTAATTCCTAAACCTTGCTCGAGATGTGGTAGTGGAAGTTTCGATGAAGAATATGACGAGGAGCAGAAGGTAGAAGCTATCCTTTGTGCTGAGGTCCAAATGGCTTTTGGTCTCATAGCATGGTTATGCCATAATTGTAGAAGAGAATGGCATATAGCTATGAAGGTGCATCCTCTTCAAAGAGAATATGCATTAACTCAGCTTAAATTGGACTTCTGGAGGTCTAGATTAGGTCCTGATACTCCAGATGAAAAACTGGAAGAAGGAATAGAGCTACTAAACAAGGTAGAGGATTTGGAACTCAAGATCAACGAGTTTGCTAATGAGTGGCTCGTCATATAGACCTTGTGCGGATGAAAAGCATAGTTGTGCTTGTGCCTTCAAGAGAGGAATGAGAAGGGCTGAACACGATCCTTATATCAAAATAAGCTTGGAGGAATTACAAGAGAAAACTGAATGCGATAGTATACTTATAAAGAGATTGATAGCTAGGCTACGTCGAAAGCTAAAGAAGAAACCATGGCAAGATGATTGGGAACTATTTAAGGAAGTCTTTGAGGGGCATCATGAGTACTGGTTGAGTATTACTAATTTTCGTATGTTAGTGTCTATTATGGACACATATGTCGATCATGGTAATGCAGCAGAAAGTAAGAATGCTTTATTAGTTACTAGTCTTGCTGGGTGGGAGAAGATTGTCAGTGCTAGAATGAAGTTTGTTCAGCCGATAGAATTATCAGATGAAGAACATCGCCATAATATAACAAATGCTAGAGGTCGTTGTGGTTATGGTTTTAGAGATGGTGGAGATATGCCGCTGAACTTATTTAAGCGGATGATTCGTAGTACTAATGATACACCAGTGATTGAGGCTTCTCTCAAAGCTTTGATGAGGTTATTATTGAAATTTGGTGTAGGTAATCTTCAGTGTCGTGAGGATAAGCTTGCTAAATTTGTACCTCCAACACATATTGCTACACCAGCCCATCTAAAAGAGATAGGGTACGAGAAATTTATTAAACAGTACGAGCATGTGTTTAGAACATCCATTGATACTTAGTATCTCTGAATTCTTTTTCTAGTTCTTCATAGTTCGTAACTATCACATTTTTTGGTGCTCTGCGTTGCTTTAATATAGCACCGCCAACATCGACTCTTTCTATTCCTAAGAAATCATGAATATCATCTATGCTAGGTAGGTCCTCATAATAGAATAATAATGTTCTGTGTCGGCCTTCAAGATCATTTATTGCTTGTTCTCTTTTTCTAAAGCAAGTGTGCATTTTAGATGGTTTGATATGTATTCTGGTAGCATTATATTCAGCTAGTCGACCCTCATAATCTTGATTATCATAGACGTGCCAGATTTTAGTTTGTTTTGCTACAAGTTGGGATACCATGCAGTCTACTAGATTGCGTCTTAACAGGTGAATTACTAGAACGTTGTGGTCTTCTATAAATCTGTGTACTTGTTCGGTTAGACGCCAATATATAATTTTAAAACCAGCTACCCTATTAACTTGTGCTCTTCTTCTCATACTAGTTTGGCTGAAGTATAGGTGTTGGAGGCGAATGCTGGTACCAACTTCTGAATTCGTGGTGTCATTTAGGACTTCGTCGAAGCATATCACTTCTGGGTGCTGTCCTAATAGGTGTACGAGCCATGATGATCCTGTTCTATTACCTGCGACAATGATGAATTTATTTTGATGTTGTAGCATGTATTTCTATCTTGTCGCCCCCGTGGGGCAATTGGTTAGCTCGGCTGTCTTCAAAACAGTGTGTTGCAGGTTCGAATCCTGCCGGGGGCGCTCTGACGTATTTAAAATCTAGAGCAAAAATCATGTAAGGATCAATGAGATGACGTGACAACATAATTATGATTTATGTGGGCAAATTCCGCCATTTAAGTGCTTACCCAATTGGCAGTTAGCACATAACATCTGGAACCCAGGCGGAAAATCGTTATCGATTAGCCATTTGTGCATTCTAGATCCGCCAAAGTTTCTCCCACCAAGTTCTTTTCTGTGTGTTGCCCCATCGTTGTTGATGTGGTCAATAGTTAGAAACAGTAATTCTGTCTCACCACAACAATTACATATTGGGCCACCATATGCTTCGAATACTTTATCTCTATTCTTTATTCTTAATTGCTTCATTCCTTTGATACAGACAACACATCTTTTATATCCTTCATTAGGCTTTCGTCCACACGAACATAAACCACGCTTTATCCTTTCTTTTCTATTTCTACTCGATCTTTTGTTTTTTGCTTTTCTACACTTATCACATAAATATTTGTCTGTTTCTTTTCCGCAATTTCTACATACATTATCTTCTTTATATCGTTTCTTGTATTCTTTATTTCTTTTCCGTGATTTATTTAGACAAGATTCACAACTGAATTTACCTTTAGCGGGTTTTTTTGTTCCACATACGGTACACAAACCGGCTTCTTTTCGTTTTTGATACTTGGATTTAGACATGGCTGCACCACCCCGCAATAAATTTGAACAAAAAGTAAACAGCCCATATGGTGGACATTGTTATGTTATTGTTCATTCTAATTTATCGTCACAGCAAAAAATTGTACAAGCGATTCATGCTAGTCTGGAGGCCGCTATTGCTGGATTAATCCAGGCCCACCACCCTCATCTAGTGCTGGCGGAGGCTCCCGATTTATCGTGTATTATTGATAAATTGGATTTCAAAGGCATAAAATATGCCACTTTCAATGATTCCGATCTCGGTATTGGGATAACAGCAATCGCTACCGAGCCGTTGTTTGACAACAGGCGAATTCTCAGTAAACTCTCTTTAATAGGAGGATAATCATGTTGTGATATATCAGACCACCATAACCCCTCTTGTTGGTTAGTAGTTTCAATAGTTCATTACTTTCTGTGTAAGGGTAACAACAATGTCCGCAGTTTTTGAAAGCAAGTGGGGTTTTCACCCTGTAGATCGCGAAGGATTTTTGTTTCTCAAGGAAGCTCATGGTATCTTGTTGAAAGCATACCGTGATGTAAAAAGATTCATCAGGTGGGATCGGAAAACTGTTTACCAGACCGGCCCCGCTCCTGTCCACTGTAGCCCATTTCTCGAATATGGATGGCACAGATTGGACGAGAAAGAATTCCATAGTTACGGCTTTAGGAGTACTACGGATAAGGAAGGTAAAAGAAGGAATTATTACCTTCAAGTTCTCCATGCCTATCAACAGGCTAGAAGACCAGTTGAGAAGCCCGAGGATGTCCGACCATTGGATATTCCTGATGATTTGGATGATGTAGTTGCCCAATTGAAAGCATTCTATAGTGCTGAACCAGTGGCAGCTTAACCTTCTTTCGATAATAGTTTAGCCCTCCCAATGTATTGTGATCATGGTAAACTTACATTGGGAGGGTAAAATATGTCACGAATTCTACGATTTGTTGATGTCTACGAGAGACAGCTGGCCAAGAAAGAGTTGGAAGAGAACCACTGGTACTTCACAGAGTTGGATAAAATCCTCGATGAACTCTTCCAGGAGGCGGTGGATCAAGGCCTAGAGGGCTGGACTGATCTGGCGAGAGCTACGAAGGAAGTAGATGGCAAAGGATTGGCATATCAAACGGTTGCTAATCTCGGAGAGAGATGGACAAAGCGACCCCAAATGCGAACTGTCTTATTGATAGCCGCTGCGGTTGGCAAAGAGATTGCCGTCAAATCCGCACCCGCTGCTAGGTCTAAGCCCACTTTGGTGCTTAGATCAGCCTCGTAAGATGCCACTAGTCAATCTAATGTCGTCTGGTGACACTAGTGCACTACCTGACTTAGACCATACGTCTGGGTATGTCGTTGCACGAGTGCTTCATACTATTAAATCAGAAAAAGCTGAATATATTATTCTTGAGTTCACGGAAGGTGAATTAGGTGACCCAGATTCTGATCCATTGCTAATAGGCGTGGCTCGAAAGGATATCGGGCCGCAACCTGTCTATATTCCATGTGCTATTTGGCGCAATACTCTTTGGCGGATAGTCGACAATAGTGCTATCTCCATCATAGCCGCTCTGGCAGGAATAGATGTCCCCTCCGCCGATATACCTACTAGGATTAGGGAACTAGAGGATAAAGCTAAACAACTGACGGAAGATGCAAATAGAATTTAACCATCGATTCCGGCTTGTAATAGATAATAATTACCCGACCTCTCTGAGGTATTGTACCACTAAGGAGGGCTAATTATGCCTACAGTCAACTGGATCCCCGACGAATTGGCGGTAGCAAAGATCAAAAGCACCGCCAAAATCATGAACATTAGTGTACGGCTTGATGTCGAACACTTGACCCTGCAGCAATTGCAAGTGAAAGCCTCACGGAGCAACAACGCCAGGGTGGAAGAGAATTCGCTGGATGATGATCTTGTTTGGCGAATCGCAGAATCGATGGAGGCTGGTATCCCCATCCCTTACATCGTCTGCACAACGAGCGGATACATTCTGGGCGGTAATCACCGAGTAGGAGCTACCGATTTGTTCGGAGCCGAAGAAGTGGTGGCCCACGTTGTGAAGAACGCCACAAAGCCTCTTCAAGACATGATCGCTCGTAGCTTGAACCTCGTCACCGGTGAGCCGCCTAAGGATGATGAGCGGATTAGTCACGCTATCGAAGTCTTTCGTGAAGGCTACAAAGTTAATGGTGCCCACATTCCTCTGTCCACGATCGCTACCCACTTCAATGTGAAATTCGAGCGATTGAGAGAGGCAATCGAGGAGCGGGACGTCCGTAAGTCCTTGTTTAATGCGAATGTTGACACCAGTCTTGTCAACTCAACACACGTGAAATCGATCAAACGATTCGCCAATCAGCCTAAGGTTCTGGTGAGAGTTGGTGAGATTGTTGCCGGAAATAGACTGTCCACCGAAGAGACTGAAGACCTCGTGAAAAAGGTGGCCACTAAAACCACCGCGAAAGATCGCATCCTCGAGGCCGATAACTGGCGGTCTTTCGTGTCGCGGCACAAGCCCGATACACGATCGAAGAACGCAGACCGGGATCGCCTGTGGCGAAAGCTGAAAGATCTTACCGACTTCGTGAATGAAGGTAAGAAAACGGGTCGTGGGAAGAATGCCACTCGTGGTCCATTCGAATCTTTAGAAGATTTTGGTATCGAGACCGAGGATGATCGGTTGCGGTATCAAAGAGTTTACCGAGAAGGCAAGAAGACCCTAGATGAGATCTTCCGGAAGGCTCTTAGAAAATCAAAAAAGAAATGAAGATAAAAACGTCCGAGTTTCTAGAAGTGCTAGCAGATGGCGAATGGCACTCTTTGGGTGACTTCGTGCATCTCGCCTACAGGGTACCTCCTGAGATTGCGCTGCGTGCATATGCTCAGATGTACCCACGGGAGATCCCGGATGGATCAACTCCTTTCAAAATAGAACGAGGCAGGCGGAGATATATTGAGGGTCGCTTAAAATCTCTAAGAGCCCGCAATAAAATAGTCAGGGAAGGACGGGGACTAAAAGCTAAATACAAGAGGGTCAATCATGTTGACGAACAAGCCAACAATAACGTTTGGCAACAAGGAGATCGACTCCCCGCGCGAGCTGGATGCAATCCGGAAGCTGCTGGAAGCCGAACTGACTAATTACGGCTATGTAGGACTCTGGACGGTCCTCCCTCAATGCCGTACCAAGCAACGACACAAATTCAAAGCGACTTCTATGTTGCAAAGAGGGGCAAATTTCGGCCTCAAGATTTGTGTCATGCCAGGTGGCCACGAGACTGCTTGGGAGCTGTTGCTTCTTCCCCCGCCTGACTACGAAGCTATGGATATATTCCATGACTTCAACGGGACTAAGCCGGACACTGGAGTCGTGCGAAAAGATCTGCCCAGTGAATCTCTTGGCAAGATAGACAATATGGATATCAACCAATTAGAGATTGGTGCCGCCTATTGGGTAAACATTTGGGTCGTCAAGTCAGATTACCTGATTGTGCAGCTCAAGCCTGGTGATGGTAAAAGAGCTCCGATTAACGGGCTGATTCCTATAGCTAACTGGGATCACGGATACACCAAGGACTTGACGAAAATCGGTGTCAAGCCGAATCAGCGGGTCAAAGCCCTTTTGGAGGATGTCACCCAGGAGGATGAAAGGACTAAACTGACTTTCAGCCGCAAAGCAGCCCTGCAGTATCCGGATAATTTGGTTCTGGACCCTGCAAAAGAAATCAACGCCTTCAAGGGGATTATCACCGAAGGGACTCTCAATCTTCGAGGATTTACCGAGGATCTCAACAATTTGTTGTGGGTGCTTCGGGCGATGGAATTCCCTATTGAGCAGAAGGATTTTACTGGGGCTATGCTGGCTGTAATAAGGGATAAGTATCCAAGCGCTAAAAGAATTTTCAATGCGGGGCCGGTCGTTCGGTCGCTTACGTCCAAGAGACGTGGATTCATGGAGAAGAAAGGCACTAAGTGGACTCTGACGGAGATTGGGGAAGGTGAAGTATTTGGTGCCCCGAAGAAACCAGATAAACCAATAGAAATGGCGAAGGAAGCCGAAGATCTGAAAGGCTTTAACGTACCAGCCTTGCGAGAATGCAAGGATAAGCTTGAACGATTGGGTACTGTACGTACAAGACTTAGAGATCTTGAAGCTGAAGTCACGGCCTTGAAGAAGGAAGAAACAGATCTCACGATTTGGATGAATATGAATGAGGAGGCACGAAGCGAGTACAAGCGTGCTGAGCAAGTAATTCAGTCCTTAACTCCTCTCATTCATCTATTTGATCCAACTTACATATCGCGGTCATCCGATGCAGAAGACACTAGCGAGAGCGACGAGCAGATTGCTGCAGGAGGCGGTTAAGAAATGTATAAAACACCCATGGGACGTCAGGGATTTCGGCGGTTGTGCTATACAGGGTGTTTATTGCGTTGCTTTCCATCTATTCTGTGAGGGGCGGCATCACGTTCCTCCTCCATTCTTTCGGTTTGATGTCCAGGCTAGGACGTATAGCCAGGCAGAATTAGAGCATTATACTGTTTCTGATATGCCTAATTTGTCGCCGTACAAGTCTTATTTGCGTGTGGTAATATATGAATCCCATAATTGGGATAGAAGATACAGTGAGAGTGTTAGTCATCTTGGACAATTATTTGAGGATCTTGATGACCCGCAATGTTTTGATAAAATGGCGGGTAGAATCCTCAGACATGAAAATGTAAAGAAGGCTCTTATGTATCGTGGCAGGCTGTAGTGCAACACCACAGACAAGTCGCCATCTAGCTCTGTGGCGTCACATGTTTGACCATGGAGTAAAGGTAATCCTTGACGGCGATACAATTACTTATAAGCCATGTGCTCCAGAGGATTGGGCAGACCCTAATTGTATTCCTGGGATTATCACTCTATTCGAGAAGCACCTGTTTCTCCATTATGACGATGTATATATTGTATTGACTAGGCAACCGAATACTCTTGTTGCTAAAGGCAGTCGATTATACCAAGCATTAGAGGATCATATCTCTAAGCGCGGCCTCACGTTTCTCACCTTTAACGACGAAGTATGGTATAAGGATGAATACACAGCAAATATTGAAGGCGCTAGATGGGATACAGGAACAGGTCGAAATATTACGAAAGCTCGTGACACCAGAGGAGAAAGAGAAGGAGAAAGAGAAACCAAAACCAGAGAAAAAGGCAGCAAAACCTCCTCAGTCAGGGAAATTACCAAAGAGAAGCGTTGCAATAAGTCTCCCAACACCAAAACTTGTACCAGCACCTGATTGGAGAGTAGACGAGTGGCCAGAAGCCGTCCCGGAACATTTAATAGTAACTGAGGACGCGCCAGAGACTGAGAAACAATATAGAGCTGTACAAATCGTCAACATGGTCGGAACCAATCTAGCCGGGAAGAAAATCCTTGATTTTGGTTGTGGGAGCGGATATACGACGCTAGAATTCGATTCGCGGGATACTAGTAAAGTTGTTGGATATGATATTAAGCAATTCAGCGAATGGGGTAATAGTAACGTTGTCTTTACGACGAAAAAGGAAGATGTTCGAGCAAAAGCTCCTTATGACATCATAGTACTATACGACGTTCTAGATCACATGGTGGATGAAGACCCCGCCAAAGTCTTATCATGGCTAAAAGGACTATTAGTAGAAGATGGTTATATGTTTTTGCGGTTACATCCGTGGACTGCAAGGCACGGTGGCCATAGCTATGAGCATACTAACAAGGCTTATATTCATTTATTGCTGACAGCGGATGAATTAGAAAAGGCTGGAATACCTATAATGCCTTGTCTAAGGTTAAATAGGCCATTAGCTGCATACGAAGCCTGGATAAAATTTGCTGGTCTAAAAACTGTCAAAAGGGATATTCAACTATCGACTGTTGAGAAGTTTTTCTCTGGCGATATTCTCAGACGTATTATACAAATTAATTGGGCCGGTAAGCAGCCAAACGAAGCTGCTTTGAAAATCTTATCTAATCAATTCATTGATTATACATTAGAAATAGACAAATCTGCTAAGGCTAATGGGCAGTAGAAGTGGTAAACGGCTAACGACTAGACAAAAGCAAGCCAATGCCAAAGCTAGAGCTAAGGCTGCTAAGAAATATTCATGTCGAAACCGCTCTAAGAGTTACCAGTATTCAGATCCTGTCTATAGAGAAGTGAAAATTGCAATACGAGAATATATCAAATCTTACTTTAAGACAGTAAATCCTAGTTCTGGCGTGGTACGATACGCGTTCAAGGATCAAAACACATATGATTTTTATGTTCTTAAGAGGGCTACTGCTGCTATTCAGATTTCTCGGATTGATTTCTCAGCTGATATGACGACTCTCGCATCTTATGTGTGGTCCCCATATTCTGCAAATAGAAGAAGTTCAACAATAGCAACCCATTTCGGTGGGGCGGGTCGTCATGCGTGGACTTATTCATTTAGCCACCCAGAGTTCTTTGATAGGTTATTAGAACATCTAGATTACTTGAACACGATTTATTGGGGTGTTGAGCGTGATTTAGCAGATAGGCTTAGAAAAACTAGTGAATTAGGTAGCGCATCATTTGTCCCCAGGTACCCAGTAATCATCTGGATTGCTCGTGATATAGAATATGAAAGTACTGAGGAGGAATTATTATCTCTTGTTGATAAGGACACTGCTACATTTGTTACTAAGGATGGTATAGAAGTTGTTATCAGAGATGGGGTGATTTTAACCAATGGGGAGCCGACTGTAACACTAAAACAGCTTTGGCATGCCGACGAGAATGGTAAGCCAATAGTACTTTCGAAAATTCGCCAGCGTATGGGAAAAATAAGGCATGAGCAGGTCTACAAACAGGCACTTCCGACATAATCCGTACTCCAGGACAAGTGACTGGAATACTCGGTATATTCAGCTTCCTGGTGACTTAGCATCATTAGGCAGAAGATCACCTGAAGGTTTTAGGGAGGCGATTTTTGGCTGGCTTGATGAATCGCTACCACAAGTTATTAAAAGGGGCGTGTCATTGCACAGACCAAATAAGGATTTTGTTGGTCTCTCTACAAATCCTGATGTTTGTGGCGGTCCTCGTAGGTCAGCGTCGATCATTCTGACTGATGAAGCTGTGCATTTTGCCAGTACTCAACCCAAGATTGACACACAAATTGAGTATTGTGATCCGAAATTATTTGATCTGTTAAGAGCGGCTATAACAAGGTTTTATAATGGATAATATTTTGGTCACTGGTGGAGCCGGTTATGTGGGTTCATTCGCTGCTCGTGAGTTAGTTCGGCGAGGTTATAACGTCTGGGTGTATGACAATTTGGTGAGAGGTCATAGTGAAGCGGTCTATCGGTCATCAAAGTTGTTGCGTTGGCAACTTGTAGTCGGTGATCTGAGGAATACTAGACTCTTAGTATCAACACTCAAGGATAAAAAGATCGATGCAGTAATGCATTTCGCTGCTTTAGCATATGTCGAGGAATCTGTTAAGGACCCAGAGAAATACTATGAGAACAATGTTGCAGGAACTCTAAGCCTTCTAGGAGCGATGCGGGAGGTTGGAGTAAACCAAATAATCTTTTCTAGTAGTTGTGCAACTTACGGCATCCCGAAGAGTATACCTATCACCGAAAAAGAAGAGCAAGTGCCGGTGAATCCTTATGGATATACGAAGCTTTTTATGGAACGGGCAATAGATCATTACGCAAGAGCATATGGGTTCAGTTATATTATTCTACGGTATTTTAATGCTGCCGGTGCTTCAGGTGAACTTGGTGAAGATCATGAACCCGAAACGCATTTGATCCCTCTAGTTTTACAGGTAGCTCTTGATCAAAGGCCTCGTGTTTTCATATATGGAGACAATTATCAGACCCGCGACGGAACTTGCATAAGGGATTACATTCATGTTGATGATCTAGCCTCTGCCCATGTCGCAGCTTTGAGAAAGTTACAGCCTAATACGTCGTTGGCTTTGAATCTTGGTACTGGGCAAGGAACTACTGTTAAAGAGATAATCGAAACATGTCAGTTTGTGGCTGGTCGAGAAATTCCCCATACTATTGAGGTTCGTCGAGATGGCGACCCGCCAGTTTTGGTGGCTGATTCATCATTTGCTTGTTCTGTATTAGGTTGGCAGCCAAAATACACAGGAATTATACCAATAATTGAATCGGCCTGGGAGTGGCATAGAAAAAATCCAAAAGGATTTACCGAATAATTGCTGTTTGTAACAGCGGTCTGGAGAAAGAGATGAAGCTAGAAATCCTCGTCAACGTCGATGTGCGTTCATTAGGTGAAAACGTCGATGAAGACGAATGTGCAGACGAAATCATGGAGTTAGTGGAGGACTCGATAGAGGAATGCTCCGGTGTAGCACAAGTCGGTGACGAGGATGTTGAATTGCACATGACGGTACTAGGGATAAAACAAGCTGAGAGGTATAGTGATGCCTAGATCAACACCAGCCCGAGAGATTCAGTTTACGATCGGTGAGGACGCGATCAAAGAAGCACTTGTTTCGTGGACCGAAAAATACCACGGAATTCGGATCAATACCAAAGATATTTCGCTAGCTAGCGGTGATGATCCAGTTTCTGCGACTGTTGTGAAGCGGCCGAGCAGAAGTAAGGGCGACAAAGCTAATGAAACAAAAGAATAAGAATTATAATGTGCCAAAAGGAGATCAACCATTTACTGGGGCTGAGAATGAATATGCCGAAGTCATAGCCGCTGAGATAAAAAAGCATATCGGATGTGGAGTAAGAGTTACTGGCAATAGCATTGCATTCAAACGGCGACAATTGAGTTGCAATATTTTCGTAACTGATTGCCACGCTCATTATGTCTTGTGTAAGGATTATGGTCTATCGCCAGTATTATTCGATGTGAATTTAGCCGATCCAACTAGTATTGAACAATTGCTCGACAAGGTCGGACAACACCCAGCAGATCTTGCTTACAGTATTCTGCCGTTGAAGAATTATTGGCTTTATGTCATTGAGCCTATGGTTGTCTCATTGCCCCCAAATGTAGACGGGCCAATAGCGAATGGTGGTGCTAAATTAGGCCAGATTAGACATGCTATCAAGCTTTGCACCCCTGAGGAGTTGAGACAAATAACTAGTTGGGTACCACATAGCCAACGTACCAAGAATAAAAAAGGCGTGGGTCGCTTGTTAAGGAGGCTCTATAATGTGCGCGACGAAATCAGCTAGCTACAAATTAGAATTGTTCGATTGGGACAAAGAAAGACGGACCTTGACCATCGAAGCTTCGCAGCTAGAAGGAGCAAAAAGGCCAGGTCTGAATCCGCCAGCAGGAATGCACACACTTATAATTTACAACCCTGATACAGGCAACTCTGTAAGGTTTGGTCAGATTGATGTTGTACAGGATGATGAGGGCGACATTCAGGCTTGGCATTATGATTCTACTAGTGGTGGTAGCCACGTGCCGGATAAACCAATTAGATTGACGGTCTTCAATGACTGAATACTTCTTTAGGCCGGTTGCCGATCAATTATTACCTCTAGTCAAGAAAGAGCACTTTGCTACTGTCTTGTCTATGGAGGTAAGTCATGGTAGGGCTACTGTATTAAGGATTTGGATTCCTAAAGACCCACGAGAGGTATTATCCACTAATATTTTGGCAAATGTCTGCTTTTGGGAAGAGATAGCAGAGGCTGATTGCCAGCATACGCAGCCACTTAGTGGGACATCTTTTGATTTACGTGATCCCCAATCAATAGAAGGAATAATCTCGTGGATGGCCAATCACCACCTGATAGATGGATAAAATTCGACAATGATGGAGTAATAACTATTCCACAGGAAGATAAAGAAGGGAATGGTAGGTCATATGAATGTATTGTGTACGTACCAGAACTTGATGGTGGTGATCGTGGCGAGGCGGTGATAATTAAAAATAAAGTGGGTCCATCCTTGTTGAACGGCGGCAATGGCGGGCGGTTTTTATCGTCCGCCATTGTCGTATCCGGATTTAACTCGTCGAGTCCTTCTGTCACAATGTTATAGGAGGACAAATCCATGTTAATTGCGATCGATGTTAGCGGGAGCCTGCCGACGCAGGCTATAGGACGAATCAACGAGTTGATGAAGCACCTGCAGAGGTTTGCTCATCCCAACAGTTATGTCGTCACATTCAGCCACGAGATCAAGAGTAATGCTATGCTTCCTGATTTCGATAGTGCTGTTCTGAGCAGGCCTGAAGGTGGTACGAATTTGGCATGTGTTCGGAACGACTTTGGTGCCAATCGTGGCCTCAAGCTCATCATCACTGACGGGTATACGACTTTTGAAGCTATGGCAGGGATGTCGAACTTCATGATCCTTGATCCGGATCAGATCGGCGAGGATGTGAAGGGGCTTGCACTCGCATTGACGCTCATCGAAGACAGAATTCAGATATGAATCACGAGGAAGAAACTGCCGTCATCCGTAGGATCGCCGACCTCATTACGAGGAATTGGTGTGATCACTCTATGGGTGCTAATATTATTACTATCCGCCACAAGCCACGGCATGTTTGGATGACTATTGAGAACGGCTTGTTGATCTTTTTCGTTCGTGATATATGGCGCAGAGGTTATAACGTACCGACAACTAATCAAGGCCGTCGATTCAGAGGCCGTTGCGTCACACATAAACTTGATTTGTCACACCCTAGAAGCCTGGTCAGTACTGAGCTTCGCAGGGTGACTAGAGAAGCGGCTAAGTGTTATAAAGAAGAACAAATAATTGAATGGGTTCGCGACTAATGCCAAAAGAACTAACAATCAGCGACATGCTCCGACTCACTCTCGAGGACTCTTTGAAGGCCCGCCAGATCGCCTTCACTCGAAAGAATAATGGTCTTCGTCTTGCCATCTTTGGCAATCCCGAGGTATTTTGTGATGAAGATGGGATTAGGTTATCGATAATTGGTGGAATGAGCAGTAATTTCAATAGCAGTGCCGAGCGAGAACACCTAGAGTTTCGCCACGGAGCCCTGGAAGATCCCAACACAGACCCCCAAAGAACTATTGACAGGGTTTTGGTCGTTGTTGATACGATCGTAGCTTTGATGGGAGATGCGGACAACAAAAAAGACGTTCAAAAGATGCGCCTTTGTAACCTTCCAGCAAGTACTGCTAAAGCGGCTGTGAGGAAGCTTTTGAAGGAACACGCTCCAGAAGCGTTGAAGATCTGTAAGATAACGTGCAGAAACAATGCTGTGTACGTCGACGGTCCACCAAGACCGGCACCTAGTAGTGTTCTAGGCCAAACTTCTGGAATACGGCTTTGGTTCAGTGTTTACGATGACGGTACGGGCGTGTTGAAGACCAGCGATTACACTGTCCACGGCGGTGCTATCGTACCGTTGGAGGAATTATTTCTCAAACAATTAGGACAACTCAAAGATGCCTCACGCGGTACTGTTGGATCTGACAAATAAAGAGATCGTCATAATGGATAACGGTCCTCCCATGAAGAAGATACGGTCGTTTCGTGCGACAAATCTTCTCAAGGCCTTGATTGAGGTACGTGATCTCAGTAATCCGAATCAGGAGATTGTTGACTACGATGACAGGATTCGACAGATTCATGAGGCTGTCGATCCATTAGTGCACGGTTTGGAGATTTGATGACTAAAGCAGCGATTCCAGTATCGTATAGAGAACAGGATTTTGATGTTCTCAAGGCTTTTTTGAAGCAGTTTGGCTATGGTCACTTTAGGAATACTCTATATAGAGTGACTGCTATGAATATGAAGCGTGGTGCACAAATTGAATTTGATATGATTAGCCCTAGATCCCAAACTGAAACTTCAGAATGGAGAATTCGGAGTATTCTGATATCGGTTCGGAAGGCTGTAACTAAATACGACGGCGAAGTAAAAGCAGAATATCAACCGCATATATGTTTTAAGCGAAATAATAAACCATCTGACGACGAGAATGATGTTTGGGTTGTTAGCCAAAATCCAATGGTGTTTAGTGGCAAGTGGCCACAGGTTGTCAACACAGTTACTGAAATTCTTAAGACATGTGATGGTGAGATCGTAGAAAAAACAAAGTTTGAAGGTATTCTCCAGAACATTATATTAGATGACCTTAAGAGAAAACTCAAAGCGGCTGGTTATGCTGATGTCAAATTCGTGGCTAAAGCCAAGAAAGCAGAAAATCGATCTGTTATAGTCCTAAGTGCTCCGAAAGTATACAGCAGCATAACTCTTGGCTTGAAATCCGGAGAATTTGTTGTAACGTTTGGACAATCCAGTGGCTCACGATGCAAAGTAATACCAATCCCCTTTTTTGAAGATCCGAAATTTGACCCGGCATTATTCTTTGACGGGAAGAAAACAACACCATGCGAGAAGCCCTGCAAGCCATCATCACTCACCAGGAAGCCATTGGCGGTGGGTTGGCTGTGATGTCTGCTACCAAACGGATCGCGGCAGAGGCATTGAACCTGTGACCGACGCCGGGGGATGACAAGCTCTACACACATTGGGCGAAAACGAAAGGACCAACGAATGAGCAAGACCGACGAACCGAACAACGACGCAACCAGGAGCGGCGAGGCCGCTCGGTGTGCATCGCATTATGCCGACCGTCTATGGAGCGATTTGACGTCCGATGTCGAACGATCAGAATTTATTGCGTGCGGACGTGCGTGGGAGACAGGGATCATTTCGCGGGCAATCCAAGTGGACGTAGCGAGGGCATTCCGTGAAGCAGCGATGTTTCGGGCATCAATGGAAAAGACGCTCGACGAAAACTGACACCTGACGCGTGTCGGTTCGCGCTATCAAGTCTATGCAAGAGCTTGCAAAACGGGCTAAGGCTTTCGATGAAGACCGACACAACACATGGAATACAGTGGCTAAAGATTTCGAAGCGATATGGGAGACTTAAATGCCCGTTCTTTCTATAACCCACAAAGAGGCCGTCCTGAGGCTCAAGAAAGCCTTTGAGGACCTAGGGTTCGTGATCCGCAAGAATCCTTACAAGCAACGGGAAGGGGACGAAAAGTGGACCGCGACCCATACGGAACGCGGTGTTAAGTTCACGGTGATGACGACTTCTTCTAAGAAGGAATATAGATCATTTGGGACACATGCGAATAAAACAGGTTGGCCCTCGGGTGTCGATGAATGGTATCATTCTATTGATATTCAAGTACATGTGAAGAGCGAACTCAATACATGGAGAAAGGCAAAATCTCCGTTTCGAGAACGATGGATCAGATGGACAGACTTGAAAGGTAATGAAAAAGTTGATATTCCAGAAGAGGATTTGAAAGGAATAAGGCGGTATAGAATTGCTGGCCAACTTGATGAGACAATCCAGGATATTCCTAAATTCGTTGGAGCCACACTAGAGGAGCGGCGTAAGAAAGACAAGACGGAAGATCTTTACGATCCGTTGACGTTTGAAGAATCAACTATCCAGGAATTTTCTTCTGGCCACGGCCGATCTCATGGACGTCGTTTCACTATCAAGCATTTTCTTCATACGGTCGAAGTCCTGGGATTTGCTAGGATAGAGCCGAATCTTCGTGTCACTGACAGGGCTGAGGTACCAGATTCCGAATGCTGGTTCCATTTGTCTTGTTCTACCAATTATAATGGTAGTGGGGCTTCTCCTCATATGCTAGTAAAAATCAAAAGTGATAAGCTAGTGTATTATCCAGTTATAAAGGCTGGCCCACATTGGAGAATTTCTAAGACATTGCAGCCGGAAGGTACTTACATAGATTTTTCGGCTTGCACCCAGATAGATGAGAAATTGATTCGCCATGCAATAGAGGACTTTTTGAGCGGCGTATGACTCATTACTTGCGAACTAGAGATGGAACAACTCTCGTAGAGGTCGAGACGTCTGGAGAGGACTTATCGGTAGTTGTCTGTATTGGGTCTTATAGTCAGACTCTTTTGGAGAGGCTTGATGATCCGAATTTCAATATTGAAGAGTTCATCGAAGATTTCTCAGAACTACAAGAGTTAAGAGGAGAGTGGTTTGAACGGCAGGAGCCACCATGGGTTGGTGTTCGTTCTCCGTCGACTCCCAATGATCTTGTTAAAGAGCGTTTGGGGGCACTGGCAACCAAATACGGTTTTTCTTACGTTACTGATTGAGGTTTATCATGATCAAGCACAAAGAATTACTCGAACAAGAATGCTTGCCCTACCTCCAGAAGTGCTTCGATGGGCATTTCAATAGCAACCCATGCCCCGATGATGTCCACGAGGCCTTGACTATTCTAGATACGAAGCATCCTACGGATGGTGGCTTGCGCCTTTGGTTGAGGTTCGATAGGGCTTTTCGGATCTTGATGCGGTACTGCAAGAATACTACAATTTCGCTTGGGATGCAGTATTCTATGGCGTTGTTAGCCTTTCATCTAGGCTACAGGTGCGACAAAGAGAAGCTCGCAAATCATTTTTCAAAGTACGTTGAAATCCTCTTTCCGAAACGAGTGAAACCATGCCGACTGACTGGAAGAAGAAGCTGAGTAAGAGTGACTGGCAACGCTTTTTCGGGGACGAAGGGGCGTGGCGCAACGAAACTCATGCCGAGGATTATGGGGAATCTCCTACGGTCAGCATGCACATAAAACATGCGACCGATGGGCCGATTATGCAGACTGAGCATTACAGCCTCTATATCCATCACGTCCGAGGATTCCACGGCAAAGGCTTTATTCCGTCCACGAGGTTTAATATCGATGACCGTTTTGCCGGTAATGGCAATATTGTCTATGGCACAAGCCAGGCCCATTACGATCGAACCAGGTCGGAAGGCGAATTGATGCTACGGGAACAGGAAGAGGAATTCCAGAAACGATTGGAAGAAATGCGTGAGCCACAAAACTCGTGAAGAAAGGCGGAATGAAAGGGCCAACAAGGTCTGCCGCGAGTTGCGGTACCAGCTTGCTAAGTATGGGGGACTTGGGGAACCTGAGAAGTTGATGAATCTCCTGACGAGTTGGATGTTAGTCGCCAAGAATGATAAATATGAAAGACCAAGCTGATCAAAGCTATAAATGGGTAATTACTTATCACAACTCGAGAGACAGGAGAAATAAGTGCTTCTAAATTATGACCAATTGCCGGAAACTATTAAGGCTGCTTACACCGCCAATAGAATCCACAAAATAGCGAAGAAAGGATCGTCAACAATACAAGTCCATACAAAAGAACGATCCAAACACACGTGGAAGAAAAAGGGGCACACCTGGGAATTACTAAATGGCAGAACAAGTACCGAGGATCCCAGAGAGCAAAGTCCCGGACGAGATCCTAGCGATTGGTAAAGAGATAGATCGGTTACTGCGAGAGCGCTATGGGGACGCGATCGCCAGCACGATCGTGAACCATGACCTCAGTGCCGGTGAGAATCCTCCCCGCTTCTGTATAAATATTACTCTGATCTATGGTGCACCAGACCCGCGTTGCGTACATCCTCCTCTCACAATCTGCCCTGGTGCAGCTTATATTGATATCTGGTCTTGGCCAATGACTACAGTGCCAGAAGGCCAAGATCCACAAGATTCAGTAGCTCACTTGGGTTATGAGAATCCTCAATTTATCGATGAGCTTTTTGCTATAGTTGATAATTATTTTAACTCTGAACCACCATCTGTAATAGATGGAGAAGGAATAATCAGATGCCCGGATTGCCTCAACGAGTCCTGACAAAATTGGTCTTAAAAGGCCTTGAAGGCCAGGGTTATAAAGTACGCGAGACAAAGAATTGCTTGCTTTGGGATGGCAATTGGCGTAATCAAAAACCTGATTGGACTATGAGTAATTCGAAACGGCATGTTAGAATGACTCTACACCAATCCAGGACTTCTCCTGCCGGTGTTGTTACAGTCACTGGCCAGATTAAGCTACAGAATGAGATCGGGAATTATAGAATCTTCTCCGACTTCACTATCACAAAGAAGAAGGATTGTAAGCCAGAAGACGCAGTAGCACAATGGCAAAACACTCGTACCAGTAGCCTACCAGTTGGTGTCAAGTGGAGCCAAGGAGGCTTAGATGATTTCTTTAAGTGGACTGATCAGCTACGTGGAGAGTCTGCGAGTAAGAAATTGAAGGGCAAGAAAGACTTAGTGCCACTAACCTTCAAGAAGGAGGTTATTAAGAAGAACTCACATAGTTCGAGGACTGACAAATTATTTAGTCGATGTCATTTATTGGTTTCTTGTTCGTGTACTGGTATAGTCACGATTACCGATAATTTATCGGTCTCTCATGATATTAGTTCTCCGTCTGAGGATTGCTGGTTTTATGTTGTTGGTAGAGATACGCGGCGTAATGTTATTCACATTGTTGTAAGCCCTGATTTTGAGCACTATTATCCGTTGAGAAGACCAGCATCAACTTGCAAATCGTTCGTTGTTACTAACAATTATACTCCTGGTGCTGGCAAAGTCGATTACAGAAGCATGACACTTATGGATCGAGAATTGATCGAATTCGCTGTCAAGGATTTTGTGGAACATCTGACGTGATTTTTAAGCTTTTACAATCACATAATCACCCAGGCTATTCAACTGTAGTCGATGGAGAAAGAATAAAAGGTCCTAATTCTATTGTAGTTACGACAGAAGGTGCAGAGGTGCCTGGTGTTGAATGCGTTGAAGTAACAGTCCTCAAAGGTCCTTTGAGTCTATCTGAATATATTGTGTCAGTCAGATTTGAAAATGGGTTAGAATTGGAGGGATTCTGTTGGCAAGATCCGGCTAAAGCTATTGCTGTGAATATCGGATTTGATGCAAAAGTTCTAGAGAAGCCAATAAAGATTGGGTGGTGATGTTAACTGTCCCTGAGGTCCTAGCCAAACATCTTCGATCTAAATTCCCCAATCTTACTTTCAAGTTGACTGGTTTTCGTGGTGTAGCGACAAGCCCTATTATTTTCGTTGTCTATGGAGAAGATAGAGATATAGTACATATTCACTTTGCTGATACAAAACTCCATGTATATTCTATTTGTGGTACTTTTCAGACTGACCTACACAAAGAAATAGATCTAAACAGCCCCCAAAGTATTGAGATAATAGAAAGAATAATAAAAGATTCAGTCCTAACGTTAGAAATCCTCTACAAGAAATTAACGGATGAATCATAATCTGTAACAGATTTCCAGACTGGAAATCGCGTACATGAAAGAGAGTATCTCATGCAAGAAGTGATAATGTTGGTGGGGCCACAAGCCTCCGGCAAAACAGGTATCTCCAAAACTTACATCGACCGAGGCTATCGACACGTCAGCCGAGATCTTGTAAGCGGCAAGGTCATGGATTTACTACCAGCAGTCGGTAGGTGTCTCGCTAAGGGTGAGAGCGTAGTTCTCGACAATACCTTTCCGACCAATGGCATGCGGCAACCGTTCATCGACCTCGCCAAACAACATGGTGTGCCGGTCAAATGCGTCTTGATGGACATCAAAATCGAGGATTGTCAAATCAACGCACTCCACCGGATGTGGGATCGTTATGAGTGCGTCTTCAGGACTGCTAATGAGATCGCGGATCACCCGCAAGCCAAGAATGACCCAAACATCTTCCCGCCAGCGGTGTTATTCCTGTACCGCAAGCAGTTTGAGAAGCCCACAATGGCCGAGGGTTACGCCAAGATCGAGAAGATCAAGTTCAAGAGAAATCCCCTTGGAACGGCATTCTGCAACAAGGCTGTTATCTTCGATTATGATGGCACTCTTAGATTCACCAATGGCGGCAACGGCAAGTATCCGTGCCAACCAAGTGAAGTCTCTGTTATTCCTGGTCGCGGTAAAGTCATGCAATATTATCGGGATCAGGGTTATCTTCTCTTGGGGGCGTCGAATCAGTCAGGTGTTTCGAAGGGAGTTTTGTCGAGAGAACAAGCCAAAGCGTGCTTCGATGAGACACACAAGCAGCTCGGTGTCACCGTGGATGAGTTACAGTATTGCCCACATTTACCGCCTGGGGACTCGTGTTATTGTGTGAAGCCTCAAAGTGGAATGGGCGTTTACTTCATTCGCAAGTACTTTCTTGATCCCGACCAGTGCATTTATGTTGGTGATCAGACAAAAGATCGGACTTGGGCTAATCGGCTCGGTTTCGAGCACTTTAATCATGTACAATTTTTCGAGGAAGGTCTAAAAAATGCGGCGGCGAACACTGCTTGATCGAGCAGAAAGTGCTCTTTTCAATACTGTGCTGAATGTGATTGGTGGACCAATCATTTCTGCGATCTTTGTGATCACATTGTGGTGTGGTGCCATCTACGGGATTTGGTGGGCTTTTGGTCCAGCTACGTTCTGGCAGAAGTTGCTCTGTGTGGTCTTTGAGATTCCGGTAGGTTTTGTTCTTGGGCTTGGCGGTGTGTTTCTGTGGGCCGCTATTGCCGATGGGATCGAGAAGGTTAAGCGACGTCGAAGACGTAGAGAGGAAGAAGAAAATGCTTAGTGGTACGATGTTCCCGACTGAGGCTCGGTGCCCTGTCTGTGGTGAAACGGTGGACTTGACTGATGAAGAGGCTGCCGTCGCCCATACTCAGAAGGACGAGAAGCATAAGAAGCATCAACAAGAGGCTCTTCTGAAACAAGCTGTGAACGATTTGATTGGTACAGGACTTCTTCGATCGTGCTAGACGAATCGACAGTTGCTTACCGCGTCACCGAAATTACTCCTAAGGTTGGTGGTGGCGTAAAGTTCTCTATGACGACGGATCATTTGGATGCCCCTGGTGATCCGGTCGTCCTTGTCCACGTGCAGAGTAGCTATGCAAAAGTCCAGCAATTTAAGGCGATGTAGTAGGATTTGCAAATGGGTTCATATAATGTACGATGGGCAGTTAGCTCTTTGTTGTATGGATTATCATCGTGAAGTAACTCTCCCAAATATCAACGACCATTCGCTAGAAGAGTGGTATAGAAGCGATGAATATGCAAAGCTTAGAGCGACAACTGAAGGTGATAGATGGTCTCCGGACGATTTCATCTGTAAAAGATGTGTCACGAAGGGGCTAAAGTGATTGCGTATTTCACGATATCTGATCTTAATTATGCTCCACAAGTACAAGTGCTCGCAGAGTCCTTTAAAAGGTTCCACGATGATCCGTTTATTTGGATTCTAGTCAATACTAGCGTCGATTGCCATAGTGCAGTTCCGCAAGAGCTTCGCGATAACCCTGCTATCGATCGAATTGTAGAATTTAGAACGCCAAGATGGGCTAAGTCTTATACTATCGTAGAGCTTTGTACGGCTATCAAGGGTCATGTATTTAATCGTCTTTTCAAGGAATATGAAAGAGTAGTTCATCTAGATCCTGATCAGTATGTGTTGCAATATCTTGATTTGGAGCCTTTGTTTGATGAATCTCCGATCTTGGTAACTCCGCACAGGTGTACTCCAGAGGAGTCTATACGAGACATAAAGACACTTGAAACGATTTATCTGAAGCGTGGAATTTTCAATTTCGGTTTCTTAGGACTAAGACGCGATAATGATTTACTCGGATGGTGGATAAAGAGATTAAAGTACTTCTGTATAAACGGTTCAGAGTCAGAAAAAAAGCAATTGACAGGATTGTTTGTTGACCAGAAGTGGGGGAATTTCATTCCGATTTATTGTAGATCGTACAAAGTATTAGATCAGTTGACTTATGGTATTAATGTGTCTAGCTGGAGTGTCACAGATTTTGATAAGATCAGTCCTGACCGAATCAGAACATATCATTTCAGTTTTGGTCCACACGAACAGAAAAATCAGATCTGGTATTTGAAAACTGCGAGAGGTCTTAAATTTGAGAGAGACGTGGAATTTCTGTTATCCCTGTGCGATGAATATGTTGAGAAGTTAGTGAAGAGGGGATATCAGATTCCTCAACATGAGCCGTATTACAAAATTGATGTTGAATCGGTACGCGAAGCAGAGGCAGCTAAGAAGGCTAAAAAGAAACGGAGATGAGTCAATTAGTTGATATAATCGTGTCTTATCTCAGGTACAGGATTTTTGCGTATCATGTACAATCATACGGAGTGTGGAACGGGCACAGGATTGATATTTCAGTTTCTGATACTGTTATGACTCGTATTTTTATTTATGGCTCTACAGTAGAAATAGCACATTTGCTTTGTACAGGTATCTCAAGTTCCGCCTATGACCTTAGCAATCCTAGCGTCGATCTTGAGAGGGTCTTAGATCAGTTAATTAGGGATATCAAAGTAAGAGATTTTGTGGCGAATCATGCTCCTGCAACTAGTTCTTGATTATCTGAATAAGCATTTGGAAGAGCCTTTGTATGCCCACGCAATAGGACATGGAATTTACATAGAGACTGACGAACCCGTCGATTCTGTAGACAAATCATTAGATAAGTCTCTTCTTGCTATAATTCTTGCCGCCCAACCTTTTACGATAGCACTGCCTCATGATGCTGAACAATATGCTTTTGATTTATCAAAGCCTGATGTTGATTTGGAGGAGATTTTAGCGTCACTTGTTCGATATCCAAGAAGCATGGGCCTGTCACACCTGAGAAACCACAAACTCAGGAGACCTAAGATGGACTATTACGCAGTGATGAAGAAGGCACCGAGGACGATCGAGGTTGAACACTCGGATGCTTATGTAGATCACGAACACCCGTTCGAGGAAGTCGTTGGAGTCCTCCGGATACCGGATTCGGGTCCTTGGGATCCTTCACTGGCTCTCACGCAAGTCGCAAATGAACTTGGGATTGATCGAAGTCTTCTTCGGCTTGATGGCGTCCCGGCTATCGACTACCAGTTCGCTTACGGTTGCCCGATCTGCAACCGGGTGGGACCAAATCTCTACGAAGACGAGTATCTCTGTAAGTTGAACGGCGGACCGTGTGGAGGAGATTAATGCCGATCCGAAAGAAGGAACGACGCGAGAAGCTTGATTGGCGGCAAGAACTTGAAGATGAATGGGCTGATGCGGCTTTAGATCTTGCCGATCTCGAAGAAGAGACCTGGGACAATTTGAGCCCGTATGACGATGAACCCGAAGACGAATGGGACGACGGGTGGGACGATCAGGACGAATATTGGGATTGGGACGATGATCCCTATGACTATGACATGCTCGAATGGGAGCCGGAACCTCCCATTCTTGAATTAAAGCCTGTCGTTACAAGAGTCCTACAAATTCAAAACCACGGGAATGAAAGAGTTATTATTGCGGTGAACGGATGAGAGCTTACAGGGTCGTAAAAGACAATGGCAATTATTTATTGCTTGATGATGGAGGTATTGAAGACCCAAACGCAGAAGTAATGCTCATAGAAGGCAGACCAGCAGCATTGAATGAGCTGAAAGCCAAACCACAAAAAGCGATATTGCCCAACGGAGATCTTGCAACTGGAATTCTGGTTTGGTGGCTTCTCGGTAAGGCTAAGTACAGCTTCGAAATACGAGGGATCGTGCAGTGAGTGGTAGTTTTTTAGTACGAATCACTGAAAAAAGCGAAAAAAGTTTTGTTTTCGATTTTGCTATTGATGTACCAGATGCGGAGTGTGCTAGGCTCAAGTTTACTGAATGCGCCGATATTCCTTTGTCACAGTCGCCAGCATCACGTACAGTTAAGGATTTACGTAATCTTCTGGTCGACGATGATGATGGTATTGGAAGAGGTACACTTACTCTTGAAGATAATACAATAATTGGTGGCGTTATAGTATTGAGCAATACAAAGAATGTATTCTATAACTGTACCTTTGAGCAATTTCTAAACGCCATTACAGAAACACTCTCAGAGGATGCGAAAGCCATGAAAGAAGACGGTAAGCATCCATGGGAAGTTGGCAAGTCCTGGGATAGGGAGATCAAATAGTGGATGAACAGCCGGAAAAGTGCATCGTTATTGTCACCGTAAGGGGACACGAAAGCGAAAGACACGATTTGAACAGAAGGGCTAAGGCTGCGGACTTAAGCCTGAATAATTACGTCCGCCAACAGCTAGGCCTCCCACTCATAGACACTTTGCTTGGTCGGGACGATAAAAGAAAAAGCGGCAATGGAATAGAAAACGCAATAGGGCGATTACAAGCGGGTTTTTAGGAATGATCCAAATGGTCCCTGAGCTACTCGCGGCGATAGCCGATGAAGCCGGATTAAAGCACTGTTTGAAATCTTCCCATAAGAATCAACTAAATGATCAGGAATGTTGACAACGAGAATTTTCCGCATCAAAGAAATTCCTTATTCTCTCTATGAGTGTTGGATCGTTGATATCGAATTTTCTGTGTAGCCCGAGATTATAGATGCTCTGGACTAAAACTATGGAATAGAGTCATTGCTCTATCTGATTTTATAGCCGACATTCCAGATCATGAATTACCATATTCGGCCACTCAATTTCGAGTTGTTAAAGACCGCTATACTGATGCAACGCCTCTCGGTCCTGATTATGACGATTTCATTGACCTAATGACGCGATTGGCAGCTCATTTTAACGTTGATTTAGCTCAACCATGATTTAACTCTTTCGATACCTTTTGTCACATTATAGAAATCAAATAATCTGAAGGAGAACCCATGAGCGATACAGCAGAACTCACACAGGAATCCGTCGAACAGGACAAAACAATCCTAATCGTGACCACGGACAAACTTGGCAAAACCGGCCAATGTACGTGGCAGTTCATGTTCGCCGAAAACCGCGACAGGACCCCCGTAATTCCGAATGAAATCCAAAGTATCGCTTGTGGCCTTCCATTCGCCTTCCTCTGGAAGTCCGATCGTGAAGAGGATCGTCCTTTCAACGTTTTTGAGGCCGGTAAGGGATTGGTTGTCGGTGGTGGCTTCGAGCCCTTTAATGACCGATCCAATTCGCCTTTTAGGACTGGCGATTACGACGTCGAACACGAGCGACAGCGTCATGCTGATTGGCAAAAAGAGATGCTCGACAACATCCCGGCCTGCACGATGCTCATGAGTACTGAGGATTTCGACTGGCTTTGCCAGCATATCCTCACCGCGTCGGGTCGGAGTTACGTTCGGTTTCACTGTGACCAACCACTCTTGACTTCGTGAGGAAGCGATGCAACACGAATACAGACTTCAGTACGTTGATGCCGACAAGGGCTATACAGACAAGAAGTATTTCTCAGAACACGCCGTAAAGTGTGGACAAGTCATTCACAACAGGCGAGTAGATGAGGGCGAGTTGGCCCGCAAAGTCGACGCTGTTGAAGTTGTTGTCAAAACCGTTAGCACTATACGAGCAGCGGAAGAACAATGACACCAGAAGAACGTGAAAAAGCGATCGATAGAATCGCCACATGGATGCGGGACAGAGCGGATACAGCCATAGCTCTTGCGCGGTCTCGCCAGTACACGATCGAACAGTGCCAAAAACAATCTGGTGTGACGTTCGAGGATCTTAAAGATCTCCTGGACAACGAGTTACCAAAAGAATGAAAATGAGCAATCCATTCGCGAGAAGAACGCTGTCGCTTTGCAGACCTGACCCCAGGAACAAGCTGAAGGCATATCCAGGATTCCCTTTTGAGCTTCCGGATGATGTCATTAAGCGTATCGAAGCGGCGGTTCAACAGCGTATACCAAAAATCAAACTGTACGCAGACTGCGAATTCAACTCCTTCGATCACGTTATGCTCGCAGCGATGCCCGTCGCCGAGGACGCAGTACACTCCGTAATCCTAGACGACGAAGAAGTCCTAGAAAGACTTTCGAAAGTCAAGACAAGTGGTCGCGGGAATCCTCATTGGTTCAACAGGTGGTTCCAACCTATTGATGCTGATCAGGTCTGCTCTTCGGGCAGAAGAATGGTTTACCAGGATACTCTCGTGAAACACTATGCCGAGCGAATGGTTCGGCATTACAGGCCGGAGGAATCCTATGGCGGGTAAAACAATCCAACTCTCAGAATCGTCTGTAGGACCACTCATTGTATTGCTCAACTGTGAACTTCGTGACCCCGGTATGGCTCTTAGCCAAGCCGAGGCCTACAACGAGGTTTACAAACAACTCACCGGCCAAGATCATGAATCGATGGAGAATCGCCGGATAAGAGCTCAAAGGCTAGCTGACGAGTTTGATGATGCAGAAGGGCATTGGAAGTGAGGTATTTCTTCCGGCTCCTCAGCAGAGGAGTCAACAGGGTTGAAGTAAGTGCTAATGGCCTCGAAGAGCCTGACGCTGAAATCATAATTCTTGACCTCAAACCGTAAGAGTAATTATCAACCCTGGTCCTGGAGTATTAGTCGACTTACACACCGATGATTTGGAAGCTGTGTTAGAGAAAGAACTAGAGAGGTTGAATTTGCCAATCGCTACAGCAGACCCTCAGATTTTTGAGGATGTGGCAGAAGAAGTGCTGGATATGAAAAAGTACAACACGCTCTATGTAAAATGATTCTGACAGCTGAATGGGGTATCACCGCAGCGATCCTACACGGTGTCGAGGAATACTTGCTTTCTCAGGGCTTCGATTGCGGTGTAGAGATTGATAACGCCGCTAGAATTCCGCGAGTTAGAGTCTACAGTGAATCACATAATCCATACGAGAGTCGAAAACAAGCAAAGATTTATCACAGCGGTGACTTTCTTGATGTAGTTCTAGAAAACCCATTCCTAGAGCATCATTTTAGTACCGAGAATAGAAAACTTCCAATAGCCGATCCAGACGTCCTAGAAAATCTCGTAAAAATTATAAGGACTTCTTTCGAGTGAATTCTTGCGAAGGTTTTTCGAGTTATTACACCCAAATAGCAAAAGCAATAAACTACTGCCTCCTCTGCAAATACCTCGGACACCTCTACCAAACCCTCAAAAAAACAATCCCTACAGACCCAAGACACGTCGCCCAACACGGCCTCTCAGCCTACAACCAACTCCACGACTACGTCCAAAAAATGCAAAAAATCACCGAAGGAATCCAAAACGCCATCACCACAGCCACAGAATGGATAGGAGCCACACCCGACAACCTCACAGACCTCCTAGACCAACTCGAAAACTAATGGATCCCAGAACTCCACGACATAAACACAAATCATGACCAAAATCAAAGCAACCATAAAAAACCTCCAAAAACTCACAAACCCCAACAAAACCTACACAGCACAACTCCCCACAGGCAAAACCCTCACAAAACCTACACACCACAACAAATCCTCAAACACCTACAAGCATTCAACATCACAGACCAAATCCTCCTAACCCCCACAAACCCCAAAAACCCAACAATAGAAGCCATAAGACAAGAACTCCAAACCCAAATAACCCACCTCCACATCCACTACTACCAAGGACCAGACGGCTCACACCGCTGGACCTACGACAAACCCGCCACCTGCTGCCACGCCCCAAGCCACAAAATAAAAATCCAAGGTACAACCCTCACAATCCAACCAGCAGACCGCCCAACAATCTGCTACCAATGCGACCTCAACGACCCCCAAAGCATCCAAAAACTCACCCACTGGTTCAGAAACCACACCGGCTGGCCCAAATAATTCCCAAAGGGGAAATCACCCCAAGAAACCCACCACAAAGACCAATAACTATACTAACAGAGAAATAAAATACCCGAATCTCCAAAACACCAACAAGACCGGATATATCTCCGAGGCCACGGAAGATATCTTTCTGACCCGCAAGCACTCTCTAGGACTTCCGGCCCTTCACGCGCGTAGAATTCAAGGGAAGCTAAAGGAGAAGCTCGGAGATATATGTGAAGCCCGCCACCCGGTAAAGGGGGGTTATTTCCACGGAGGAAATCGAGCGGGCGTCTAGAAAGTCCTCAAGGCCTTATGAGGACTTATGCGAACGCGTAAGATTACGTTCGGATATAAGAGGAGCCCCCGTACGATTTCCTCCGTGGAAATGGTCGGGGGTCGTTCTATGTTTCTGGTGCGGTCGAGGACTAGGGCGTGCTTATGAGCGTAGTTCTTGGATGAACTTGCAGCCTGTTTGGATGTCTTCGAGTGCGTAGCCCTTGGTGAGGAGTTTCTTTAGGGCTCGGAGGAGGTTGATGTCGACCCCGGCGGTTCCTTCGGTACCGTTTGAGGATTCGGCGGGGGCTCCGGCCCGTGGGGAGCGTGTGGGGTCGCCCTTGGAAGCCCTTTGTGGGGTCTTGTGGGCTTTGGCGAGGTCGATGTGGTTTCGGATGATTCCGTTTCGAGCGTCCTTGTCGCCGTCGAGGAGTGTTGTGAGTTGTCTCCAGCCCTCTTCGGTGTCTTTTTTGAGGGTTGAGATGTAGTTTCTGGCGGCCGGTGGGGCGATTCCGGCGAGTTCTGCGAGTTTGTTGGCTCGTGACCAGCTTAGTTGGGCTTGTTCTTTGTCCATGATGCTTTCCTTATGGGAAATTTTAGTGGGATCCTTAAATACATTGAGCTTACATACTCAATGTTTCCTTATTCGGTGGTCCCCTGAGGGCGGGGTGAGGGTTTAGGTGCTTCGGGATAAGTTTTTTCTATCCAATCATGTTGGAGATCGCCGAGGGCTGGGATGAGGCTGAAGCCTTTGTCGCGGATTTCGGCGGTTCCGCCTTCGGGGCTGCAGTGCCAGCGGGTACAGATGGTTGGTTTGTGGTCGTGTATGGAACATTTGGAGTCTTCGTCTAGGAATAGGCAGTGGCCGCCGTGGTGGGGTAATAGTTTGACTTGTGGGACGAATGGGTGTGGGATTAGGCAGTCTTTGAAGGTTTCTAGGTCTTCTGGGTTGTCTATGGCGCATGCGTAGTCGGGGCGGTTGCGGCAGCAGATTGCTTGGCAGATGGGGCGGGCGTCTAGGCAGTCGCAGTTGAATTGGATAAGGGGGGTTGGGCCGTCGATGGTTATTTCGATGCGGCCCGTGGGGACTGTTTTGATGAGGATTCGTTCCATAGTCAGGGTTTCCTTATTTGGTGGTTCCCCGACTGTGGGGAGTTAGAATGCGTGTCGTCCGGTGGCTACGCGGGATCGCATAACCCAGTGTTGGTTGTTTTTCTCGCGGTAGGCTCTTTTGAGTTTGCCGCTGAGGTCTTTGAAGACGAGGCCTTCGAGTAGGGGGCCGACGCCCATGTTTAGCCAGGGTTTGTTGACGGCGTGGACTCGTTCCCATAGTTCGTCCCAGGTTTGGTGTTTGTGGTTGGATGGGAAGAATGTGTTCTTGGTGAGGGCGAATCCGAAGGTGTGGGATTTTTCGTAGTCCTGGTGGCTGAAGTTCCAGAATGGTCTTTGTCGGGTGTGGGCACCGAAGTACTTTTCGTACCGGTCGCGGTAGGTGGTGCCGACTTGGTACATGCCGGAGTCGACGAGTACATCCCAGACCACGATGGTGTCTTTGATTGCCCTGTGTTTGGCGTCGAGTAGTCCTCCGTCGAGTAGGTGGTATTCGTTTGGGGCTAGGCCGAGTAGGAATCGTACTTCGAGGAGTTGTTCGGCTAGCCAGTCTGGGCATGTGTATGATCTGAATTTTTCGCCGTGTCGGTTCCAGAGTTCGACGGTGTTGTCGGGTAAATATTTTACTAGACAGCGACTGTCGTTGTATTTCAGTTGTGCGATCCAGGTCGAGCCCTTCAGGAAGTCTGTTTCGTCCCTGGGGATGGCCGCGTCGGGGCGTGGTGGCCAGATGTAGCGATCGACTGGTACTGTTGTGGTGTTCATGCTCTTGTCCTTTAAATACGTGTCGGGGATATTCCTATTCCTCGTGTGTTACCAAGACTAGGGGGCTGGTTAAATGGGAAAGATAGTTGCTTATCACCCGGAGATCCATGTGAGGAAGCGTGAGGGGGAGTTTAGGGCTATTAAGGCGGATATGGATGATTGGTATGAAGATAAGGAGGTTCTTCAGCAGATGGCGGCGTCGGTTGGGGCCAGGACTGTTGGGGAGCTTGTGGAGTCTTTGGAGGGTGGGGGTTCGGAGGAGATTAGGGCTTCGACTACGAATAATGTTATTAGTTGCCGGGTTGAGACTCCTTCGCGTGATGAGGTTTGTGGTGCGAAGGGTGGCTATTGGGATTGGGATGAACAAATTTAGGAGGACATTATGTCTCAGTTTGAGGTTGTTATTGATGAGCTGAAGGGGATGTATTTGGACGCGGATTCGACGGCTCAGATGGAAGCTATTAATTTTCATCATCGTGAGGCGGCTGATGTTCTGTGTAGGAGGTTGGATGCTATTTTTAAGAAGGTAGGTATCGAATCTCCGGAGAGGACTGGGCCGATGGTGAAGGGTCCTAGTACTGGGAAGATGGGTCCGTCTGTTCCTGTTACGCCGACCGAGTCGGTTATTGATAAGAAGATGCGGGAGGCTTCACCACCTGCGGAGGGGGACGAGTAGTTGATTTAACCTTGGTGGACGTATTTGTCACAGTGCGATATCAACGATGCGGCGACCATGGTGGTTGCCGAGCGAACGATGTTTTCACTTTGAGGAGGTCCATCATGGGACTTTTTGCGAAAGCTGCTGCGGCGAAGCAGGACAAGCAGGCGGGTGCGAAGAAGACTAAGAAAAAGCAGACCACGTGGTTGGTCGGCGATCCCGCCTCCGAGAAAGTCGCCGAGTCCGTGCACGAGTTGACGCAACTCGCGGCGGACAAGAAGGCCATCGACGCGAAGATGAAGGTGCACAAAGCGGTTGTGTTGCCTTACGCCGAGGCCCAATTCTTCAGCACGTACGCCGACATCGGTGTGTTCCCCGAGACGCCCATGGTCGTGCAGAACGCGTCGGGCGAGAAGGTCACGCTGGTCGTGCAGGATCGGTCCGCTCAGTACGGCGTGAAGCCGGAGCAGGAAGAGGAATTGGCCGATTTGCTCGGTGCGGACGCGGTGGCGGACTTGTTGTACGAGGAGACCACCATCCAGTTCAACCGGGACGTTTTGGCGGTCGAGGGCGTCAGCGAGGTCATCGAGAAGGCTCTGGAGCGGGCTATCACGAAGCTCGTGAAGGAGGAGATTTTGGACGAGGATCAGGCTGCTGAACTGATCGATCCGGTGGAGAAGAAGGCCTTCAAGCCTGGTACGCTGCAGCGTTTGTCGGTCATCTGCGGTCGGGACACCGGCAAGATGGAAGAGTTCACGGACGCCATGGGCAGTTCGTGCACCAAGTACGTCAAGGCATGAATTACCTGCCTGTCCTTGCTCGCGTTAAACAGCCCCACCTATTTGGGTGGGGCTGTTTGCGTATGTACTGGGCAATGCCCATCAGTAGATTTCGCACAATTACAGTTCCAACATAATATTTGGAAATCGTCTGGGAAGTTTTCTTTTAGGAGCCAGGCGTAAATTCTTTTTCTCGCTGCTGGGATTTTTCTGCGGTGTTCTGCTCCGTCTCCATTTTTATGATCTATAGTAAGGAATGGTAATCGATCTTCTTGGCATCCTGGGCATTGGCACTTACCACCATAATGTTCAATTACTATTTTCTTTATTTCTTGATATCGTTGTTTGTGACGTTTACCACAATGTTGGCATCTATTATTTTCTAATGGTTTGTAGCAATGGGGGCAACGATTTTTAGCTTTTGCTGCATTATTTCTACATTTTCGACATATATTTCCTCTTTTACCTCTATGTAATTTGAAGTGTGTAATAGGTTGTGGTTGTTCGCATCTTTCACAAGTTTTCATATTTTATGTTTGCAGCCTAGTACGAAATTAACATAGGGCTGTAGTTTGTCACAGTAAGTCAGAGGAGGACAGTAATATGTCAAAACCACAAGTTGTTGGTGTAATTCTGCTCGAGGGAGCAGATCGTCAGTGGGAAATCGCGATCACCCAAGATGTTAACGGGGCATTCGTCCCCTGCGGGATCCGCGACACAATCACCCATCGGCACCCAGACGTCCTACCAAGCATGGAACAAGTCCAACAAACAATTCTGCTTGGTGCGTGGTGGGAAGAGAACAAAGAAGTCTTCACCGAGGGCAAGGTCTCTCACAAGCCTTTGGTGGATTGGGGGGATTCATTTCGTAACCACTTGAGCCAGGACGAGGATCATCTGGCCAACTAGGATTTCCTGCTAGGAAATCATCGGAGGTTGAGCATGGCAACGGTAGATGACAATAGCCTCTGGCAACAACTCATGAACGCTGCTTACGATAAGTGGCAAGAACAAGGGAGGAAGTGCGAAGCGACCAGTAAAGCTGCTGGTGACGTCGTCGCAAGATCTTGGACATACGCCCAATTCCTTCGGGAGCTCAGTGTAGCTGAGAGACGGGCGGTAATGCTGGGGAATCTGAACTATCAGGTTGAAAATGGTGGGTTTGCCCAGTGGGTCGATAATGGTTACGCTTCGGACAGCGGTTCAGAGCTCTTGGATATTCTCCCTGAGATGGGCGAGGCCTCGAAGAAAGTCTGTGATCTTGTCCGGAGTGTCCTTGAGCATGTGGACATGCGGTCGACGAAGGGTGGGTTTTCTGATTATTGGGAGGAGCCCCAAGGCGACGATTTTGATTATGACACTCATCCTGGTTGTCAGGCTGCTGAGGCGGCGGACACACCCTTCTATGATCTTCAAGAGGACTGGCACCCTGAGGTCCAGGCTTACTTAAAATCCCTCTAATTTCCAGAGAGGAAATCACGATGTCACGCGAGGATCTGTGGGTTTGTAATCTTGGTTGGATGGACGATCAAGATCAGGAAGGTACCATCGGCCGGATTACGGTACGGGCTACCGACAAGAAAGAGGCCATCTCGAAAATTTTGGATGAAGGTTGGGATAACCGGTTGGATTCTGCGTCCTGCGTACCCACCTTCAAATGGGTTAGGGAGCCGAGATTTAGTCCTGGGGAGATTCATTTTAAGGAAGCCCTGGAGATATCGGACATGGCTGGGAGGTTGCTCGCCGAGCATCAGCGTCAAACAATTGGATGGCGGATCGATGCCGAATGCGGGGCTAATGTCTTCGAGATTATTGAGTCCTATCATGGGGAGGGTTCGATCTTGTTAGCCCTTAGGACTGTTGTGGGTCGGTGGTATCGCGTCTCGAAGAATGCTGGGGAGTATGCGGACGCTCTGCGGGGTCTTATTGACAATGAGAAGGATGATTTGGGGCAGATGCTGAGTCCTATTGTGGATTTACTTCAGAGTATTGCTTCTGCCACAGAGTCGGTAGAGTAACTCGTATTTCTATCCACTTGAGGAGGTCGCTATGGCTCAGAAGCCGGTTTTTAATGTGCCCCCGGTGTTTCAGGGGGTTGTTCAGTGCTCGTTTAATCTTCCGATGGCTCGTCTGCTTTCTTCGCTCATTCATGAGCTTGATGGCGAGACCGAGGAAGAACTCGTGGCACTCGGTCGTCGTTTGCACCGCGTTCGTATGGACTACCAGCAGCGGGGTGACCAGCAATGATGTCTGTGGACGAGGTTAAGCGTCGTCTGCAGATCGGGAGAGCGGCTATAGAGCGTTGGCCGGATGATAGCAAGCAATGGAACTATCATTCCGGCTACGTTCGAGCCCTCCTCGAAGTTCTGGATGAGGACGTCGAGATCACCGCGAGGGATGGGCTGTTGTACTGGAACGATGAGGTAATCGACTGCCAGACGGCGGATGTCCTAGCTCGTGAACGCGGGTTTCGGTTTGCTGAGGAGCTTGTGGCGGCTTTGTCGGAGGAATCCCCCTAATTTACCCTCTGGCGGTGGGTTCGTCACATGGGGTCATCGGAAGTATATTCTTCAGCACAGGAGATATCGACGATGGCACAGCATCAGGTACGTATCGGGCCTTCTTTCTTTGCTAAGGTCCCCAACGACTATGAGGATCCGACCTGGGCTTGGGTTCGGGAGATTCTCCAGAATTGTACGGATGCTCCCGGTTGCATGTACATTCAGGTCAAGATCGGCCTGACTCCTGAGGGAGATACTTGGGTTACCGTCGAGAATAACGGTGCCCCCATGAGCCGCGAGGAGCTTTGCGACAAACTCTTAGCCCTGGGTGAGTCCGGTAAGGACTTTGACCACACTGTCGGGGGGTTCGGTAAAGCTAAAGAGCTTCTCTATTTTACCCACAAGTCTTGGAAGATCCATTCTGGGTCGTGGGTTGCGGATGGCTGTGGCGGCGATTACGATCTGCGAGAAGAGACCTATTTTCATGGTACGCGTTCGGACGTGATCATGAAGGGTGATCAGCAGGAGGAATTACGCCAGAATTTCGGCAAGTTCGCCTTCTGGGCTCAATGGAGCGGTACCCTCGAAGTAGACGGGAATACCCTGGATACTTCCTACCGAAAAGGTAGTCCTCGAAGAGACCTGGGTTTCGGTAAGGTTTGGACCAACCGGTCGAAAAAATACCGTCTGTGTGTCAGGATTGGGGGGATTCCGATGTTCGTCCAGTCGACTGGGTTCGATAGGACGGTTATCGTTGAGCTGAAAGGTGCGAGTAATGACGTACTAACGGCGAACCGCGACGGGCTGGTAAATCCGTACCGCAATGAGCTCTCGGATTTTGTGACGGAGCTGGCGGTTGATAAGTCCTCGGCTTTGAAGGATCGTCGGCGTGGTCCTCGGTATAAGGAGTACCATGGGACGAAGCTTTGCCATCAGCGGACTTTGGATGTAGTGGACCTGGTGGCAGAGCCGGTTGCTCCGCCGGAGCCAGTACGGGAGCATCCTGGGTATCCTAATGGGGTCGAGAAGGATCAAATTGCCCCTACTATCGTCGAGTCGCCACAGGATGGAATTGATGTGGTCGATGGGGACGAACCGCAGGATCCTCTATACCACTTGGTGGCGGAGACTGACCGACCGGTCAGAGCGGCTGCTTATTCGGATGAGGTGCGGCCGGTACCGCGTCGGCAGGTTGCTACCCTGGGGCATCAGTTCGTCCTTAAGAATGAGACGGATTTGAAGGTTCCGGCTTACTATGATCCGGGCAGTGGTGAGTTCTCCAGCCACAGTACTAAGTTGGCCCGGTTTTGGGGTCGGATAATGCTGGAGATGCATCGGTTGTTCGATGTCGAGGATGAATTCTCCATAGGATTCCTTTTCAGCGAAGATGATGCTGCTCAGCATGAGCGGGGCGATTATGGGAGAGTCTATTACTTGAACCCGTGCAAGGTGGTTGAGCAGAACGCCAGCTACTCGAAGTCCTTCAAGAAGCGGTGGAATTTTAAGTCGGAGGGGAAGAAACAACTTATTGCTGTTGCTGCACATGAGTTTGTTCATGGGTTGGGGATGTCTTGGCATGATGAGAGATTTGCTGGTAAATATACAGAAGTCATGGGTTGTGTACTAGCAAATGTTTCTCGATTTAATTGGTGCTTCAAATGAAAGACAAATGCCCAAAGTGTGGTAAGCAAAAGGATAGACGTGCCAAACAGTGTGGTGGTTGTAGGAAGGTTGAACAACAATTAACTAAAGCACAAACACAAGCTAATCGGTATGATTTATGCTCTTGTGGTGCTCGTAAGAGCAAACGTGCGAAGCAATGTAGAAAATGCACTGATATAAAACTTCGTACTGGTAGGGATGTTTGTCCGCAATGTGGTGGTCGGAAATCATCTAAAGCTTCTATTTGTATAAAGTGCCACCGGCATGCGATTACTCTTTCAGATGGTAAGCGTGTTTGTACCAAATGTAAATGTCAGCTACCATTAACGGATTTTTGGAAGAGCAAGTATAGTTATGATGGTAGAAGATCTACTTGTAAGCACTGTACTGGTGCCGCTCATAAGCGACAGCATATCCTTCGTCGTTGTAAGAAAATGGGTGTGCCGAATGAAAAAGCCCTCGAAATAGCTGAAATGGTGGGTACTACTTGTGAGATTTGTAAATCACCGACTGGTCCATCATTTCATATTGATCATTGTCATAAAACTGGCAAATATCGTGGTTTATTGTGCTCGAATTGTAATAGTGGTATAGGCCTTTTTGGTGATAATCCAGAACGGCTTAGAGCTGCTGCTGAATACTTGGAGTCTTAAGTGACTGATCTTCATTTCTATCACTTGATTGAGCAACCTATAAGTGGTACTGATGGTACTTTGCTTTGGGCTGTGTCTGATCGGGTGGAGAATCCTGATTCTGACCTTATTGTTTATGCTCCTGATCATGGTACGTTGGTGTACAATGAAGAGGAGTATACGGTTTTGCGGGTGACACCGACTGGATCTAGGGCGACTAGGTCGTCATTTGTTTTTACGACTTCTGGAAATCCTGATAGATTGAGGAGGATATTGTGCCAAGAATAAAGCCAGTGACGATGCAACAGGTAGAGGAGATCCGGGAGCATCTTTTTGATGATGTGATGGATCTGGTCAATGAGGGTATTGATGAACTTACGAAGGATCGCAATATTTGTAGTGGTGATTTTTCTGAGGCGATTTTGACTGTGGGCCAGGCGAATCGGATGAAGCGTCGGTTGCGGGACGGGATCGCTCAGACTTTTGCGACGCTTCGGTATAAGGATTTGTATCGCAAGAGAGCGTATGGGGTAGTTCCGAGGACTTAACTCCTGGGGATTGTCTGTCACAGGGTTCGGGGAGGACATTATGGTATTGTCGCCACGAGCGAAGGTTATTGTGATTAACGATTGTTTGGATTGTCCGCATAGGAGCCATACTGGGTCTTTCACTTCAGATATCGACGATTATGGTTTAGGGGACGACTGACATGACAACGACGTTGGCAGCGGCAAAGAAGAGGCATCTTCGGGCCTTCATGAACTCTGTCCGCCAGGGTGGTGGATTTTGTCCAGCGGAGGCCGATGATGTCCTCAATGACACTAACCGGGAACTCATTGCCGCGATGAAGGAACATCACGGTACATGTTGGCTCGGCAAGATCAACTTGTACAAGGAGGATGATCGGGGCTGCGTCATTTGGGAGTGGGACGGGGAGCTCGTCTATAACTGGGGAGCTTCGTTTGTGGTACCTGCTTTCGATGAGGAGTTGCGTCGTCTGATCATCTTTCGGGATGCCGTTCCGTATGTTGGGACGGCCAATGATTACGAATGGGTGAAGGCCATCCATGACCGTATCGAGGAATTGGGGGGACATCATTTTGTCTGGAGCTAGGTACAAGGTCGACGACACGATCGAGGAAGGTCCGTACAGGGGTTTCATTGTTGTCGCTGTTGTGAAGGGTTGGTATACGGTATATCATCCTTCGAATGGTAAGGACGCGACGACTAGTATTCGTTGGGCTTGGGCTGCTTGATTTACCTCCTGGGGGGTTGCTCGTCACAGGAGTACACAGGATAAGTTCGTGTATTCCAAGCACAGGAGACAGCTATGAAACGGATCGAGGCCGCGATTAGCGGCACAGGTGTGGAGCCACGCCCCTACCAGCGTCGGATCGTTGGTAAAGCTGTGGACATGTTCACTGGCAAGTATGTGAACGGTGCCGACGAGATCGAACCGGCTGTGCAGTCGGTGATGGTGGAGAGTCCCACCGGCAGCGGCAAGTCCATCATGGGGCTCGTTCTGGCGAAAGTTCTCCGCTCTCAGTTCCCTGATCTTGTTACGGGCTGGGTGGCGATGCGGCGGAACCTTCTTGGACAGGTTGGCCGCGAGAACACACAGAAGGGTATCGACCTACAGGATTTTCACCCGACGTCGATGTTCGATCGTTATCCTGAGAAGCTTCTGGCCGCCAAACAGGCCGGTAAGAAGGTCCTCATGATAATAGACGAAGCACAACACGACGCCGCAAGCTCGTGCACTCACTTGCACAACACGATTGAGCCGGACTTCGTTCTTGGGCTGACTGCGACGCCCTTTCGGACCGACAGCATGAAGCTTTGCTTCTCGAAGGTCATCAAGGACGCGGGTATCCATCAGTTGATTCAGGATGGCTTCCTCAGCAAGTACCACCATTTCTCGATCCCGAAGTGGGATCCGGAGACCATTTGCGATTTCTATTGTGCTGAGCCGGATCGCTGGGGCAAGTCGATCTTCTACTTTCTGGAGTTGGAGCAGTGTTTTGAGCTACACAACCTCTTCCAGAAGCGAGGGATCGTCAGCGACGTCGTACGCGGTGGAGAGCCGAAGGTGACTGAGGACAAACTTCAGGCGTTTCGGGCTGGCGACATTCCTTGTCTCATTAATTGCATGGTCTTGACGGAGGGTTTTGATGAGCCTTCGTTGGCTACGGCGTGGGTGAGGGATTCGGGGAAGGGTCCGACGATGCAAATGAGTGGTCGGGTGTTCCGGCAGTATTCAGGATTGGGCCACAAGCAGGTGGTTCAGTCGAAGAATACTCGCTGGCCGATGATTCGGACTGCGATGCCGGAGCAGCAGTATCTCTGGCAGGAGAGCGAGTGGCGGACTTTGCGGGTGAATCCGCATCTGCAGGAGATCAACAATCAGGCGAGGATTGCTATCGCTACCACACCGGTTGAGATGCCTCAGTTCATTCTCAACCGGAAGGACAAGAAGGCGAGGCGGCTTCGCTTCTAGCGTATCCTGTGCTTGGGGCTGGCGGCGTCCAGGGTGGTCTTGGGCGTCGCCAGTTTCTTCTATCAAGGAGCAAGACAGTGACAACGTATTTGTGTTCGTTTGGCGAAGATAGTGGCGTGTTCGAGGATAATCGCCAGCAAAGGTCTCTCGACGAGCTGTTCGAGTACCTCAGCGAGAATCCTCGGCATGCCCTTCTTTATCATCTTGAGGAAGATGGGGTAGTCCTTGCCAGCTTTTTTGTGGCGAGGAATGCTGGCGACGAGACCTTCTTTTATGGTCCTCATCCGGTCGAGAGTCCGGACGACGTCTGGGAGGATGATTGCCAGATCAACGATGGGTTCGATCTCGAAGACATTTTCATCGCGATCGAGGAGAATTTGGGGTGAGCCCCAGGGGATAATCCTGGGGATTCTGTCCGAACGTATTTGAAAGGGGTATGGGGGATTATCGGTTGGTGACCCATAGGTACGAACATTATGGTTTGGCCGTTTTGGCATTTGGGATTAGTCCTAGCGTTTGTACGACTGGTGGCCGCGATAATCGCCCAATAGTCCCCTGGATTTAACCGCCTAGTATGGGTTGGTCACAGGATACTGGACGGGGGCAATCCCCCACATTTTTCACACCCTTTTTCGGAGGTTTCAGACCTATGACTACTTCTCTCACCGAACGCTACTCGTTCGACTACCGGATCACGCCGATCAATGACATCGTCGTGGAACAGGAGACAGACGCGAAGTCCGGTCGCAAGACCGTGACGGGCGTGGTCGTGCAGGACGAGAAGCACCAGCCGTCCGACCGGTTCTGGACGAGTCTCTTCGCTCGTTTCGGCATCGGTTCGAACTGCTTCAAGTACTTCGATCACGATGAGGTTTTCAACCGCATCGCGGAGCGGGAGCAGAACGATCGCTTGCGTGTCTGCATCGAGAAGGATCAGCAGACCGGCAAGACGACTTTGCGGGCCGCCAGCATGCCGACGCGGCCGGTCGTGGGCTTCGACGACATCGTGGATCTGCTCGAACGATACCATGGGCAGGAGATCGGCTACCACGACGGCATCGTGGAGTCCACCCACACGCCCCGAACTGGCTCGAATAACTTCGACGTCGCGGGCGACATGTTCTCGAATCGTTTTCTCATGAGGACGCCCGTCGACGGGTACGGGAGCCCGAACATCTACCTCTCGCTGCTTCGCCAGATCTGCTCGAATGGCATGATCGGATTCGCCAAGGCGTTCCGCAGCCAGTTGAGCATCGGCAAGGGTGGGGAGGATGTCACTCCGGCGATCACACGGGCCTTGGATGGTTTCGGCAACGACGAGGGCTACGCGGCTCTCCGCCAGCGGATGGAAGCGGCTACGACGTCCTGGGCGTCGGTCTACGAGAGCAACATGCTCTACCAGTTGCTCGTGAAGCTGCACGCCAACAAGCAGATCGTCGGCGTGGACGAGCCGTCCTTGAAGAAGTCCCCTGGACTCCAGGGTTGGGCGTTGTCGACGCCGGAAGGTCGTGCACAGTCCTCGTTGGGCGAGGATACGGATGTGATCGGCTCGCCGGTTATCAAGGCCTTTCACACGATGACGGGGGACACGAGTCACCTGTATGGGCTGGCCAATCTCGATGCTTTGTCGCACAAGCGACAGAAGACCCTCCCGACCAAGGCGACGGTCTACGACAGCATCAACTTCGCGACGGAAGTGGCGACGCATTACGCCAGCACGGAGGGTTCCCGACGCCTGAACGCGTGGGTTGGCTCGCTGATCAGCGGCGAGTACGACATGGAGGGCACCAAGGAGAAGTTCGAGGATTTCTCGGACTTCTTGGTGACGGCGAAGATGGGTGCGGGCCTGACGGGTTCGGATCACGCACAGAACTAAGGGTGTGATGTTCTGGGCCGGGGGCGAAAGCCCCCGGCCATTCTTTTGAGCGGACGCCAGGGTTGGTAACGCGCGATAAAGGTGGCAGGGAGCGGGCCAGCTCTTTAGCACTGGCCACAAGTACTTGTGGCAGCGGTCAGATAGCCAACCTTGGCGTCCCTTCAAAAGGAGAATTATCATGATCGAGTGTCAGCATTGTGGGACACAGTTTGACTTTAAAGAACATTCGGAGTGTCCGAAGTGTCGTCCGAAGTGTCGTTTTTTGGCTCGTCCGTCGCGGCCGGGATCGGTCAGTAATGCGGTTATCACTGCTCGGAATGGCGGTGTAGAGCACCAGTTCATCGACAGTATTGGTGGCTGTTCGGCGAACTATCGTTAATTTACCTCTGACGGTGGGTTCGTCACAGGTGGGCAGGAGGACAAGAGCATGTCTTGGATGGGTAGTTTGAGCCAGAAGATCGTTGAGGATGGCCGATACGTCGGCTTGGACGGCTACTGGCACCTATATCCGGATTGTCACGGCACAATCCCGCAAGCACTGGTGACGGACGATGAGGAGCTCGAATTTGTGTTCTGGATCGATCCCGACGTCGAGGGTGCTTGCTTGGATTGCATTAAGCGTTGGAAGGAGGAAGTAAGTGCCAAGCGACAACCCTTACGAGCGTCGCGTCTCCAAGCGATACCGAGCGTCTAACGGCGACACTCGCACAGTCTATGGGACCTTCCGGTTCGAGGACTATGATGCGACGATGGAGGCGATGAAGAGGCGAGAAATTCAGTCGCTTGATCCGCGTATTGAGTGGGATGAGGAATTAGGTCCTCAAATTCACGCTGTTGTTGATCGAGCCCGTGCCGGTGGTATTGCTGGTGACTGGGAGTATGAGGATTTTTCGTTTCAGTGGGAGCCGGATGATGCTGGCTTCGAAGAGGAGGGGATGACAGGTATCGACAGGTCTCCGAGTGACGAATCTGAGCGTGGTAGCTCGCCGCAGTAAATTGCCTCAGCAAGACCCTGTGGGATTGGTCAGCAAAGACACTGGACTCGCCTTCGATGGCGACATCTCCACTGTTGTCGCTTCCACTTCCATCAAAAATAAAGTGGAGGTGGAAGCGATGAAAACAAAATGTGAACAATGTGGCGTCGAGTTTGACGCAAGACCAGCAGATTTAAAGCGAGGGAGAGCTAGATTCTGTTCGCTTAGTTGCACGGCAAAACATGGTAATTCTTTACGTAGCAGCGGGAAGATTGTGGTTTGCTGTGCAACTTGTGGGAAGGAACTTGAGAGAATTCCTTCACAAGTCAAACGGTGTAAGAATAACTTCTGCGACAAAAAGTGTAAGAGAGATTTCGAGTTTACTGGTGTGGAAAGGCAGAAGAGACAAACCAAAAATCGTCGGGAGCACATGATCAAGAAAGATGAGCTTTTAACTAAATTTGGTATTGTCTGCCAACATCCGTCTGGTTGTGATTTGGATTTAAAGGGTGACCGACGAATGGTTGATATGCATCATTTTGGTGATGATCCTTTAGATCATGATAAAACGCTTTTGCTTTGTCCGTATCATCATCGGATAGCTGATTTAGGAGTTTAATCCCTGGGGATGGTTGGTCACAGTGGGTTGAGGAGGGACAAGTTTTGCACGGACTGATTATCATTATCGCGGTTGCGTCGCTGGCGGGAGTCGTCAAAGGTTGTTGCGACGATCCCGCCAGTCGGCCGCCGCGATGTAAGACTCGAGTTCAGACCGTGTGCACGGTTTTTCGTGCTTCCACTTTGGCTCTAGCGTTGCTGCCCGGTTGGGCGTCTTTGCGTGGGTTTGGGTAAGTACTCGTGCACATGGTCGGAACCCTTTAGATTCGCATGTGGCGGAGCGGGGGTGACAGAGTAAGCTTTCCCTAGGCCGGGGTCGTCGCCCTGGCGGCTCCTGGGAGGCGTCACAGCACGTACCAGGGGCCGCCCCGCCGCTTTTCACAGATGGAGGATAGGATGATCGAGATTTGGTGATTTGTTGACGCTACTGGCTAGGAGCCTGATTTCCGCCGAGCGGGCTGCGTCAGATGCACGCCCCCGCTGGCCGCTGGCGATGAGTAGTCGGTAGTCTAGGACATCGAGAATCGGTTATCCAGCCGGGATGGTGGGTGCACCCATCATCCCGGTGTTTCTTTGGAGACAAAAACATGCAAAAAGGCAAATTCGCGATCGTTGTTGCTTATGTGGAGTGCCAGAATTGCCCATCAAGGCCGGACGAAACCCTATTATTCGTCCCCGATGATCCCATTGAGCGAGATCCGCTCCTCGTCGCGTACTTTATGAGGACTTTCGACGGGTCTGAGGCGGACGACATCGTGATCAAGGAAGCGGAAGCCCCATGGGGAGACCTGGAAGTTACCGACGCCGACGCGGGTAATGACAGCCACATCTTCCTCACATTCATTAAGAACGACATCCGAGAGATAGCCCTTAGCTAGTATTAACTCCTGGGGATTCCCCTGTCACAAGCGGGCAGAAGAACCCTATCCACAGGAGAGAGCGATGGAGAGAAACTGCGAGGCCTGCGGGGAGCCGATCCCCGCCGCACGACTCGAAGCACTGCCGGAGACAACCACATGCGTAAGCTGTAGCACAGCGACAAAACAAACGGGTTATATGATCGGCACCGCAAGCAAGGGCTGTGCCGCGACCCTCATGATGATCCCTGACGATCCCGAGGCCCAAAGACTCGCAAAGCGAGCCCACCTAAGGAGCAGGTAAATGCTATCCCAAGAACTCCGAGACCAACGTAAAGTCGCAGACGAATTTCGAGTACTTCGCGAGTCGGTAGCCGACTGGGAGGAATTATACTCCCGCCCAGTCGACATTCTGTACGTCGTCTGCGAACCGAAGACAGGTGCGGCGACATCAGCCGAATACGATCTCAAGGCTTTCTACAGCCTCATTCGTGGCACCAAGCCGGAACTCGAAGATGAGTACACGGTATTCCTCTCCAAAACCGCAGCCGACGAGTACGCCGCGAGACTGAACACCACCCGCCAGATCACGAAAATCCTCGGCAAGATGAATCTTGAGGACTTGTCGCGGGTTACCGAGTTGCTGTCTCGAGCGGACATCAGTACGGCTCTTGAGGCGATGGCGGACATCAGTACGGCTCTTGAGGCGATGGTTGGGTGGTTGGACGCTCCGACCCGAGGCGACCAGGAATTGTTGAGCTCTTGAAGGCGGCACAGGAGAACTTGAAGGGCCTTGATTTGCCTGACCTTCGTACGATTGTTGGGCAGTTGGAGAACTGCCCCGACACGATCGTTGAATTCATAAGGACTCAGACGCGTTGGGGGGACAAGCATGAATAAATGGCGGTTGACCTGCTTGGTTCGGCATGAGGATACTATGGGGGATCCTACTCTACAGGCCGACGAGACTATTGAGGCTGAAACGCCGATCGCAGCTCTTGTTCTTTGGCTCTGTGGTGAGTCGTATGAGGACAACGCTTGGCTCCGGTGTACTGCTGATGACTGCAAGAAGTTGATTGCGAAACAGTGGACACCGCAACATCCTTGGGTTGATTTTGAGTCGTCCGATGGTAACTGGGATGCCTCTGGTCTCTCCTTTGAAGAGAATTCCGGTTACATGGCCGGAAGTGCTTGTACTGGGGAGTATAGATACCATGTTAATGTCCAGCCGATTTCCATGGAGGAAATCGCGAGCGTACGCGTGGGGCGTGTGGAAGCGGTGAGCGTGGAAGGACTCCTTGAGATTGTACACCATGCACGCGACGGGTTATTTCTTGACCTGGTTGATGGGAATGAATTTTACAATCTTGATAAGCCGGTGAGCGGGGCCGATTACATTCAACACATGACCGATGTACTCGCAAAGTACGGTCTTGTTCCAGAAAGGGAATCGCATGAGCGAAAGGATACCTCACTCGACGAAAGTGGGTAAGTTGGATGTGATTGTCACGCCCGACATCAGACATGTCGGTGTCACGAACAAGTGTGGTTTAACCCCGGTCTCTGTGAAAGGTTGGAGCTATTCCGAGGACCATGAGCTCCCGGCCATCTACGAGGAGGCCTGCCAATTCGCGAAGGACAATCAGCCGACCGGTGGCGGATTATTCGGCTAGATTTACCATCCGGGGTATTGTCTGTCACAAGCGGCTTTAGGATCGGTAGTATTACTTCAACACGAGGAGCTTGGTGATATGGCAAGCGACAAGATTCTGGGTATTGTGGAGCGTTTGGAAGCCGATGGTTGCGATGTGACACTGTTACCGCTCGGATGCATCGATTCCGCCTCTGGCGAGTTGACGGTCGTTGAGGTCGACGACAGCGAGGGCTTGTGCGGTATGTTGGTCAAGGCCGACGATCAGGAGGCTCACGTTTCGTTCTACGACGATGGCCACGTGCACTCGTTGTTCATCTTGACGGACGACGAGATCCTGTTGCAGCGGATTGCGGATCAATTCTTCCCGCGTGACTAGGATCGATGGCGGCAACAGACTCGTTGTGGTGAGCAGGTCGCACCTGCAACAGGCCCATGGGAGGTGAGCCGCCCTTGATTTCACTTCGCGTCGCGGTCTGTCACAGTACACCAATGGCGGTTCTACACTCTTATCAGGAGAGACGCGATGGTGTGGTATAGCGAGAGGATGAAGAAAGTCTTGGCCGTCGATCCCGACGCTCTTGTCGAGGACGGCAAGGCGAAGAAGGCCGAGGACGAGTTCGGAACGAGCGAGTACGTCTTTGCCTTCGGTGCCCTCGAATTCTGGTTTCGGGACGCTCAGAAGACCATCCAGGACCTGCACGAGGACTTGGAGAAGGCTCAGGCCGAGCTCAGTGCTTTGCAGTACGCGGCCGAGGACGTCTTGGACGACGAAGAGGTCAGCACACCTTATGAGCGGACCGGACAGTTGAAAGTGTGGGAGTGGCTGTATCAGGCCGCCGCCGCGTACCGGAAGGCGATCGCGGCCGGTGCCACGGATCAGCAGCTCATTGAGAAACGCCTCGAGGAAGAGGAGATCGAGTCCGAGCAATTCTATCAGACCGTGGAGGGCTGACGTGAAGCAGAAATTACTCCTATCTGAACTCGAAGTGACCAAAGACCAGATTCTCGAATACGCTCGGGGTCTGGTCAAGCGGTATCCGCTCCGTATCGTGAGAGAGTACGACATATCTGCGAAAGAGTTCAAGGATTGCGTCGTCGACAACGATCTCAAGCACGAGCTCGCTTGTATTCTTGGTCGTTGGCATGCTATGCGTCTGACCTGGATGAAAGCTAGCGATCTTCGTGAAGAGCTTCATGGTATGTTGATGGATGGCGTTGCTCCTTTAACTAGGATGGATACCGAGGAGTTGGTCGACGAGATTTGGGATGCTGCCGTTGTACCGGTCGTCGAGGAGAATCCGGACGCGACGTGGGATGATCTCCTAGAAGCACGTCCTGACATCTTCCCGGCGGATTACGAGGACTACGACGGCTACCCAAAGATAGAATAGAGGGAGGCTGTTCTAAACGCTCGATCAAAGGGCTATCCCTAGGATTTACCCCTGAGCGGGGCTTGGTCACAAGGGGCCAAGGAGGGATAGTCATGATATCAAAAGGACAGCAGCAACCTACTATCACTTGGGCCAAGGGCTGGACGCCGTGGGGCACACCCTGCTCCGTTCTCATCATCGACGGCCGCATCAAGGACGCCAACTCCACCGAGAGCCAGCACTGCGCGTGCACGCGTCTCGTCGATCCCGATCTTGCGAATTTCACTCCCGATGATTCCTCTGCCACAAGCAAGTGACAGAGGTTTCTATCTTTTGCTCACAGGGAGAGAATCATGGAGCAAGTACTTGTTTGCCCGTATTGTGACGAACGCGTCACGGATGGTATCGCCTTCGGCAGCGACATGATGCACAAGCACTGTCATCAGGCCTTCGGCGAGGAGATGGCCCGCATTTACAGGGGCGAATTCGAGCCGGTCGCGGTCGAGACGATCGAGGCCTTCATCGAAGAGACGCCCGACGACGAAGAGAGCCTGTTGGTGGCTTTCGCGGAAGCATTCGATGCTCTGGAAGGGATATAATCCGTGTCCCGAGCTGACACAATCCGCGAGATGTTCAAACATGCGGTAGAATACTGGGGAATACCCGGTAAGCCGCGTCAAGTCCGACTTATATCGGGCTATGGGCTCGGTCAAATTAATCCTTGGTATTTGAGAAAACACGGGTACAAATGGGACGAACCTGTCCCAGTAATTGCTTTGACGCAAAAGGGTGCAGTCGTTCGGCTGCCCAGTGGCGTTGAATGCCATATTGTGGCTAGAGATGTAGCCTAGCCGAATTAACTCCTGGGGATGGTCTGTCACAAAGGGTTGATCAGGAAACCCTTTTTTATCAGGAGAGATCGGATGACGACTTACAAGGTCAAGAATTTCGGAGAGTTCGAGAGCCCCCACGAGGATGCTGAAGTGGCTCGCCGGTTGGCGAAATACCACAGGGCGGGCTCGCTCAAGAGCAACTTCGCGTACGAATACGGCGGCACTCTGCTGGCCAAGTACGCCAAGTACCACCAATGGTTCCCCAATCAGGCCGCTTGGGCTCATTTCTTTGTCTTCCAGGTCGATCAGCCGCTTCTGGCGGATCGCAAGCCCGAGGCGATCACCGGCATGGAGACGATCGTCGACCACATGGAGCAATGCCGAGCACGCCGCGACGCTGGCGGGGCTGGCCTCAAGAATCCCCAAGTCCGCATCGATCTGAACGGGACCAAGTTCACGCTCAAGCTGGCAGGTCCCCGCTCCCGCAACAAGGGTTGCGTCTCGGTGGCGGAATCCCACCGATTCGGCGAGGGTGACTTCTTTGGCTGGATTCAGCCGACCGGTACCTTCGAGAAGCGTAACGAGTGCGGTCAGGACGTGGTGGATTTGCTGCGACGGATCGCTGAGGATCCCGCGAAGGCCATCAGCGAGATCGGCAAAGAGGCCGGGATGTGCTGCTACTGCTGGAGTGCTCTCACTCAAGCCCAGTCCAAGATCGCGGGCTGCGGCAAGACCTGTGCCAGCAACTATCGGGCCTGGTATCCGAACGCGGCCGAGACTCGGGAGTTTGTCGCGGATCATCCGGAGGTATTGGTTGGGGCGACGGACGCGGAGCGGTGGCAGGATTCGGTCCCGGCAGGTCCGTTGACGCGGGATGTGCCGGTGGCGACGGTTCCGGAGCCGACGAATCCTTACGCGGACTTGTCGCCGGTGGAGGAGTTGGAAGCGGAGATGGATTACATCATGCGTATGGAAGAGTCCTGATCTCTCCGAGTCGGGTTTTGTTTCTGTGTGCAGGAGACAAAAAGGGTCTAAGGGGATGTCACCCTTAGACCCGCCCGACTTTTAAATGCTCAAGGCGATGGCATAGAACACATAACAAGACGCATTTATCTAATTCTTTTTTGATGGTTGTCCATGTTGTGTTTTTGCTAAGTAATGTTGAGATACAAGAATCTTTATCGCCTTTGTGGTGAAAGTCAAGAATCTCAATTGGAAGGTTGAGCGAAGAAATTGGGCATGACGGATTAGAGCATTTACCACCCAAGTACTCAATAGCACGTTTTTTAAACTCTGCTTTGTGCTTTTGGTGTTTTTCTCTAATTCGTTTGTATTCACATGTTTTACAGTGTGATTTTCTAGCAGTAGGATGATTTTTGTTGTACTTTAATGGGAATTCCTCGATTGGAGTTAAGGTATTACAACGGCTACAAATTTTGGTAGTCATACTTTATCTTTGATTAGGGAGTTTTTATCGGAGGCTCCCCCAGTGATCCACACTATGCCTGGCGGTCGGTGGTTTTGTAACCAGTGTGACCAGCTCTACAACGAGCATAAAACTCTTACCGTTCATTGGACGGCTGGGACGCCGCCAAAAGAATGTCCGAAGTGCAATGAGGAAGTTTGCCTCGTCATTTGGACCGATAGTCGACCAGTATTCGTGAGTATTCCGATGCCGACGCGGGAGGCGGCAATCCTCCAGCGGCAACTCAAGGACGGTGGTTTTTGCACACCTGAGCGGGGTCGTGAACTGAAGAGGCAAATGACCTGCAGGGTTTAACTCGGAGGCCGACGTTTGTCACAGTGGGGTGAAGGGGACGGTTCGCGTCCCCAGAACCCCCAGGCAAAGGAGAGACGAATGGAAGCCATCAAAAGCTTCAAGGGCAGCAACAAATTCTTGAGCAACTTCCACCCGTGCGAAGTCCATTTCGAGGGCATGATCTTCAGTTCGAGCGAGCACGCATTTCAAGCGGCCAAGACCACGGACATCGAAGAGCGACACGGCATCCAGGATTGCTCGACGCCCGGCCAAGCCAAACGGGCAGGCCGCCGCGTCACCTTGCGTCCTGAGTGGGACGCCATCAAAATCGACGTCATGCGGGAGATCATCCGCGACAAATTCAAGCGGAATCCGGATCTCTGGGAGCGTCTGGCACAGACGGAGGACGCGGAGCTTGTCGAGGGCAACAACTGGCACGACGACTTCTGGGGAGTCTGCTCTTGCGAGGGATGCAGCCACGTCAAGGGCCAAAACCACCTCGGCAAAATCCTCATGGAGATCCGTACGGAATTCTGCGAGCCATTGAAAGACAGTTTGCATCCAGAAGGGCTGTAAAGACCTGGGGGTGCCGGACGGGGGCCGGGGCGAGTTCCCCGGCCCCCACAACGTAGGAGAAAATGATGACGAACGCAGAAGCAGCTACGTATTTTGCGAATTTGCCGCCAGCCGAGGATGCTAAGGTTTTGCTCATCGATGGTGATCTTTGTACTGCTGAAAAGTTCGACCTTGAACTGACAGCGGAGGAAGATCTTTCGGATTGTGATCCCGATGAACTCGATGGGGACGAGGTCGGGAAGCCATACGTCTTTAAGAAATGGTGAACGGGGGCGAGTTCCCCGACCACCACAGCGTAGGAGAAACACGTGAGAAACGCAGTAGAAGCAAGCGTCAGCCGTGCCAAAGCTCTCGGAGCCACCAGCAATCTGTACATCGTCGAGGGCGACAGACACGCTTACGCTCACGGCTGCAAAGGCGAAGACGAGGGCTTTCGCATCTCTACACGGTCCGACACACGCCCGACGAGAGTTGGGTATCTTTGGCGGACTGAGTTCACGATTAAAACACTGTGGCCGCGTCCGAGCGTCGGGCATGGCTGGGTACAAGGCGATGATGGCCTCTGGAAGAAGGAATGAGAAATGCCGAAGGGCGGAGACTACACAGTCGTTTTGACGTTCACGGATGCACCGCGTGCTGCCGTTGAACACACGATCGAGGACGTGACACGGAACGGAGACTTTCCGGCGGATAACGCCGAGCTCCAGGTTGACGACGAAACGGAAGACGACAAATGGCATTACTGATTTACGTTAGCAAGCAAGAAGAGAATGGGCAATTCCCCATATATCGATGTGATGATGGCCGGAAGCTCATTCAAATCGGTGCTTGCCCCATGTTGGACGAGTCCCAAGTGATCTATGGGATTGCCTTGGCCGTGGGTCTGCAAGAGGACGAGACTATTCAATTCACTGAGGATTGTGGCACACATTTGATCTATCGGATTTCCAGGGAGGAAATCGCGGACGCGTGCGAGCACGCGGGTGGGTAGTATTATTGTGGTGGGCCATATTCCAAGGAGGAAATCGCGTGCGTGTATGCAGCGTGTGCCGTGAACCTGTAGGCGACACAAGCCAGATCGTCGGCAACCCCGAGATCACGCACGGTGCGTGTGCAATGGAGAAGGCCAAAACCCTCGAACAGTCTTCTGATCCGGAAGTACAATTATTCTACCAACGCATTTATGAGGCCGCGTGTGAAACACGGGCTCGCCAGATCGCGGAGTAAGCCATGAATGACCATCTTGATATCCACTCGGTGGAATTCTATGTCCTGCCAGAAGCCGAATTCGAGAAGCATCTGCGGAACGCTATAAAGGACAATGAGATCCCAGCGAAGGGAATTATATCCGTGGCTAAAAGGGATCCACCGAAGGTCTCGCATGACCGAAAGGAGTCTTGGGTGATCATTTGGCGAGAGGATCGTATTCACCGCTAGGGTCGATCTGTCACAGACCGGTAGGAGGAAGCAAAATGTACGCACTATACTACGACGGACGCCTAGTCGGCGTTATCTCTGACGAAACCGCGTATCCCGGCAACATCGGCGACGCATTGAGTCCTGATGAGGGTCTAGTGGAGATGGTAGAGATCCCTGATCGCCTGGATCGGCCGGATCCCCAAACAATCGAGGAGATCGCGGCAATCGTCGAGGATGCCGACGACCAAAACTTACTCGATGAGCACGTCCACGATGCGAAGGGTGCCGAAGCTGCGAGCATCAACAACGCTGGGATCAGCGATCAAGCCGAGTACTTGTTGCAGACGATGAAGCCGCGTGAACTCAAAGAACTCGTGCAAAGTATCATCGCGGAGAGTTAACCCCAGCGGGTGGTCTGTCACAGAAAGGCATGAGAAATACCCCCAATATCTGGAGTCTTAGCAATGGCAAGTTGGACCTATGGTTTTTGTGCCGATTGTGGACGCAAGTCCAAAGTCTTGCACAAGGAATGGAGAAGGGCTGCACAGCCGCGATGTCCTCGATGTGGCGGACGCTTGGAGAAGTCACAAGCCGCGTCGGAAGAGGACACACAGCAGTATACGGCCCTTCAAATGCTGCGAAGGCGGCGATCGTCGATTTAACTCCCGGTGGCGGCTTGTCACAGTGGAGTAGAGGGGAGCCAGCGTTGGCGACCCACACACACGCAACGCTTTTTCAGAGGAGTGCAGACATGCACAAGAAGGCAATCGCGAATTTGGTGGACAGCATTGTGAAGCGCGTCGTGGCGAAGGCCAACGAGGCCGAGAGCGAAGAGCCCGCGTTGGAGGAAGCCGAAGCCCGCACGCTCGTGGGCATCTACCTCCGCAAGAACGCCGGAACCATCGTTGACTCCGTGTGCGGCGTCGAGGACGTCGACGAGAGCTAGTCCGCGTGGTGTGTGCGAACGGGGGGCGGTCCGAGAGGGCCGCCCCCTTCGGCATGTGCATAAGGAGAAAGCACTTGAAAGCGACCAAACTCTATCTCCGCGTCTACGAGAACTGCAAATACGACGGCACAACCTGCCGAGCACAGCTGCAAGCCATCGAACTCGACGACGGACGCATCATCAGCACCAAAGAAATCTGGGCAGGCCAACCCAAAGCTCAAGACCTCCAGTATATGATCTCGAGAGGATTTGACGAGCTGGGGTACCCGATATTCAAGGGCAATCGGCTCAGTGTAGAAGAATCCCAGGAATTCTCCGAGCTTCTTTGGTCTCTTGACACTCCCTGTCATGTTCGTTTGGAGGAAGGCCACAACTATCTGACGGATGTGATTACCTCCACGAGCAACACGTCGGTCTACGGCTGGCCTGAGAAACAACACATCTTTGCTGGCCACATCGTGGACAACGCGACGTTGGATGAACACGCTCTGAGAGACGGCTTCGACAAGGAAGACCTCCTTGGACCGTACATCGTCGACTTGACGACGAACCCCGATGGGGAGCTCCAGGTAATGGCCTCGATCTGCTCCGAGGACGTTCACGACGCGGACTCGGTGCCGCAGTACGACGAGGGAGTCTGCCGCTATTGGGGTGCGTGGCCAGATTCTCCAATACCCAATCATCGTCTCTTCGTGGTATTCAATCGCGAACCCAAATCCGAAGAAGAGGCCTTCGACGCCGCCAAAGCTTACTGCGGCGAATAGCGCATTTGAAGAGCCCCGGCGGCAGCCGGGGCTCAATGCGTTTCCTGCTGGGAAATCTAGGGGACTATTGGCGGGAGACGACGAAGCCAGCCTCTTCCAGTCTTCTGATCACGTCTGGTACGTCCTCGCCATCTTCGATGCAGCTCTTGGCTTTCGCCATGAGTGCTTGAGCTTCCGGTGTGTGCCGGATAGATATTTGATACCAGCCATCACTGAGCCAATCGAAGCAATCGGCGTCATCTGGGCTGCTGGTAATGATTCCTGGTCGTGTTTCAGCTTTCATGCCTTCTCCACTGGTTGGGGGACAATTTGATACTCGCAGTCGTCTCTCTGGTTGTATGGGGGCAATGGCCAGGATTTGGCGACGTGCTCCCATGCTGTTCGTTCGTCGTCGGCTTCGACGACACGCGTGCCGGTCAGCAAGCATGCGTTGGTGTTGTCTCGGATCACAAAGATCATCTGTCTCTCGCTTTCCTGCTTGGAAATCCTTGGGACGAGGATAATCCCCGCCCCAAGGACGTGTGACAAGCAATATCGGCCGCGTTTATTCGGTTGCGGCCCTTTCTTCTGGCGTGCTGTTCTTGTACCAGGCCTGCAGGCCCTCTTTGATGTGGTCGAAGAGTTGGTCGGTGGTCGGTTCCTCGGGCTCACCGCAGACGTGATCCCACAAGTACTCGCAGGTCACTTCACAGAGCTTGGTGAGTCCTGCATTGCCTTTGATCTCTTCGGCTCCGCCAGCCATCATCAGACAGACTTGCAGGTCACAGGCCCGCATGCCCCAGTTGACTGTGTACTTGCAGACCAAGTACACGAAGTTGTTGAGCTCTCCAGCACTTGGGACGTACGAGTCCTCGATTGGGAGCTCCAGTGATTTTGTCTCCGCCATTGGCTATTCCTTTCCTGGTTGGAAATTCGGGGAGGTCTTTCCTCCCCTCTCTCCTGGTGTGACAAACGGTAGTGTGTGCGTTAAGCCGCGACCAGAACGACGCGGGGGCTCAGAGAACCTCGGCTGTCCTGCAGTACGACGCGGTACGTGGGGTCGTCTGCGTCGCCGCTTGTGTCGTCGTGGACGATTACGTCGGCCGTGTAGCCGTCATATGTGTCATCCTCGACGCTCAACCACATTCCTCGAGTTGAGTGAGTCCCACAGATCAAGTAAACGGGATCCTCGTCGCGGGCTATTACTTTGCCGCGATCAGTGCAACGGATTCGGACTCTTTGTCCAGTCTGCCATGTCTTCATGTTCGTCCTTTCCTGGTTGGAAATTCAGGGGATTACTCCTCTGGTGTGACAGACGACTAGACGGACGTGAAAGCACGCCCGAAATCCACAAAGAAGCCCACCCACAGAAATAAATTCTTTTGGGTGGGCATATTCGAGACTTCTAGGCGTACGGCCCAAACATCAGCGTGTTCACGGCGAGGTGGTTGCGGTCGCTCCGCCACTCTACGGTGATCGTGGCCTCTCCGCGAGATATCTTGGCCACTGTCCAGCCCGGCTCGTCCTCGTCGTCGTGCCAGAGACGCCGCAGGAAGGCCTCGATGGTGGCATCATCCGCGTTGATCTCCAGAGCCAGCTCGCCTTCGTCGTCCTCGTTCACGATTCTGGCGTCGCATGCATCCAGATAGAGACAGTGAACCATACTTATCTCGTCCCACGCCAGCACCTCCACTATTCGCTTTTTCATAGCACTCCTTTCCTGGTTGGAAATTGCGGGAAGGCCTGTCCTCCCCTTTCAATACTGTTACAGACGGCCATACAAGCGTGAAAGCACGTTCAGAACCGCCAGATATGCCCACTCAAGGAAAATTCTCCTCTAGAATGGATATATCTGAAGATTCTGAATGCGTCAGACAGAAGATTTAGGCTCCTTCGAGGAACACATCTAGATATGTTCTGGGTTCGCTCAAACATTTTCGGAACAACACATTCAGCTGGAGAACCGCCAAGAACTCTTCGATATGGCCCAGCAAGAAACTTATGTCCTGTAGCACATTTGGGGCGTTTCCTGTGTGGAAATGGACGCGCATAAGTGAGCAGGCCGCCCAGGGATGACCCCAAGCGGCCTGCTCGGTGTGAGGAGAGACCTAGTCGCTCGACAAGATGCGGTTGATCATCTTGCGGAGCCGTGCCTCTCTCGCGAGGGCTTCCGCCTCTTTCGAGAGCTTCGCCTCTTTCTTTTCGGCCTTGGCCCGTGCTGCCGGGGTGCGGCCATTTTTGCCACGCGGTTTCTTGTACCGCTCGCCGACCTTCGTGACGGATCGGAAGGATCGCTTTTCAGCTTCGCCTTCGTCGGCCGCCTTCTGGTCGATGCCGAGCCACTCGTGCGACAAGTGGCTTGTGTCGGGTTCGTACGACATGTGAGTCTCTCCAAAGACAAAAGGAGCGTTGGGAGCCCCGTGCTCCCAACGCCATGTGACAGACCGATCACTCGCGTGAAATCAGTCCTCGACGTCGCAGATCTCGTTCACGACCTTCCCCGCGTTCTTGCGGAGCCAGATCCCCACGAGAGTGCGGGCTTCCGCCTCCTCGAGTGCGGGCTCGTCGCCGCACTCCGCCTCGTTCGCCTTGGCGACGACGCGCTTGACCAGAGACTCGAGCAGGGCTGCGATGGCTTTCTTGTGCATGTCTGCACCTCCGAAAAAAGAGTGGTGTGGTGCGGGTCGGCGACGACCACCGCCGCCTCTCTCCGCTGCCCCACTGTGACAAGCCGGTGGCCCCGCGTGAAATCGGCCGCTGCCGGTCGGTGGTCTGAATGCGACCAAAGCCCGAAAATATCCATTCAAGAACTCCAAAGCCAGTTTCACTCCTCGGACCGGTCTGTCACAAACGGACAGCCGGAAGATAACCGGCAAGAGGACTATTTTCGAGGAGGGAGAGACATGGAGACGTTTTTGCAGATGGTTCACCGGCTGCGAGAAGTCCACGCGAACTGGTCGCACAAAATGTGCATCATCGCGGCTCGCTACTATCTGGGAGTGGAATCGTACGACGAGCTGACGCAGCACTGCCAGCCGCGTCCCTCGAGCAGCACGTACGAGCTGCCACCACTCCTGGAGTACGGCCAAGTCCGCGAGATCATCTCGATGCGGTGATCTGGCGGATTTCACCTTGTGGATCGGTTCGTCACAGGATAGTGTACGAGTCAATCTCCTTTCGAGCGGTCGGGTCGCTCGTCGCGACCCGGCCATTTTTTCACACACTTCGCGGAGAAAGATCATGCGGTTTGTTTTGGTTGTACTGGCCTACGCGGTCGCGTCCGCAGCGTTCAGCACGTTCATCTTGACGTCGACCCCGCAGGGAGCCTGGTGGCTCCAATAGGAATCAGTCTCTCCGCTCGCGGGGTGTCGAGGTTCGACTGGCAGCGTCATAGGCTCGCAGCCACATCCTCGGCACCCCGCTCCTGTTTATACGCGTTTCCTGCTAGGAAATCGCCGGGAGGATTCACCCCATGGCAGACAAGCCACTCATCGCCAGCATCACGTACAGTTCACTTGTACGGCTGATAGTCCTGGAGCTGGTCGTACAACGCGGCGAGACCGTCGAGACCGCCACCAGAGCCGTAGAAGGCATGCAACCGCGTGCTTTGAGCGATTGGGCCAAAGAATTGGGCCATCAAGGCATCAAACTCACACCTTCAGGGTTTTCCAATCAGGAAATCCCCGGATCGCGATCAGAAACCCCGATGGCACGGTCGAACACATCTACTGCAGCGTCAAACAATTGGATGGCGGATCGATGCCGAATGCGGGGCTAAATGAGACAGTCTCTCCGCCGTGCGAGGATGGGGCCAAGGGGCGATGAAACCCTTGGCCCCACTCGCATTTCCAAGTTGGAAATTCCCAGAGAGACTGTGACAAAAAATTTCCAATTGGGGAATTACTAGTCGCGATAGCCACATGCATGAGCATACTGGGCTTGATACTCGCGATTCTCATCGGGGATCTCCCGCAACCTACGCTCATTCTCAGCGTAGAAAGCCGCACTGCAGACGCGGCAAAGATCCGGCACATATGTCTTGTATCCGGCCACCCATCCTCGTTCAATGGGACGGCCTTGACATCGGTGGACGTGAGCATAACGCATTCCTCCAGATAGAGACAGTGAACCATACTTCACTGTGACAAAGGAATATCGGCGCATGAAAAAAGGCGGATCGCCCAGATGGCGACCCGCCCTTGATGGAGCCGGGTGCTGCGACTAGTTGCCGTCCTCGGTCTCCTCGACGCCGCAGATCGAGTCCACGATGGCGGACGCGTTCTTCCGCAGGTGGATACCCACGAGGGTGCGGGCTTCGGCCTCTTCGAGGGCCGGTTCCTCGGACGTGTCGCCCTCGTTGGCCTTGGCGACGACGCGCTTCACGATGCTGTCCACGAGAGCTGCGATGGCCTTCTTGTGCATAATGCACTCCTTCTGAGAAAAAAGTGGTGTTGTGCGGGCGACGATGCTCGTCGCTCTCCGCGTTCCTGTGACAGACCGCGTGTGCCGCGTGAAATCGGCTGGCGTCCGCCGGTCCGTCCGCTGGCGGGTGGCTCGCGTCGCCTCCCGCCATCCCACTGTGACAAACCGGTGGCATTCGGTGAAATCGGGACGGCAGGAGCCACCGGCCGAATGCGTACTCCAAGGGGAATTCTCCTCGAATAGACGCATCTAAGTGTTGGTAGTGTACGGGAGAATACTACCCACCTATTGCCGGATGACTATAGGACTTGACAAGTATTTTCCGTGCACGAGGCCTTACCCCTAGGGTGGGGGTCTTTACAAATTTAACGGTGGGACCCGATTTTGTAACAAGTCCTAGGAGGACCCGTATTTCTTTTTGAGGAGTTGCCCCATGTGCGAGAAAATGGCTACTGAGAAGCAAGTGCAGTACTGTCGTGATTTGTTTCGCAAGACAAAGTTCCATTACCAGTGCTTGGGTGATGCGGAATTGCGTGATAGTGTCCTTGAGAGGACTGGTTATGATTTGGATGATTTGACGCATGCGGATGCTCATAATATTATCCGTCATTTGAAGCGTCGATTGACTGGCAGGAAGTTCTAATGCTTAGTCCGACAGATATATTCAATGCGATTAGTTGGGAGATTATGCAGTCTATTAAGCATATAGGGTGGACTGCTCATCCAAGTGATGTTGGTGGGAACAGGACTGATTGGGAGGTGTATAGGACTGTTGGTGAGGTTTACATGGGTAGGAGGAAGTTGCGGAATGTGGTGGCGGTGCATGTGCGTAGGGATGATATTACTTCTAGTTATGCTTGTAGGTGGGTAGGGATTGAGTATTATTGTAAGGTATTAGAGCAGGTGAGGGATGTGAATCCTGCGATTCCTATTGAGGTCTATACTGATGGGTCTGTGGAGGATATTGAGCCTTTGATGAAGTATAGGATTGGTTTGTGTGCTGGTGGTGATCCTGTTAGGACGATGGAGAATCTTGTGAATGCTGCTGTGCTTGTTACTAGTAAGAGTATGTTTTGTACGGTGGCTGCTTATGCTTCGCATGGTTTGAAGTTGTCTATTGGTTTTCCGCCGCATTGGTGCGATTTTGAGAGCAATTCTGATATTTGCCCAGTTAGTGATGGTGGTGATTTTGATGGGGATGTATTAGCGAGGCGTATATCTGGAGGGTTTGTGATATGAGTGAGTCTTGTTGGGTTGGTTTGGCGCTTGATCAGATTGAGCAACACCTTATTATTGTATGTTTTGGAAATACTGAGGAGGAGGCGAGGGGTCGTTTGGATCGTGATGAGGCGGATACGCCTTATCGTGCGGTGTTTAATTTGAATGCTGAGAGTGCTGAGTCTATTCGGGATTGGTTGAGGTCTTGTGGGGTTGTGGATTCTGATTTGAGGCCTTTGTTGTCTTCTTTGTCGGATAGTTTGGTTGAGGTTTTTAATATTAGTGGGAAGCGGTTTGATGGTCCACGAACTGCTTGAGAGTTTGGCTACTGAGATTCGTGGGTGGGGATATAGGGTCCATAGGGCTGTGGATAGTGGTGTGGTACCGTATCCTACTAATAAGGAAACTGTGGCTTTACATGTTGCTATTGGTGATCTTGGATCTGCTACCAGTGTCAAAATCCATATTAAGGATGGTTGTTTAGTTGCTCATAATATGCATCAGACTGGTGGAAGGTCTTGGCCGCTTACTGATCCTGATTGTTTTGATTATCTTAGGAAATTTCTAAGGCATCGTAAGGCCACACAAGAGGCTTGGGAGGCTTCTGGTGGTCCTAGAGGTAGGGGGAAGCGTAAGTGTTGGGATGTGCCTTAGAAGTCATCTTCTAGTTCTAGTTCTATTTCGTCGATTTGTTCTATGGCGTCTTCTATTGATGTTGCGGTACCGTGTCGGGGGTCCATTGGTGGTCCGCCTGCTTCCCAGGGTCCTCCGTCGAAGTCTTCGTGGGCGAAGGTGAATGCTCCTGGGCCGCTGTTGTAGTGTTGTTCTATGGTGTATCCTCTGTAGTGTGGGCCGGGGCCGCCGGGCATGAATGGGAATTCGTCGAGGTCTCGTAGTTCTTGTTGTCTTTGTTTGTGTGCTTGTGCGACTGGATCTAGGTCTTCTGGACCTAGTCCTGTGTCACCGGCCGTTCCTAGTTCTAGAATTGTTCTTAACTTCATAGTTTATTTTTGTCACAGGTTCGTATGATAGAATTTTTACAGGCAATTAGGCAATATTTGGCTGAGCGTGGGGTTCAGTTTAATATTTATACTCCTGCGGGGACGGATGCTAGGCCGTATATTGCTCATCAGTCTGAGAAATATTATATAATAATTACGATAATACATGGTGAGTGTGAGATTGTTATGGACCCGAATGGGCGAAGCAAGTATCAGTATACTATCACATATTCTATTGATTTATCTGATCCGAATTCTTTGCAGCAGATATATGAGAGGGTGACTGCGAAGGAAATTGGTGTTAAGACAGGCAAGAAACTCTCGCCGGGAGGATTATATGAGGCATGAGCCACCTAGTATAACTCATGATCCTGAACAGGTTTTTGTGGGGGAGCGTGTTTATGATTTGGTGCAGGAGATCTTGGAGGGTAGAGATCTTCGTGTACATCGGCGAAAGTGGTTGGGTGAGGTTACTTCTGGTTTGATTTGTGAAGGTGCTCATGTTCTTGTTGGACCGTCTGCTATTGTTGTGGCGGGTCCTGATGGGCGTGTTGGTCGTATTGTTAGGACTTTTATGCTTGATAATCCTGATTGTTTTGAGAGGGCTGCTGATAGGGTCGTTGAGGTTGGGTTGGAATTAGATGCTAGGATTAGGAATTTGACTGGTGAATATTAATCAGGCGGCGTTTGAGCTTATTATGGATGGTTTTGAGACGTGTGAGGATTTGTGGTTGCCTCATCGTTTTAAGTTGCATCAGCAGTATAATTTCAAAGCTACTATTCTTGGGCCTTGTTATAGTAAGGATGATGATCGTATAGTTGAAGGGATCGTTATAAATACTTGGAATAATGAGCATGCTGGGGTAGCTTTACATCCTTTTGCAGAACTTCGTGATCGTAAGGAATTTTTATATGGTTGTCCGGAATTTCCTGACAATGTTTTTGCTTTTATTTCTGATGGTCTTTGTCGGTGGATGAGTTGGTGGGATGTACTTGAAGAGGAGCAGAGGCGTGTAGCTTTGGAGGAAGAGGATGCTTGAGGCTATTACATTATTTCTGCATGAGTCAGATATTGGCAAGTTCTGGGATGTGGATGGTGATAGGGCTGTAGGTTATAATAATAGGTTGTTTCGATGGTCCTGGGATAAAATTAGTATATCGTTGCATGATGACCAAGTTCAAGTACATTTTTATATTCAGAGTGATAATAAGAAAGGCGAATATCATATGTATGATTTTTGTTGGTTTAATATAGCTGATCCCCAGTTCTTCGACAATCTTGTTAGTGTTCTTAAGCGATGATATATGAATCTATCAGAGAATGGCTAAAAGAATGGCTTAAGACCGGAACTGTACAAGTCCGTGAAGAAGATAGATTTGGTCATATTCTGAAATGGATAGATATAACTATCTCTGGTGAGAAGAGGATATTAATAACGATAGATGGTGATGTATTAGTAGTTTACTTTCCTGATAAAACACATGCGGAGGCTGCGAAAAATCCACGTCTTTTGAACCCTAATCGAAAGATGCATAAGGAACGATACAGTCTTCAAGACCCAGAGTCTTTGAATAGTATTAGGGAGTCTATTACTAAATTTGGGGATACCGATGAAATCAGTTGATAGTAGGTTAACAGAACACCTTTCCAAGATAAATGAAATTGCTGATGCAGAAATAGCAAAGTTTATCAGGGGCCTTCCTAAGCATATTGATGATATGCTGAGGAATGCTGTTTTAAGTTTATTGGGGCTTACTAGGAGGAGTGGTGCTTATGAAGTTGACCATTGTAATGGTCATAGAAGCTTCATAACTAGTGTATGTGAACGTAGAGCCAAAGTCCTGATAGAGGAGAAAATGGGTGCTATTGTAAAGGAGGGTATGGAAAAGTTAATAGCATCTGAGGCAGCAAAGAAAGCTGTTATTGATGAAGCTAAAGCTAAGTATACGCTAGAATTTCGTAAGGCGATATTAGATGCTGTCGAACAGAAGGCTAGGGAAGACGCTAGAAATTTTGCTTCCTCTTTGCTTTCTGGTAGTTCTGATATCAGAGTTCTGCCGAAGAACACCGAGTTGGAGGATCCTGAATCCTTTGGGGGCGAATTGGGCAATGTTATGTTAGAGGAGAAAGCTATCGAGATGGCCGCTGAGGAAGAAAGTCCTGATGATGAGGATATAAAGGATTTTATACAGGAACTTGAAGCACTTGACCGATAATACGTGGACAGTGGATAAACATGAAATATTAGAAGCTCTTAAGGCCGAGATAGATGCCTCTTTCGAGAATATGCATGCTGAGATACATCTTATCACGAATGGGGCGGAGATTAATGTCTATCTTACGCGGGATAGTACGCCGGTAACAACTCATAAGTATTGCTGTAGTGTCAAGATTAGTAAGAAATATGAGGTTATGGTGTATACATCTCAGGGCCTTGTACCTCTTAGACACGAATTTAAAGCTATACGGGAAATAGCCGATCCTGATTGTTTTAAAGAGCTTTTCGAACTTATGATTGAATTTGGTGGGGTGTTGCGTGAGTCAAGTCCTGAAGCCGTTTCGGGTGATTGATAAGACTATTAAGGGTGCTCATATTAGTGCTCGTGTGACGAGTGCTGGTATAGAGGTACCTGGTGCTGAGGTTGTCCTTATTTCATATACTGTGAATAAGGAGGGTGTGGGTACTATTGAGCAATGGATGTATATGGAATATGGGGATATATATGTTATTCAATCTGCTACTCCTATAGATATTCTTACTATTCATGAATTGGAGGAGATAGAGGCTATTGAAGGAGATGCGAACTACTTGCATATTCTCGGTGTCCTTATTGATAGAGTTCGTGCTAAACATTCCCCAGGAGGTAATATCAAAGATGGTCTTCCGATAGGAAAGTCTTTTTGATAGGAATTATCTTCGGGTTTGGGATGTATTGTAGTACTATCAAATTCAGATTTTGGTTGAGATTTTGGACGACGTTCTGAAGGAGGACATGATGGCCAAGATGCAGTTGAATCAGGTGATTGCGGTTACGAACGGTTTGAAGGATCGCTCGAAGAAGCGACAGACCGAGGCGTACAAGAAGTTACAGAAAGAGGCTTTGTTGCAGGGCATCAGCCGTACGTATCGTCCGAAGGATGATGACGACACGGATCTTTTCCCTCCGGAGCGTAAGCAGGTCCAATTCACGGTGGTGGCTGCGTTGGAGCAGACCGAGGCCGCGTTGACGGATTTGTTCGACATGGTGGCAACCCTGGACGTCGCGAATTGTGACGCGAAGGCGGATGTGGCCGTGAATGGTACGGTGATCTTGCCAGGTGTTCCGGTCACGCACTTGCTGTTCTTGGAGAAGCAGTTGATCGATTTGCGTACGCAAATTGGGAAGCTGCCGACTCTGGATCCGGCTGAGACGTGGACTTGGAATGAGAATGCGGGTGCCTACGCGACCGAGCAGCATGAGACGACGAAGTCGAAGAAGGTACGTAAAGTTGAGGAGTTGTCTCCGGCCACGAAGGAGCATCCTGCTCAGGTTCAGGTTTTCACGGAGGATCAGTTGGTTGGGTACTGGGAGGTCATTAACTTCAGTGGTGCGATTCCTGGTGCCAAGAAGGTAGAGTTGGTGGATCGTGTTGATGCTCTTCTGGACGCTGTGAAGTGTGCCAGAGAGAAGGCAAACTCTACTGAGGTGGAGCAACAGAAGTTCGCGAAGTCGATTTTCGGGTACTTGCTTGCACCCATAAAGAAAGGGTAAAGTGGGGTGGCGTGAAGCGCCTCCACCACTTCCAGTCTAAGGCTTAGATTTAGATTAAACAATGCACTCCATATGTTGCAGGTTCAAATCCTGCCCCCCACACCAAAACTTGTGGGGGTAGCCCAACGGCAGAGGCTATGGCGTGCGACTGTGAAGTTTAGACTATCGCCCTAGGCTCATAAGTGTTGTCAGCATCCAAATCGAGGTTTCCTGATCAATGCCAAGCAAATATCGGTTCAAGTCCGATTCCCCCCTCTTACCGCGTCTTAGTGACATGTTGGAACTCACCAGCGGTTCTGGCTATACTCTAGGACGCGGCCCTTTTTACCAGGGGGGATCGTCTAATGGCAGGACTTGCGGGCGTAACGAATGAATCGGGGAATTAAACGGAACTAGTTGGGTGTAGAACGACTCCATAATTTTTGAAAAAAGATTATGAAATACCTAGCCCCGGCCGATTGGGTATTCGGTCGGGGCGTTTTTCAGGATGTGGGAAAGCCTGGTATTCCGCGTGGTTTGGGACCACGAGAGCGTCGGTTCGAATCCGACCATCCTGACTTCAAAAATAGTGTGTGATGCGGATGGGCCAGTGCTCAATCGGGCCTCATAAGCCTGGTTCGCCGGGTGCGACCCCCGGATCCGCTACTCGCCAGAGGGCAGGGTTGTTTTTTGAAACTCTGCAAAGTGCCTAAAGCTCCACAAGCCCTCTGGCACAAAGTTGCTCATCGGCAACTCCTGATGGACGTCGCAACTGGCAGAACACCCCGGTAGAAATGCCGGGGTGTTTCTGTAGATATACTGTGATATGTCAAGACTGTATATTTATAATGATCCCGAAGTGTGCAAGCACTAGTATTGCATACTCTCTAATGGATATATCTGGTTATACACACTATAGATTCCATCTCGCAGCAAAATATATGCGGCAAATACCACACAGTGACTATAATGATAAGCTGACATTTGCCGTATTTAGAAATCCTCTACAAAGATGTATCTCTCTATTCTACTTTATGAGAGGTAGAGGTAGACGTACTTGGTTTGAAATGAGGAAAAAGCGTTGTCAGCACTTATGGAGGTTATTCGGTGATGAATTAGATATTCACGTCGATAAAATGTTGAGGATTATAGATCTAGCAGAGACCGACAAATTCGATATGTTTTTAGAAGGCTGTTTTCATGAGGATTTGCCAATCACACAATCATATTTTGTATGTGATAATGATGGACAATTAATAGTTGATACACTTTGTTCATTTGATAATTTAAATGATAGCGTTAATGCTGTTATGCGGAAGCTTGGGCGGGGCGAGATAAAATTAGTACATTCTTTAAGATCTAAAAAACGTAGGCCATGGCGCACGCACTATACTAAAAGATTATTGGGAATTGCTGAAAATATATTAGCACACGATTTAGAGATGTGGGAAAATGTTGTCACTTAAGCATAAATTTCTTTTTATCCATATACCAAGGACTGGTGGTAATAGTATTCAAAATCATTTACGACAATTTTCAGAAGATAATCTTGAATCAGTGCAGAAAGGCCCAAATGATACATTACATAGATTCGAAGTAATAAATAGAAGGCTTAAGACTACAAAACATTCTCCATTATCTTATTATAGAGATGTTTTGCGGCCTAAGGTATTTGCTGGTCTATTTAAATTTACGGTGATACGAAATCCTTGGGACCGGTTGGTGTCCTATCACCTTTCACCGCATTCTGGTAGGAAATCTTTTGATAGGAAGAAATTTAAAGAACTTATCCAGAAGCTTACAATGGCCCGATATTTTATTGCATTAGATGATCATAGACTTGGTGACGATGTTGACTTTGTTATAAAATTCGAGAATCTTCAGGCGGGATTTAATACGGCTTGTAGGAAAATAGGGATTAGAGCAATTAACTTACCTAGGGTCAATGTTGCTCAGACTAAAAAGAGACATTATTCAACATATTATGATGATGAATTAAGAGAAATGGTTCGCAAGAGATTTGCAGAAGAGATTAGATTAGGACGTTATTCATTTACGCCATTGGGTGCTTGATAATAGTATTTGGCAATCTTAATCTTCTACTACGCGGACTTATAGTTGGTCCATATCGGTACATACCAATTAGGAAAGATGTTGCACTTCTAGCTTTTATGAAAACATCGGCCACGATAAGTGATTTAAGTACACTATATAATTGTGGAAATTTCTCGTCACAAACTTGAATATCACAATCTGAATAATCACCATCTAATTTATCTAGCGGTCCTTGTGTATAATATTTAACTTCTAAATCACCATATTTCTGGTGTAGTCTTTCTATAGCTATATCATACAGTTCTTTTGGAGTGTTGCGGCGTGACTTTTGTTTATAGTTCTCGTGTTTTCCCCCACTTCTGACATATACTGCCACTGTTGTTTTTGCTTTATTTTCGAAGTCTACTGAGGTGCTTGTCGCCAATCTTGAATTCTCAAATTTTTGTCGCAGTATTTCACGAAATGTTGTATATGTACCTTCAGGCACTAGGCCTTTATTTTCCCATTGTCGTAGGACTTTGTGGTTTACTCTTGTTGATTTTGCGAGGTTTAGTATGTCACCGTCATCTAATTGGTCTAGTAGTGCTTTGACTTGTTCATATCCTAAGTATTCACGTGTATTTCTGGTGCTTAATATTTTTGGTGGTTTATCCCAGTATGATGATTGTATACGTAATTTATTTTTAGCAATATGTGGTATACATATTTCACCGTTACCTATTGCGAAAAATGGTTCCCATTCTCTAAGGCGTGCTATCCCTACGTTTTTCCATCCTGTGTGGAGATAGCCTATATTGAATGCTTTTGCTATTATTATGGCTGATATTATATCCTTGAATTGGTGCCCAAGTCGGCCATATCTTGTTGTACCCATTTCATTTATTGGCTTTTATACCTTGTGCTTTATATCCTGGTGGTGGTATGACCTGACCGCCATCAAATGTTTCTGGTGTGTCTGTTATAAAGATGATTTTTTGATCACCATGGTGAACTATTCTAGCTGGAAAATCGCAGATAGTTTTACCGGGTTTGTTGAAATAGATTTGACGGTCTTCACCTAGGTATGCGATTACTGGATCGCCGGATTTGTACATTTGTTTCTCCTAGTGCATTCGGCCCATAACTGGTTCGACAAGGCTACGGTCTTTTATCATAGCGTCAAATTGCTTTTGTTGATCGGCTGCCCATTTTGGGAAGACTGCTTCTCTTTTGGTTTTACATGTTGTATATATCCAATATCCGGTACGTTTTGCTAATTCGGCTATATATTGGAAGGTTGCTGTTTCTTTCCATTGGCCATCTTTAATCTGATGACATACAACTACTGGGCCAATTAGAGTATCATGGATGTCGACCACACAACCTATTTTGTCTGGTCGAAATTCTTCTGGGATAAATTCATCAGATAGCCATAAGCAGCGATAGTTACTGCATATTTCTGGGCGATTAGGATATATTGCGCACCCCTGTTTACATTGGTGTTCGCATTGTTCCCATTCTTGCTTTTTGAGAGCTTCTACGTGAAGTATAAAGCAACATAGTTGGCATTCGCCACATGTTTTAGCCATATTAAGCCATGTATTTAAGACATTTGCCAGTCAGGACCTTCTTCAATATCTACTGGTGTAACGGAGAAGAAATCGTTTTGGCCAACTTGCATTTTGACTACGGTTTTTGGCTCTGGTTCGACTTCTGGGTCTGGTGCTAAGTAGACTGTTAGTAAACCCCTTTCCTGTCGTGATAATATAACCAAGTGCATATTCCCGTCCATGGCGATGAAATCACCTTGTTCGACTTGAGCAATTAACGATGGTAATCTTCCAGGTTCACATTCCCAAATCATATTCTACTCCTTAGGGGTTAGATTGTCCTTAACATGTTACACTGGAGGGGTATTAGGTTAAGTCAAATATTTCTAATTGAAAGAATCTCTAACATTGTGGAGGCTGAAATGACTTACGTTGTAAAATTCGAAAAAGAAGAAACTGGCGATAGAGACTGTGAGATCTGTGGTGTACAAATACCAGAAGCGAGACTTAAGGTATTGCCCCATACCACGACATGTGTAAGATGTAGTAGCGAAAAACCACGTGCCGGAATAATGGTAGATACTGCTGGTAATAATAGTGGTCTTGAATTACAAATGGTACAAGACCCAGATAATGAGTATTTCAAAAAAGAACTGAAGAGATGATACAAATATCTGATGGTGGTAAGCATCTTATTGAACAATATAGAAAGAAATATAGAAAGAAACAGGAGTGAAGACATATGGAACTTAATGATATAATAGAATATTGCAGAAATAAAAACGTACTAATTATTGGAAATGCTGTAACAGAGTTGACGAATGATGACTTGGAACCATATGATGTTGTCGTACGAATTAATTATTATGAAGGCCCGACTAGATGTGATATATGGTATGTAAATTCTCCAAATATTATCTATAGAAAAAAAGCAAAGAAGTGGGCAGCAGAAGATGGTTTACCAGATGGTATGCCAAAAGCTAAATTCATAATGTACTCTATAAATGGTGAAAAACCATATAGAAGAGGTTGTGCTTGGCCACTTGCTTCTCGATCTAAACCTAGTTTGCCTAATGCAGACCATTTAACAATAGGCTTATGCCCACATGCGAGTATATCGTCATGGAGATACTTAATAACTTGTTTACTTCCGTGGTGATAAGCTCCGTGATTACCGATGAGTAGTACTCGCATGATATTTCAGTAATTCATGTAGACTCTTTCGACCATTCTCTTTTTAGATTTACTACCTGAAGCATTATTCGGTAGGTCGAAATCTTTTACTTTCCAGCCTTTTAAGGCTTTATCATACATTGCATTTGGATAACTTGAAAGTATTACCTTACCATTCAATTTAACGACAGTCTCTAGCAATACTTCGTGTTGTTCAGTGGTCATTTGGTGTTCATATACACCTGGTGCGGAGACAGTTTCACTTGGGTATGTTGGGTCGAGATAAAATAATGTCCTTTTGCTGTCGTTTTGTTTGATGACTACTACAGCATCGTCATGATATATGAATACCCGTTGTAATCTAGTATGGACTGGATGTAATCTATCAATTGTACTAAGCCATGCTGAACATTGCTCGTTCATACCACGGCGAGTTCTTGTTTTGGATATGGGTGCGAAGCTACTTCCTCTTCCAGCTAATGATTGTCTACATCGTATAAAGAAGTTGATCGCCGCATTGATGTCTAGATATTCTTTTGGTACTGCGTGTGCAGCCTCAGCCCATTCCACTTGTGAGAATGGGGTAGCTTCTATTCTTCTCTTAAACTCTTCAAATGCTGTTGGATTTTGAAGCGTTCGCCAGAAATTAGTTAGACTTAGGCTGATATCATTTATAGCCTCCGATGTATTCATCGGGTCTTTCTTTAGCAGAACCGATCCGCCGCCAAAATATGGTTCCACATAATGGATATGTGGTGGCATTAGTGCTATAATCTTAGAAGCTAGATAATGCTTTCCGCCGTGATACTTTAAAATAGAATCTGGCATAAATCTTCCTGGTCATATATCATTATATTCATCATAGTCAAGACCGCTCTTCCAGTCTTCAATATATTTATCTATTGCTACTGGCAGCTGTTTAATCTCGACTTCTGAATAACTTACGCATCTTTCAGAATACGCTCGGTGATACCCATCACCATCACCTATATAGACACCCTCTGGTTGCAATCGTATACAAAGGCCTGTGAAATGCTCCATCTGATCTGTGTTGAAGCAATGCTTTTCATCAAATCCGCAATCTGTTTGAAAATCGTCCCTTAGAAGCCAGACATCACGATACTCTCTCGAGTCCATTACGAGTGTATAACCAGCTTCTTCTAGGATTTCTTTTACTATTACGTAATATGGTCCCACTGCTGCTATTTCTTGTGCAGCTTTTAATCTATCTCTATCACTTGAGCCATTCCTGGTTGCCAATATAATATTATATAGTGTATCCCAATCGAAGAATTCGATTAATGGTATAACAGCCCTTACGAATTCTTTGATATAATCATCTACATGGTGCTCATTCGCGGAACCGGAACCAAGATATCCTGATGCTCCAGCGGTACCACCATGGCCTTGGCATTTAAAACGGTCTAATTTCACAAGAGGCCATGCGAGGGCATCAGTGCCCTCGCATTTGGCCTTACCGTCTGTGATCTGCTTTAGGAGTTCTTCGGCGGTTAGATCGTTGACGGTTTCGTCGATTGGCCAGGGCATGCTTCATCCCCGTATCTTGAGTGATTCATTTGCTGCATGGTCTTCATATTGATCCACACACCATTTTCATGGTCGCACCAGATTGGTAATTGCTTTTGTGCCTTGTTCTGGTGCTTTTCTCGCTCTTCGTTCCAGGCTCCGAAGAAGTCTGCTTTCCAGTCCAGGTAGGCATCCCTATCTGTCATCGTTCTTTCTATCACAGCCCAGTTCACACCCTGTAGATTGTGGCAAGCACTCGCGAAGGCTTCGAAGCTTTCTTTGTAGGGCTGCATCGGGTCGACGAAGTATTCGTCTACTTCTAGCTCTATGAGCTTTTGTACGAACTCTTGTATGAAGGGTTCGCTTAGTTGTGGTATGACCGGTGAGATGTTGCAGTGTACTCGCAGTCCTGCATCTTTCATCGCTTTTACTACTTTCCATCGCCTATCGGTTTTGGGTGAGTAGGGTTCTATCGCTCGCAGGACTGTTTGTGGGAATGGTGTAACCGTGAAGTGTACTCGTGGTCTTGGTAGTTTGAGGAGGAGATCGAGGTCGCCGAGGACTACTGGAGATCTTGTGAAGAGTCCTACTTTTTGGAAGTGTGGTAGGTCTGATCTTGTTAGTATTTTGAGTGCTTCTCTTGTGATACGGTGTTTCTTTTCTGCTGGTTGGTATGGGTCTGTCATCGTGCCGATGACGAGGCGGGCGTCTGGGATTAATATTGTCCTGTGCTTTCTTTTTCGTTTCTTGCCGACGACTTCGTAACCGTCCTCGAGCTTTACTTGTCCTTTCTGTAGTTCTTTGGGTAGTTTGTCTTTCATGTGTGTTCTGACGCGAACAAACTGTCCCCAGGGTAGATTCTCATCCTTGATGAAGAATCTGACGTAGCAGTACGTGCAGGCGAATTGGCAGCCGACGTAGCTGTTGAGGCAAACGTCATACCCGTTGAATCCTGTCTTACTAATCAGAGTACCTCTTCTCGCAACTGACAGAGTGGCTCGTTTCGCCATACATCGCTCCTTAGTGTAGGGGTTCAGCCTATTTTTCTTAATACTTTATGACAAAGCAAATATACTATGTTAAAACAACCATAGGAGGATTTTGATGCCTAAACAAGTTCGGCAATCCTATCAACGGGTGGAAGCAAAAAAGCGATATGGTCGACTAATCACTAGAAAAGTTGCCGGTAGTACTCCAAACAAAACCAAAATTTGGGAATGTATATGCGATTGTGGCACTGTTCACAATGTTCGCAGCTCTCATTTGACTAGTGGTGACGTTCAAAGTTGTGGATGCTTAGAAAGAGAAATTAATGCAAAACAGAATATCCAACCATGTACTAAAAAATGTTGTAGGTGTGGTGATCCAAAGGAATGGCCAATTGAATTTGCCAAGAAGTATAGAAAAAATGGCGTAAAGTATGCTGGATATTGTATAGAATGCCAACGAAAAGCACAAAGGGATTCTGTAAATCGTAAAAAGGATCAATATAAAGAACGTAGTAAACAATTTCGTGATAGACTATATAAATCAAATATGCGAGCTGTGATGGCGTATTTATTGTCTCATCCATGTGTAGAATGCGGTGAAACTGACCCACTCAAGCTACAATTTGATCATGTTAATGGTGATAAATCATTTACTATATCCCATGCATTGAGGCATCGAAAAACAGATATAATCATGGAAGAGATTAAAAAATGTGAAGTCAGATGTGCGTCGTGCCATCAGAAAAAGACTATTCTTGAGGCGGGGTATCTTACATGGTGGATTGAGGAATATGGTCATATAGTATAGATGAGTCACGCTATCTCGAGCTATTAGCGTTCATGTTTAAGCAAGATGGTGGTGATCATATTAAACGATATGTGCGATTAGCAACAGGAATAGTCAATGACTAAAAGCCCCTATCCTGGGTACCATCCCAACAATACCAAAGTTACTCGCTTAGGAAATCTCGCACGTAATTGTTTTGCTTTAGAGCTATTGTCATTGGGCGAGCCGCTGAATGATGCAGAACTAGCGATTGTTCAGGAAGCTGTTGAGTATGCTGTCGATAAGCTAAAGTCTAGACTACCCTCAATGGAATCGGCAAAAGTAATTACTCCGGATAGATTTGACCCCCTCTTGAGGACTGGATTAAGACTATAAATTCGTCTAAATTATTTTCTAGGTATTTGAAACTTAGAAATTAACTTCTAATTCCTGACTTGCCACAAGAGTGAAAACTCTTAAACATTGGAGGAACCATGAATACTGGGTCTAGCGAGACAAGCAGATTTTATTTTCTCGATTATGGGACCATATTGGTATGACAACTTAGAATCATCACCATTCGCCCACTGGAAACCAAAAATTACAAGACTAGATATAGCTATAGACACAGTACATTTTCCACACTTCAAACAAACATTTAATGCACCTGGTAGTCGCGTTTTTGCTTATATCGGAAGCGATGTGCCAGAAAAGGGAATTAAAATACTTCATGAATTGTTTAAAAGAGTCCGATATACCTTACATATGTATGGTAATATAAGCAACCCAATTGTCAATCTACCTAATGTGCACTATCACGGATACACCACTATCACACCACAATTCTGTAGTGACCTATGTAAAACAGCCGACATATTTGTCAACACCTCAATATCTGATGCAAACCCAACAACATGTACCGAGGCTGGTAGCCTAGGATTGATTGTGTTATGCACACCACAATCAGGCTATTGGCCAAATCAACCCTTTTGGAGTTTGAATCCAACCAATGTAGAAGAAATGGTTGAAGTATTACATAATGTCCAATCAATGCCTAACAAACAATTAATAGATCAATCGCTTAAACAACGTCAATGGGTCGAGTCTTGTAATTGGGATAAGTTCTGTACAACAGTTTCTAATAAAATATTGTCAGCAATAAAATGATAGCTGCTGTTGTAATGTGTCGCAACGAAAATGCCTATTTGCATGAGTGGTGCGAGTGGCACTATGCTATTGGCTTCGACAAATTACTCATTTTCGACGACCATTCTAACATACCACTAATTGATACAGTATCAACATTCCCTAAAGTCTTACGTGAAGCGACTGAAGTCCATATAGTACGTGATACAATCGCTAGTCGACAACTATTAGTTTATCTAAGTGCCGTAGTCAATCTAGGCCCAAAATATGAATGGATGGCATTTATTGATACTGATGAATTTATCATACCAAAACAAGATGATAATATATATACATTATTGTCACGATATAAGAACTATGGGGCACTAGTAATTAATTGGCAGATGTTTGGTGCGAATGGTAAATTGACCAGAGATAAGGATGAAAACCAAATAGATTCTCTAGTATGGAAAGCAACCGAAAATAATCCTGTTAATAGACATGTGAAAAGCATTATCCAACCCGGTAGAATTAAACGAAAAATACCAAGTTGTCCACACTTTTTCTTCTATAAGAATGGTCACCATGCAGTGAATTGTCAAGGAATTAGAGTGGATGGACCGTTTGTTGATGTGAATATAGAAGTAGCTCAAATCAATCATTATTATTTTCGTTCAAAAAGAGAATATATGGAAAAGGTTGCTCGAGGTAAAGGTGATATGGAAGGATTTAAAGATAAGACACTTTTTGATAAGATAGATGGCGAATACTCACAAGTAGAGGATCTAACAGCTGTAAGATTCAAAAAGAACTTATCTAGATTAGGATGGATTCGGATTAAAACACCATACTTAGGCGTATAATGTGAGACGTATTATAAAACTATGGACGAAAAAGTAATTACAATTTATACTGATGGTGCTTGTGAACCAAACCCAGGTCCCGGTGGTTGGGCAGCGATTTTGCTATACACAGATAGTGTAGGTCGCGTTCACAGAAGGGAGATAAGTGGCAATGAGGAAGAAAGCACCAACAACCGTATGGAAATTATGGGTGTTTTAGAGGCATTACGAGCCCTAAAAGAGCCATGTCATGTCCGAGTTTTTTCCGATAGCCAATATGTTGTTAATTCGTAGTTGTTGAATCCTGATTTGGTAATTAGTTTGGACCTGCTTGCTACACTTACTACTGCTCTTTTTGCCATCTACCTTCCTCCTGTGAGTATACGGTGTGGGTACTCTCTCAATACATTTATGACAAACAATATATTAGGGGTTAAATCGATGTATTGTGAAACTATGACCATACTCATTCTGATATGCACCCTTGGCGGTGATCCGAATGCCTACAACAACTTCATGCCTGAACCTCTAGGCATAGAAGATGTACCCAAAGGCGTGAAAGATCCTGAGAAATGGTTATTAGCAAAAGCAAAGCGCGATGGTGTTAAGGCTGCTAGGTTATGGATGGCCGACCAGATGAAAAGATCGAAGCATATGCAGCAACATCTAGACCGCCAAGAAAGGATTCGCAACTATCCTTGGCACCTTCACCCGATGTTGCGGGCTCAACAGCAAATGGCAGCCGTCCAAAGCATGGCTGTGGCTAATGTATACAGACGGTTTAGAGTACCTACTTATACAAATAATGGTAATATTACTTCAGCTCCACTTAACCTATCATATAGACCGCAACAGGCATATTCTGGTTATCAAAGTAATAGGCAACCAACATCTAGCCTAGAACAAGTCAACATACCACAACCCGACATACCCGTACCAGATGAGTGAGTGGGCGGTGTTTGTCCCCCGTGAGGAGACTATGACAGCACACGTTTACAGCATATGGACTTGGGGCGAGGAAGTCCCGGATGGGCTTATTAAGCAAATTGCTGATGCGATACGATATAATGGATATCGTACACCATTAATGTTTGCTATCTTGAACACTGGTGATCAGTTAGTTTGGAACATAGGTTCTCTATTACTCAAATGTGGTGCTGTCGCTGGTAAACCCGATCCACCTATAACGGAAGATGTAGTGCATGAATTCGTTTCAGAGGCGGAAGAGCATCACATACAAGCATTCGAGGTTGTGGTATCGATATTGAAAGAGCTTGATCGATTCGGTCCGGCCAATGATTGAGTTATTATGCGGTATAGCAACCGAATTAGAAGATATGGTACCCAATTTATGCTGGACAAAATTCAGGCATCAATCAGGTCCTAGCGAATCTGTTGCTTTATGGTATGGTCCTGGTTCATTCGGTACTATAGAAGAAAATCCTCCACTAATGCTGTATATTGATGGTGAGCATCTTAAGTTAGGATTGTTCTCACCGATGGGACCACAAGCAAATAAAAATTGGCATATAATGGGTCTTTGGGAAGGAAATATTCTTGATCCCAATTTTAAAGTAAAAGGTCTCGCTGCAGTAGTTGATGATTATCTTAATAACACGGATGATCCATGAAAAAAGATCCTGATTTATGCCCTATCTGTGGACAAGACCCAGGAGCTATAACAAAATGCTTTGCTGCTGAACCATTTATAGATGGTCGCACGTACGATTTTATATGTTACACGTGTGCTAGTGTCCAGAAAAACTGGGAGATAATTGATGGAGAGATTGTAACATATACTTATTCTAGTCCTGATAGAATAAGGACTACTCAGGAGATGGTAGAGGATGGGTGGACGGCAGATAGAGCTAATAGATCAATAAAAGCAATACAAAAATTACTTCGCCGTCCTAAGATAAATGTTGAATCAGTAGGTAAACATGTATTTGTACAGCTTTTTCTGGATCTTACGGAAATACCAGCTAAACAATTTGTGCCCTGCTAATGAATATACTATTGATTCTCACAGATCAGCAACGATGGGATGCTGTTGGATATAGAACCAAGTGGATTAAAACACCACACTTAGATAGATTAGCGGCTCGTAGTATTGATTGTACGAATGCTTTCTGTCAGAGCCCACAATGCCAACCTAGTAGAGCTTCTCTGTTAACCGGCCGATATCCGACTGCTCATAGATTGTGGCTAAATGCTATAGATTTACCAACTAATGAATATACAATAGCCAATTATCTTCAAAATGCTGGATATAATACAGCATATTTTGGAAAAATCCATATATCAGAAAAACAGGATGAACATAAATTATCGGGGCATTTTGGTTTCTCGCGATCATACTTTACTTCAGATTGGAGAAGAGATTATTATCAGATTGTACATCAATATGATAGACTAATGAATATGCGTGGGTGGTATGGATCTATTAATAATCGACGCCTTCATCACGAAGAGGTGATTACCGATTTAGCGATTAAGCATCTGAAAACTGCACGATCTCCACACTTTACTGTAGTCAGCTATGTCGGACCCCATCCACCATACACAGCTCCGCCACCATATAATAAATTATATGGTAAAATCAAATTCGATATACCTCGTGAAAGTGAAGATGTTGATGGTGGTGCTCTTACTGCAGATGATTGGCATAAAATAAAAGCTTTTTATTATCGTGGAATATCATGGATTGATAGTAATATTGGTCGATTGCTAGCTGCTGTAGATGATGATACGATAATAATCTTTACTTCTGATCATGGAGATATTCTAGGAGATCATGGGCATTTCTCAAAAGGAATGTACACTTACGAAGGCAATACGAGAGTTCCATTACTTATTAAGGCTCCAATGTTAAAGCCTGATCGATATAAGCACTTAGTACAACATATTGATATATTACCGACTATATTAACTATGATTGATCAGCCGATACCACTAGCTGCTCAAGGTAGATCATTGTTTGAAGCTTTTTCGACCGGTGATCCGATAAACGACTATGTGTTATCGATGATGGGTTGGCAGCCTAAATTGCGAATGATACGGGATACACGTTATAAATATTGGATATATGGTACTCAGGAATATTTATTTGATTTAATAACTGACCCTGAGGAAGAGAAAAATCTAAGAGTCGTGCCAGAGGGTAAACGACGGTGGAAAATCCTTAATAAGATGCGGTTTAAATTAATGAGGGCTTTGATTGCTGCTGAGGATCCAACTCCTAGACCGTATCCGCATATCCCTGTTATACCCTATATGAATCGTGGATAATAAGAGATGCCGCCACAACCTAAGCCGAAGTATTCGGACTTATTATCGAAACAACAAATCCGGAACATGGAGAGGGGAATTGGGTGCGTGAATTGCGGGAAACCAGCGACTCGTAAATATCATAAATATAAGATCTGCGACAGTAAGGGCTGTCTGAGGACTGTTAAACTTATTTGGGCTTCTAATTGCTTTGCGCGAAAGGCTGGAAACTCATGACTCAGTGGATTAAAATGGAACGGTTGTCGGGCAATGATTTACCTGTGCCAGCATATCATACTGCTCAATCTGTCGCATTCGATCTAGCGGCATGCTTAAAAAGACCTTGTGCAAGGCCTCGTTCTAGATTCGGAGAGAAATGTCGGTTTGATTATTTTTACCCATCCGTTACTGGTCAGAGGATATCAGTTGAATCTGCCGATTCAGCAATAACATTCGAGAATGTTGGCGATCTATTTATCAGACCCGGAGAGACAATTCTTGTTTCGACTGGTTTCAAAGTCGAATTCCCAGCCACCCATGCTCTTTTCATCCACGTTAGGTCTTCTACGGGTGTACATGGCTTAACGATGGCTAATGGGACGGCCGTAATTGATGCGGATTTTCGTGGTGAACTCTACCTTCCACTCTACAACAGGACTAGTGAGGATATTATTGTACCTCATGGGTATAGAGTGTGCCAAGCTGAACATACAGTGATTAATAGGGCAAATATTCTCGAAGCCGAGGTCTCTGAGACGGAGCGAGGAGCGGGTGGATTTGGGAGTACTGGCTAGGTTATACTAGTCCGCCATCATAGGCCCAATTTTTAGCCTAGCTTCTACTGCTAGGAAATCGGCTCGCTCGTTCAATGGGTTACCGTCATGCCCTCTGACCCATTTGATTTTGAAAGTAAGTGGTTTCTTCACTTCTTCCCAAATCTGTTTCCAAAGTTCTATATTCTTGAGTGGGCCTTCTTTGCGTCGCCAACCTCTATTCTTCCAATTGACTATCCATCCAGCCTTGGTGGGTATTGCCTGACCTTTATGCCAATTGCCTATAGAATTGACAACATACTTGCTATCTGAGAATACGCGGACGTGGCATGGTTCTTTTAAAGCTCGCAGGCCTTCCAAGACACCCATAATTTCCATACGGTTGTTGGTGCTCTTTTCCTCGTTACCAGATAATTCTTTTTCGTGGACATGACCGGTAGGGTCGGTATATTGCAGGATTGCAGCCCACCCACCGGGACCTGGGTTTGGTTCGCACGCACCATCGGTGTACATTATAACTATTTTATCAGGCATGCTTTATTAATACATTTTGGCTAGATGCCTAAGTATGGTGGTGTCCTAATAGACATCCATCCGAATCTGGGTAATTCCTTCTTTAATTTTAAAGCAGCAAGATCTTGTACTAATGAGTACTCTTTATCGTGCCTGTCGAAAGCTCTTGTGTCTCTTACACAATGGCCAGTATCAGGTCTGGCTCGCTGTGCTTTCTCTAAATATTCTTCTCTAGACCGCAATAAATAATGATTGATTTGGGCTATTTTTACGTGGGGATCTGAAAATGGTCCATCCACTTTAGTTCTTTGGCAATTTACAGCATAGGTGCCATCTATATATGAAAATGCATGTGGAGTACCAGGTGGTTCTAGTACTACTTTACTTGGTTGAATTATACTTTTAACGTGCTTGTTCACTGGGCTATCTTCAGCTGCTTTCCATATCAGTGAATCTATTTGGCTACCTTTGTTTCTGGTTAATCTCCCATTTGAACCAAAAACTTGCCAATTGAGTACTAATCCTCCGTAAGCTCTATATCGTTTTAATAATGTCTTTATATTTTTATCTCGTTTTGGTACGATAAATTCATCTGTGTCAATGAAAGCAATCCATTCATATTTTGAGCCTAGATTGACGATGATACTTAAATATGTTAGCTGCAATCTGTTATTATCAGATATTTTAACCTTATGGACTTCAATTACTTCACGTAAAAAGTACGGGAATGTCCGTACCGTGTCAGCTAATGGTACCTTGGATTGATCATCGAAAATTAATAACCTATCGAAGCCAATAGCGTAATGCCATTCACACCATTCTCGCAAGTAGGCATTTTCGTCACGGCACATTACAACAGATGCAATCATGAAATATGACTATCTAGTGGTTGGTGCGGGCCTATTTGGATCTGTCTTTGCACGAGAGATGACCGATCGTGGGGCCAAAATTCTCGTTATTGATAGAAGAAACCATATAGGTGGCAATTGTTATACACACAATAGGAATGGTATTCACGTACATCAATATGGGCCACATATATTTAACACTGGAAGCGACAAAATCTGGAAATATATTACTCCTTTCCAATAAATTTACTAACATTATATCAATTATGGGGTGTTACCACACCGAGAGAAGCTCGAGCTCAACTCGAGCAAGTCCGCGTGCCTACAGATAATCCTAGCAATCTGGAAGAATGGCTTTTATCGCAAGTTGGCGAGGAAATATATCAAATTTTCTTTTATGGATATACTAAAAAACAATGGGGAAAAGAGCCTCGATTGTTACCGAAAGCAATTGGTATGAGGGTGCCTATACGGCTCACGTATGATGATAATTATTATAATGTACAATATCAAGGGATACCAATAGGCGGGTATATTGCTATATTCGAAAGATTACTACAGGGTATTCCAGTACATCTGGGAGTTGATTATTTTAGTGATAGAAGAGGACTTGATGCGTCTGCGAATAGAACAGTATTTACTGGAGCGATTGATGAATATTTTGGTTATACTCATGGTGCATTAGAGTGGCGTAGTCTACGATTCGAAGAGGAAGAACATAGTGGTGATTATCAAGGAGTAGCTGCGGTTAATTATACTGAAGAACAAACCCCATATACTAGAATTATTGAACATAAACATTTTGACTTCTCGGACAATCCTCGGACGATTATCACTAAGGAATATCCTCAAGACTGGATTGAAGGTAGGGAGAAGTATTATCCGATCGATGATATTAAAAATAGAGAACTATATGGAAGATATATAGGAATGATAGATCCTAACCATATACTTGGTGGTAGGCTCGCTTATTACAAGTATTATTCTATGGCGCAGGTAATTGCAGCGGCTCTGAAGCTTGTTCAGGATCTTTGTGGCAAGATGGTGGTTCAATAAGATCTTCTGTTTTTATATGCTCACAATGGTTGAGACATACTAACATTCTTGCCGCCAAGTCTTTAGCCGACTTTGGATTTGTGAAGAATGAGATGTCAGCAACCCTTTGTCTGTTGTAAAAGAGCGTGACTTGATTAGCACCATTTTGTATGCTCCACATAGCTCTACCTGTCCGAATGGATATGAGATGAGATATGTTTTTACATTATGTTTCCAAAGTATACTCTAATACATTTAACCAAATTTATGCCAGAATTTAACTCATACGCCTTGTAACAGTTCTGCCTGAGTTCAGCTTCGTGATCCGGACTGATATGTGAAATTACCTTATGAACATCGTCTACTCTTTTCTCTGGGATTCTTATAACACAGTGATGCCAGTTGACAGTACGTGGTAAGCGAAGAGCATCTGATAAAATTACTGGTATAGCTCCTGCTCGTAATGATTCCCAAAGTCTAATCGTGCTAGCTCCTGTGCCTCTTGGGCATAACGAAAATCTGGATCTACGGAGCACAGAAACATATTCTTCTTCATTCTCTTGTATAACTGATGGACTTGAATCCCAATGCCATTGCCCTCTTCTCTTGATTACAACATCTTGCCTTTTTGGCATTTTGAATATAGCTTCTCTAACTCGGTGCGTTGGAGCACCGATAAAAGAATAATGAATGGTTTTTTCTTGAGGATCTCCACTATGCTTAGCAATATGTGGAAATGGTAAGACATTGATTGCATGATCTTTGCAGACGTGTGGAGTAAACAGAGCTCTGAGATTGAGCTCTTTTAGGATTGGTATTATCCTATGATAGGAAATATGTTGACATATAGTAAATGCACCTGCCTTTATTCGCATAGACCTTAATAGTTGTTGAGCTTCATCTAATCTTTCATCATTTATAATTGCAGCCCAAGGTGCTGCTATATAGGGAACATCTATTGGATTGGCTTCGAATATTTGTAATGCTGTTAATTCAGTTGGTACTCTTTTTATGAACAATTTTGGTAGTATTTTGTATATCATTTCCGTTGCCTTACGATATCTCTTACGTATTTCATCTGTTTTATCTTAGCATCGACACCAACTACGTAAGTAGCATGATGTAACAATACCTTATCAGGAACCTTGAGATTTTTTAGGGCACATTCTTTGTTGGGTGTCCAGAATAAATTCCTTGATAGTTCTGTCCACCTTACCATCCCGTTATTCAGGTGCCCTTGTAAAATATCCTGTTCACCTTGTGATTTGTTATTACGAAGTCCTTCTAACACTGCTGTCCAGAGCTTTTTTGTTCTTTCATTACTGCGGCAAATGAAAAATCCTGAACAAACAGTACCACCTCCGTATGACTGGATAGCGAGATCTCTTTTTCCCAATTCTTTTAATAGGACTTTCTTTGTTGGACCAAACCATTGGATGTCGACATCGGATCCTATGAATACGTCTGTAGTATTAATAGCTCTTAGCCATAATTTGATTTTCTTTATTTGTGTTTCTCTCCAACCTTTGGTTCGGTAACTGGCTGTTTTGCAATATTGGGTTGTGTCTCTAGTACTTACAATTTTAAACTTATCTTGGATGGTCGCTGTAAACCATTCTCTGAAGAAAACATCATGTGATTGGGTATAGTAACAATAGATATTCATATGAACTTCTCAATCTGTATTCCGACTAGAGAACGGCCGAATAATATTAAACGGCTAGTTTCTTCCATCCTCGATCTAGCACATGATCCTGATAAAGTAGAACTTATATTCCGCCTAGATGCGGATGATTCTACAGTCCCTGATGTAATCCAAAAACACGGTAAAATAGTTACCAAGAAAAGACCTAAATGTATGTCTGATCTCTGGGAGGATTGTTATCCTTTAGCCACGGCAGACAGAGTAATGATGTGTGCTGATGACGCTGTTTTCAGGACACAAGACTGGGATAAAACGATATATGATATGACCCCGGATCCCGGCAATCATTTCTATTTCATCTGGGGTAATGATTTGATACAATGCCGAGGCTTGGCGACATTTCCAATAATGTCAAGAGCATGGATCAATGAAGTAGGTTATTTTATACCAAGGGGATATCTAAGAGAGTGGTGCGATACGCACGTCCATGATATAGCTAACAGATTGAATAAATTAGGGTACGATGTCAGGTTCTACTTTGCAGAAGTTATATTCGAACATATGCACCCAAACGCCGGTAAAGCAAAAAATGATAATACATATAGATACAGATACGCTCTAAAGGGAGAAGAGGGCCAATATAGAAGGCGGTCTGAGGAGAGGCAGAAGATAGCTGCCAAATTAGCTAGAAAGATAAAAAGAGGAGTGTATAAATTACGAGAGCCATATGGTTTTAAGCATTTACGGCAAGGGCATAATGAAGCATCTTCGTGGTATGCTACCTAAGTTTCTCACCGAAGTGTTTGCTCATCCACCTGATAAATTTTGGTTTGTAATTCCATGTAATATTACTATGACCAGGGTTCTCACAGATTAAATTACCTTTATCGTCACGATTCAAATTCTTAGCGAATTTTTCTAGTTTACCGCATGCGACGGTCTTCAATTTTAATCTGTTTCGTGCATAGAATGATGACCACAGATCTTCCATACACGGTCTATCTAATTTAGGGAGGAAGGGTTGTGGTTGTGTTGGAAATTCCGTATAGAGCCCAGCACTCTCAAAGATCGTACGTAGTGCTACTTGGCCACCAGTACCAACATATTGTGCATTGCCTTGGGTTACTCTATCTCTGGTATTAGCACTATCTCGGTAATTGAAGCACCATAGTCCTGCTATACCATCTACAGCATTCGCTGCTAAGTGTTCAATCATAGTAGGCTTCATGCCTTGATCATCATCGATGAATATTACATGTTTAGTTGATGCACAATCACGTGCGGTAAAGTACCTTGCGAAACCACCTATATTATGATCACTATGGACCAAGCTAACTTGTTCGATATCGGCTTGATCCACAATTCTTGCGAATTCATCATGTAGTTGTGGATTATTGTTGACTATGATAAATGGAAACTTAACAGTTTGTTTCCGAAATGCTTCTAAAGTAATGGGTAAGTAATGTGGTCTATTGTAGACACACATTATGATGGTGATGTCGGTATACATATGAATTGTGTTGCACCTGTTCTAGTTGTTCTAATTTTGTAACCTTCAGACAGTAGAAATTCTTTAACTACTACGGCAGTTTCTGGTAGATGTTGCCCCATCCCAGCGGATATAGCTTCAGTTTCTCTTACTTCTACAGCTATTACTGGTCTACATCTATGTATGGTTTCTAATGCACCTTTCAAAACATTGAGTTCAAAACCTTCTACGTCGATTTTGATAAAACCAGCATTAAGTTCATATTCATCGAGCGTCTGAAATACGGTGCCAGTATCTGATTCAGCAAATACTGTTGAGCCAACGCGTTCTGGATTTATACCGCCATGGTCATATGTTCGCACTTCATCGCTAAGTCCAATATTGTACGATAAAGCATTACTAAAATCTTTTAAATTATGTAATAATAAAGCGAATGTTTCTGGTACTGGTTCAAATGCATGGACGTTTTTGCATCCACATTCAATAAGATAATAGAGAGAATGATTTCCAATATTAGCACCAATATCTATAACTATTGTATCAGGCCCTATATATTGTTTAGTTAATCTAAGATTCTCTATATCATAATATCGTCCTTTTGCAAGGTGAGCTCCTAGTTTATCTCCGTCGAATACTCGTATTTTTCTACCTCTAAACGTGATCTCGATATCCTGTAGATCATGATGTTGGTAGATATTCGCTTCTTCTGGTTGTTCCGTCCCATCTAATGTCTGGTATGACGACATCTTTATACGCCTCTAATTGTTCCCTATATGGAAGTAATCTAGCTAATGTCGTACGGACTTCAGCCGCAATATCAGTTGTCGGTTCGTACCCAAGTTCTAATAAACGTCGATGATCAGGATTGTAATAATGATCTTCTTGTTCTTTTCTCGGGTTTGTTAAATTTCGTATTTCAACAGACTGTCCTAATTTTTTTGCGGCTTTAGCTACTATATTTGCAAGTGTAGTAACATCATACACTTCTTCGAATTGGTTAAATACGCGGTATTCGCCATCTTCAGGAGGATTTTCAGCTGCCAGCGTAAGACATTGCATCGAGTCCTTTAGAGGAATGAAACCACGTTTTTGTTTTCCTTTTCCATATGGTGTGATTGGAATCCCCAATACAGCCTGCATACAAAATCGGTTTATGGCCGTTCCAAAGCATTGATCAAAATCAAATCTGGTAGCAAGTTCTGGGTATTCATCCATAATATCAGCACTACCATATACGACTCCTTGCATAATATCGGTGGATTTGAGTCCCCAGATTCTGCAGGCAAGCATAATGTTATGGCTATCGTGGACTTTGGTTTGATGATACCAACTACCAGCTTGCCTTGGGAATGGCAATACTTCTCGTCGACCGCGATATTCGATATCGAAATATCCTTCTGGGATATCCACATTCGGTGTACCATATTCACCCATCGTGCCTAACTTCAATAGGTGAGCATTTGGGCATACATCTCGCATTGCGTGGAGTAGGACAAGTGTGCCATTGATATTATTAGTATGGGTATAAACACAATGTTCGAAGTCTACCATACTATATGGTGCCGATGGCATCTCAGCGAAGTGCACGATAACGTCTGGTTCTACGTTTTTTAGCACTTCTGCTATACGATGATAATTAGTCAGATCTAATAAATGTATGTCGAGATGATGATTGAATGCAGCCTTGAACAATGTTTGTCGTCTTGGTAAGTCTGCGATAGGAATAGCAGATACACTTCCCATCTCCGCAACCCATTTACGTCTGACCAATGTATCACAACCTGATACTTGATGACCACGTTGTGAGAGATGCATCGCTAGTGGCCAGCCGAGATATCCATCAATACCTGCTATAAAAACCTTCATCCTTTTCTCCTAAATATGGTCAATCCTCTTGCCGATGGTAAATCTTGTCTCTGCCAATCTGATAATAATCTTCTTATTGTCTCTGTCTCACCATCTCGTTTTGAGTCATGAATTATGATTATATCAGAATGCTTTTTCGCAGCTTCCGTAGTATAGTACCTACTACAATTATCAGGAATTCTGAATTTTCCATTTGGACCATCTACAAACGCGAGGTCAAATTTTTCATCGATATACTGTATTGGTTTCATAGGGTCATAGAGGATTACATCATGATCAAATTTGGATGCCCAGTCCTGGTCATGTTCGTAAGAGACTACTCTGCTACACATGGCCAAAAATAATTTGGTTGAGATACCAACGCCAAATTCAATGACTGATCTTATATTATTCGATCTTAGGAATTCTATCAGTAGATTCCATTCATTCTCATCTATTGCGTATGGGTTTCCTTGGTATATTGGTAGCATTTTATATGCCAACTTATAAAGAGATTGCGGTACCGGCCAAGAAGAAGGATATGTCTGAAATATATAGTTATGGTGGTTGTTGTACTACAGCCTTGCGTCGGGCATTAGGTATTCCTAATCATGGGCACCTGAAACATCGTCGTGTGCCACCAAAGAAGATACAAGAGAAATCCGGATATATTTACGGTGACCCACGTGATTCTGTATTATCATTCTTTTTTAGACATGAAAATCATGGCAAGAAATTTTGTCATCTTCATGGTTTGAACCTCGGAGTTAAAATTCCAGGATCTATAACTCTTCAAGGATTCTTAGATGAAGGCAGAGACCAATTTAGATTGTCTAAACATTTTGATAATTGGGTAACTGCTAAAATAAATAATATAATATTCATAAAATACGAAACAATGTTTGATCATCTTGATGAAATAAGTGAGTTCTTTGGACGTAGACTAAAGTTAGAGAGGAAGAAAAGGAAAAGTGATTGGCGGAAGCAACCGCCTCATGTCCAAGAGGCTCTAACCAGAATCTATAGGAATTTAATCACAAGAATAGAGACAATGCCTCCTATTTTGATAAAATAAGATGTAATTTCGATATATATCCCTCTAAACTTAACCAATCCTTCCATATCTCTCTACAACGTTGTTGAGCTTCCCGGAAAGATTGTTTTGTGCGCTTATGAAATTCTCTAATATCATTAACCACATCACGAGGTCTATCAACCCATACTACTATGTCTCTCCATGGTATATGATTCATATATGGTAACACACAATCAGTATTGATAAACACGGGGATACGGGAACATGCCATAGCTTCACACATCCGTAATGAGAAATTTCCAGCACCTCTCATACACAGACAATAATCAGATTGAGTCATATTTTGGATAAATTCTCTTCGTACTTTATGGTATCTCTCTGTACGATTTATTATAGCATCCCTTGGTAATCCTGCCCAAAAACTTGGACGTATAATGAAATTATCATTAAGGCCACTATCTCTAATCGACTTAACAATTCTAGATCGTAAGCTAGTATTGGATTGACCGCAGAAGCCAATCGTTGGTACATCTTTCCATCCTCTCGGTGCAGTGCTTATTTTATACTGATCGGCAAATTCACGCATGTCTGGTCGTAGCGCAGATAATGCATGTGTATCGCCTTTACTGGCGTAGCATGATGTTTTTAATATAATAACATCTGGATGTTTGTACGAACCCAATCCTTCATTAGGATTGCGTGGAAAGTCCTGGACCATGAATACTACTGTTCTCTTACCGGCTTTTCTTACCCTATCGACGAATTTAGTGAGGTGCTGATCTTTTTTACCTTGCCATTCTTCTGGATAGATAGCAACATCACAGTCTTTAAGACCTGTGATAGTTATTAGTTGGTCTGCTTTTCTGAAATAGGCCGGGTGTTTTTCACGGTGGTGAGTTTCGAAAGGGGCAAATGGTGCTATAGCCCTAGCAATATGTAATTTCTTTCTTACAGCTTTGAATTCTGTGTAGATTTTTATCATTTTCTTTTAAGCTCAAATAAGTTCATTAATGATTGTATTGGTCTATTGATCAATAGGGACCACATTAATTCGTTTTGTCGTTTGATCATTTGTTGTCTAGTGGTTTCGTCTACACTTTTAATAAATTCTATCGCCTCTGCCAATCCTTTAATTCGTGCTCGTTTACATAGTAATTGACTATATATTATGAGTGATGGTTTACATACAGCTACTGCGTTACATGCCATAGCCTCTGCTATAGAATTACCACGAATTATTCTACCACCATACTTGAGGAAGAATTTCGAGGCACATAGTCTATCTATTGTGCGTATCCTGTGATCTACAGCAGAAATATATGGGGTATTTGGGTCTTGTGATCTCTTTCCTGCTGCTGGGACTATTGTACGGACTGGACCTAGCCCTTTGATTTTCATAGCTTTATTACTGGTTTGTACCCAATTATATTCTACGAATACACCGTCTTTCTTTTGTGGGCCGGAATGGTTGGTGGATAATTTTTTTAATGATCCGGGCTCTATAAACGAATATGGAAAGCATACCACCCCGAATTTAGTTTGTATTGTCCGTCCAACATCTTGGTTCAATCTAGCATTGTAACTAGCTCTTAAAGGTCCTTTGTACGATGCCATACATGATGGTTCTGTTGGCATATAGCACCACAAAGTTCGTCTATATTTTTTGACTATACGTTCTGGAATGGATATATCTAGACATATAACTATATCATAATCAGACCATTTTACATCATCCACGCTGATGCTATATTTCTTATGTCTTTCTGCTAGTCTACGTCTATTTTGTATTCTTTTTCTGACTTCTTGCCATGTCTGGCACTCTGGAGCTTTATCGACCTTTACCACATAGAAATCTGCGTCATACAGAGTGAATAATCCACTTGGTCCTACTCTTGATAATGATGATAATATCTTAGTAGCTGGATCAGCATCGTGTTGGCAATTATATAAGTCACTATGGATCTCTTGCTTGACGAAAGCAAATCTTAAATTCTTTGGGTTTGCCATTTTACAGTTATCCCTCTTAGGTAGATACCATATGTATAAATTCAAAAGACAAAAAGCTGTAGACCGGGTAATGAATGAGCGTCGTGGCCCAGATGATCGATTTGTTAAAGGTTGGGGGCATCGCCGGACAGCACCGGTAATCTGTTCGTTAATTCGTAAGCATGGGTTGAGGTCTTTTGTGGAAGTTGGGGCATGTGGCTGCCAACTCTCTGAAATAGTTTTAATAGAATTTCCAAATGTGAGAGTATGGTCCGTCGACCGCCATTTTGAGAATATCAAGAATAATCAAGGGAAATTAACAACCGCACCTATAGATAGGATGAAGAAACAATTTGGGGAGAGATTTGATGCTATACAAAGACACTCTCCAGAAGTTACTGAAGAATTTCCCGATTGCTCACTTGATCTTGTGTATATAGATGCAAAACATACATATGACGCTGTTCGTGCTGACATATTTGCATGGTGGCCAAAAATTTCTAAAATTGGAATTCTAAGTGGCCACGATTACGGGCATGAGGCTAATGCTGGCGTATCTAGAGCAGTAGATGAAATCTTCCGCTCCGTGCACACTGGCGATTATCATAATTGGTGGATTGCGAAAGTAGAAGCTGATCTTAGAGTAACGTTGTGAGAATAATACAAGTCAAAACATCTAAGGCATATCGCAAGAAGAGAGCAATGATACATCTCTTATGGCCCACAAAAAGACCTGAAATGATGCAAGCCACCTATACTCGGTGGCGAAAAATGTCACATAATCCAAATAATCACACATTATTAGTGGGTGTAAACACCGAAGAGCACAAACTACGAATAAGAGTAGGAGAAGTTGTAGTAACTGGTGATGTCCAAGGAGTTACACATTCTTGCCAGAGACTAGCGGACATGGTTGAAGGTCCTGACACAGATGTGGTAATATTAGCATCTGATGATTTTTACCCGCCGAAGAACTGGGATAGATGGATTATTGATACTATAGAAGACCCATCAGCAATTCTTGTTGCAGATGGATATTATAGAAATGAGGCTGTTACTATCCCAATAATGACGATGGGATGCCTTAAGCGCCTAAACAGGGTCATCTATCATACAAGCTATGTTCATAATTATTCTGACCAGGAATTATATTATAATTTATTAGAATTAGACCTACTGGTTGATCTTCGTGATAAGTCGCCCTGTTTTGAACATAGAAATTGGGCAAACAAAAAACGGCGAGCAGATGAAGTCGATAGACCACTAATGGATAGTGCTAAAGATGACGGGATAAACTGGAATAGAAGAATGAAGTTAACCTTGCAGGAGAGATTACTTCGGTAGGGGCACTGCTTTTAGAGGATTTCCTTGCCCGTCTTTTCTATTTGGTGCCACATCGGCTCTTATATAATGACCAACTATTATTCTTGATACATCAGTTCTCGTATGCACTATTTCATTGTATTTTCTGGGCAACATACGTAGTTTTAATCCATTATCGGAATTATTATAAAGATGTAGTAATGAGACTTCGTCCGGCTCTGATGGCTTTGTGAATTTTCTCCATTCCCTGACAAAATCGGTTGTCTTCGGTGATAGGAACATTGTTCCAGTGAGCCAATGGCCGTCATAGTTGACTAATGCTATATCAAAATCAGGTTTCAAAAAGGCATCTGGGAAATTGAATACTTCTCCATCAATATCGATCCAGAGTACTGGGCATCTCATATTCTCTAGGACATATAATATCAGTGTTTGTTTGAGTGCACAGTTGTTTGCCCAATCATCAGTACTCTTCAGAGGGAAGATTATATGTGGTAGATCGAACCGTAATAGTGAATTTGATAAACGGTGTGATGCACGCTTATAATAATCACCAATATGGCTATCAATTGTGTAACCTGATACTACTAGTGGAAAATCTGGCCTAACACATATATTAGGTAACATGCTTTCTGGATCACGTTTTAGTGGTGGTGATTTCCTTATTGCCAGTGTTTTCCTTAATACTTTCGGTCGTATAGGAGGTTTTACTGTCTTTCGAACTGGTTGCGGATTTCCAGACCTTTTAGTCTTTATTGTCTTTCTTTCGATGGATGCTCTAGATACTTTAATCTTTTTCATCTTGACCTCTGTAGTATCTTTACTGAGCTTCATACCATTCTATAGTCTTTAATATGCCCTCCCTTAGATCTGTTTGTGCTTTGAAGCCAAGTTCTTGCGTAGCTCTTGTTGTATCTAAACATCGTCGTGGTTGTCCATCTGGATAAGATGGATTCCATATAAATTCGCCCTTGAAGCCAGTCAATTCCTTGATAAGTTCTGCGAGGTCTTTTATCGAAATTTCTTGACCAGAACCTATGTTAAGTGGCTCGGGACTATCGTATTCCTCAGTGGCTATAATTATTGCTTTAGCAGCATCCTCTACATACAAAAACTCTCTCGTAGCATTTCCAGTACCCCATACTTCTATCGAATCCTGATTAGCATCCCTAGCTTCTATACATTTCCTGATGAGTGCTGGGATAACATGTGATGAAATTAAATTAAAATTATCACCCGGTCCGTAGAGATTGACTGGCAATAAGTAAACTGCATCAAATCCGAATTCAAGTCTGTATGATTGTGCCTGGACCAACATCATTTTCTTTGCTAGTCCGTATGGTGCATTTGTTTCTTCTGGATACCCGTTCCAGAGGTCTTCTTCTTTGAATGGCACTGGGGTGTGTTTTGGGTATGCACAAATAGTACCTATTGCTACAAATTTCTCGACTTTTACACCACATTTTTCTGCTTGATGTCTAGCGTGTTCCATAAGCATAGCACCCATGATTAAATTCTTATAGAAGAATGTACCTGGGTGCTGGCGATTAGCACCAATACCGCCTACAACTGCGGCAAGGTGGATTACTACTTCCGGATGTGCGTGATGATATACCTCTTGTATACATTCTTCTTTCGTTAGATCGAATCTCGATTCGTTTACTACGTATGCTCCGGGTTCTTTATGATATTGCTTAACGAGCGATGAGATTTTGCATCCTCGTCTCTCGAGGATACTACATACGTGTTTTCCCAGGAATCCTTGACCACCAGTTACTATAATTCTTTTCTGTGATAAATCCATAATATTCCTCCTATTATATCTACACGGAGGCTTTCCTTTGGGTCTTTCTGGACATTTGGTGCCGGAGGGGCCGGAGGCCGTATATGTAGGTTAGAATGCAAGGGAGGCTAAAGGAAAGGCCGGGAGCTATGTTTCCGCCAACCATGGATCAGGACTTTTAGATTCTGCATCTTCGAATGCTCTATATATCTTATCTAGGGTAATATCTGGTAATAATCCTTTAGATGCTATTTGTATATTAGATATAGCATGATCTATATTGGTAGTACCAATAATAGCAGTATGTACCCCATCTTGGGATAGGGTAAATCTGATGGCAGTTTCTAGCCATGACCCTATAGGGGTATTTAATCTCATACTGGCAAACCGCCTACTATATTCCTTACAATATATCCGAAATATCGGTGGTTGCTCATAGAGTGGCTTCCAGGCCGTATTAGCTACAGGTCGTTTTGCGATTACTCCTAGATTGTATTTCTTGGCCAGTGGTAAAATATTCCTGATGTTCGCGTGATCGCAGAGATTTATTGTGATCTCTAAAGCACTTATATCTGGCATATGAGCTGCGTAAGCAGCCGCTTCATTATCACCAGCATATCCTAGATGACGTACTTTACCAGCGTCTCTAGCCTTGATGAGTGGTTCGATAACTTCGAAGCGTTTTAGTGTTTCGAGATCACACGAATGGAGTAATAGTAAGTCAATATATTCAGTTTTTAACCGTACTAGGCTTCGGTCAATATCGTCTGCTAATTCGCTAGGATATTTGTCAGTCCATGCTCCCCATCGTCTTGGGCCGCATTTAGTGACTAGAAAGTATTCGTTGCGGCGATGGGATATGGCTTTTCCGATGGCTTGTTCGGAGTTTTCGTAGGAGGCGGCGGTGTCGATGAGGTTGACACCGCTATCTAGAAGAGTATTGAGGATTCTTGTGACGTCTTGTTGTGGCGTCTTAAATAATCCTATTGGTGAGCCACCAAAGCCGATGGCCGACACAGAGTCTCCAATCTTACCCAGAATTCGGCGTTCCATCTATTTCTACACCGTAATGATCTCGTAGTTTTCTGGCGATGCTTTGGAAATTCCTGTCTTCACTTGACATGTAGTGTTCAAAGATTGCAGCTTGGAAACATCGCCCAATTACTTCTGCTTCCTCGTGAGTGAAGATAGCAGGTCCTGGGTATTTTTTGTTTAGCTCTGCCAGACTTTCAGCGACTTTTAGTGATGATGTCATAATAGTCCTTCATCTCTCAACCGCTCTTCGAGAGCAGCCTTCTCTTTTTTGGTAGCACCGAGATCGAATTCCATATTCAGAACTGATAGGCGTACATCTTGTAATTGGTCAACAATGAATGTGAACAATGCAAGATTCCGAGTTTTAATAGCTTTTACGACTTCATCGAGTTGTGATTCGAGAAGAGATGAAATACCATTTGGAAGTTCGTTGATCATCCGCCGAAGGACGAAAAGATGATATTCTAAGCTATCCTCCTGCAGAGGCTTCTTCTCGTTTTCGTCTTTCGTCGAGTTCATTTTTTTTGATCGCTTCGTAGACTTCCCGGCGGTGCACGGGGACTTCTTTGGGTGCCTCAACACCCAGTCGAACTTTGTCCCCGCGCACTTCAACTACTACAATCGTAATGTTGTCATTTATCACGATTGATTCGTTCTTCTTCCTTGAGAGAACGAGCATAACAGGCTCCTTTCCTAGGAGATCAGCTCGTAACCATCCTTTTCGAGCTTAGCTTTGGTCTTGGTGACGTCTTTGACGGCGTACCAGGGTCTTTCCTTCTTAGCCCCGGCTACTGGCTCGTCGGCGATGAATTCATCGGTATGAAGCTTTTCACCGCGTTTGCCGGTTGTGCCGTTGTAAGTGTTGAAGCAGTACTTCCGGCTACTGGCTTCGTTGACGAACAGCAAGCAATACGACAGGACTTCGACTCCCGGATGGTCGAAGTTCACGTTGCCTTTCCGCCAGAGTTCACAATTCGGCAGTGCCTTGAGAGCGTCCATGTCTGGTGTGAACTGCTCCTTTACTGGCTTTGCCTTTTTCTCGGCGGAGGGCTTGCTGGCTTTCTTTTTCTTCTCTTGAGTTGCGCTGGTCATTGGCTTGTCTCCTAGCCATTTAGTAGGGTGGGAGCTCCCACAAGTACAAACAATTTCCTTTGTCGCAGCTGTAGCTTGATGTGGTTTACCACAATCAGGGCAGAGTGCAAGGTATTTATCACCAGAGCCTATAACGGGTGCACATCCATCTATTGATGTGGGAAATACCCGTCTAGAATGCACTTTGATACGGCGATTACTCCCTTCCTCTATCAAGACAATACAGCCTTTTCTGTCAGCTACGACAGACGATTCGTCCGGAGGTGCTTCTACTTTGAAGACCTCCTTCGACACACTACCCTCCAATTCCATAATCCTGTACTTACCATCCACAGCGAATTTAGTCCTACCACCAGTGTTTTTCATGATTCCTCCTGATTGTTGAACAGTTCTTCGCTACTGTGGCAGACGAGGAATTAGAAGTTAATTCTGCTTTTTTAAATACCTAGAGAGTAATCTAGACGAATTTATAGTCTAAGACCATTTCTGAGGAGGGGGTCAAATCTATCCGGGGTGACTACTTTTATAGATTCTAGTGAAGGTATTCTAGACTTCAACTTATCAATAGAAAGTTCTACAGCCTCCTGAACAAGTGCTAATTCGGTTTGGTCTAGTTCATCGGAAAGAGATAATAACTCTATAACCAAACAATTGCGTGCCATATTACCTAAATGGGTAACACTAGTATTATTTGGATGGTATCCTGGATAAGGTGACTTAGTCATCAACCATTCCTGTTGCTAATCGCACATACTGTTTAATATGCTCACCACCACCCTGTTCAAACATGAACGCTAGTAATTCCAAATACTTCGGCCTCTTGAGAAAGCCACTCGAGAACAACCAAACTATGTCGTTATTCTTCTTTGCTTGTTTACATTTCTTGCAGGATGGTAACACATTAGCTGGAACATTGGGAGCACTTGATTTTAATGGAAAAGGATGATCTAGTGTTTCAGCTTTTACCCCACAATAAGCACAGCGGCTCGAAAAATGTTCAACTATTATTTGAACATCTTCAATTTCAAGCTCGCTGTAGATATTAGCGCGTTTTGCTCTATACCGAGCTTGCCGTATCCAATTACTAATAATTTTATTATCCATTGGAGATTTCTGTGTTTAGTCGTAGAGCTATCGAAAGAACATATCGTCTAAAAGCCGATAATTTCAATCATTGCTCATGCGTATGTCCGTTCAAACCAGGCCAAGCCTTGATAACATGGTATTCTGGAACTGGTGAATGTCAAGAAGACCAAAGCGTACGCATCGCACATGTTGGAAGACGACCTAGCAAGTCCATTAAACTTGACAATGGTACTGGCAATCCTATATTGTGGAAAGAAGGTAATCGGTACTGGCTCCTCTATTCTATGTTTGGAGACATTACTAATACTACCTACCGCCAACAACAACGATCTCTCGGTGATCGATGGAAAACCTGTAGTTTGTGGATACAGGAAATAACGTATGAGAGAGGAATACAACTTATTGGAGAACCAAAGCAACTTGCGGATCCTGATCAACATTTATTAGCTCGTTGTAGACCAATCTCGATCGGTGATGTAACCTATATACCGTTATATGATGAAGTTGATAGATGTTGCGTTTTATTTGCTGGCCAAGATGGTGAATATGAGGAATATACAAGATTCGGAGAAGGTGTTATTCAGCCTACTATCTGGGTAAAACCACACGCAGTAGATCCAGAGTGCGAAATCGAATTTATGGTCAATGCACTCTGTAGAAACTTCGGAAATAGAAAATATTATTCACAATATTATGGGACATGTGAAGAACATAGTGAATCACATGGCTATAGCACACTAGATAATGTAGCTAAAAATTGGGAACATCTTGGAGATAGTGGTTTTTATAACGTGAACAACTCTATTCACGTTATTAACTGGCAAGGAGAAGAGATAGCTGTTTGGAACGATTCTAGATCTCCTAGAAGAACAAAATTAACTATTGGAAGCATAAGATGGCAATCTACAACACCAAGACCTACTAGAATTAAGATCATTGGTGAAACCTATGGATCTTATCCATCACTTGCCAGCGATGATCAATATCTATATTTCTCATTTACCAACCACAGTAAAGAGATAGAATACTATGCCTGGAGCCACAAAAGATACAAAAGAGCAATTAGAGAAACAAAAGAAGCACTTGGAAGTAGTAGAGGAGGAGATACCGATAGAAGTGGAGGAAGATCAACCTATCGGTATAAATACAAAGGTGACTCCTGAATATTACGAGTGTAGCGAAGATTATAGACCATTTGATTCTTGAACAGCTTCTATTGCTTCTTCTATAGTATATGCGACCGGATCTTCGTCTTCACCACTACTATGAAATTTTAGTAAGGCTTCTTCAGTTAGTGGTCTAGGATTTAGCTGAATCCTCATTTCAGGATGAAATGAACCAATTGTCTCAAACATATCAATAGCAAACGAAGCCTCCGAACACAATTGTGTCATCAATCTTGGTTTATCTTGTAAGATTTCTCCCATCGCCACTTTTGCAGAACTTACAAAGAGAGCAGCTATTACTGGTCTGGTGAACACAGGCATGTTTGTCACACCAAATTCTTCATATGAGAATAGTTTTTTGGTGTCGGCGAAATTCCCATATGACACTACAATTATTGGCATCTTCATTGTTTTACCTCAAAAATAGAATATGAGATTATCTACGATAACCGATACCAATTGTTGTCTTCTAAGTAATCAACTACGTTACTTAGCTGGACGCGATATAACTATTAATGAATCTGCTGGTGTACAGCATTCGCTTCCTAATTTATTTATCGAATCAGTAGATCATGTTCTATCCGAAGCCGATAAAAGTGCTATCCTTTCCTTATTCAAAGCTGGTCTTGCTAGACTGAATGCATCGCTCACACCAGGGATGAGTAGTAATCTTGATTCATTATTGCAATTCGTAGCTCCTGGACGAGGTGGGACAGAGAAGGTAGAACAACTACTTGATGCTGCAAAGAGTAGTGATGTAAATCTATTTGATAATACCAAATGGTGGAACGAATTATTCGACACATTTGCGATAGGCGCAGAACAGCGGCAAGAATTGCTCGATAATATTAGAGGGCAAGTAACAAAACCAGATGCTGTAAGTGGAGATCTAGGTGACGAGGGCGAACAACAAGAAAAGAAACCTGGCTTAGTAAGTAGCTTTCTTGATAACCTCACCGGAGAACTGAGAGGAGAACTGGAAAGAGGTCGTGAAGGTCGCGAGAGTGGCAGAGCTAGAGATGTAAGAGACCGAGTCCGTGGTGAAACAGATCTTGGGGATGTCTTAGATAGATTAAGAAATCCTCCAACACCACGCAAGCGATCAACAGGTGATCCGGAATACGCAGAAGAGGCTGCAGCATTTATAGCTGATATATTATTAGACCATCCAACTATTCAGACAAAGTTGCCACTGATAGTTGAATCTATGTTTACTAGGGTAGGAACACCTATCATAATCAACGAAGCAGGATTGAGAGATAAACTTAGGAATTTGTGGGGTGGTGCGAGAAGTCGTTTATCTGGTGCAGGAGATCGCCTAAAAGGACTTGGTAGAAATCTTAGAACACTTGTCAGCAATCCAAAATACGCTGCACAAAAACTTGGAAAATACACTGAATCAGCTAAGAATGAAAGAATAGCTAAATTAGCAATTACTGTGCTCTCAGATAGGGTCCGTGAACAATTCGGTCAAAAGCTCAAAGAAGCTGGTATGACACCAGAGAGTATAGCTAGAGATGTTAAAGCATGGCAAGCAGCCCAAAAGAGATTTGGAGATGTAAAACCATCAGAAGTTCTACGAAAGCATGAAATAGGACCATTCAACGAACTAGCTAAAAGACTACAAACCGCATATAAATTAATGCAAGGAGCTGTAGAAGGCACACCATTTGATGTAGACCTAGAACAAGAAGAACCAACAGAACCTAAAACTCCCGAAGAAGAAGTACTTCAACATAAGAAGGTGGATCAACCAGATCCTGGTGAAGATAAAAGAAGACTAGGAGGGAGACCTCCTATCCTACCTCCAAGGCCTGGAACACGTGGTACAGTTAGACCTCGGCCGTCACGCTTCAAGTAAAATCAACTTGAACCCATTCAAAGCCTAATTCCTCTAGATACTTTATAGCGTTTTTACCTATACTAGGTGAGGCGAGAAAACCTCTCACATCTTTTCCTTGCTCTTTTGTGCATCAACATATCTCTTAACTTGAGATACACTATTGATAGTACATCTACGTCTTTTCACTTCTACCACATAGTAAACTAGGTCTGATCGTATCCCAAGTAGATCTATAGAACCTAATTCTGTACCATATTCTGTATAAATGAATTCAAAATCGCCATCGAAGTAGTCACACCAATTATAGAATAATTTATCGACTAGTTCTTTTTCTGTTTTAGTTATAGTAATTTCTTCTTTACTCCAGTCCTTTGGTCGTTCTGTAAAGTGTATTTTGTTAATTATAATTGTTATAGTTTCTCCTCTATTTCTAAATATTAATTTATTGCCATTCCTAATAATTTCAGATCCTGCTTGTTGGCAATTACGGGGTGCTATTTTAGTACTTGCGTGTATACTGACACTATTATCTTCTTTGATTAGAATTAGGTAATTACCGCGTGGCAGTGTAGAACATGCTCTGCCTTCGTATATGACTTCACAGTTAATATATAACATAAGTGGAGAAAGCATAGTTTATATATCAAAATGTTAATGCACGATTCGAAAGTCATTGGTGTCGGGTTGCCTTGTACCGGCAATCGGGAACTGGGTAAAGCGCTCGAGCTGTTGGGGCTACGAGTATCCCGCAATCTTGATGAGTTGCGTGACTATAATGCAGCTGTTGGTATCAATTGTCCAATAGAAGAGATAGAAGATAAGTATCCTAATGCACAGTATATTCTGACAATTAGGGATATAGAAATATGGTATGAAGCATGTAGCAAATTAAAGAAGAGGAGTCTTGGTGGATTCTGGCAACATCCGGAGTATGAATGGCAAAATATCTATTCAGCCAGAATAAGTGAAGCTAGAGCGAAATGCGATAAATTATTAGTTCTTGATTTATCTAGCGATGAATGGGAACCATTATGCTTTTATCTAGATCTTGATGTACCAGATATAGCGTTTCCTAAGCTAGTGGATCACTGTCATACCACTGATCAGGCCGTATCCCCTCAAGCCTAACAAATTCCTGGTTACCGAAATCTGCCCCTGTTTGGGCTCCTGATCCTACGGTAAGCCTTACTATTTCGTGGCTCGTTCCATTGACAAAAGTATTTGGGTCGGTACTCTGATTATTCCTTGGATTATTTGGTGGTATTGCCATATGACCATCAATAATCGGAATATCACGGTGGATTCGGATATCTTCAAACGACATTTTATTACCCTCCGTTGTAAATTTGCTTATTCTGTTATAAATGCGTATTCGGGCCAAACCATTCTGCTTGGCAGAATTTCTTTACGTGTGATTTGTTGTAGTATATCTGTTCTTCTACCGACAGAATCTATATTACTCTCGATAAGAACTATACTCTGGCCTATTGTCACCTCTTGATCATATGTTATTGGTGATAGTGTATTAGCATTGAGATCTCGGAGATATGGTGTATACTCCGATGTTTTAAGACCCTTAAGGACTGCGAGTTCTCTGGCTGTTAATGTACCTCCGCAGCATGCTGTCCTATTAGGATCATATAGATCGCGTTCTAATTTTATCCTAGTTGCTGTGTTTGCAGCCGTCGTTACTGTCTCTGCTGTGCAGCATGGTTCAATTTCTACTGGTAGATCACCTTCACCCGGACGGCATAGTAATGGTCCTGATTGGCACGATAAGTCATCATCACTACATTCTGGTAATGGGTATGGGTAAGGACCTTCATCTACTGGTGGTAATACCAGAGGATTACATAGTAATGCTTCAGCAGCGTCAGGCGAGAACATAGCGGGGATATCGCCGAAGGCTTGTAAAAACTCTACTTTAAATTGTGCTATTATATCTGGATCATCACTAGCCCCGAGATCTGTGACTGTCACTGCATTAGCAACATCGACGAACATAGGCAACGCGTTTAATTGTGCTTCTAGTCCTTCCGCTGTGGTGTTCCATATAATAGAACTGGTGGTGGCGGTTACTCCGGCCGCAGTCACGGTTAATTTGAATGTCCCACCAGTAGCCAATTTGATGTACAAATTTTGTACTTCTGTGGCACCGATACCTTTAACCTCTTCGATAACTTCGATGCTTACACCACTAAGACCACTATCGTCTAGTGTTATTTGTTCGATGTCCTTCTGAGTATGTTGCCCAGCGAATATTATCTGCCACTCAAAATTGCCTGTTACTGGATCGTAGATCGTTCGTGTGACTGCGATATCAGCTCCTGTTATAAACGGTGCTGCATTGATTATTTCAGTCCTTAGGAGCTCTGGTCCAATATCGAAATCTACTGGACCTACAGATACCGTAGCTGCACTACCAGTAATACCGGAGGTATCGGCGGTCATTAGATCGACATCTTGGTTACCATATGTGCCACTAAATTCCACTGTCCAAACATCACCGACTTTGGTTACTGTGAAATTGCCACCAACGATCAGTAAGTCAACATCTGTACCAGCGTATGCTGCCTGGAATGTTACAGTGATATTATCACCTGGAAGTGGGCCACCACCACAAACTACATCACCAGCATTGAAACTTGGTAAGGCTTCTAATGCACTTTGAACGTCTGCAGCTGCAGCATCATATTGGATGGAAGTGGTTGTTTCACTATTAAATGTTAGTGAGAATGTACCAGATGTTGGTGTTCCAACTGCAGATATTGTTTGTACTTCATCTGCTGGCATCATGAATGAGAATTGGTAGACAGTACTATTAGAACCAACAACATATAATTTATGGCTGCTGGGGCTTATGGCCATGCCTGTGGGATCTGGCTCTAGTGATGAGACGTCACATTGTTTGGAACCGAAACTTGCTGTTGATACGTCCCATGGTGTTGACAGTGCGTATTGGTTGATCACATTGAAAGCACTACCGATGATTAACATCTTGTCACCATCAGCATTGAACCATACATCATATGGGAATGGTTCTTGAAGGACAACGCTAAAGGACTTGGCTTCATATGTCGCTGTCGATATATCCCATGGTAATAATGAATACTGGTATACCTTATCATCGGTTCCACCAACAAGATACATCTTACTGCCATCAGGCTTAAAGAAGATACCTGTCATCGTAGCATCTTCCCCAGACACATTAAGCGACGCAGAGGGAGGAACACTAGCTGATGAAATAGCCCATGGACTTGATAGTGGTAACTGCCAGACAGTATTACTATCGGGGCCTAATATATAGGCCTTTCTACCATCAGGGCTAAAGAATAAACCAGTAGGAGTAGTTTCAAGCGAGGAAATATCAAATTCTCCCACAAACTCGGCAAATGATACATTCCATGGCATCGGCCAATCTGGCATACCAGCACCTGGAGGTGCGAAATCAATTAGGTAATATTGGTAAATCTTGTCATTCTGAGCACCAGTAACATACATCTGGAGCCCATCTGGCTTAAAGAATATTCCACGTACAGCATTATCTTCTGCAAAAGCGTGTGATATAGAGTCATAGCTGCATCGTGTTATATCGTACGCACCAGTTTCGGCACCTTTTATTGTCTCCTCAACTGATACGATAGCTGAACCAAGTGCTTCCAATGCGGATTGGACATCTATAGCACTTGCATCATAAGCTATATCACTAGTTGTCCCACCATCGAATGATAATGTGAATGTCCCGCCGGTAGGTGGACTAGTGAATGAGATATTTTGTCTTTCATTCTGTGCCGCACTACCATATCCTGCTCGTGCGACACGATCTACGGACGATATTGCATTGGTGGGAAGAGTGCTCATTTCGAGAGTACCTGTTATATCAGTTCCCGCAAGAGCATCTATAAATTCAACAGCTACTGAACCATTATTATAGGCAACATCAACATTTCCCGCACCTATGCTTGGTAATGCTTCTAGTGCTGTTCGCACTTCTGTAGCAGTTGCACCAACTGCTATATCACCTGTGGTTTCTGGAGTACCTCCACCTCCTGGGTCATATTGTAATCTAAATGCTCCTGCTATAGCCCATGGATCAGTACCCAAACTTGCACCTGCAAGATTGGTTGTGATACTATAAGATCCACCTACTAAATTGGTGCTATCAACAGTGATCGTATGAGAATTGTATCTGACATTACCAATGAAGTTTAAGTGAACTCCGTATTGATGTGCTAATAATACTGCATCTGCACCAGTCGCACCACCATCTACATGGAAATCATATTTTGGGAAATTACTCCAGAATAATTCGTGTAGATTATATGCTGTAATATTATAGGGAATTGCTGTTTTGGTTACACCATCAATAGTAAGGTCGAATGTTCCGCCAGTAATTGTACCACTAGGTGTTAAGGAGTATTCTGTCCATGAGCTATCGATGCTTGCCATTACCCATTGTTCTTCATTTACAGTTGCTCCTCCTCCGGCACTACCTTTTCTAGCTTCTACGATTTCTATATCAGTAGCTTCGTGATCAGGGTTTGCAATATTGAGCTTAAAAGTACCACCGTAAGCACTCACGTGGACTGTTTGTGTTTCGTCTTTTCCTTCTCCTGGCCCGCCTGTCCAATCCGTTACGACTGAATAATCAGTGGCTGGATCTATCGTGAATTCTGCAACGTTTTGGTTTCCTAAGACGTTGATGAATTCAATATACCATGGTCCCTCATATAGAGCATCTCTATCAGTTATGTCTCCGGTGACTCTGACATTTCCAGCCCCAATAGTACTCATCAGTTCCAATTTGGCCTCGAAGATACCAATCGGTTCGCTATGGGCAAATGGGACTGATGTGACACCTTCGAATGTGATAAAGAAGTCATTCGTGGTGGTTATTTTCTTTGCAACTGTCTTTCGTTCATTAGGTGTACCATCGAAATCAGTAACAACGTAGGCACTTGCCGCACCTTCTAGGTTGGTACCATCAGGTATCAGGTATGGCATATCAACACCAGCTAGGCTGCCAGTGAATTCTACTAGGTATGGGTCAATATCTGAGCCTGTGCCACCTACACTAACATTAGCAATATTACCAATATTACTAAGTTCGGCCAGTTTTGCTGCTAATTCAGCTGCTGTTGACCCATATGGGACAGTAACAGTATCTGTTGTGCCACTGTATGTGAGGCTGATATCGAATGATCCACCTGTTGATGCGGGGACTCTTATTGATTGGATTTCGTTAGTTGCCGATCCAGAACCAATCTCTTCTACTTCGATAACAGCTTCACAAGGGTCAACAAAAATACCGCCTGTAGTCGATATATAAAATTCACCAAAGTTGATTTGGCCTGTGCCGATAGCTGAAAAGAATATTGGGGTCGTGCATTGATCAAGACCTTTACCATCTGGCAAATCAAGTGGGAAACTGAATTTCTCCCATCTCGCTGTAGTGCCAGAAAACCCAAGTCCTAAAGGCGTATCTGTATCCCAAGGAGGACGTCCGAAACCCGGAGTATAATCCGTTTCTTCTTCTAACAAATCTGCCAAATCTTTAGTCACGCTGAATTCTTTATTCAATCCCAAGCTATTGGTGAATGATATAAGTGTATTGAGCTGGATTGCAGGGTCTGGTAGGCAATCTAGCGGAGGTGGGTAAACTGGGGCTGTGTCTGAACCGCTGGGTTCGATACGGTTCATTAACAGGTATATGTCAACAGATTCTATCAACCCACTCGGAGGATCTGGGAATTCAATAATAAGCGAATCCTGACCAAGATCTCCAGTTTGTGGTATAGACCACAGCCAATTTGGTCTGGATGTTATGGTTACTAAATCTCCATCATCTATATCATTTATCAACGTGAGGTTAGAGCCTAGAACATCAGTTCTTGCAAATCCTCCATCACCTTGCTGTTTCCATAAATCGCACGTGGCCGCACCTAGATGTCCTTCCGTTTCTGCTGCATGTGTTACTTCTGATACGTCAAATGGGTCATCTGGGTCTCGTATTGTGTATCTTGCGATAGCATTGAACACATTTATTGGCCGTCGCGGGATACCTTTAAATTCAACATGTCCTCTCAATCCTTCTATACTACCATCACAAGGTGGTGGAGCTTTTTCGCATATTAATATGTCATCGAGATCCGCATCGTATTCTGCTAGATTACGGATGCGCACTGTTATTATGTCTGCTTGGGCTACGATCTCATAGGTCTTGATCCCAGCAGCACCATCAGTTGTAAACTGATCTGTTACACTTCCGTGGATGAATGATACTAAATATCTTCCTACACCGTTTGCATTAGTTATACTGTTAAACGTTAATTGAAATTCGGTGCCTGGAGTGATGTCGGTAAAGCTTTGTGATAAGGTTTCGCCAGGAGTCGCTCCGGAAGCAGCCCCTAATGTTACTGATCCATCTATTGCATTAAGTGTACCACCACTCCAAGTACCTTTACTAAGTTCAAAATCGTCGTATGATATCCTATCATACCCTGATTCACATCTACCAGCCTGATTACAAACCAAAACATTGCGGATCTTTGTGGTACCGCTATATTCAAGCCCTGAAAGACCACCACTCTTCATAAAGATGATGGCTTGGCCATCGGCGGGTGCGCTGAATGTTACTTGTACTCTTGCTGGTAGCGGTTCTATATCACCAAGCGTTATCGTGTCAGATGCTAGAATATCACCAGAAATATTTCTGGCACCGAATGCCAATGTCAGAGTAGGAATAGTAGCCGGACTCATAACCGCGATTTCAAAGTCCAGAACCATATTAGTATCTGGTCTTAGGTCGGTTATTGCGGTCCGTATTTCTGGAGCTCCAGCAAGGCTGGTGACAATAGCTTGAATATCTTGGTCCCAATATAATCTATCTGTCGTTGGTAATGGTACACCAGTACCATCAGTCCAATTTTCAACTCCTCTCTCAAAATTCGGATTGAGAACGGCATTACGTTGGCCTGGGCCACAATCATCTATTTTAGACAGACATAACAAGACATTATCGACAATAAATTTTGCGGCACCACCATCCTCAGCAGTGAAGAACACTTCTACTTCGCCATCTGACGGCACTTCAGCAGAAATGTTAAATCTTGTTGATTCTCCAGCTGGTTGTAAGTCTTCTATTGTTACACTATCGCCAGCTAATACAGCTTCACTACTGTTTCTAAGTTGGTATCTCAGTCTACCAAGACCTGATGGTACACCAGTCTGATATGTTGTCAATGCTGCTTCAATATCAGCTTCGCCTAGCACACCATTATTTGATACCAATCTGACAACTGCGGTTACTTGCCCACTTTCTGGTACGGTTGCTGTTATTTGCGGACCATTTATAATACCATATATCCACTCTGCATATGCAGAAACTTTGGTATTAAAATGAATCCCACCGCCAAACCCCGGTGACGCTGGACCACCAGACACAACACCAACAACATGGATCAGACCACTTTTATTAACCATCAATGGTCCACCGGAATCACCAGGCAATGTTGTTTCTTCACCTGGCATATACTGCCATTTAATCAGAGTACTTGTGACTTCTTCAACTTCAGTAGTACCACGCCTCAATATCCCGTAATCGTCTGGATCAAATGGTACTTCTCCTGGTCCATAACCATAGACATCTATATCATCGCCTACCACAGGGTCAGCGTCTCTACCGCCCCATAAGTCTGATGAAATTAATGGATGCCCCATAACTGGTGACCCAGGTGGTCCCGCGTCACCGTGACTAAGGCCTTGTATACCTCCGGCAAGTTCGATTATTGCTATATCATTTGTGGTGTCTAGACCTAATAGACTAGGATCAGAAAGTGCGGCTGGATTCCAGTCAGGATGTCTATAAATCTTTCTGGAGAGCATATTCACTTCTGGCGGTGAACCCCCAGTATAGACTTGTACTATTTGTTCATTGTCGGCTAATGCAGTACCACTAGCGCGATAAGTAACATGAGCTGCAGTTAAAACATGCCTATCTGTTATTAGCACACCACTACCAAAATATGGCACTCCTCCATGCCCACATTTCACAACAACAGGGTATTCACTGCGATCTAGTACAGTCCCACCAAGGACTTGCGGGCGAAATCTGGTAAATGTATTTTCTGTTTCTCCGTTAATAACAACTGCGGGAATATCTGGGACGGCGGCAAATGATGTGGCACCTGGATTATAATATGCTTCATTTAGTACTGTGTCACCATCTACTAGTTGGATAATAACTGAACCGTCTGTTACTGTATCGATATTGGCTGAAAATGCGAAAAGATCATCAGTAGCGACCGCAAATGTTTGGGCTATCGCCGCCCCGTTTGTGATGATTCTTTTAACACTTCTTGGTGTTTTGGTTGGTGATGGCTGGAAATATGTTGGTGATGTACTTCTACCGCCTAATAGATATTGTGCTACTTGGCCCGCATCTTCTATTGGGCCTTGTGGTGCTACAATTCTACCAGCAATCGGGTCGAATAGGACATCTTGCGGAGGAGCACCCCCACAATCAATAAAGGTCTCAGTATATGTGACTGATGATATTGTATTATCAGCAAGTGTTTCAATTCTTACTTTAGCGATTGATGCGGTTGAAACATTTATCAAACTCAAATAAATAGTAGTCTCTATAGGATTGGCTGGATCGAATCCTATATCTATGCCAGAAACTCTTTCACTGCCGGTCCCTGACCCACCCCATAAATCAGTTACAATATTTTGTACATCTCCGTCGTAAGAGGCTCTCTTTAATGACGCTGTTCCGACGCCTTCTTCTATCCAATAAATATGTCCGGAATTGGTATCTATTTTTATATGTGTTACCTCATCGGTTGTTGTCCTGGCTACGCGGTACCCAGTTGGTGTTCCTGGATTGACGTGATTATCTAAATTGTTGATTAATATCTCATAGGTAGTGCCACGGACTGAACTGTGTACTAGAACATTATTGATTGGGTCAATATCGAATGCATATATTTGTCCACCTATTGGGACATGAGACGCGATAAGTATTGGTGACCCAGTACCATCATAATTCATTCTGTAAATTTCTTGGCCATTTATAAGGTAGAAGACATGGCCGCGAACCATATCAATTTCTACGTTGATTATATGATCAGACGTTGCTAGTAGTGTAGATTCGTATGTCCCATCCGTGTCATATATATTAATATCCCCATCGGCCGTAGCTGCTACGTATTTGTCATCGAAAGTACTAGTAGAAAACCCATCATTATACCCTGTCAATTGTAATCTTTTCTCGAGTGGCGGATGATCTACGACATGAGCACCAAGACCTACCCAACCAAGTGTGGCACCAGTATTATTAGGGCCTGGTAATAATGCACCTGTATCCCATAGTGCATGTTCTATTATAGAATATCCTTCTGGGAGTTCAAGCGCCGCCTGTGATCGGAGATCTGTGGCCGCAGAAGAGGTAGGTGGAACAACCTCGGTTAAGACATCTAATCCAAGTACGACTAGGTCTCCACCTTCCATACCTGTCGCTGTTTGTCCGGCAGCACCGTCCAATTCAAGTGCTTTACGTTCATCGGTATCATACCAGGCTATTGATCGCCCCGATAGAGTCGTCTTGTCTATCCACCCTTCTATACCAGTATCGAATTTACCGTTTACTATCTTATCGATACCGCCTTCACATTCTGGGGAAAGCGGCTCACCAGCACCACAGAGGGCGAAGATGTAACTTGTTAATAGAGTATCAACGCCCAGACCATCCCTAGCAGTCTGGATCATAACCCCGCCGGTCATGCTGATATAGGTATCGGCTTCATTTAGCATAGTACCCCACATAGGTGTACCAGCAAAAATGACTCTGATATTCATAGCCGCACATGCTGAAGCCGCCGCATTGACTGATACTCCGGAATCTACACTTGATCCAACCCCATAATTATTTATATTATCAGTTAGTACTATTAGTACTCGTACAATATTACCTTCCCGCCAGCTTCCAGCTCTACCTTCTGCCGCATGTTTTACGGCTGCTGCTGACCATTCTGGACCGTCACCACCACCACTAGCACCTACTCCGTTAACGGCACTTTTAAATGCAGTTAGCGATGCTGATCCGCATAGATTGCTAAAAGGTAATCTAGTTGTGACGCTGTCTTTGAATGTTGTTAAACTAAAACGGTAATTCTGACCAACAGCTAATTCGACTAAATCAGCAACTCCTTGGATACCACTTTTGACACCGTTGATAGTACCACCCATACTACCAGTATCATCCAAGACAACTGCTAGATCTACTTTACAGTTATCTGCAGGATCTTCCGAACACGGATCTGGAGATCCTGAATAGAATATGTCTTGTTTAACAACACCAAACGCAGTATTGGTTAATGCCGTTCGTAATTTCGAACTCTCTTTAGCATAACGTAAACCGGCTGCAGTCTTTTTGAACGCTGTCGCCCCATCTCCGGTTAGGCCATAAGCAGATGCTGTTACAACACTTGAACTTAATGAGCCTGAAGGAGGTGGAATTGGGGTGATTGAGCCTACTTCTTGAGGTGATGTGACTCTTTGAGTTTTCCCATACGCTAAACCGCGCATAGCTACTTCGACATTTGGCGATGGTAATCCAAATGCTGGGGTTATAATTTCTTGTTGAGCAGAAATTACTTCTACGTGGGTAGCTTGTGAGATCTCGCGCATTTGACCTTTAATAGGTCTTTTTACGTCATCGAAGGCATCTGTAGACATGGCATTCTCTATATCGTAGGAATCTATCGTAGATTTGAGTACTATAAATCCGACACCTCCATTGTATCATCACCTTCGAAGTACTGGCCCAAGGCTTTGCGGTGGGCCTGTCGTATCTCCTCTATCGCTTTCTTAGCTTCAACTGCATTCTCTTTCATCCATTTAGAGTATGATTTCTTGATTTTTTCGGCATTATGTTTTGCTACTAGAAGAGCATCAATATTTCTCATTCTAGATATTGCTACATCTAGTTGGAAGATAAAGTATTCGTCCTCTTTACCCCAGGTTTCTTCTAATATTGGACATGCTATTTCTTTTAAGCAGTCTAGGAATGCTTTATACTTTATTGTTTCAACTATTATATGTTCCCATTCTTCTGGGGTAATTTGTGATTGTAGCTCGAGCATCGTGCCTTCTTCATAGCACCGTATAGCACCTTCTAAGCAAAAGAACGTAGGGTGTTTTTCTTTCTTTCTCTTGGCCATGGATATATCCTAATTATTGATGGTTTCACGATCGATTTCCGCGACCATGTATATCTTAATTACCAGAGCAGATAATCTATTTAGCTTCGGCAAGCCATTTATTCATTAATCTTAGTATTCTGCTTCTTTCCTTTACGGCGGCTGCTTGAGAGTCGCAAAGGCAAGATTCTGGCATCCATTCGTCATCCGCATTAGCATAATAAAATTCACCAGTCTGATTGCTTCTGGTGATTCTATTAATCACGAATGGTTCTACTACTAGTTCAGAGGATAATAGTGAAACAACAATATTGAAGTCTGAATGATGTAGTCTAGGTAGCTTAGCTTTAGATTGCCAAGTATTTTTATATGGGCCTGAATAGATTGTTTTTGGGTGTGTATGAAGCATCCATTCTTCATCACTATTTAATTGTGGGATTGGTGATGAGTAGCGCAGCACAACCCACCAGGCCTTGTGACCGACTTTGTATCTTGATAATTCTAATACTGAAGTAATCTTCTTGTTCATCAACCCAGAATTGTTCTATTTGTGGCTTGGTTAATGATATCCATCGCAGCGCTTCTGGGTATTCCGTCTACTATCGGAAGCCACGTGTTCCCTTCTTTTATCTCAATTTGATGATCTTCATTTACATTTTTACCTGGCATTGGTACTGCACGAACGTTTGTGCTACCTGCCTTCTTAATCCTTTGGATCGCTTCGTTTAGGTTTATCATCATTCACCCCTAACTTTGATTGTAATCCAAATTTAATGGCTTCAACACTCATTTTGAAGACATCTTCTTTGGTGTTGTGTGATCCGTGTCGCCTCCCAAGATTTGGTTCTAGAAATAACCATCCCTTGTATTGTGTATTTATCACGTCGACTAGTGTTAACAATATATTAGAATCACCAAAGCCAACAGGTTTAAATCCTCTACCTATCTTATGATCCCGCACATCTATAGCAGCAGTTCTATTCTTCAGTAAGGACCAAAAGCGGACAAATGGGTCTTGTTTTTGTTTTAGTATAAGTTGTACGGGATCATATAATAATTGCCATTTCCTATGCTTGGCAAGTAGTGCGGCTATATCTGTAGGCCTTATATAGATAGAATCTGGAGTTATCTCGAATACCGGTGATATATTATGTGCAATTGATTGTTGCTTAATATACTCCATCCACCAATCAACTTCGGCAGTAACATCTGATTTGACCTTAGTACCTATCTGGATTCTTACAATCGGCGTCTTGAAATATGACGCTAAATTGAATGCTCTTTGAATATATTCTTGGTCTAAGGACACAAGACTTGGAGCTGGGACTTCTCCCAATGTAGTTATTAATGCTATAGGTGTTACTTCATATTCTTCTAATATATCTCTTAACTTCTTGCATCCACGGTCGCTTAGTTCTAGAATATTATTGACCCATGCTCTACGCAAGACTGCATAATGGATATTCAATTCCTTCAGGACTTTGCAGGCCGTAGCCGGGTCTTCCCCGGCTTCGTCTAGATATGCAGCGACTTTAAACGCTTCGAGCATGATTGACTACTGCCTTACAGAATTTAAGCAAATCTTCGTCTGATCCCGTGTGCCTTGCATTATTAGCAGTGAAACAAATAAGACGAATATTATTTTGTGTGTAACCAACACTTTGATCTATTCTATCGATTGTAACTGTGGTTGGAACTAATCCAATCCCACTTTTACGCAATTCCATTTTCCAGCCTGTTATCGGACAAATTCCATTTTGTTTATCCCATAAGTTTTTTACTATAGCTGGTGTTATAGTACACTCAATACCGCGTCTTTTACATCTTTTTCTTACTGTCTCCACAGCATATGTCCATCCTACTGATTCCCACCTAGAAGCTCTATATGCTTTAAAAGACATTCCGGCAGCCTTAGCTGCTTTCCGGAGATTATTTCTATAGTTAGCATCATTCTTTTTGCGATTCATCATTCCCATCCAAAATAGGTACGTGTGGAAATGATGTAGATTTGATCGCAATTAGTCTAAGAAACAAACATGGTCGTTTCTTGGACCAGTGCCAACTATAGTGACTTTGACGCCACCTAGATCTTCTAATTTCTTTATGAAATCGGTGACTTTGGGAGGAAGATTGTTTGGGTTATTAGTTCCATAACACTTCCAATCAATATAGTTTGCGAAATTAAGAGCAATCTCGGTCGCTCCATTAATCGCAACAGCTTCCTTAAATTGGATATCGGAGAACGTGAAAACCCGTCGTAATCTTTTTGTGACTGTAGTTAATTCACCTTTAAACGTTTCTTGTGGTGCTCCACAAGCCTCACCAATAGCTTCCCAAGTTGTTTCTGTATGGTCAGGATAACAATCGCCAGAATATCCTACAGTTTTACCACCTTCAACTACATTACCGACGCGAATAGGCGCTGGCCTGATGACCAATATTACTCTACCCATGTGATGATGAGTAATACCCATGTCGGCCATGTTTTGCATAGCCGTCGTGCTTCTGCTGGTGCACTGAGGATAATGTGAGCCGTGGTTAATATCCAGGCTGAATCCTTGAGATCCTTCATGTAGGATAGTATTGCCCACCTCCATGAACATTTGTAATATGCGTGGTATCGATAAGTCTACGCAGAGGCTTTGCCATTTTGTACCACGTAAACATGCCGCGAGTGCTTTTTCGAGAGTATACCCTGAGTATTGGGTGAATTCTGTATCGCCTGCAAGCTTCAAATCTGGCCGCCTCATAATCTTGTCGGCAAGGAATGCCCCACAACCTTGCATGGTACTAGCGACGTGTTTTGTCCCACCTTTGAGTTGATTCTCGATTTCTTGGTGTTGCTCTGTGATTATGCCCGCTCTTGGATGTATCACGAGCCTTGGAGCACATTCGGTTTCGGCGACTTCCTTTGCCATTTGCTTGGCATGAAATGCGGCTGTTGGTCCTATTACGATATATGGAAGATAATCAGTTCGCCATTTTCCAAGAATTGCTGGGGCTGGTAGGGCCTTAGCTATGAATGTGGCTCCATCACTATCGACTGCGGTATGCCCCGCATTTGCCATATTGGTCGTTGATATGACGCTTGGTCGATATCTGTCGGCGATTGCTGTTGATATCAAACCTTTTCCACAGGAGCCCCATTGTCCATCGGTAACTACATTGAACGTTCCAGATTGCATTGTTTTTGCCTTTATGTAAGGTGGGATGTTATTGATTAAATACGGAAATAGCTATGGTAGTCAAGATATAACTAGTAACACATCATGAAATTACCAAATTTCCCACCAACAGTTCGAATCGAGGTGACAAATGCTTGTAATGCACAATGTATAATGTGTGCTCATAGGAAGATGCAACGTAAAGTACAATACATGGATTATCAATTCTTTATTACTCTAGTTGATCAGTGCAGGCGAAAATGCAGGGCTATACATCTTCATAATTTTGGGGAACCTCTTTTAGATGATACATTAATAGAGAAGGTAATATATGTGGCAAAGTGTGGTATCAAACCTAGACTTTTTACCAATGCATCATTACTTAATAATGAATATGCACAAGCTTTGATTGAGGCTGGATTAGAGCAGATAACTTTTAGCGTTGATGGGTCTAGTATAGAGGAATTTGAGAGGATTAGATATCCGTTAGAGTATGGTCGAGTATTTGATAATATTTATAATTTTATTGCATTAAATAGAAAATTAGGATCACCAGTCAATGTGAGGATACGATGTTGTAATACTGATGATCAAAGAAGGACTGTGAAATTATTTCCTGGTGTCAAATTTGCAAAGTTTCATAATTGGGCTGATATATCTATAGCAACAAGGGGGAAATTATCTACAGATGTATGTTCTCGTTTATGGACTAATATGACAATATTAGTAAATGGTGATGTTGCGTTATGCCATGCTGATATTGAAGGTAAGGAAGTTGTGGGGAATACACATGTTACACCAATATATGACATCTGGTATAATACACGATATAATGAGATACGCCAGAAGCACCTTCAATCACAGAGATGTGATATAGAATTATGTAGGGATTGTATGTGTTAATCTCTTAGTGCTCTTGATGCTTCTACGTCGTGTCCATCAGCTTTCCACCCTGCTATTTGGGCACCGGCACTAAGTCTTTTATTGGGGTCATGTCTTGATCTGTCAAAGTCTTTTAGGGCATCTGGGAGATTCTTGATGAGGACACTTAGACATGCTATTTCACCCTGTTGATCGCGTTCGTCATCTAAGACGGCGACCATATTTCTTTGTTGTAGTGTGCTTTTGATACGTTGTGCTAATATTATAGACCGCAATTCACTTGTCAGTCTATCTAATTTGGTGGCTGTTTCTCTCCGTTGTTGCTCCAGCCAAGAGTCTTGCCTTACTAAGAGGTCGGCATCATCGCCAAGCTCATGGATTAGCATCATTAAGCTCATGTTCTTCTACCCAATCAGATGGAACCCACAGAAGTGCCCCAAATATCTCTATTCTGTAGTGTTTGTGTTTCTTGTCTTTTATTATGCCTATTTGGTTATGCCAAACGTGTTGTTCGTTTGTTACTCGTACAACCGTCCCTGTTTCTAATACAGGGATCTCTTCTTCTATTGGTTTTCTTTCTGTTACTTCTTCTGACGCTGCTACTTGAATTTTGGTTCCACAATATATACAATCAACATATACTCTATTAGGTTCACAATAAGTATCAGAATAGGTATAACTATGCTTTAAACCACAATCAGGACATGTTACATTACTGAGGAGATCCACTTTCGAGCATTCCTCTTAACTCTTGTGGTTGGTTCTGGAATTCCTTAATTATTGCCTTTGCTTGTAATACATTAACAGCAAACCTAGATGCTCTATCGCAAGAAGTGATTGTACGCACACTATTGATATTTGCTGATAATTTGATAGGAACCTTTACTTTCTCGAGGATTTTATCTATTACTTGATTGTGTGTATCTGCGTTGGCTTTGCTTATTTGTAATTTAAGTTGATGGTCAGTCCTGATCATCGCTGGCATCCGGACGTCCAACAAAGCTTCACATAATGTGGCTATATCTTCTTCGGTTCTCGAGAAAACACCAAACACAAATCTTACTTCTGTTAGTTCTGTGAGATGTTGTTTGATAAAGTCAGTTAGAGATTTGGCTTCATTTCTTGTATCTGTGACTGTTTTCCCGGCAGTCAACATAATTTCAAAACCATCAGCATCTAAGGCATCTGTTGATAGGCCCCTAAATTTTGTCATGCCGAAGACTTCACCTTTTGGGCAGTCTACTGGTGTAATAATTTTATATTGCCCGCCAGCTCTACCACGTGCCATCATAGCTTCTGACGTAATAGCTGGGTGAACCACAATCGCTGGGAATTTATACTTAGCTGCTAGATTAGCTGCTTCGATTAATTCATTGGCTTGCATTACATCAAGTTCTAATTTGTTAAACATCGGATCTCCCTAACAATGTGAGCACTTTCTTGATGGCTTCATCTTCTGTTTTTGTTTGATGCACACCATCAAGATAATAAAAGGTTTTTTGTTCTACTTCTTTCTCCATTAGAAGTACGATAGGTATATTAAGACCTCTGGCTAAGCCTGCTTCCCAATGACTACCGCATCCACCTGGAAATATCATCAGAAGGACATCACACGTCCTTACTCCGTTTTCTTCCTCTTCACCGAAGGCTCTTAATTCCTCCTCACTATATACTTGTCCATGCTTGGTCCAGTCGTAAGTGATCTCAATACCTAATGCGTAGAGTTTCTCCTTTATTTCTTGTGCTCTAGCCGCATTATGTAATCTCGTCGCAATATAAACCTTATTCATATTATTCTCCGATCAAGTCCTTTTTGGCAATACCATGAGGAAAATCTGTCTTCTGGTGTTAAATGATGCTCTTCTACGAAGGCATCTATCATTTCAACATTATATGGCCAGTGTTCTTTATCATAATCGTGACCAGCGAAGATCCCGCCACTTTTTAATTTGGGCCACCATTCGTGAAGCGTCTTTCCGCCTTCCTGGCCTTTTCTGGCATTCCCGTCAACATAGATAAAATCAAACAGATCATTTCGGAAAAGACGAGCAGCTTCGCTAAAGCTTAATCTTAAGATTGCGTTTCTTTGACCAAATTCAGATAATTTATCAACTACTGCTTTATATTGCTCATCATCGTGGCAACGAGTACCCCAGAGATCCACGGAGAATAATAATTGTAGTTGACTTTTCTTTAAAATCAGAGATGAAAAAAGACCGGCAGCGACGCCTAGCTCGATACCAAAACCCGTTAAACCTAGTTCGTTAAGTAGCTCTGGTAATTGGCTTCTTTTCTTTAGAGATTTTAGAGGCTTACTCATGCCTCCATAATACGTCAGAGTCGATTAGCGTGTTCTATTATGGGTGTTAAGTCTCTATGCGTTATATTCCCGAATTTCTTAACAAAGTCCCAAGGATTGTAGTCGGTCACAAAAGTAAATCTAGTTCTTTCTTCTGGGCTTAATACTACTGCTGCTGTATCATACCATTCTGCTTCTTTTGCAAATCTTTTAGCCCGTAATTCTGGTTCGACATCTGGATTGACGCCATAAAAATGTAATTTACCATCTATTCCGCTAGGATTCATATCGCAGCCTAATATATAAATATGATCATAATTCATCCATGCTGCTATCTGCATTGAAGCATAAACTGATGATCGTCCGATATAAATCCCTTTGCTTGGGTCTTTACTCCAGCCTTGCCCTCTATGATTCTTAAATTGCATAGAAGATTGTTTTTGTTTTCGTATAGCTGTAGAATTAAACATAGTGCCATGATAGGAATTCCATAAGTCCTCATGGCGTCTTAGTTGTGAATAATCGAAGAATGCCCAATATGTTGTCGGCCAAATTCGCTCGTCTGGTTTATTGACTGTTAGGGTATGGATCTTATCGTGTTCTTTAATATTCTTAAGGTCGATATCTGATACTTCTAATAATGATGGGCCATTCCCTAATATTATTAGTATATTCCCACAACCTATTCCTTGTAGGGCTTTTATTTTTTCGATCGACCCATAGGATGGCTCTCTTGTCTCGTATCGGACTTGGGTCTTGCGCCTGATATTGCGATGTCGCCTTAGAATTTTGGATTGGGCGACGGAAGCGGCGGGAGGTGTGCGTACTGCCTTGCGTGGTTCTATTCGCCGAATGTCTTTTAAATCTAGTACTTTTTCGGCTTTTGGCTTTGCAACTATTTTGACAGTCTTGGGAACGTTAATCGCAGACCGTTTACGGACTACCAACGGTTTCACTCTGGATGCAACGACGTTCCTGTGCATGTAGATTCTCTAATATGTCAGCAAGTAAGTTGGCAAGTTTGCTATCTTTATCTAACATTTTCACGAATGCTGACACTTTTGTATCATAGTCTTCTTTGTCACTCTTGTCGACAAGTATTACTATTGCTTCTTGGTGGTCAGCAATAAGTTGTTTTAACTCTGGCGGAATGTCGGTGTTGTATGGTTTAGTTTTCATATGACCACCCTGTAAAGGAGGAATACCCTTTTTTCCAATACATGCTAGCAATATGTATATAATAGTTTCATCTTTCGGATACGTATTTGATATATTGACAGAAGAGGCTTTTTGTGTTCTAATAAGGAACGATACGAAGGAGTACTCAGGGTGGTACTCTATTAAATAGCTCTCTTGGGAAGTTGTGGGACACGGATGGACCGTCCTGCATTACTGGGTAGAACCCCAGCCGCCGCGTCATCCAAAAGCTGGCGTATCCCTTGCCGCTGGTGCGTTTGCTTATTTAGGATGCTGTACATTACCCTATATGTGGTAGTGGTCAGGAGATTAAATACAGGTGCTCTACCGGGCATATATATTAAGCGACCAGATACTAATTTCTCTAAGACCTGGACAAAGGCTTTGCTAGCCAATTCTTGTTGCTCATCTTCATTCGGCAGATTAAACCTTGTCGAAATACCATCACAAATATTCCGAACGTCTCGTAGCATAGCATGCCACGAACTTTCGGTTGGTTGTTCCCTAATATATCCCTCTTCTTCTAGATGTGGGATCACATTAAGAAGTTGCTCGAATGGATTGTCCAGAAGGTGTAATCTAGAGTCAGATTCTAGACTAAATGCTTGTGAAACGAGAATTTCCAAGATCGCGTCCCAATCGACGTCTTGGGGATCACCATCATCGGTTTTAAAGTAGATCGGATCAGCAAATGCTAGGCAATGCAATCTTTCAGGATATGAAGGGTCTGGTAAAGGCTTACCCCTCTTCAGGATTGTTTCGCCGCTGTGTTTTGCAACTCCGATTATTTTCGTCCACAATAACCCATTTTTTCGATAGAGCTCTAGGTCAGGAGACGCTGTTCCAAGTATCCAATGGAACCAGTTTCTCTCGAGTTCGTCACTGTCACAGTACATTGTTTTTTGACCTCCCGATGGAGCGATTTAACGTTGGCTTCTCGTGCGCCACAATACAGTGGTACCCCGATAAAGCGCGATTAGCCTATCTTGTTTGTGCAACGGTTTTTTCTCAAAGGATGTGCCATGCCTTTACTACGACAATTGCCCGAATTGCTGATTCGAGGCAGCATCGCCAATGTCACTATGGCGAGTCTTAGCGACGCGGAACGTCGCAAAGCTGGGGAAATTACTGAACAGATCATTAATCACCCCGAAATGCAAGCAAAGCGACACGCGTTCGCTAGAGAGCTTGCTGCTACAATTGGTGCCGACTACAGAGACGACCGGCTAATCGCTGACAATGAATACGCGATTGCCATCTGGAGAGGAGTTGTGGGCATCATATACCACAAAAAGTACGACTTCCACTGTCGTGCATGTGGTTCCAGTCATTGGATGACTGAGCGTGGACTGCCCAAGCCAATTGATAGGCAATACGAGAGTTGCCCCAATTGCAAGCAGATGCGGGTAGAGACTCCTGGAGACACGGAACTCGTTCCAGGAACGTACATCACCAAGGCCCAATATAAGGACATTTGTGACAACCAAGTGCCTTTCAAGCCTCAGGGTGAATACGGGTGGGTCGAACAGAATATACCAACCTGCTCATCTCCAATCGACTACATTCCAGGTGATTTCGCCCATGACAATCCCTGGAAGATCCTCGATAGTGTCCAACAAATGGTAAGATTCTTTGGTGAATATGTGTGGAATTATTTCCGCCAACAGCTCGCTGAGAATCAACGCAAAGAACACAACAAAAAGAAAGTCAAGATCACCGCACCTGCTGATGAGATCATGTATAAAGAACTCATCATGCTTTGCAAAAAGATGCGGCTTGACCATTCTGTTGATGATTATTTTAACGACGACCGACAATACGTCGTTTATCTCCAGGGTAATTTGACACCTCCAGAATTTACCGTCGAATACCTCTTATTGCAGCAACGCGCGTTAGATGCTGGAATTACTATTGAGGCTCACGACGACCGGATTTGTGTATTACGGGATGCAAGTGCTCCATTGTTGGAATCCACAATTTCACTAGCGGAGCATGTGCTTATGCAGGAAGAGGGTGTCCAGGATGGGGACGACAACGTATTCACCATACAGCAGGTTCATTACCGGACGATGGAGGGAGTTAATATGGACCAAGAAGACCATGTACAATGCGTTGAATCGAGTGACGTGATGACGGCAATACGCTGTGCTTTACCAGATGGCGATTGCCAAGTAGTTTTTGACATCGACTCTCAGACCGGACCGCATTATACTGCATTCTCTGAGATGTTCGGTGACAAAAAACCTAAGAAAACACATATTGCTCAATTCTTAGGAACTACTACTCGACAAATTGGCTTACACAGGGATAACATCAGGGGACAATGCCTGATACATAATATGGTTCCTGGCTAAAAATGTATTTAAGTCAAAGATCGAGTATACGAAAGAACTTACAGTCGACACATGAAATGAGAGATGCAGAAAATGTTAGTAATGAGAAGAATGTGGTTTGATAGTGGTTAAATGATTACATTTAACTTTGTGGTCTAAGCCCAAGACACCTCGTAACTGAGCGAGGGGATGCCGGGATAGGGTCCGAGCCGCTTATTAAAAATGGAAAATTAAGATTTACAAAGAACGTGGCCGAGGCCCCGCCGATCAAAAGTTGGCGGGGCCTCATTGTTTATAAGGATTTAGCCATGAAAAAGAACATCTACCAAATCATGGTTAAAGGCCTAGCAGACTCTTTCCGTAAAGAGTTCCCAGAACTCAGAATAGAAGGACATCCAGGACCATCTCCTACACTATTATTTAAGAAGCAAGAAACGAAGGATAGTATATTATTATACATCTATCCTGGTAGGAATAAGCGTGGAGTGGAAATAGCAGAAAGGATTTTCGTCCAGGCCCGTATAGGTGTTCGTGGGAGTTTGATTGCATCTAAACGGCCTGGTATCTGTCTAGACCTCAATGATATAAACTCTATCGATACACTAGAAGAATGGATACGTAGCTTAGTTAAAGAAGCCCTACTAAAGGATGAAGAATGTATGAGCAATTAGGCGAGGTTGTAAAACCATATCTGCCAACGTATGGCGAATTTAATTGGAAACCTAAACCATTTATTGGTGAACCTGGAGACGAGGTTTTTGTACCACATGAGAATCCGGAAGCTCCTGGGACAAAAATCTATTTGGTAGCCATAATTGATAGTACGCATTTTTTCCGCCATGCAGAATTTCTAGCTAGCCAAGATTATCAAAAGATTAAAGGGTGGATGTTTGACCGGATCACCCATGAGATGTTTTTAGTGATGGAAGAAGATAGTGACGAAATATATTGTATTGGTTTCCCTATGGGAACATTTGCTATATTTGGTAAATTAGTAAAGAATAATATTGTATATCAAAAATGCTTCAAAGCATTTACTGCTTTAGCAAGTAACCTCTCTGTACCTTAGCCCAGTGCCTCATTATTGCTTTATGACGTACTGAGCCGTCTGGTTTTACGAACCTGTGAAACCTTCTATTATGTGCGATATGGACTTGCTTGAAATTCTCTATGAATTGGTGCTTGAATCCGCGATAATTCCATTCTGTCGGTAAAGTAGCAATACGGCAGGATGAAGCATACATAAGTGATGCAAAGGATGGTTGGTTTCTATCTTTTCCATGTTGGTACTCGAACCACCTCTCCATTGTTGGTTGTACCTTCGAGTTGAAGAATATAACTCCACAATTAAATTGTGGGAAGCAATCTGGAAGTTCTGGCATTTTGACATAGCCTTTGAATGGTGCATGCACTGCTGCTACATCAAAATTTTGTAACATTTCGAAGGGCAGAAATGCTTCATTATCTATAATTATTGTATCAACATCTAAATATAATGTCTCATCGTATGGACTATTGGCACATGCATAAGTCTGTGCATACAATCCACGGTGGTTGGCCTGACTTATATCAACCCCGTCTATCTGTGGAAATTTATCAGGAGTTGGAGTGAATACTGTAATAGGGAGATCAGTTAGACGACGCACAGTGCTAATAGATACGTGGCACTCTTTGAGGTATCTACATTTATAGGCGAAATATATAATTCCACGTGTCATTTTGGTATAGTAGCAATCACGTTAATACTAACTGGTTTGCCATCCACCTTTATTGGAGTTTTTCCTGACTCATGGGCGATAATTAATGTTTTTCCAGATTTGGATGGGGTTGCTTCTTTTAAGTCAACCTCTATCACTAATTTCTTGCCTTTTTTCTCAACTTTCATTGTGGTACCCATCATGAAAATATACTAATGAGGTAGATTCATGGACTCACACACTATCGACGCCATCAAACATGCCTCTAATACAGAGGTGGTCAGGCGACTTCTCATTAAGTACTTTCTGGAAAAGGGCTTTGTAGAAAGTTTCGACCGCCAATTATATCCAGCCCTAGTTCAGGATCTACCTCTATTTATTCCACCCCTTGTAAATAAAGTAGAAATAGTTCCATATGTCGAAGATTTGGACTTGATGCAGAGCAAAGCGGCACTAGGGTGGAACCTATTCGTACTTGGCAATCAGAGGATGTATCTTGGTGATACATTCCATAATGATTTGAAGGATCTTGCTAGACAGATAAGTAATGGAGTAGTAGTAATACCAGAGAGTTATTCAAACGCTAGAAGACAAACGACACCTAGAAAAATCATTACATTCATAACTAGAGTACTATCTCAACATGATGCCGGATATATCGACCTCAGACCATCTGTCGCCAGATCCTTTGAAGAACCAATGGCAGTTCGGAATTCTATGATGGGCATGCCACAACAATTCTTCACGAGATCTGGATATGGCACCTAGAAAACCTAGAAAATATGCTAATGATATAGAAAAATTCTTCTACGAAAATTGAGATCGTAGAAACAGAAGTAATAAATGGAAACATTATTTCGAAATATATGATCGGCATTTTAGTCGTTTTCGTGGCAAACCAATACATGTCCTAGAAATTGGTGTCAAATTTGGTGGTTCTTTGCTATTATGGCAGAGATATTTTGGCCCTGAAGCAACTATACATGGTATCGATATTAAACCAAGATGTACTGAAAGAAAACTTAATAGACTTAGCGGCGGCGAATATGTCTAGACTGCGACCAAATGGCGGAATATGGGACCTGTGTTGCCTGTAAATCCAAGAATGTTAGGGAAGCATCATACCAAGATTTGGTTTCTAGAGGAATGGACCCATGGTATGCTCTTGAATTGACGGGTGATATGGATGCTGGCAGATCTCTGATGGATGGTATGACAGCAATAATCTCAGAGTCTGATGGTCCCTAGTCGCTTTTCAAACCCTAGAGTCTGATTGTACTAAGTCGCTTTTCAACGTCAGCGAAAACATATGATATGCGATTATGGTCTATCACAGAGTCAGATTCTTCGACTCACTTATATCGAGGCGAAACCACTACTGCTACTGAAGTAGAGGTCGTAGAAGCCATAAAATCCGGCGATTACTGGGGCAGATATTTCACGTATGGAGATCGTGCTGCAGCCACCGCCTATGCTGGTAGTCATAATTATATTCTTGAATTTAATATACCACACGAAGAATTAGTAGCTGAGAATGTACCTATTATTACCACGCTACTAGACTGGCAAACAGAAGAGTATGGTGCCGATTGTGGTATAACTCCATCGTCTACTATTGAGCATGTGGGAAAAGTATTGAGTAAGCATGGTATACCGGCTAAATTTGCTGAACAATATCTCAAGTGTTTCTTACAACGAGTTAAATCTTCAAAGAGTGGGGAAGTTAATGCGAGTTTGTTAAGTGAGTATGGAGATCTTATCCACCATTGCGATGGACCAGTTACTATTGATTGTGTAGTGCTTTGCCAGCGTTTATCACAATATCTTAAAAATAAATGGTCACAAGTTGCTTTATTATTGAGGCCTGTTGAGCCCTCAGAACTTGTGCGTATTATTAGAGTCTGATGGTCCCTAGTCGCTTTTCAAACCCTAAGAATCTTCTATGTGCTGGTTTCTGCGGCACACCAGTTGTTAGATAGGTGACTAAATATAATCTTCTCTAGAGATACCAAACTATTCGGGTTGGCAAGTTCAAAACAATCAACAATCTCTTTAGTAAAGCTGCCATATTGATCTAATCGCCTATGGGTACAAAGTATCATACCGTCCCTTATTATAAGTCTATATCTCCTATCACAAAACTTATCAGGATTCGAATTTACCTCTAAGATCAATGCATGATCATGAAACCATCCACGCACCCACCTAAACCTATGAGTACTGTTAGCTAAGATCTGCAAGACCGCCCTCAGAATTTCCTCATGATTTTCACGATTCATTCCAAACAGCTCACGAATATCTAACGGTGGAAATGGTCTCTTTATTTTCGGGATACAAATTCTTTCAAACTTGAAAAGAGGTCCAGACATCATGCCGCCTTCAGATGGGAAAGCCTCTCAGTCCTCACAACCCTAATCTCACGCGGGAACGTATCCTGCATATGATCCTTATGAGAAATGATCAGGATTGATTCAGCCCTAGAAGCAAGATCGCTCTTAATTATATTAATCAGAGAATCTATACCATCATCATCTAAGCGACCATCAACCTCATCAAGAACTAATACGTTACACTGGCGACCATACATATGCTCATGAAAATCAAACATCGCCAACATAAACGCCACATCAGTCCTCTTCCGCTCCCCGCCAGACTCAAATTCATATCCCCATAGATTACTAGATATACCAAGTGTTGATGTCAATGAAACCTCAATATCGAGGCCAAAAACATCGAGATAATGCTTTAACCTAGTATTGATAAAGGGAATATGATCCTGGAAGGCAAAACTCTTGATCTTATTCCGATCATTGTAGGCCTTATAGATATAGAAATAATGGCGGGCTAAGAAATTGTCTTGTTCAACTTTCTCTCGTAGTCCTACTAAGAGCTTTTCTTGCTTTTTAAGACCTTCTTCAGCTTCTTGTAGGGATCTCTTATGAGGGTTTTTCTCTTCTTTAGTTGCTTCGGTCTTTAGACGTTTCATCTCCCTATCATGTCTGCAATACTCATCATGTATTCTTATTGCCTCTTTGACAGTGTGTTCTGGTTTCTTCTCTGCCACAGCTTGTTTTACATGTTCGATAGTACTCTTTAATTTAGTTCTCTCCTCGTTCGATTCCTCTATCTGGTGCATTATCTGGGCTAATCGTGTTTGAAGTGGTTCAACCCTTGCTGAGACATGATCTGTTGCAATAGTCTGTTCACAATTAGTACACATCTTGCCAGATTTCTGTTCCCATTTATTAATCCTTTCTTGGACTGATCTGGCGTCACCCTCTAGCTTACTGATGGCCCTGAAGAGTTGCAGTTCTTGGGATTCTAGTTCATTGAGTTTTCCTTGGATTTGCTCTACTACGGCCCATTTCTTACGTAGTGCGTCACGATCTGGTACCTTTATCGCATCTCTCTTTTTCTTCTCTTCTACGGCTAGTAACAGAAGTTCTTGCTTTCGCTTCTGTCTACCCTGTTCAAATTCGCTGGAGGATACTTTCAGTCTTTCTATGACTGATTCTAATCTAGTGATTTCTATTTCAATATTGGCAATACGCTGTTTATCTGTCTCGATTGTTGATTCTAGTGCAGTATGCTTCCCTTTTGCTACCTTAGCCCTATAGAGATACCTATCAACATGTAGTGCCCTCTCTATGGCCTTTCGCCGTGATTGGTCGGCCATTTCTAGCCATGGTTTGCTATACTGGTTGAAGAATGCGGAGCCGCAGAAGAAATCCCAATCCAGATTGAAGTGTCTAGCTAGTTGGGCTTGTTGGTTGACGGCCGTTGATAGGGTGTTTGCAGTGGTTTTCTCTTCGTTACCATCCTTGACATATATCAACTCTGTGTTGCCCGTGGTAGTCCGTATCCTGGTAATACTATCACCACTTTTGAATTCCACACGGGCTCTGCAGTCCTTGCCGGTGAACCAATTTACTATTCTCGAGCCGGGGTTTGCTGAGTGCATTGTCCGTCCGAATAGCACCCATTGGATTACACTGGGTATGGTTGACTTCCCTGCCCCATTTGATTTGCGGATAGACATAGGGTTGGCGTCATCATAGATGTCTTTACTATCATCTATGACCTCGCCAGTAATCAAGCATTGGCCAAGACTACTTAGATCTAGGCGGGTGTCGTAGTCGCCGTATGATAAGAAATTACGCCACTCGACGGATTTGAGTTCTAACATATAAGATTCCCCAGACTCGTAATACGGTGATCAAAATAGTTGGCGATCAACCTATTTATCAGTCTGAGAATCTTTGATAGCTTCTTTAAACCATCCTGGCAGCATGCCGTCTGCTTCTCTAAGGAAGCGATATATAGCCTCATCTAGAATGTATGTCACAGCATGATCATTCTCACTTCGAATACTGCGACCATAACTCTGGACCAGTTTAAGTGCTGTCATCCACGTATAGTAACGTCTATCTAGCTCAACCCTACGCGCTAATTGAGGACTCTCGAAGAAATTCGCGTATGGGACCTTACATATAATCTGGAACCTACTAAGTTCATCTGTGAGGTCTATACCCTCATGCATAGCTGGAGCAACAATTATTGTATCATCCCTATTAGCATGTTCCTCCAACATTAAGGTCTTGTTTCTGAAGTCTCTTTGGCATAGCATCCTATCGGAGACGTCTGGATCACATCTGGTTAGGAGATGGTCCATAATAGCGAAATTATGCGTATGTATTATCCCTTTCTCCCCCTCATGATTCCTGACTATACCATTAACACCGTCTACCAACTGGGGTGCCCAATTAACCATATTACCCTTGCCGCCCGTCATTTTCGCCACAGTATCCAAATATATCGGTCTATTCTTGACGGGGAAGCGATTTTTCATTCTATAGGCAGCGATTTCGGACTTGTCTATACCAAGAGATCCGGCTAATACATTTACATCTAATATAGTGGCACTCATCAAGAGTATTCTTACACCATGCTTGAGTAACAGTCCTTCTGTGAATTCGTGGGCGAAGATAGGTTTGATAGTGACTGATCTATGTGTTGTGGTACGTCCCTTCTCACCATATTCCGACACCCATTCCTTGTTTGCGGTATCGGTACCAGCAGCCCTAATGCGCTTCATAAATATGATGAATTTATTAGATATCCGCATCAATTCATCTTCGAGCTTGGGCTTCTCATCTTTTCTGCTCTGTTTTATAGCATCTTCAAGCAATTTGGCTACTTTTGCTTCTTCAAACCAGATATAATAATCAAACGGTGTAGCAAGTTCTGGTATGAATACTCCATATCTCTGCAAGTGCAAGTCACTTATGGAGAAGGATACGAAGTCAAGGATTTGAGATTCAATATTATGTGCTTCATCAATGATTAGTAAATCTCGTGCACCCCTATCAAATCTCTTGGTCATGGTGGTTTGGAAGAGGAAACTCGAAAAGTTCATTGTGATTTTTCGAGCCGCAAGTGCTTTATACACTTGTTCGTAATATGGACAAGCACTATATTGATATCCAGGTGGTAATACTTCTAATTCCCCACTCATTTTCCCGTCCTTGAGTGGTCCTTCTACTGTGAAGCACCGTACACACCTATAGGCCTTTTGTGTGGGGGAAGTCCTGTTTAGTTTGGTTTTGCAGAATCCTGTAGCACAATTCGGATATTGTTCTTTCAACTCATTGAGTTCTTCCGTGCTTAGTAGTTTTCTATCGACTAACTTCTGTCCTTCGCGTCCATAGTATGTGCAGGGATATGCATTTCTACCCTTCAATTCTACGACGTCGCTGAAGTCGCGCGTTAGTTGGTCTTGTAATTGTTTGGTGATGGTTAGGTAGTATGAGTCGTGTACCATTTCGGCTATTGTCATAGCAATAGCGGATTTGCCACTACCTGTCGGTGCTTCTAGGACTACTATTCGTTTTCCTTTATTGAATTCTTCCACGGCAAATTCGATAGCATCTTTTTGACCTTCCCTATACGATTCCATAGGGAAGCTTTCGTCGATTGTGTCTGTGTCGAGATGCATCCAGGCGTGGACTGAGAAGCCATCATCTTCAGGTAGGTCTGGTTCTACTGTTATTGGATTTGATTTCATATGCATACCTCCACGCTTCAAATACGGTGGGGGATTATATGTCGATAGTTTAGATGAGGTCTTCCGTAACAGTTGCTGCTACCTTAAGTATATCTTCATAATGTAGGTGTGTATCTTTTACTATATCATATATCTCTTCTGCAAATTCATCTGCTATAATTTCAGCTATTTCTCTAGGGATTGGGATCTCCTCATCTTCTAAGAGATCGTCGGGGATACTACCATCTGATCTCACGGGGACATCATATGACCGGGGATCAACTCCTATGTCGAAGAGACAATATTCTTCTAATTCATAATGGAGTGGTTCTCTTGGATTAGGCAGTGGGTGTTTCCCTTCAACCTCAAATGTGAGTGTTAATTGTGCATCTTGAGTTTCGTTTCGTCGCATAATAGGGGCGAGGGCTTGTAAAGAATCATAATATGGATCTGGGTAGTCTGTGTCGGCGTCATCAAGGTACCAGCTGTTTTCTGCTTGCTCAGTATCCATCTTCATGTATACGCCATGTTCATCAAGCCCAATATAAAGAGCCCATATGGCGGTTCCTCTTCGTTTTCCTGAGCGTTCATGTGGCATTTGGATCTTCCGTAACAATTGCTGCTATCTTAAGTATATCTTCATAATGTAATTCTGTATCTCTTATTGAATCATATATTTCATCATCAAATTCGCCTGCTATATCTTCAGCAACATCTTTTGATAATCTGTAGCACATTTGGGCTTTATCTTGGCGATATATGTTAAGACGATAATCTTCTAATTGATAATCAAGTGGTTCTCCTGGGCCAGTTCCATAAACTTCATATGTAAGTATTATTTCTGCATCAGTAGCATCATTCTGTTGTAGAATAGGAGCGAGAACTTGCAAGGATTCTAAATACGGGTCTGGATAGTCAGTATCAGTATCATTAAGATACCAATTATCTTCATCTGATTCAGTATTCATATCAACATCATATACACCGTGTCTATCAAGTGCAATTGCACGACCCCATAAGCAAGTTCCTCGTCGTTTTTCAGGGCGTCTATAATATGGCATTATCTCTTACGCCGTTCTATCTTGCTGTGAACTGTGTTTGGTACAGCAGTTTGTTTAACTGTCTTCCCGACTGATTCTTGAACGTGCTTACTTCTGGTTATACCTTGGTGTTTAGGGTATTGTACGATTATACTAGCTACATTCTGGTCGGCAGTAATTATAGTCCCTTGTTGACAACTGATAACAAATTGCCCCTCAAATCCATATTCCTTCACAAAATATTCTGGTACGCCATGTGATCGCCAGACCTCTACTGGTAAGATTAGTGCTGGTGCATAACTAATATCGCCAGCAAATAATACCCTCTCGACATGGACACATCCTGGGCCAGATCTCTGATGCCTGTCGAGGTGGAGCACTGCTATTTTATAGTGATGACAAACAATACATTTACCATTAGCGAAGAAACATGCTGTCCATTTTTCAAATGGTTTTGGTATATTAAGCCTATCTAAGTCCTCTTCTTCGCAGACGGTAGCATGTTCGTATGATTGTCCATCGCCCATTGATAATAATTCTACTTGGAACATGGTATCCTCCAATATATTTTTGGAGCGATTATGCCACAATTGCTGAAGATGCTGCTTCTACAAGCCATTTATACATCTCGGCAATAATATCAATCGGGTCAGCCAATCTAATAATTCTAGTTTCTTCCTTATCATTTGGATAGAACGTTGGGCGATGAAATGGTACTTTCCACTTAGTGAGATATAATTTATCATCTTGAATACGAAATCTACAAAAAGTATTGTGCTCGGTTTTTAGGCTTTTGAAATCATCTATTGATGGTTTATCCCTTGTCTTAGTTTCTAGTAGAACATATTCGAAATTTAATTCATTATACTTCTCATCAAATGTGCTGATGAATGCTACTATTGGTAAATGACATAGTGGATTTTGCTTTATAATCTCTCGTTGAAAAGTCTTGAATATTATATAAGTTATTGGTTGTCCTTCAAAATCTCTTTCTTCAAACGGGAAACCATAATTAGGTTCTCGTACGACTGGGCGACGATACCGTGTTAGTGCTATCGTAGGGGTTGTCAACCTAACATTCTTTTTAGCCCCTCTTTTATAACTTATAAAATCTATACCTATTCCATTAGGACCTAAACTAGGACCACCAAATATTGGTAATTGGGTGATAGCACATTTACCCTCTTGTCTAATATAAGCCCTTTTGAATTCCCTCCAGTGTCCTAACATATCCTGGTGGCGGTTACTACCTATACCCCAGCTTATGCTGGCATAGAAATCAATAAGGATTAATATATCCTGATGACTCCACTTTGGTGGATCTCTTTTTGGTTTGCCATTTGGGTATTCGAGGAATATTGGTACTGGCCCAGATTCTGCGTCTTTTTCATCATGTCTAATCCATCGTGGTTCCACAGCCCATCTACGACAAGCACCTCTACCAGTTTTCCATCCAGGTTTCAAATAAGATATATAGGGCCTACGGTCCTCGACGTACCTTGTCCGAGGCTTTTTCTTTTCTTTCGGTGATATTCTTTCTCTCGCTCTCATCATGTATTAACCCAGTAGATATGTTACGAACCCTATTTAGGATGTGAAATATGTCAAAAATCGCTATTACGGCTGATATTCATTTTGGTGTACCTGGAAGGTTGCGAGACATTCTATGGGCCTGCAAAGTACTGCGAGAATACTGTAAAGTAGCTTCTATTGACACTGTTGTGGTCCTTGGTGATTTGTTTCATGATCGTAAGGCCCTAGATATAGAGACACTTTCGCATATTGCAAGGTTCTTTGAAGAGGTCTCAGAAGATCCATACAATCAACAATGGATAGTCTTCCCCGGCAACCACGACATGTTCCTCAGGTACTCATGGAAAATCAATAGTTTACAAATACTTAGAAAGCACCTTACAGTAATAGAGGACTTGAAAATACTTCAACTAGATGATACCCGTTTTTGGGTATTACCATTTATCAGCTTCGAGAAATCCTACAGGAAAGTCCTATCAAGGATGAATAAACGGGCTGAGGATGGTGATTATCTCTTTACCCATGTGGGTGTTTGTAATGCTAAAATGAATACTTGCTTTCTCCTTCAGAATTGGTCAATAATCAATTTTGATGATTCACCTTTTAGGAGGATTTATACAGGGCATTTCCATAACAGGCAGCAGATTGGGGATAATACTTTCTATCCGGGTTCACTAATCCCCTTCAAATTCGATGAGGGTGATATAGCTCATGGTTTTTATTGTCTTGATTTGGAATCTGGGGATCACAAATTTATCAACATATGGAAAGCCGGAGCTAAGTTATTGCCGGATGAGGCCCCAGCCCCACAATTCTGTACATTACTTGATGATTTGTTGCCGGAAAAGGCACAAGAAGATATAAGTGGAAATGTTGTCAGGGTTGCTATTCAACGTGATTATACAACGGATGAAAAACGGAGTATCCATCAGCAATTAACCGGAATGGGAGCTGTTGGTGTTCGTTGGATGAGTCTTTTCCAGAAGAGAGACCAGGAGGTAGTACAGAAAGAACAACAGGATACGTCAAAGGATATATTCAGGTCTTGGTATGAGAAGGATAAGGAGAAGGGTGCCAAGGATTTAGATGAGAAGGTCTTGGTTACTGCACATACAGATGTTATTCAAGAAGCTGATGAAATATATGCCTTGGAAGAGGCAGAAGTATAAATGGATGATATAATTAAAGCTATCTTTGCAGCACTTTATGATACGCCTTGGATATTTGCTGTTAAGGCTATAAAATGTGTAGATGGTCGAATAATTAGATTTGGCATTGATGAGGACCATGAAATGTTTGGTATTACTATACGAGATGATTCAGATATTATCCGTCTAGATACTGCTAAAAGAGTAATGCATTATAATATTTCGATACATGACGAGGATTTTATGGACAGGATTCTTCATATATGTGATGGGTGTATCGTTCCATAGCGTTGTTGTGCTTTACATATGCTATTTTCGTACATTGTGCTAGCATAAGAAAATACATGTAGAGAAGCTATTTGAAAGATCCAGAAATGACATTCGTTGATTATCTTGTAAGTGAGTTCATCCGCTGCCATATCTCGATCGATGAGATGTGGGAAAAGATCGAAGTAGAACTACAGAAGACTAACACACCAAGGGTTATTTTTCACCCTGATTGTGCACGTTATCCGAATGGTGATTGTGCTATCTGTGATAATAGCACTTTTGAGTCGGATTCGGCCCTTCGTATTTAGTTCTCGGCAGTGTTGGTACTGCTTTGGCATTTGCCAAACATAGTGGCCCTATTTGCCACAGTTCGTATTCTATTAAGCTCGATTGGCTAGAGCATTTAGGTTCTTTGAGGGTGTTTTTATGACCTTGTGTCTGGGTGTCACCGAAGGTGCGTCCCCTGCCCTAGCCGTAGTACATGATGTACGATCTAAAAGGAACACCTGGTTTATGAGGGGTGGAACCTCTCAGCCACCGATCGAGTGACCGTAGGCTTTAATCTCTTTACCAACGTTAACCAGTGTACCGACAAGAAAGTGCTCACGAGGTAGTTGAAATCGCTGAAAATGAATTATTGAATCGCTGAAAATGAAATGTTGACAGAGCATGACTTGGAAACACTGGCAGTCTTGGAGGTCTTGATAAATGATTGACGGGGGCCGGACCAACGGGCTTTGGCACGGCGACCACGTGTATGCGCCACGAACAATCAGGGTGAAGGCTATAGCCAAGATGGAGAACCCGTTGCTACCCATCTGCCTAATCAAGACTTCCTATTTAATGAGAGAATAAAGTAACTCGAAGCTCCCGAGGCACCAAAGACTGATAGAGCGGCCGGTCTCCTGGGAGGGAGATGACGGTGGCGGGAGAGTGGACACAGATTTCGACCATCGCATGGCTTCCCCTTGGCATTAGATGATGGTGCTTATCTGTGATTCTTTAGTGACAAGATCGCTAAATCCTACTTAAACTTTAAAAATTCTTTAAAGATATAAAGGTAGGGGGGAGCCTAACTATAAATCAACATTGTTTTGATGTACTATTCTATGACATATACAACATAATAAATCACATTTATCTAGTTCAGTTCGTAATTCTTCCCAACAAGATTCTGCAGCATTCTTTTTTCTAATAAAATTGTTGATGTAAAACGACTTCATTTTAGGATCTCGATGGTGAAAATCAAATGCACAATATGGAATTTTGTAACCTTGTGGTAATGGACATGATTCGCCTTGGCATTTACCACCTAAATATTCGATAGCTCGTATTTTCATTGCGACTTGCTTTCGAATTCTTCTCCTATTGTGTTTGCGACGGTCATATTTTTTGAAACTTGGCTTTTCTCTGTAGCATTTTTTACATTTACTTCTCCTATAATGAGGGTATTTTTTGTTGTAGAGTTTATCGAATTCTTCAATAGGTTTTTCTGTCTGACATGTGCGGCAGAATTTAGTTTGTGTTGTCATAATACCTTGAAGGTGGGGTAAGGTAGAAATAACCTACCTTAATTTTGAATGAAAATTCTTCAAGCAATAATTAAAGGAATTTACGAAGAAGTCAAAGACAGGTTTAAATCTAACCAGGCGGTATTATACAGCGATGGAGATATAACAGTTAGCCAAAGAAATGATAGAAGATATGTACTAATACTATTCGAGTTATATGACACAACACTTATGCCAAATAATGACATATGCTAAATGGTATGTTCCCACTGAAGAATTTCACATGGATTTACATATTGATTCCTTTACAGAACTATACGAATGGCTCGTACCTTCTGTTAAGGATTGCCTAAAGAGAGGCTGGTCAGGTAGAGATAGAGCTGCTAATGAAATACCGGGGTATTTCTAGAAGTAGATATCAAGCAGCATCTTCAAGATAGTGATCAAGATGTCTATGAAAGGATTGCCCTTGAAATCCTTTCGGAGCTGTGCACCAACGGCCGAGAAGCACTGTTCTTTTGTGCCGTTGGGATTCGCTTCCCTGAAGTCTTCGACATAGTTGGTGACTAGTTGGATTTTGGCGCGTCGGTTTGCTCGCCTTTGTTGTCGCTTTTTCTTCCGCGAAGCTTTCTTGGTTGATTTCTTAGCGACTCTCTTCTTGGCGGCCTTCTTTTTTGTGGCCATGATATAACTCCTAAGGGGTGTTGATATCTTATTTACTAGATCAGTCCTGGTTCTTTATCTCGCCGCCAGTCCCAACCATCGGGTTTCATAAGCTTTACTACAGGGTCCATATTGAATTTACGGCGATTATTAGCTTCTATCATCTCCATATCTTTGCGTGCTTTAACCCTCAGATGTCTTTTTCGAATAGCAGCTTTTACGTGGGCTGGTGGTTCATTTGGGTCATATTTAAATCTCATTCATATAACTCCTCTAACATATTCATGAAATTAGTTAGAAAAGTATCTGTTGTCTTGAGCTCTGTTGCTCTAGTATGTTGGATCAGGTCTTGGAACACGTACGAATCAGGAGTGATTGGATCAGGTGGTGTAGATGGATAAATTCGCCTTTTTTCTTGTTTGTCTTTCAGTTCTTCTATAATGTCATCAACATCTAGTATTAGTCCTGTAGATTTTGCGATTTCGATTGCGGCATCGACGTAAATGTCTTCAAGCAATTGCCCATCATCTAGTATCCAGCCACTCCAATCCTCATCATGTTCATTTCTGGCTGGTACTTTTATATAGTGAACTGACCAATTATCCCAACCGAATGTAAGTTCTGCACGGGCTTTAGTTTCTCTAGGTGGGCGGGCGTGATATTGATAATAAGGGTCATCTCCGCCATCATCTAGATATAATATTTCGCCTTTTGATATTTCAGGTGCATTTGGAAATCCTACAAAATTTATCGCATTATCAATATCATCTATGTTTTCTTTTCTTACTCTTTTAAGTATTACACGCCCAATTGCTAAATTGTTTTCATCAAGCCATTGTTTAGCGGCATATGCTAAGGCAGGGCTGACAATAGTAATTTCTCTGTCAGTTGGGTCTTTACATTCTTGTCCATCTTCAGATAGTTGTGCAATTTGTCCACTTCTACCTACTTGTCCAACACGTATTCCTTCTATTTCTTCGTGTTCGTTCTTACCGTCTTTTTGAAATATTATATAAATTGGTGTAAATCTAGCACTATATGATTGTGTTCGAGCGGGGTCAAGTTTTCCCCAGCCCATTCCGAGATATCTGGCTGCTGTGAGCGGAAATCCTTCATATCCTCCCACTTTCATGAATTTTAGGAGTCTTCCGGTTCCTTCTTTTGGATGATTTTTACCATAATGCATGTATGGGGCATTTTGGTCGTCTTTGGTTTGCCGTCCGCCATGAGGCCCATGAGCACCAATACCTGATTGTTTTGATAATCCTGTGGTGCACCATCTTGTTCCTGTTCCCATCATTACCAGCGTTTCTGGTTCTGTTATCATATATAATTGATATGTAGTTTTTTCTTTATTAGGCACGGTGATTTCTGATACTAGCTTGGAACCAGCAGAAATTTCTTTTCTTTGTTGTCTATTGCTTTGGAAGATTTTATCACTTTCTTTTTCGGCGATATCTTCCAACTGCCGCCAGTTCTTGAATTGATTTATATCTTTTGGATAATTCCACCCTGGTTTTTTGGAATTTTCGTGGAAAAATTTTAGGGCTGCCAACATTCGTGGGGCATCTTCTTCCCTATCGGGTTCTATAATTAAATTGCCTTTTGCGAGTTGATTTACGATATACGGAGTGTACTTTCCCCGTTCTCCGGTTGGATCACAATAATATTGAAATGCGAAACCTGGGTGCCTTTCTTCGCGGCCGAGAGATTTGACGAATTCTGTGGTTTCTTCTTCGCTCCATCTATTCTTACCAGTCCATTTTGATTTCTTACTTAATAGACGTTGGGCTAGGGGAATAGCTTTCTCCTCTATCCCTTCCATGAGATTTAGTATTCTATCTAGGATGTCGTCAAACATGAACATATTATATCTTTGGTTGTGCCGCCTTTGTAATTAAAATATAATAGGGAAAACAACTATGGCAATTACATGTTACAGTGAGCCCGCTACAGGTAGGTTGCCGCGACAGCCGTCTGATGGCGATGAAATATGTGACCAATACGGCAACAGGTGGGAATACTCTAGTGATAAAGATGCTTGGTTAACAAAGGGTGTTGTTCATGCGCCCACATACGTTAGTGAAAGCCAAGATGGAATTATTTCCCCAGATATCTATAGCAAGCTCAATAAATTAAGGACATATCTTGGTACCGGCGTCGATTTACGTCCCTTGAAGTTGGCTCCCGGCACAGATGCTTATTGGTATTATTTTAGATCTAGCGATAAGTGCATCAGGTTTGTTCCTGAAGGCCCATCAGCATTACGTATTGAAATTGATAAGGCAAGACTATTTCAAATACTTATGAAAGAAGTCTGCCCAGGACTTCCTGGTCCGAGAGGAGATAGGGGTGATCAGGGGCTTGATGGACGGCCGGGTGCTGATGAGACATGTTTTGAGCCGTCTGATTTACATGATCGGCAACTCGATTTTGCAATATACACTCCTACCCCTTTGCTAGCGGGTGGGTCTATTACGTTGTCTAATGACCATATACCTAATATTGCAGTTAGGATTTGTCCTATTATTCCACCGGAAGGTGCTGTTACATCTTCTACGATTGATCAATTGGAATACATGCCCGCCTGGTTGCATAAGAGTGATAAGACTGGGATGGAGGCAACTAGATTTCAGAGCACTATGGATAAATTCGTCAAGAGAGCTCTAGGGCAAACTGTTGACGAGAATTTATGTGGTATAGCGCTTAGTAATGTACTTGGAGCATATACTGGTACTCTTGGTACTCCAATAGTTACCGTTGATATAAGTCCTGTAGATCCTGAAGATATTACTATTGCTAGTGATTTACCTATAGATGAAGTTAGTACTTTAAACACTATCAAGTTTGACCCTGAGACTGGCATTACTTGTGGGTCTATATTCTTAGAGCCAGGAAACAATTGGGAGGATATCGCTGATTTATTTTGTGTAAAGTGTCGTCAGCGAGGACCTGATGGCATTAGGGGTTTGCCTGGTGATTGTATGGTACAAATAGTTGAATGTACTATCGATTCATCGAATATCACGGCCAGTTGTCCGATGATCAATGCCAGGATGGATTGTGATCAGGATACTATCTATTCATTGTGTGCTGATGTTCTTGAGGAGGTATGTGTTAGTCTGGTAAGTCTACTGCCTGATTCTGACACATTGGCAAATACTTCAGTTCTTGATAGTGTTTTTGCGGCAGCACAAGTCATTTTAGATGAATGCAAGTATATTAACCGGTATGAGGTTGAATTAAAAGAGGATGAAATACCGGAATTGGAGTTAGTTCATTGGGATCCTCAACCTGGGTGTTTTACAAAGAGGCATTATGACAGACACAAATTTGATTGGGTTCCTGAGACGGATATACCTCCCTGCGATGTACTTGGGACATGGTACAGCCCAGATGATGCGAGGCCGGGGAAATACCCGTGGGATCTTGTTAAAGCACTAGAACCGGATGATGCCGAGTGCTGTGAAGAAGACTTTTTCTACTGCAATGTTCAAGTCGGGTCGCCATCGGCGGCAGCGGCGACTAATGTAAGAGATATACATGCAATGAGATCAAATGGCAATAGAAAAGCTGATGAGATTTCTTTCGGTGCACGCCGATGGAATGTAAAGATATAAAACTTGTATATAATGCATGCCTAGCTTCATATTCTACTGTACAGATAAGACTAATCTCTCACAAACTATAAATGACCTCCGGGATAAAACCCCGCCAGAGCTCATTGAGGAGCTCATAGTATGTGATGACGGGGGAGGAGTAGATCTAGACGATGTTACTATACTTAAGACAGAGAATGTCGGCCGCGCAAAGGCCTGGAATGCAGCCGCAAAACAAGCAAAATCTAAAGTCCTTATATTCTTAAGACAAACTACCAAATTCGGTAAAGACTGGCTCGAGCCCTTACTAAAGAATCTTGATGAGAAGACTATTGTAAGTCCTGTCATTCATTCTTTAGATCTTAATTTATGGGCAATCGATCGATTGAGATGGCGTAGATTTGGTATACATTGGGATATGTCCATCCACAATCGTCGGTACATTGGTGGTAATAAATCACCTGTTGCGTCATCATACTGTATCACTATAGAAAAGGCAAGATTTGATGAAATAGGTGGTTTTGACAATGGGATGAAAGCGGGTCCTGGTGAAGATATAGATATCAGTATTAAGAATTGGTTATTTGGTGGTCAAGTTTTAGTTGTTGATGATAGTAAGATAGCGGCTTTTGTCGAGCAAGAGAGTGGTAAAAGTGCAGTTAATATGACTAGGTTGGTTGAGAGGTGGATGCCCAAGTATTCGACATATTTTTATCAATCTAGGAGTATAAACCCTAATAATATAAAACCTGGGAGGCTGGATACCTTTAAGACCGAAAGAGATATAAATTGGTGGCTACAGAATATACAACCAGAGTTATTAAACGTGTTTTCTTTAAAGAATGTTGCGACTGGTAAGACTGTTGCGGTGATTGGAAATGGCCCATCATTAGATTATATTAAACCATCGGATATTGAAAGACATGATATAATTATTGGTATAGATTACGTTGGTGAACTGTATCGGTGTGATTATTTGGTTACTAGTTCTGCTCAAGTTGTATTAGAATTGCGTGATAAATATCCTGCTAAGCGATTTGTGGTGGCTTTTGCGTTGTTTCAGGGTGTTGCTGGTCAATATGTAGCCGCTGCTGAGCTTATTCCTGATTCTATCCAATTTGATCAATATGAATTTGGTATGATTGGCGAGACTGTTAATCCTCCTTTTTGTAATTTCGAGTCTTCGGTTTTGACTGCCGTGAATTTTGCTTTATTCTTGAACCCTAGATCTATAACATTGTTTGGCTGTGATAATAGAATAATTAGTGGTAGAAGTCACACATCGAAGATAAGTTATTACCGTGATGGCCAGATTTGGCCAGATACGGAAGCCACCCAAAAAAGATTAGCACTATATGAGGGCGGCCTAATACAGCTTGGCAAGATGGCCCAGAGTGCTAATATCCCGCTATTACGAGTAGCTCATATATGATATGGTTAATATGGTTTGTATATGCGTGTGTGGGGCTAGGGATAGGTATTTATAGCATAATATTTCTTTGTTTGTTCCGAAGACTTGTTATTGCTTTTGAAAATATGTCTAAGAGCTCAAATCATGTTGGTCTAAGTGTTGCACAACATGATGAAGATAAAAGTATCCAGGAGAGGATTGTTGGAGATCTTCCCCCGGAAATTGTAGCTCCACACATTAAGAAGCCGCCGAGAGCTAAGGGTGGGTTTGGATTGAAAGTAGATCTCGATGATGAAGAAAGTAATTAATTTATTAAGGCAACTGTTCTGTGGATCCGAAGAAAGCCCAACGATCGGAAGTGCTGAAAAGACTTCGCGAGGTAGTGAGGCTTCCCCTATCGATGATTTATCAATTTCTAGCAGAGATGGAAGTGAAACCGAGGGTGGTGGATCAAAGGGTGACGTCACTTCCGAAACGACCGAAACCGATCAACGTGCCACCTTCCCGCGAATCGGACCAAAAACCTACTACAAAATCAAACGAAAAGACCTCAAACAAAAAGATACCGACTCCGGTTCCCAAAGTAATCCCACCGCCCGCAAAATCAAAGCCTGTTCACTCCGAAAAGGGTGACCACCGCGCAAAAGACGTCCCTCGGTCTGAGGGGCAAACCAAACGTATTTCAATTCTAGAACCGAAACCTTCATCCGATTATAGTGTATATAAGTTGGGTGACGTCCATAAAGGTAGGAGAGTACTCATGAGACACTTGGGTATCGATGTTGGCACAAGAACAGTAGTCCTTGCTTACCGCACGGATAATGAAAAGGTCAACTACATCTCAGAAATCAATGGGTATTGGCCATTTGAAAGAGCAACGCCATTCATTCGGAACATGCTAGACGATCCTAGCAAAATGAGGGCAGACGGTACAAAAAGACCTGCAAAATGGGTAGAAATGCCCGAAACAGGAGAAGCCATCGTACTTGGAGAAGATGCAGAAGAATTTGCATACGCCAAGAACGACACACTACGTAGACCAATGGCAGAAGGTGGAATATCTGCTGACGAAGAAGCCATCACAATCCTAGGAACGATTGTCCAAGGCCTAATGGAGATGGCTGAAAAGGAGATTGGAAAATTTGGTGACGAGGTACAGGTTTGTTACTGCACCACCGCTCCATCACTCAATAAGGAATTAAATGTTGATTATCATGAACGTGTAGTCAACATTATTATTGAAGGATATGAAACCGACGCTAAGATAACACATAACGCGATAAAAGAATCCCATGCTATCGTAATCGATATGAGCGAAGATGGTACAGGTATTGGGATCTCATGGGGTGCTGGTACTGTTACTGTCAGCTACGTGAAATATGGCCTTGAGATATATTCTTTCTGCTGGGTAGGCGCAGGCGACTGGATAGATGAACAAGTAGCAATGCGTCATGGTTATAACCCCCAAGCCTTGAAGACCCGTAGGAAAGTAGCAAAAGAGACACCTACCACAGTATCAAAGAGAAAACAGGATGTAAATCTCACACCTGGTAGTGAACCAGATGATCGTGTAGGTATGGATGTCGTACTACACTATGATGTCCTTATCAGCACCGTGATTGACGGTATTATCAAGGGCTTTGAGGAGCACGAGTCGGAAGCACGACTAGAGGGTGCTATAAATGTTTATATGGCTGGCGGCAGTAGTTCCCCTGAGGGCTTTACTAAGCGTGTCGCCAAGAAGTTTGACGAGATAGGCCCACCATTTGATATTGGAACTGTGACCAAGTCGGATAGGCCTTTATTCTGTGTTGCTACAGGATGTTTAGAGGCCGCCGAAAAGGGAATCGCAGATTGATTACTCGTCAACTAGCTCTGTAACTTCACCCACGGGCTTACCAATAAGCGATTCAACATCTTCTTGAGCATACATGAAGTCTGTTGCTGGTGGGTTGAGTGTTTTAGCTATTGTTGGTGTTTCTTCTATAAACATGATATAGGCCGGATAGTTTTTCCGGCCTTCATCTATTGCCACATTTGGTGGCGTACTTCGACCGCTACCAAATTCGACGACATACGATACTGCACCATACCAATAGAACCAGTCATGATCATATCCGTTCGGGCGTGACCCACCCTGGCTAGTTCTATATCCGGTTAGGGCGTCCATTCGCCTACCGAAGTTTAATACTGTTTGTTTATCCTCGCTAGGACCGAATGTTTGATAGAAGTAATCTCTACCGTATGTGTGACCGCATTGGACACCATAAAAGTCATATTCTAGGTGCAAGTCCATTATAGCCTGGATTGGCGGGATAGGTTGGTTTATACGCCCAGGATATGGGAAATTTCTATTAGGATCTACACCATCAACCCATCTATTATTAGGATAACTATCTGGGTTAAGAACTGGTACCCAACAGGTATTCCGCTGTAGTAATAGATCTGTTATTTCGTCATCGCGGCCGAAATCATTAAGATATTTCTCTAACATCCATAAGGTTGCAGCTGTACTCCGTACTTCATTACCATGTATAGTTGATTCTAATAATATAGCTGGGGCAGTGTTATTACCAACACGAAGGCCTGTTAAGTCTTTTCCGTCAGAGCTTTTACCGTAAGTGAAGAATTCACATATTTCTGGTGCATCTTGCTCCCATTGTTTCATTAGATTGACTATCTCAGTATATGATAGCCAATGTGTAGTAGCATATGGTGTTATGTTATATGATTTTATGGCCCGCCCTATATAATGGATGGTAGTAGTGCCTTGCTTACCGTCATCAGATGTTGCTACTAGCGTAAGTTCTTGTTGGCCTAGTAGTGGTTCGGCTTTGCCTTCTAAGATCCAGGTCTCGTCTTTTTCAAGTTTGTTGTTGGTGTTCTCATCTCCAGATAGGTATACCAAGTCTTTGATATTGACTTTTCCGACGTCTATATCTGAAGAGACTTTACATTGTATCCACCCAGATCCTATGAATATTGTTGGACCGGGTGATTCTGGTGAGTGTCCATTAATTGTTGCTGCTATATTGATTTGTTCGGGTGATTTTTTAGAGTTTCCGAAGTTTAGTTGTTCTGTATATCCGAATTTTCCAGCGTAGTGTTTTCCTGCTTCAACTTCTAGTGCTGCACTACCATCATATGAGTTCACCCATTCATTTTTAATTTCTTCAGATATTCTGTATACCCCAGGAGGCAATTCAATAAATGAGTATCTGCCGTTATTGTCGGTAATAGTTGTCTGACCGTCTAAGAAGATTTTCCAGCCACTTATTCCTGGTTCTCCAGAATCCCATTTTCCATTGTTATTTAGATCATTCCATTTATGACCAGATATTGATGCAGTTATTACTTCTTTTCCTGTGTAGTATGTCTGTATCTTCTACACCTCTACCTGTTACTGTGGCTATTGTTCTGTGTTCTCCAGGTTTTGATGTTTCTTCGCCCTCGAACAGCCATGTCTCGTCAAGATCTAGGATGTAGTCTTTGTCTTTATCGCCTTCTTTAAGTGTTAGTTGGATTGGGGCTGTGCCGGGATCTAATTCTATTGTGTGATTGATATCGGAGACTGCAGTTTGTCCTGTATTATCAACATAGCATTGTAATTTATACTTAGCCCCGACATTTATTTCTGGTCCTGGCGGTGTGTTGGCAGTATCGCCGTTTATTTTTAGATCTACCGAAATAGCTGGTTGGCAACCGGCTAACAGTAATAGAAATAATATGTAATATCGCATGGATTTGGACCCTCTGATATCTTTGTAGATGAGGCGGTTTGTTTTATCGGTCCGGAATGTTTAGATCGTATGCCGATTCTTCACCTATATGATTTACCATGTATCTTGGGGCATTTACTGTTTTAAAACCAGCTTCTAGATATCTCTTAGAGAAATTGAATTCATGGAATTTGCATACGCCATATTCGCCGGTAGCATGTACTGACGCAGTGCGATGTAATGCAGGATTTAGTGTAAACCCAGGCCAACTTCCTCTCTGGTAATCGTATTCTGATGTTATATAATCATATTCATGACCGCTAGTTGTTTTGCATCTTGATACGTCTACTTGGTTTTTTCTGCCGTGTCTCCATGGTGTTAGTGCTATAGTATCAAAGCCATCGGCTAATATATCTAGACAATATGTTATTAAGTTCATTTGGTAGACGGTGAGCCAATCATCTTCCCAGTGTAGCAAGAATTCAGTATCCACAACCGCAAATAGTCTTTTTACTGATTCTGCATGACCTACATTATCGTGCCAGAGAAATTCCATCTTAGGGAATCTCCCTTGCATTTCTTGTTTGTCTTCCTCAGATGATGAATCGTCACTACATATCATTCTGTCTATTAGGAAGTGGTCAGCGCATTTATCATAGAATGATTCCATAGTCTGTAGAAAATATTGAAGTCTTCTACAGGTTGTTATGGTAAAGGTGATACTTGGTTTGCTTGGTAATAACATTCTCGTACTAGCTCCGCGATACGATATCCTATATTGTCTATCGCTGCTACAGTATCATATTTTGCTTTTCTACGAGTTTCTGTATACTCTTTCCATTTCTTGAGAATATTATGAATGGTTGGTACTAGATCGGAGAAGTCTGGCTTACAGGAAACGTATGGGAATTCAGGCCATGTTTTTAAGAAGCTAGTATCTGGTTTGATTATTAGACTACCGGCTAGGGCTGCTTCTATGTCGCGTACAGTTACTGGTTCCCATCCCCATGGGGAGATTGTTATTTTAGAATTAAATAATATATCATAATACTCTGTCCAATCAATTCTAGTATATTCTTCGCTATGGTGTTTTGCTCTTATTATCTTAGCATTTACCCCTTCCAGTCCTTGTAGTGCTTCGAGTGCTGCCATCCTATGTGCTTGTAATATTGGGGCCGGTGGGTCAAAACAGTCTACATTACAAACAAAATTGACATCGATTTTTCTTTGGTTATTAATTTTATGTGCGTATACTTGGCTTACTTCTGGGTGATTGTGTGCTTCGTATCTTGTTTGTGGCACAAAATCGCCCCATCCGATATAGTTCCATCCTACACGGATCTTATCGAACATTTTAGGTGTCATTTCCGGATATTGTTGATATTTCTCATCTTTTAGATCCATTGCTCTTGCAATAATATCCATATGGATGATTGATGAGGTTAGTCTTCTATTATAGACTGCTCTATCGAGAGGGACGGCTTGTTTGAGTAAACAAAATATATTGGGATGTGGTAGAACTTCTCTGACTTCTTGCAGGATTTCTGGTGATTGATGTTTATCCTCTAAGATTATTGGTAGCCCTATATCAAGCATTTTTGGGCTAAATTCGTTGGTGGCTACCCATATCATATCGGCTCTATGTATATCAGTTAATTCGATATGCTGATGGCTCTTTAACCATTTACTGAGTCTCAGCATCAATTGTGTCATATGGTTATAGAAGAATCGGGTAGTTCCCATATAACAGACGTTGATGTCTGGTTTTTCTGTCATATGACTTGACCTTCGATTGTGCCAGAAATACAATTTCTGAGATGTGCTCTTAGTAGCATCTTTCTCAGTTCTTGTAATGTCTTCTGGTATTCTGTGTAATGATCAAATAGGAGTTGGTCGTGGCCTTCTTCGATGCCAGTTAGTGTTGCTGGGGAGAAATGAATAAAGACGATTTCTTGACCGTTTACTAGGACTTTTCCGTCTTCACCAACGGTCCTTTTCAAGTAATATGTATTCCAACCGGCGACATTGCAACCATAATGTTTTAGGACTTCAACATTTTCGAAATAGATTGGTACTAAATCTAGATATTTCTGATCTACATATGTCCACGCGCTCTCTTCTCTAGTGCATTCTGTGGCGCACATTTCAGACCACCATTCCAACATCTCTTGGCATTCATCGCCGAATCCTATAAATCCAGCATTGTATAGACCATGTTTATAGTTGAATCTATATTCATTATTCTTAATGCGTCTTATTTCTCTGAAGTGCGGAGTGATTACTATTGATTTACCTCTTGTGCTGCCTTTTAGACGCAATTTTTCTACGAGGAATTTATAGCTGTCGTAGAAGAATAAATCACAATCACAATAGCATATTGGTATATGGTGTTCAACTAAGAATTGAACAAATAGTGGTTTGAGTGCCCACCGGATTTCATCGTCTTGCCCCATATACTTGCCAAATATTAGTCTTGCTAACAATCCGACAGTACTTTCCTCGAGCATTTCTGGGGAATATAGTCGTACGTCGGAAATTTCTTTGACGTCACCAAGTCTTTTTAGTGTGGTTTGATGGCTGTTTATAATCAGAATATGTAATATTACTTGTCCATGCTTTTGCAGTGATTTTAATAATGCAAGAGCTTTATCTAGATGATTTAAAGTGATGATGGTACAGAAGTGGTCTTTAGCAGTAGTATCTGTTCGTTCTTCTTTGAGCATAATGGACCCCCAGTTGGCCTTTCTTTAATAATATCTATCACTGCCATAGTAGCATGCCAAAATTCATGTTTTTGACAATGAACGGCGGCTACGTCATGATTGAATTCTCTCAGCAATTGTTGGATATCTATGTGAGTGGAGTTTGAATCATAGAAGTAGACATAATCAGCTGTTAGGCTTCTCACTGCTTCTATTGGGTTACCATTATATATTATCATCCTCTCGCATACAAAATCCTGATACTCATTACATACCAATTGTCTTTGCTTATCCGGCCATTGGTCTATTACAGCTCTTGCGTGTTGTCCACCATCAATCTTTATAAATGCGATGATGTCAGCTGCTATCCCCTTTGCTTCATAATATGGGCCGGATTCGATATCGCAAGATCTATTATTATCATGTTGTCTAGCGTAGTAGATCCCACTTTGTTTTTGGTATTGGTATCCATATCTGACGAGCCTGCGCCAAAACACCCAATCTTCATGACATGTTGGGGGCGGAAGGCTAGAAAATGCTTTACTTTGTCGAATAGTGTCAGCACTTACTAAGCATCCAATATGTAGAAAGTTGACTTGTGAAATTCGTTTAGATGGAATAAATGAAGGGTATTCAACTAACTTATCCAAATCCCCGAATAATTGCATATCTGAATAAATTATATTATTATCAGTTTTTATAGATAATCCCTGGGCTATGTAGTCATCGCTAAGATAGTCATCTGCGTCTAGAAAAATAATAACTTCAGATCGTGCCTCTTCAAAACCTCTTTTTCTGCTTAGAAATGGGCTTCCATAATTTACCCGTAGATATTTTATACCGTCTTGTTGTGGCGGTAATGAAGTGTTATCAAATACTACTATTATTTCGTCTGGCCCAATGATTTGTCGTTTTAGGCTATCTATAGCTTGTTTCAGATAATGTGTGTACCCAGCACATGTTATTACTACACTGGTAGTCCTTTTTTCGTTTAGCAGAATCATGAGCTTGCCTTTGTCTATTACATATGTATCAGGTGACATAATAGTCTTCTCTATAGATGATAAGACATATTATCTAGATCAACATCTAAGATGGCTGTATAATAATAGATGCTCTAGAATGGCTGTCGCCAATATTGATAGCTGGTTACAGGCAGAAACCCAGCAAAGGATATCATATCAAGGGTTGTGCGATTTGGCTATTGCATTTGATGAAGGAATTAAGAAGGGCTTTACAGCGGATGATGTAAGGGCGATCGTTATTGAGACTGTAAAAAGGACTAGGAAGGCGATTTTTGAATCTTCACTTTCGAATCAGTATGGTTCGCGATATTTTATAGAGGTGGCTAATCCATCAAGGATAGAAACTACATTTGGGCGTAATATAGGTAAAAATTTTGAGAAGCTTCTTAATCGTTTAGATGCGGACCAATTATACAATTATTTATGTAGGTGCTGGCAAGTATGCACTAATCATAAACAGAACGCTATGTTTGTGTTCGAAAAGTTTATGCAACGACTTGGTAAAACACCAGCGTCACCATCATATCCTGATGTTGAAGATCTGGATAATGTCCTTGTTACACAGGTTGTGCGGTCAGTATTAGAAGATAGGCCAATCGTGTCCAAAGAGATGCTTGAAAATGTCGAACGAATACGATCCAAAAGATTATCAAGGCCCAAGTGAATTTGTATACCTTCATAATCATACAGTCTTTTCTGCGCTAGATGGTGTAGCCACGCCAGAGCAATATGCTGAGCAATGTGCAAAGCGTGGTTATCCCGCAATGAGTGCTACAGAGCATGGTCATATGGCTTCAGTGCCAGACATGTATCTCGCATTCAAAAAGCACGGGTTGAAGTATATTCCAGGTTGTGAGATATACTTCAATGATTTTGAACCACAACGACAGGACTTAGTAGCTAGAGGCTTTAAGATACGATCCAAAGAATGGCGAGACGCCAACCCTGATTTATCATATCGTATCGGCCGAAACAGACACCTGACAGTCCTATGTAAGAACCAAACAGGATTCGATAATCTAATAAAATTAACGACACAAGCCTACGATACGGGTTTGTTCGGGATGGGCAAAACCCAATATAATCGTATATGGTTTGATAAATTGTGTGAATTCAAGGAAGGACTCATAGTTCTGTCTGGGTGCCTTAATGGTCCAGTGTGTCATGAATTGCGATATAGAGAATTGAAGAATAAAGAAGACGAGGTTGTATTCGAGAGGACTGGGAAACAACGTACAGACGCTGCATTAGCTTGGGTAAGAAAGTTCCGTAAAGTTTTTGGAGAGGATTTTTATATAGAAACACAAATGCCTGGGATTCCGGATGATTATAAGACGTTTAGAACGTTAGTTGCTGTCGCAGATCATCTCGGACTGCCACTTACTTTGACCAACGATTGCCATTATCTTCGTCGAGAAGATTTTATATTACAGAAAGTAATGATGGCTGTCGAACAGGGAACAACTATAGATTCTCCAGATCTATTCCATGTGAATAGTGATGAACAATTTATGAAGTCTAGAGCAGAGCTATGGGCTACATTTAAAAATGGCAAGTACAGTGATGGGGTAGATGATAGAATATTCGAGGCGATGTGTGATAACACGCTTCAAATAGCAGATAAATGCGAACCATTTACCGTTGATACAGCACCGAAAATCCCAGAAATTCCTGATGCTAATAAAAAACTAAAAGAAATTGTAGCAATAGAGTTGAAGAAACGAGGACTTGATAAGGATAAGCGGAAGTTTTTCATTGATGGTAATGAAGTGACATATATAGATCAAGCTCGTATAGAACTAAAGAGATTTATCGATAAGGGTTTTGCTAGTTACTTTTTAATTACACGCGATTTGATAAGATTTGGGAAACAACACGGCTGGCCATTTAGTCCTAGAGGAAGTGCTGGTGGGTCGTTAGTGTGCTTCCTGATCGGTATTCATGTCCTTGATCCTATGCTATGGGGATTATCGTTCGATAGATTCTTAGCTTCTAGTCGTGGTGGATATATGCTGGATTTATCAGTACCGAAAGAGATAGTTGAATGAGTATTTATAATAAGTCTTGTCAATAACTACCAGTAAGAGAGTTCAACTATGGCCAAGAAAAGAGATACTCCTGAACTTACAATTAATATAAATTCTAATAGCCAGGCATTGAAGGAATTGAAGCATTCAATGCAATTGCACTTGATGATGTATCAAGGCCCTAACAATCAATTATGCATATACGGATTGAAGTCGATAGATTTTATAGATAAATTATATTTAATATTGGCGATGACGCCCGATAAGGCCAAGGAAGAACTGGAAAAGTTGGAAACGGAGATAAGTAGTTTAGCTTTCAGCATTGTAGAAGCATTGGCCTTATTCATCCAGCGATCTGTTGATGAGAGAAAAGCCAAAGCTAATAATCAGGGATTGGAATTTCCGGAGAATATCCGGCAAAAAGGTGACGAGATATTAGTAATGCTGGGAAAGAGTAGGGGATTACCAGATAAAATAGCTGCCAAAAATGCTGTTCTTAAAGGGATGGCAGATACATTGAGAGCTCTTAGTACTTTTACTAAGGCAACGTATCCTGATTTGCGAGATTCTGCTGGTAATGTTCTATGAAAATTGATATATATTGTTATAGTATAACAGAAGATTCTGATGCTCTACGGTCATCTAGTTGTGGTGTTTTGTTGGTCGTTGGAGATGGAAGATACCGCCATAGAATATATGGATATACTCTTGGTAGTTCATCTGAAGAAGAAGCTATGTTTCGTAGTGTGGTATTGGGTTTATCGGCAGTTCTGCCAGGTTTTAGAGGGCTTCCGGCATGTCTTTATATATGCCATCCCGAGATAGAGGCTATGATAAGTTCTCGTCCTAAAGCTTTAAGGTGGTATACTTATTATAAGGATATATCTATTGAAATTATAGATGAATTAAATAATTATATGTTAGTTGCTAAGTCAGCCGCAGAACGTGCGTTGAAAGATCAAGAAAACTATGATAGTGGCACTATTGATGATCTGCCGTGTTAAGAATGTATGTCAGATATCACATATAAAAGAACTGCATTTGTGCTTGTGAAAGCGCCAAGCAAAATAATATCATCTCATCTACCAAAAAGTAAAAAAGAACATCAGAGCTTGCTTCGAAAAGCCAAAGAAAATGGTTATTATTTGTATTATGCGCCCGCCGAAGCCAGAGACGGCAAATACCTTATCAAGGAGCCGTGGGTCTTGGATTGGGATTCAGTGCCAGAGATAGTGGAAAAAGAGCCAGAATTAGAACCAATCAATGAATTAGAATGCCCATTCTGTGGTAAGGAATTACGTAGTACTCCCGGCAGGACTTTGCATGTGAAAGGTCACCATCCGGATAGATTGGAAGAGTATCAAGCATGGCTGATATCACTTGGGAAGAAATGAAGGAGTTGGCTACCTCGAAAGTTGTAGGCTTGCCAGAGGAATATAGCCGACGATTGAAATTTGAATTGACTGAGGTTGAGAAGCAAGGTGCTATAGCTAAATTCAACCAATATTATAATGAAGGTAAGAGATTTCAATCGGATGGAAATAATCTACTTTTCCTTTGGTTGTTAGGTCTTGTTTCTGACGATCCTCTAGCAGGCCGAAAAGAGCCTATACTTAATACAGTAAAGGCCGCTGAGGTAGCGAAGTTTAAGACTGAACATGGCTTTGTTCCGTCAGATCTTCGCAAAGACCCAGACATGCCTGATGTAGATGTGGATTGTCTTCCTGAGGCACGTGATCCTATTAAGGAATATGCTATATCACAATATGGTACTGATGTAAGTGATGGTTATGGTTCTGTCTGCAGTGTTGGTACCTGGACAACATACAAATTCAAATCAGCTATAATCGATGTCTGTGATGCGACAGGACTTGTCGACAAGACAGAAGCGTATGAATTAACAACTAATTTGCCTGAAGATGTCGATGATGTAAAAGACGGCGGCAAGTCAGTCTGTAAAGGGCATACTATAGATGAGAAGACTGGTGAGAAGGTTGAATGTAGAACATCCCATGATGGTACAAAATGTCCTAATTGTGGATCTACCGATACAGAAAATCCAACCATTGGTCAATTGCTGAAAGAGCATGAGAAGTTACGAGAATTTGCTAGGAGTTATCCGAAGGTTATTAGTCTTGCTACGAGATTGGTTGGTCGAATCAGAAATATGGGCATGCATGCTGGTGCACTCATTATTACTGATAGACCATTATATGGCAATATCCCTATGGCTAAGAGTAGCAACAAGGGATATTGGATCAGTATGTGGACGGAAGGTCGCAATACTCAGTTATCTAAATTCGGATATCAGAAGTGGGATTTGCTAGGACTGAAGACACTCAAGTATATTTATACTTGTTGTCAGCTTATTGAGCAGAATAGAGGGATATCATTTGGTAAGAGTATGGACGGTTGGGATGATATAGACCCAACTAAGAACAGGGCGGGATATTTCTTTGATAGGAAAGGTAAAAAGGTTTATATCGACCTCAATGATAAACATGTGCTTCGCCTTGCAAATGAGATGAAGACAGATGGAGTTTTTCAATTCGACACAGATCTTGCTAAGAGTATATTAGCTAATGGTGTGCGGAATTTCGAGGATTTGATGTTGTTTAATGCTATGGGTCACCCTGGTCCTATGGCTTCTATCCCAGAGGCAGTAGCAAATCGTGATGATTCTAGGGGTAGATGGCGGAAGAAATTGCATCCTGATATATTGGAGGTTTTGAATGATACTCATGGTGTTATAGTTTATCAGGAACAATTACAAGCTATTTGGCAGAAGATCGCATATTTTACAGCACCAGAAGCTCAAGATGCCCGAAAAGCAGTCGCTAAGAAATGGGCAGATAAGCTTAAGCCGGTAGAGAAGAAATGGGTGATTGGTGCCTCGAAGGTGCTTGGGGAAGCTGAAGCTAGGGAGTGGTGGGAGAAGATGAAGACGTTTGGGCGGTATGCGTTCAATCGTAGTCATGCTGTTAGTTATTGTCTTGTAGCCCATCGCTGTCTTTGGTTGAAGGCTCATTTCGCACCCGAGTGGTGGGCTTCTGTAATGAGTGAATGTCATCCTGACAAACTAGTTCGGTATATGGGGGTAGCACGTTCAGAAGGGTGGAAACCTACATCTACCACATACGCTGGTACACAGCCTCCCAAGAAGAAAGTTAGGGGTGTAAAATTCGAGACGACTAACGTAGAAAATCTTACGGCCGATTTTACCGTTACCGGCGATGTGGTGAATCAAGGACTGATCGGTATTAAGGGAATAGGTGATACTACCGCACCATTGTGGGAAGGTCGTAGTACGTTTACAACACTGGATGAATTTATTGCAGAAAAGGGCAAGAAAAAGACCGTAATGGAAGCCTTTATAAAGCTTGGGGCGTTCAGACGGTTCGAGGGCTATAGAAATGCTAGGGCTACATGGGAATACTATAGGTATAAGTATTGTACGGGCAAGGATATCACGCAATTGAAACGTGAGATAAAGCAGAAACTGCTGAATAAAGAAGGATGGACAGAAGAAGCTGTCCAAGAGGAGAGGCAGAGGCAGATTGATGAATATAAGAAACTCTACCCGAAACGTAGGAAAATTCCTCCTAAACTAGAAAAATGGAATCCAAAACCTGATGATTCGTCAGAAAAGGTGATGGCATTATATGAAGAGGATTTTACACTACAGGAAGTGCTAGAATTTGAGAAGAAATATCTTGGCTATTACTTACATTCCCCGCTAGACCTGTATGCTATAGAAGGTAATTGTACGATAGAAGATGCAAAGTTGGTAGCTAAGAATGGTGGAGAGCCGAAGCTTGAGGTTGTGATCACCGATCTAGAATTCTCGATTTCTCGCAATAAGAAACCATATGCGAGAGTTTTCGTGAGCGATGGTATCCAAAATGCTTTGGTTCTGATATTTTCCAGAGAGCTTGGGATTCAGGATGAGAACAATCTGGTACCTGGTAGTGGCGTTCAGATGATCGTTGAATACGATGAGAAGAGAGGTACTTTTACCCTTGCTCGCGGCGAGATAATTATAAGGTTGTTGCAGCGTGGATGGGACTCCTGAGAAGCCTAGATTAATTTTATGGTCCGGTGGGTGCGACTCTACTCTTCTTTTATTTGACAGTCTTGTATCTGGCAAGGATGTAAGAACTATTGCTGTCAATCATGATCAAGTTCTAGCATGTCCATATGAAAAACGTGCTAGGAGGCGGTTGATTAAAGAGTTTCGTGCTCGTGGGTATAAATTTCCTCATTGTGAGATGACTATTAAGGCGGCACAGCGTGGTATCACGCTTGGTGATGGTGCGCATGGGCTCGCACAGCCAAATATCTGGTTATTTGCTGGTACTGGTTACCTAAATGATGGTGAAGAGTTAGCAGTCGCATATATTCGTGGCGATGATATTTGGCACTACATGGAATGGTATAAATATGCGTTTACATATTTATTAGCTATTAATATGAAATCGTGTGATCTTGTTTTCCCATTAGAATGGATGGATAAGGGAGAGATAGTAACTAAATTAAAGCTTGAAGGCTTATTTGAGCATGTTTGGTATTGTGAACTTCCTAGAAAAGATGGGCGACGTTGTGGTAAATGTGCGTCGTGCAAGAGAATGAAAAATGCAGACAAGTGATAGAAGTGGCATAGCGTGTGATCATTGTGGCACGATATATGAGAATGATTTTATATATTATTCATTCGATTTTCATAGTGCTTCTGTAGAAAATAATAGACGACCAGCTATTGATGCAATTCTCAGAAGCTCTGTAACATTTTCGTTAGATATTTGTGAGCATTGCTTTAGTAAATTAAGTCAGAAAGTGGTTGATAATTATAAGAAAGTAATGTCTAAGAAGAGGAGCGTGGGTGTAAAACAAATTTGTGAAATGACTGGTAATATACTTGCTGGTACTTATTGTTATTACTATATAGTTGTAACCAGAGTCAATGTCAAAATAACTGGGCAACCAAACGTTTGTGTTGAATGTCATACTTCGACGTGGGACGATGACAAACCATGTGCTAAATGTCAAAGTACGAAATTTATACGACCGGCCCAAATGAATACAGACGAGCGGTTTTTGGAGGTTACTATATGCGAAGACGCTTTTACGCAATTGAGAAAACAAGCAGAACAAGTCCGTAAAGTGGCATCACAATGGTCCAGTAAAGGTGCATAACAATGTACAATCCATTCGATCCTGTGGAAATAACAGTCAACGGCCAAAACATGTACACTAGGCCAATAGAATTTGATTCTGAGATTGCCAACCACAAGGATAGTACCAATGCTTTTGGATTTCCGGTGAAACCATCGAAATTATCAGCTACATGTCCAGATTGTGGTGCTGGACTTGAGTTTGATGTAATCCTGTCTGACCCACCATTTGAGATAATCCACTGCAAATGCTATTATTGTTATCCAGATCAAGAACCTGTACCAGACCCCTTCACAAATCCGGTAGAAACTGGACGAGTTCCAGAGACTGAACTGGACCCACTATTGTATGATCCAAATATTGAACAAGATACTGGATCGGTTGCTGAAAGATTATCCGAGGACGAATCAGAAACAATATCCGAAGAACTTGTGAACATATTAGATGAAGGGGAGACCCCAAAGGAGGCCACGGAGGACACGGGGAGTTGCGCAGAAAAAGAAAAGACATCAGAGGCCGTATCCGACGAAAGTGCAAAAGAGAGCAAGGGAGAGGCCAAGGAAGCCCAATTTGATGACGCAGAATTAGTAGAGCCGGAATGAATGTAATATTCGGATCAGGCATAGTCGGCCTATTAGCCAGAGAAATACTTGGCAGCTCTTGGAAAGTAATTCCATTCTACAAGAGCCGACTATACTCATTTAACCCAGCAATCGCCGATAATTTCCTGACTAGGAATGATGAGTTAGATCCATTTATTGATGGATTGTGCGGTAAAAAGACAATTTACCCATATAAAAGAGCCTGGTCTATTGGTGGGCAGATCATAACTGATTCAAATGATGGCATCTGTAATGACTGGTTGTCCAAAATATTCGGTACTAAGGTACCGACCCAAAGCGTAGCATATTATAAGAAATTAGTCACGTTCGTTTATGACGTACAGATAAACGAATTATATAAGTCCTTGGTAAGTCGATATATGACCGAATTAAAAGAGGAGGCTGAGAAAGGTGAAGTAACGGCTATAGGAAATCATAGTTTTACTAGGAATGGGGTTACTGAGGAATTTGATAAGGCTATTAGTACTATCCCGTTAGACGTTCTATGTGGTTTGAGAAGTGCATCGATAGATTTACCAACTAGTTCATTATATTTCTTACATATTCATAGTGAATCTTTGGACTTCGAGGGTAACAACCAATTACTAGTGGTTGATCCTGGGATATTATTTTTCAAAGTGACTAATATAGCACCAAACAGATATTTGATATATTGGACTGAAGAGCTTAAGGATGTTGGCATATACTTGATGCGGGTTATAGAATCATTTGATATTATCGATGGGACGTCACTCGAGAATGCATTGCCTGCCGGTGAAATTCCAGATCTTAGGAATTTGGAGGAGGAAGATGTGTTTTGTGTTGGTGGCTATGCCCAATGGGATTGGTGTATGGATGTGGGCAGTTGCATACTTAGACTATTGAAGTATGCTAATAGAGGCCTTGTTCCTGCCAAGCCTAAAGAAATAAAGCTTAATGAATAATATTGTTATTATTCCAGCTAGATTAGAATCTGTTCGGCTTCCAAATAAATTATTGCTAGAAGAAACTGGTAAACCACTTATATTGCATACTGTAGATGCTGCTAAGAAATATTTTGATAATGTGGTAGTTGCTACGGAAGATAAAGAGATTTATGAAGCGTGTCATAAATACATTGATGTAGTATTAACTGGCAAGTACGATTCTGGAACGGCTAGAATAGCAGCAATTGCTGCAACATATGATTGGGGCGTGCTTGTAAATTGGCAGGGTGATGAACCAGAATTGGACGGCCAGTATGTCCAAGATATGCTAGTAGATTTTGATGATCCTAATATAGATATTGTCACTCTTGCTGCGCGTGCTACTCCAGAAGAGTATAATTCACCAGATGTTGTTAAAGTAGTGGTGACTCATGAGAATATAGCGATGTACTTTAGTAGATGTCCGATACCACATAATGGCCAATCGGTCGCATTAAAACATATAGGTATTTATGCATTTAGAAGAGAATTCTTGCTAGCATTCCCTAGTCTTGAAATAGACCAGTATGCATGCGAGAGGCTAGAGCAACTTAATTGGTTACAATCTGGTTTTCGTATAAAAGTCTGTATTAGACATATCGAAACCGCCGGAATAGACACTAGAGAAGAATATGACGGTTTCTGCTTACGCCAAGCATCCAAGAAAGCGTGATGAAGTACCTGAGGATCTGCGTGAGTTAGAAGAATTTGATTGGTTCAATTTTACCTCTACCGCACCGGAGAAAGTATACATGCCAGATTATATAAGTGTACTAAGTGTAAAAGGTGAATCACCATATGATCGCAAATTTCGTATGTTGAAACAGTTGAATAGTACTTGTACGGCATGTTCTATGTGCAATCTCGGTAAGCAGGGTGCTGAAATGCGCAATACTGTTAGAGATCCACATGTATTGAGCAATATGAATCCTGTAAGGTTTGTTGTAGTTGGACAAAATCCTGGATGGGACGAGCTTGAGAAACGTGAACCATTTGTTGGAGCCGCTGGCAAGAATTTTGATGATGAAATAGCCAAGCATGGGCTAGATCGCACATGGTTCTATATATGTAATGCTGTAAGATGTTGGACTAAGGGCAATACCAAACCTGATGCAAGGATTGTAGAGAGATGTGAGCCTTTCTTGAGGATGGAACTGAACCTTATTAAGCCTCACATTGTCATTGCTTTAGGAGCTGTTGCTTTTGATATATTATGCCCAGGTACACCATTTGCAAAATCGCTTGGGACTATTACTAAGAGTAGTAAATTTAATATATCAGTATTCCCCATCTACCACCCATCACCAGTGAACTTTAGAGATCCGTCAAGAAGAACGTCGTTCGAAAAGCAGATCAAGACTATGTGTTCACTGGTAAAGGCTTTGAAGAAGAGACATGGTTAAACGATACAGAAAGAAAGCTAAGCATTATTCAGAATTATCCCAATTCGAATTAGATAGATTATTAGATACTCATCTATCTGAATATGTGACAGACACTAAATCAAAAGCTAAAAGGTCTCATCCAATACTTGGATATAATGGGTTTACACAACGTATAATTAATGCCTTGGAGGGGAGAGGTATTTATACATTATATGACTTATTGCATGCTAAGAAAAAAGATTTGGAAGCAATCCCGAATTTTGGTGAGAAGAGCGTCGATTTGATCTTCGATATATTGCGTAGATTAGGATTTTACGAGAAATGAGAATACTATTACTTGCGTCTGTTCTCTTTTCTGGGTGTTTAGAGACAACATCTGGTGCTGATCTTAGTGAACCAGAATTGGTTGCACAAAAGATAGCACCTAAATATGGTATCCCACCAGTCCGTGTCGAGTATAGGTTATGGGATGGTACTAGGGTAGATATGCTCGATACTGAGAATAATTATGTATGGGAAGTGGATTGGGCTGATAATGGGAAGTGGGCACAAGCTATCGGACAGAGTTTATATTATGCCGAAGTCACAGGGAGAAGGCCCGGTATAATACTAGTCACGAAGGAAGATAAAGATGAGAGATATATATATCGATGTGCAATAGTATGTGCTAGGGTTGGTATTAAGCTCCGCGTAGAGAAATACTCAGATCTTCTAGAATACGATGGGAAATTCAGACGTGGGACTATCCGTTAAATAGAGTAAATTTATATATCGCTTTACCACCTTTCTTAGATCTAGATATAGTGTATTTATTACCTTTCTTGCGTAAGAATGTTTTCATTCTGATAGTGAATGCAGAAGTAGTGGATATTGCTGTACCAATTATGTCTTTTATGTCTTCTACGGGTACGCCATTGTCGCCCGCTTCCACTAATTTATCATATGCTATTGCTATGACTACAGTTACTTTATCTTGAGCCTCTTTAGATTCTTTTTCTTTCTTCTCCTTTAGTTCTTGAACTTTCTTTTGTGCCTGGATTGCGTTATCTAATTCTTCTTGAGCACCCTTGGATAGTTCTGTTACGTCGCCGTCGATCAAATCATCTATAGAAACGCCTAAATCAATTTCTATGATAGATACTTTTGTCATCCTGATCACCTAAATTTTGTTGTCAAATTTAATTTATGGGAACTAAAACGTGTAAATGTGGTGTACAATATGTACCTAAGCACAAGTCTACTCATTTGTGTCCTGAATGTTTTCGCAAGTATACTAATGATAGATATCATAAGAATAAAGACAAAATTCTTGCTGCTAGACGTAGGAGGCGTAAAGAAGGTAAGGTAGACAAAAAAGCTGAACGTACCTATCATAGAGAATACGCTAGAAATAATAAACAAAAGAGGAGGAAGTATCGCGAGACGTTAAACTTCTTTTTAGCAGAACTTGTTAATAGATCAAAAAGATCTGCAACCAAAAGAGGAAAAATTCATAATATTGATGTTGAATTTTTAAGATCTCTGTGGCAGTTACAAGATGGTAGATGTGCTATAACTAATATGCCTATGAGCCATAAGACGCGTGATCTTAGGAGTATGAGTATTGATCGAATTGATTCTGAGAAAGGATATATAAAAGGTAATATACAATTGGTTTGTAAATGGGTTAATTTCGCAAAGAGTAATCATAGTCTAGATGAAATAAAAACAATCTTGAAGGAATTTAAAGATGTCTAAACAATGCGTGTATTGCGAGAGTTCAGAAAATCTGAACACATCATTAAGTGTAACCTTAGAGGATGGTACTAAGGTCACTGTTGACATTTGTGACGAACATGCAGAGGAAGCCACTATTAAGAGTGCTAGGGAGGCATATGAGGCCAAGCAGGAGAAGATCAAGGAAGTTATGGAGATGGCCAAAAAACTTGGGCTATCTGTTAGTGATACTCCTGGTGGTGTAGCTGTGGTTCAACCATCTGCACTTACTCCACAGCAAAAGCCACCAGTGACTGAATCCAAGAAGGCACCTGATGCATTAGACCCTAATTCGCCAGATGTAATATCGACATCAAGGATAGATGGTGCTCCTGGAATGGTCAGTGTAGGCGGGGCTACTGATTTGGGTCCTGTAGAATCTCATCAGAGTCTACAGAGTTCTGATTTGCAGGATAAGTTACCGGATGATGTCCGTGATGGTGCTGTACAAATGGGCGTCGTAGAGGGCAGAGAGGGACAACCGTTGGCTATTCAGAGGAAACGGGTAGATGGTACAGGCACTACTCGTGTTGCAATTATAAAGTCTGAGGATGATAGGAAGTTACAGGATAGATTTAAGAGGATGGCTGATGATTCTATGCAGGATAGAACTCCTGATTTTGCTAGGCAAGGATATGCTAAGACAATGACTAATTGTCCTGTATGTAGGGGCGATTGTGAAGTGAATGGTGATACTTGCCCGAAGTGCAAAGGTGCTGGGCAGATATCAGTATATTAGAGTCTGATAGTACCAGGTCTTTTCTCGAATCCTAGATAATTTCTATATCTTGGTTTATGTGGTATAGCTGTTGGTAGGAATGTTAGTCCGGCTGATCTGCTTCCTGAATCATGTCCTGATGCTTGTGTAGTACCTTGTAGATGGAGATTAGGGCGGGCGAAATATGGTCCTGATGTCATTAATTGCCCGCGAAGCTGTTGCATCACCAGATTTTCATTTATCTGTTTTAGCTTCATTTTGGCATCGAGTGTTCTGAATCGGATGGGGTCTTTCCTGGACTGGCGTCGCCTTCATCCCATTCGACGTTGGCGTCTTTAGGCCAGCCATCTACATCCTCGATTTGGAAGTCTAGTGGTTGTTCTGGTTGGCTTGCTTCTCTTATCTCGTCGAGAGCCGGGTTGAAACCACTATCCTTCTCTGCCCATTCTGATTGTTCTTTCTTGAGTTCGTTAATTATTGCTGGTACGAATTCTAGTGCTTTACTTCTATCTGCTTCCGGTATAGCTTGTGCGACCATCTCTTTTTCCATGGCTGTCTTGAATGTTGGGTCGTCAACATATTTGTAGTTGTGTACTTTCTTGAATGCTTGACATACCCCATCAGCATGGTCTAATTCGGCCGCTTTGACGGCAAACATTTCGTCTATTTGACCATGTAGATATTCATAACCTCGTTCGGCTGACCCTGTTTTTTCATGCTCTTTGTCGTGCATAGCTAGCCCGAGTTTAGCATCTTGTTGAAGCATCGAATCGATAGCTTCGCACAACAATTTTTCATCTTTATTGAGGGTCATGACAATCTCCTTGTATGTTCAATTGTAATTTTGAGTGGTAATAAATTGTGGAATCTACTACTTTTGGAAGATTCGATCAAGTTCGCTTGTTATCTACTAAGAACGTATCATATTTATCTGTCCCGTCTGGTGAGACGGCATCCCCTAAAGGAATATGGTCTGTAGTAGCCACCGTTGAGGATGGAAAGCTGTTATTGGCCAAGAATAATGCTGTTATTAAGATACCAGCAAGTGATGTGTTGAAGATAGCGGAGTATGATCTGTCTGAGCTTATATCAAGACTAGGAAAATTATCCCATGGCAAAGACAAAAGAATCGAAGACAGGCCTGGATCAAGTAAAGAGCATAATCAATAAGCAATTTGGTGACGGTGCCGTGATGCAGGGACGCGGTTCTGTAAAACCAGTTGAGGCATATAGTACTGGCATTATTACTATAGATATGGCATTCGGATGTGGTGGTATACCTAGAGGCAGAATGATAGAATTATATGGTGCAGAAGGTAGTGGAAAGACTACTACAGCATTGCACTTTATAGCCGCATGTCAAGGCAAGACCTTTGTAAGCAAGGACCATTTTAAGGACGAACCTAAAGGCCAAACTCGTGCAACAATACAAGATACTTTGGCATCGAAATTTGTTTCCCAACCACGACAAGGTACAGCAGCGTTTATAGATGTAGAAAATGCTCTGGATATAACATGGGCTGAGAGGATCGGTGTAGATGTAGATCAATTGTTACTATCACAACCGAATTCTGGCGAAGAAGCCCTTCAAATCGCTGAAATAATGGCCAAAAGTGGTCTAGTCGATATTATAGTTGTTGACTCGGTGGCGGCACTCATTCCAAAAGCAGAACTTGCTGGTGAGATTGGTGATAAGCAAATAGGTGCTCAAGCACAGTTGATGGGGCAGGGTATACGTAAATTAGTTCCAATAGTCAGTAAGTCTGGTGCTACTATTATATTCATCAACCAAATCCGGTCGAAAATTGGTATTGTATTTGGTAATCCTGAGGTAACACCAGGTGGTAGAGCACTCAAATTTGCTGCATCTATTAGAATTGATATTTCTGCTGGTGGTAAGATCAAGGATGGTGATACTCTAATAGGATCGAAACCTACAGCTAAGATCAAGAAGAATAAACTTGGTTATCCTTTTGGTGAAGCATCATATGAAATATGTGTGGGGCATCCTAGTAGACCGGTATTTGGTATAGATCTTGATGCTGCTCTTTTAGATGTTGCTGTGGAAGAGAAAATAATTGCCCAGAGCGGTAGTTTTTATAAGCTTGGTGATAAGAATTTGGGTAATGGTCGTTCTAATGCTTTGAAGTTCTTGCGAGACAATCCTGAAACAGCAATAGCATTACGCCAACAAATCTACAGTAAGGTATTTCCTGGTTTGGTACTGTAGGTGAAAAGATGGATGCTCCGTTATATGAACCCGGCGATGTTCTTTACCTTAAGGAATCAGCTGCTCTTGGTTTCTTAGAGGCAGTCACTATCAATAGTGTACAGTGGGGTGCTTCTACGCAATGGAGGCAAGCTGGATGGGTATACACTATCTTGGCTGGTGGAGTAATGCCTAGGGGAGCTAGATATGGCGAGCATACATTGTCTGTTAATGGTGCAGTTCTATATTATACCGAGGATGAACTTGTCCCCGCTTGTGATGCTATGGAGCTGGTAGAGGCTAATCTTACAAGACAACTAACTGTGATCCAAGCTCAGAGAAATGCTATCTGTGGCATAACATAATGGATAAAGTTGATAAATTATTGGATTCTGTGCCAGAGCCAGAGGAAAGGCCTTTCGGTAGTTACCAAGAAGAGGCGATAGTATCTCTTGCGCTGGACCACCCAGAATTCTTTACGGCTGTTGGTAGGTTTCTTAAGCCTACTATGTTTGGCAGATTAGAATGCCAATGGGTGATGGCCGAGATCCTCAATTGTTTTGAAAAGTATGAAGTAGTCCCTACAAAGAAATTGTTGCGGGATAAAGTCCTTCGTAGTATGACGGAGGATGAGCCGTTTGAAGATGTGCTAGAGATTATATCGCGGAAATCGAACCCTCGCGAAGTTCCTATGATAAAGGATACTTTGCTTCAATGGGCTAGAGATAAAGCGTTTGGTTTGCTATACAGTGATGATGCACAAGATGCTTATGTTAGAGGTGAGTATGATCATCTTGAGAAAATAGTACAAGATGCGAATCGTATAGCCGATGTAGGTCAAAGAGGTTTTTGGTTTTTTGATCAGTATAAAGTATTATTCGAGCCAGATGTTATAGATCATCGTACGACAGGTTTCCCATCATTAGATAGGTATCTTAATAATGGTGGTCCATCTCCGAAGGAAGTCGTATGCTGGCTGGCAGCAACTAATGTTGGCAAATCTATAGTTCTGTGCAATAACGCTATCACTTCTTTGTGTGGTCTTGGAGCTAATGGAGAGCCTGGGCAGGATGTTTTATTAATAACATTCGAACTTGATACAATCAAGACTGCTATGCGGTGCCTTGGTATCGCTAGTGGTATGCCCATAAATGAAGCTGCTGAACGCAAAGAGACTATTATAACACGAATAGAAGGGATGAAGAATACTTATAGGAAGAGATTTGCAATATATGAGTGGTCCCCAGAAGAATGTAGTGTTGCTAATATATATGCATTATTAGATAATTTGCGTCGTACAGAATCATGGAGTCCTGATGTTATCATCATCGATTACCTTGATTTGATGATAAGCAGGAACGACAGGTACAATAGTGATGACTACACACGCCAAAAACACGTAGCTAATGAATTAAGAGGACTTGCCAGGAACGAGCATGTTTTGTTATTCACTGCTACTCAAACGAACAGAACTGCGACTGGTGGCGAGGTTGTTGATATTAATAAAGCGGCGGAGAGCTTTGCCAAGCAGTTTGCTCTTGATTATGTTGTCAGCCTTAGTCAAACGACATCCGAGAGGAGGAGTAAACCTCTTCCTCAAATCCGATTGTATATCGCCAAAAATCGTAATGGTCCCAAGTTAGAAACAGTAACTTGTACCATCGCATACGATACAATGATAGTAAAGGAAGCCCCATTATGAAACTTAGAGTCATAGTAGATGTTGATGTCTCTAAGACAATTGCTGAAACCATAGAACGGAATGGTTTCACTGTTTGTCGAGATGGATCGTCTATGCAAGTACGTGTACCACATACACCTGCTATCCCGAGCCGTAAAACTGCAGTACAATTTATACAAGACCCAGATACAAGCCACAAGGAAGTAGTTGCGGCGAGTAAATAGTATATCCAACTCAACGATACCCTAGGAGATACAGATGAACATCCCAAAAAGTAAGAAACTCGCTGCCGAGGAAGAGAGACAGGAAGAAGAACTACAAGAAGAGCAAGAAGAGGAATCTATTGAGGATCAGCCCGGCCCTACTCAAGTCATTCAAATCCGTAAAGTCGACTGCTTGAATGATTTTGTGGCTATTTTGCAGTTCGAACATGGCACCAATATTGAACTTACTGAAGAGGCCAAGTTCAAGAATGAGGGATTAGTGGTAGGAATTGGTCCTGGTATGTCAAATGGTGCTGGTGGTCGTCTAGAATCTCAAGTCAATATCGGCGATGTGGTGATGTTTGGTAAAGGCGTTATTGCAAATATTGACTCGAAGAGCCCACCATACGCTGGCAAAAGGGTAGTCATTGTTTCCGAGCGAAATCTCATTTGTAAGTTACCAACCAAAATAGAATACGAGCATTATAAAGAAGATGCCTAGATATAATTATATATGCTTAGATTGTGCAAAGAAAGTAACAGCTAAGCATAAGAAAGATCTTTACGATCTAACCGATGATATACTTGAGGCGGAAGTCTTATTTGAGACTTCCCACGCTATGAATCCTACCGATGAGGAATTGAAAGAGGCGACGGAGTGCCCAAGGTGTGGTAGCACTAACGCACAGATAACTCCTCATGGTGCTAGTATTCATAGTTATATTCGCGGATATGGCTGGTTGGATCGAGCGGGAGCTAAGCGTGATATGAATATGCATGCTCTAACTCAAAATGATCCATATGCTGAGCATCGAGTACCGGGAGAAGTTGATCATATCAAAAATCAACTACAAAAAGAGGGCCAACACGATCCTAAAACTCAACACTTCTCTGGCCCCCGTAGTGGTGATCTGGTTGAAGAAGTGAAAAAAGCAACCAGTAGCTAACTACAAGCTTATCATCTCTCTCGTATTGATTAGAACGATGCGCAGAGTTTATGTTTGTACAATCTTCGAACCTCCTAAAGGTGCTAGGGAGCGGCCTAGTATTTGTGGTATCGCAATAGGCGATAAGATTATAATAAAGGAATTATTTAGGTCTGGAGAGGGTAAAATAGTAGGAGATATATCTAGTAGAATAGATGAAATACGCAAAATAATTATAACGGCTGCTTCTAAAGGAGCAGAAATAATTTTGTCAGATTTTAAGGCCCATATTAGAACTTTCAAACTTCCACTTGATCTACCATATAAAGTATATGATCTGCATTTACCAAATATTAAGCCTGGTAAGTCTAAACACGCGGATATATTAGCTGTTCGGCATGTACTAGAGAGGATGCAGGCTCAAAAGGTACGTGATTATCAGAGATTGATAGCTGATGCTGCTATTGTTTATGAGGATTTGCAGCGTGCTGGTTTGATGGTCGGTCATGAAAGGGTACGGCCGGTTTATTCACAAAGGACGTTCTCTGGTAGAAGTAAAACAGTAGGATATAATATACAAGGATTAAGCGAGGAATTTCCTGTTTGGTCTCCGAGATTTCCTGATAGTGATATACTAATTCATTTTGATTGGATCTGTGCAGATATTCGTGTTGCATCATTATTGGCTAATGATGCGAAATTATCGATGGCTTTCCAAAAATCAGATCCATATACAACAATGATGGAAGAGATAAATAAAGATTCAAATGATCAAATAACTAGGGATGAGGCTAAGTTATTTCTATTGAAATCTATAAATTCGATGGATTTTCATAGTGAAGCTCTAAGTGATATATACCCTGGTTTAGGTGAGTGGATTATGAAGTGCAAATCCAGATTGGATGGTCCTTCAACTTCTCTTCAGACAATATTAGGTCGTAGATTCCGATTAGCCCATGCAAAGAATCAACTCGCTGTGTTGAATGGTGTCATGCAAGGCTCTGTAGCTCATGCTATGCAGAGAGTTGTTAGGAAGATTTGGGACGAGATAGGGACGAGACTTATCACAGAAATCCATGATTCCTTAGTAGTTTCAAGCCCTCGTAATAAGATTGGTGATACTGTTGATATGGTGGCAGATGTCATGCTCCACCCATTTGACGGTTTACTGGAAGATAATCCTTCGTTTCCGGTTAAGGTTAGTGTTGGTAAGAAATGGAAGAAATGGAAATTATTGAAAGTCTATAGATGAAGAGCAAAGAAAATAAATTACGTGAGAAGGCAAAAAGACGTCTCCAGAGGAAGAAGAAAAAGGCTAAGAAGATAGATCGTGCTAAGGTGAAAATTGCTGAGAAAGCGGCTGGAGCAGTAATTATAGGACAAGCTAAACAAAGAATTCAACCTACATTCCAGAGAAATGCCTGGCAATCGTTACAACCACCAGATAATACTATGCAGAATGACACAGACGATGGTGTATTGGACGATTATCAGGGCTTTAATATGAATGCCTGGAGCCCACCTGATGAGCAAGAAGCAGAAAAGACCTAAGTGGATTGATGAGAATATTCCTGTGGATTTGGTTGAATCGACATTATTTCGATTCAAGGTCAAATTAGCGGTTGATGATCCAGTTAGGGAAATTAGACCTGGGCTCCCGAAAAAGATGCGAGTTGAGGTCGATATGCTCCCGGAGCTCGACCTTGATTATGATATTCTTGAGGATCAGATGCAAGACCTTCCTGGTCAATATGCATTCTGGTCGGCGGTTTACTCGGAGAGTAGATTTTGGGCGACTCTTGCGGAGAGGGGCCTAAAGGCTGCGAAGGGTAAGGCGATCAAGAAAGTACAGGATGACGCTGCCAAGGATAATGTAAGGCTTACTGCAGATCAAGTCAAAATGGTACTAGAAGCGGAGGATAGTGTAAAAGAAGCAGATGCAAAATTAGCGACATTGCAAATGCAAACCGGGAAATTGTATCACATGGTCGAAGCGTTGAAAATGAAAGCTGAACTGGCCAGATCATTATCTGGGTTCAAGCGACAAGAGTATGACAAAAGCACCTGAAAATGAAACTGAAACTGAAAATGAAACTGAAAAGCTGAAACTGGAGCACTGAAAATGAGTTACGATGTAGAAGCAATCCGCAAGAAATTGAAGTCTCAAATGGGCGGGAAATTCGCTGATCCGGACGAGTTCAAGCCCGCGAAAGCCACAAGCACGACCGAGGCTATCAAGTATCGGTATTTTGTCCTACCGCCGATACAGAAGGGTGATGTACTCAAATCCGGTACTGCCAAGGAGACTATGGATCACTTCTTCTTGCAACATGGCAATCACTGGATCAATATGCGGCCACACCCATGCCCACGGTCCTGGGACAATTCTGAGTGTGAGATTTGCCAATTCGGCCTTGATCTCCTTAGGGAAGAGAAAGACGAAGATGCACGGAAGAAAATCAGAGAGATTTGGTTGCCATCCAAATACTCGATGGTCAATATTTATTTCACACATTGGCAAGGCAACCCTGAGGAACTTCGCGGTAAGGTAAAGTACTACAATGCCCCCAAGACGTGCCTCGACATCTGGACCGCTGCATTGTACCGTGATGATAAGGGTGATGAAGAAGAACCTGAAGCACATGGCGTCTTTTACGACGAACATGCGGCCTTCATCTTCCAATTGGAAGTGATAAAGAGTGGTAAGCAGAATAGTTACAAAACAAGCCACTTTGTCACGAAAGATGGCGAGCCCGTCCCAATGGTAGGTAAGAAAGGCGAGCCAAATGAAAAGGGCATCAAAGCCCTTCTGAGGTTACGCCATAACTTGTTCTCGAAGGTGGAAGAACCGAATCCCGCAGACATCAAGAAGATGTTCGCATTCCTATCAAATGCTGACGACCAACACGAGGAATCTGGAGGCTTTGATAAGGATGAAACGGCTCCTACTGATGAGGCTGAGGCTGGGCCGGTTGAGGATGAGTCCGAGGCTGGGCCAGTTGAGGAATCTGAGGCCGAGGCTGGGCCAACTGACGATAGCTCAGATGATTTGGCGGGTGAGGCCCCTGTTCAGGAGGAGACATCCGATACTGAGCCTGCGGGCGATGATGTCGAGAGTGAAGAAATAAGTGCTCTTCTCGAGCAACTCGACGACGAAGACTAATCTCCTTTCGCCACGTGGGGCGGGAGCCCTGTTCCCTCCCGCCCCACTCCCCTATTATGCCTAATAAAGCCTTACTTGTTGATGCTCGTAATGCCCTTTATAGGGCTATATATGCTGTTAAGGCTGATAGAAGGCATACTATTAAATATCACTATTTTGTGATATTTCTACGCCAGTTATCATCTTGGATAGGCAGATTTAATCCATCTTCTGTTCACATTTTCTGGGATGCACCGAAGACAAAGGTGTGGCGTAGACTTGTTCTGGAGACATATAAAGATAGATCTAATAGTCAATATGTTGAGGATATTTCTGAGGATTTGGCCATTACTACTAGGGTGGCGATGGAAATTCTTCCGTTTATGAATGTTCGCCAATATTTTAAGGCACAGATGGAGGCAGACGACTTAATATATGCTGCTGTGAATACTATTCATCCTAGTGATAGTGTAATTATTTCTACCGATTCCGATATGATACAGATGCCATTTGTGTATCCAACGGTAGAAGTGTGGGACCCGAAGAAACAAGAAATGATGTCCGTCCCACATATTAATCCAGCTGCTCAAAAAGCCTTGATGGGTGATAAGGCTGATTCAATTGATGGGTATCGTGGAATTGGTCCTAAGAAATCGGCTGCTATGCTAGAAGGTGTTCAATCCTTAAATGAATTTCTTCAAACGCAGGGTAGCCAGCTATATTATAAGAATTTATTACTAATAGATTTATCATTGTGTCCACGATTGCTTGCTAATAGGAAGTATGTTTGGTCAACTATGCAAAAGCCAATCAGGTGGGACAAGAAAAAGATAGATGAGTTAGTTGGTAAGTACAAAGTGATGGGTTTTGTATCCGAAGAAACGGATTTATTACCACCATTCCTACAATTATCTCCATCTCAAATATAAATCAGGAGATTGAATCATGGCTGTTGGTATACATGTTGCGCGTACTGGTTTTCTAAAAGTAGATGCCTCCGGGAATGTTGTGGATAAGGATAGTAATACTACTACTATCGCACAACATCTGACGGGATCGCACGATCATAGGGTACTTGCCGATTCCTCTATACCAAATACTGCTAATAATCCGGATGTGAAGACTTATCTAGAACTTGAAGCTGCCAGCGATTTTGTGTTATATCATATGGATCAGAATATGATTGTAACGTATGATGCTGGCGATGTGAATAGTGCTACCTAGCTAATGGGCTGGGATAATCCAGACTTTCTAAATCTATGCCGTGGATTTCAGCTAATAAATCTATAATTTCTGGTGTATAGAAATGATGGAAATCTGGGAATACTCCATCATATAGATCATATAGGCTCCTATATCCAAGATTGTAATGTTCTGTTTCGAAAGTCTCTTCTTCTGTGCGTCTCTCAGTATGGTGAGGTACGTCGCAATCTTTATATTGGACACCTAATTCGAATCTTTGATTTAGTTGGTCTAATTCTGCTTCGATGCTTTCTAATTTAATAATCTGACTGAAATACGATATGTCGATTCTTCTGCGTAATTGTGGTAGTGTATGTCCTTCAAACCACCCTTTTTTCGTTTTTTGGTTTTCTATCAACAATAATAGGAAATCATGGAATGATAGGTTTGGTGTCAAACCGAATTTGCTATAATCGACTCTTACTATTACTCGTGGATTTTCAGCTAATAATCTAGGATTTAATTTCCTATCACTAATATTTTGTGGATGCCGTTCAAGGCAGTGGAGAAATATGCTTACGGCCCTTGCATATGGATTTCTAACAAGAGCAACTTTATAATATTTATCTTGATCTGGGTTTCGGAGGAATTCTTTTTTGCGTTGGCTCCATGATGCCCACTTACCACTTTGATTTCTATATCTTCTTAGTCCGACTTTTAAAGCTCTTTCATATTGGCCAATAGTCTTTAGAAACCATATAAAAAGTGTTGTGCTGCCAGCCTTCTGTGATGTCCAGAAGCAGAGCTTTTTGTCTTCATTTATTAGCACTCTCATTTAGTAGAATCCCAAACTACTTCTAGTTGTGAATTGTTGACAATATCATCCGCTACTACAGTAACTCTACCGAATCGTTTTGACCCAGTGATAAGTCCTGGGAAGCAATGACTTATAAGTTCTGTACAACTAAATCTTAATGTACTCTTGAAATCAAAATCGAAATCATATTCACTTCCGACAGCTTTCCTGGCTAATTCGATAGCTTCTTCTCGGTATTTCTCCGGTGCTCGTAGTACTATCATATGATCAGTTCTCATAAAGTCTATAAGATCTTCTATGAGTACACCGTCACTGATAGCGTGGATAATTTCGTTATCACCTACGTATAATCCCGCATGATTCCACCAGCCGGGGATGAACCATTTATCAACATATCCTTCAAACCGACGTATAATGATATCACCGGGTTTGATTAATGGTTCTAGTTGCCGATAATGTTTGCCTTTTAATCGGCAATTTCTAGCATTAATTACGAACCAGAATGGGTGAAGTATACCAGCCCATTTTATGTCACCTAGGAAACGAAATATTGCCTTCTGTATTTTGAAAGTTATTTTGTTGGTTGCCATGATATCACTCCTGTACATAAGGTATTGTAACTTTGAGGTGTAATTATGGCCGAGTTGACAGAAGAACAGAAAAAGAAATTCTCCAAAACTGGCAAGAGTAATGTCAGGACTGCTAAGGCTCATGAGCGCCGTGTGGCTAAATTACTCAAAGAATGGACTGGTAAGGAATTTCGGCGGCGGCGGGTTGAAGGGCGTGGAGATGATGTAAAGGTGGTAGAGGGTGTAGGCGATGTAATACCTGTAGAGGGTGATACTATATTCGCCATAGAGGCCAAGAAAGGCCAGGGATTTAGCCTAGATGGCCTTATGTCTAGTCCTAAAACGGCTAAGTTCACAGAGTGGTGGCATCAGGTAACATATGATGCTATAATATTGTCTGAGAAGATAGAACAAATTAGATATCCATTATTGTTTTTTAAACCCCATCCAAACTTCGACTGGATAGCATTTCCACAGTGTTTGATAGAAACATGGTATCCAGTCAATAAGTTTGATATTACTACTTCCCCGGTGCCTGGTACACTACCATTCCCACATATCCTCGTGAATTGCTATGATAGATGTGGTGAAATAGAACTAGATGTTTCCCATTCTAAGAAGAATCCTGTGATGGTGTCTCTTGCTCTCTTAGAGCCTTGTTTATGCCGGTGGCGTGATTTTGCCGCTAATATAGATCCAAAGACGATATTTGTACAAACCTAGAAATAGGAGTGTATAATGTCTTGTGGATCTTGTGGTGGCAAACAACCTATTAGGATTTCTAGACCGGCGGGTCGTTCTCTTTCAAAGAGGGCGATAGAAAAGAAAACTATTAGATTAAATGCTAGAAAACCTATAATTGTTGCCACACAGCCAGCCAATAACCTAAACAGATATAGAGTGTAACTATGCCTTGCTGTGGTGGTGGAAAAGGTAGTCCTAGAACTGTTCGACAACAAGTAGTAAATCGCCCATCTACGAAGAAGAAAAAGAGAGCGGCGATTCATAGAGTTTCTCGTAAGCCTTCTACAAGAAATGTCGAGATAAAACGACAATATGTAGTACCACGTCAAAGGTGCCCGAAATGTGGATACCCAACGATGCTTGTTGTTATTGCTAGTCGTCAGAGAATTCAATGTGCTAACGTGAACTGCAAGCATATCTCATAAGCGGTGTGGTGTACCCATTTTGTCAAATATGACAAAAAAGGGTACCATGGGTAAGTACGCTGATAGAAAAGCAAATAATAAATGCGTTAGATGTGGTTGTCGTGAACCCGAACATAATTCTATTTGTTGTACATATTGTAAACAAAAACGAAAAGAAGCACGGCAGCGTCGCCACTCGAAGTTAGCTGCTACTGGAACATGTCGTTGCGGTTCTACAGCACGCCCTGGAAAGACGTTATGCGAAGCATGTGCTAGTAAATATGTTGAATCTGCGGCTGAATGGCGTAAGTCAAATCCTGGGTATTATCGGAGGCGGTCACGCCAATTATTTCTTGAGGTCTTAAATCATTATGGTGGGCCAAAATGTGCGTGTTGTGGCGAAACGAATATCTTCTTTTTAACAATCGATCATATCAACAGTGATGGTCATAAACAACATCGAGGTGATAGGAAACGATTAGCATATTGGTTGAAGAAGAATGATTTCCCAGATGGATATCAGGTGTTATGTTTCAATTGTAATTGCGGACGTGCTAGAAACGATGGGATTTGTCCACATAAACAGAAAGCGGAATGGTTTTAATGTCCTTTGAACAATTGCTATTTGTAATAGTTCAATATATTCTGCTGGGTCTAGCTAGTGAAGCTCTAGCAGAATTAATAGTGGATTCTAAGTTCTCCGCTAAGTTCTTTAGGGATCCGTGGAAAAAATGGACATACCCTATTGATAAACCACCACCCGATACATATTTTCAAAGATTTAAAGTGTTTGTAGATGAACTATGGAGTTGTGGTTATTGTACTAGTGTATGGACTTCGGGCTTTCTAGCTTTATTTGTATCATTAGATGGGCCGCGTGCTCTAGTCAATAATGTTTTGGTATGCTGGTTAATTTCTACTTTAATCATACATAGGATTTCAAATTGGACACATGCTATTTTTGAGATAGTAAGGCGTGGTCGCGTACGTACCCATGATTTATTAGTTAGAGTGTCGGAGCAGGAAGATGCTGGAATTGGATATGGCGAGGGAGAGGGAAATGAGGAAGTTGGGGCCGGAGATCCTAAAACCGGCTGAAATCCATTCCCTTGGTGATATAAAAAGAGTAGTAGCAGAACTTGATCCTAGCAAGAACGAGGCTTCTCGAACAGTACCACTGAGTACGACATTACAGGCCGAAACAGAATCTGGATCCAGACAAGTACAAGTATCAGCAAACACAAAATCCAGGACCAAGCGAGAAATGCTTATCGAAGGTCTTGATTTAGTCAAGAAATGGATAGAACATGAGGAGCAATTAAGAGACAATAGTTCTCCTACAGAAGTGAATGGTATATTGATGAAGCCTGCTACCATAGGGAAAGGTAGTGAAGGTGTTGTTTGGGTTGACAAGTTTATAAGGCAGTGGTTGGGTGGGTATCGGCAAGGCACACTTATTTATTGGGATTTAGGCGATGGTTTCATCTACAAATACGACATCTACACCCACAAACTCACTAGAACAACAAAACCTAGCGAATCCGACAGTACTGGCTCAGTACAAACCTAGATCCCAATATAAGCCACAATTCGGCGATTATTTTGTTTGGTCTAAATGGTTTACTACATGGCATGGTTTGATTGTCAATTATGATCATGAGACTGATGAACTACATATTGTAGTTTCTGGAGTACCATTTATATTATTAACAATGCCAGAAGAGAAACAAACAAAAGAAACTATAAAGGTAAAATTGTCAGATGTCAAAACCGCCGCAAATGGAAAGTTCGCGATTCTCCAGCACGAAACGTCCCAAAATGCGAACGTCTGGTACATCTAAATTAAAGTTACCAGAGCTATTAAAGTACCCTGAATTACTCCCATTCGATTCCGCGCCTATAAAAGATATATTCTGTTACGTTATAAGACATTATGGTAATGCTGGTCTATCGGCGTTGATATATAGGCAACCACAGAAAGATCAGGTTGTTATAATATGCGGGGATTGGCTCGGTAATAAGATAGACATAGTATCTGATAAGCCTACTACATTAGTCACGCATGCTAACGAACTGGTTAAAGACAGGATTATGGTGCTATATGAAACGATGCGCTTAATCAAATTAGATCAAGCACAATTCTTCTTTGCCATTGTTGATGGTGAGCTTATATTAGTAGACATCCAAGTTGGGATAAATAAGTTTGCATCTCCTGGAATGCTTAGAGATGTTTTCAGCAAAGTTTTTCCAACACAAGAAGTACAAAAGATCGAGATTCTTGACGATCGTGCTATGGAGTATATTGAATATGGATCTGGTTCATACAGTGGTGATTTAATACTGAAACCAAGCAGATTTAGAATGCATAGTGTGACACCAGATAATTTTGTGCCATTATATGTTGAAGTGAAGAGGTAGGCATGCCCGAATATATTAATCACAATAATTATGCAGTTCATCTTATAGGCCCCGATGGCAAGGAGATTATTCTGCGACCACGCCAGAAAAGAGTGCTGGGTGAATATTTTGAACGATATAGGACTAGAGGATTTATAAAACTCGTAAATGAATCAACACCAAATAAACGTATGAAACAACCGCAGTCCTTGATTAGAAATAAAGTGATATTAGGTAAGACAAAGACTAGGAGGCAAGAGAAGAAAGAGACTCCAGATCAATCTCAGTTGCAGGAAGAAAGAAGTAAACTACAAGAACGTAAAAAAGCCCGGCAAGAAGCACGGAAAGCAGTTAGAGTATCAAGAGCTCGTAGTATAATTAGACAAGAGAGGGCTGCACCGCGACAAAGGAAGAGATCAAAAGTCGTCGGTAGAAGAGTAAATGTAGATGCAAATAGATTGCTTCAATCCAATTTAAAGAACAATATCTTCCCAATAAGTAATAATATAGGAATTGGAATACTATCATATAATAGAGCAGATTGTTTAAAGAGATTAGTAAATTCAATTCTCACCAATACTGATTTGTCTAAAACTACCCTCTTTATCAGCGATGACGCTAGTACTGATAAACCAACCGTACAATATCTGAATGATTTATCAAGCAATCATAATATTGTGGTTATTAAGAATTCAGAGAGGTTAGGTATAGCTGGCAATAGTAATAGATTGATACGGTGCTTGTCGAGATTTGCTTACGGTATGATTCTAAATGATGATGTTGAAGTTTTAAGAAAGGGCTGGGACACTTTATACCATGACGCTATGATAGAGACAGGTATGCACCATTTCTCTTACAGACAGGTTGGTGTGTATGGTGCTGGCGAAGGCAAATTGCAGAAAAGAGGTAACCTAAATCTGCGAGTAGTGGATGAAAAGCCACATGGTGCAGTATTGGCTTTCTCGAGGGAAATGCTTGTTAAATGTGGTTATTTTGATGAAGCATATGGTCTATATGGAATGGAACATGTAGATTGGTCTCAGAAGGCATGGGAATTTGAATTACAAAATCCAGGATTTTGGGATGTCGATGGGTCAGAACTTTATTTCAAGATCCATAAAGATACTTCTGCTATGGAAGATAGAAGTACACATCTCAGAGAAGGAAGGAAGATATTTGCTAAAAGAACTTATAGGAGGATAGGTCCAACAGAAAGATCTAGATTGCCGGAAATATCTTATGTAATACCATTTAGAAATACCGGCAGAGAAAAGTGCATCTTAGCCGCTGTCAATAATATAAGAGCACAACGATATCCTGTTGTTCATATTATAGTTGTTGAACAAGATGCCAATACCAAGATAAATCTCGATAACTTCAATCCTGTTACTTATTGCCACGTTACCGCCCAGAATCCGTTATTTAATAAGTCATTAGCTTTTAACACAGGTGTATCGAAGGTGATTACACCGACTGTGGTGTTACATGATGCTGATCTGCTTGTTCAGGGAAATTATACAAGATCTGTTGCTCGTATCTTGGAAGATCGTGAATCATGCCACCTTGGTAGTACTGTTGTTTATGCCGACAAGCAATCAACAGATCGTATATGTGATTTAGGAAAAGTGGATGATGATATAAATTGTGATAGAGTTGTTGGATATTTTGAAGGTGGATCAGTAGGGTGTACTATTCAGGCATATTGGAGAGTTGGTGCATTTTGCCAAGACTATTGGGGTTACGGATGTGAGGACTGTGATTTCTACGCTAGGTTATCTGGAGCTAGTGATTGGAAAGAGGATAGGATTTTCGATTTCTTGCATTTGTGGCATGGTCGTGTACCATACTGGAATGAGCATCATGAGACTAATAAAATCAAAGAGAAAAATCTCGTTGTATTAGGGATTGAGAAAAGAGTCAAAATGCAACATAAACGTTTGGTTGAACAGGGCTGGGGCAATTTATTAAAGAGGCATGCGAAATGAAAAGTGGTGATATCGTCAAATTCCGGCTACTAGATGACGATGGTAAGTTGAATAGCAGTGATGCTGCTAGATTCTGTGCTAAGTATCAGATAACTGGCGTGGTGGTTTCTACACCAACAGATCATGGTCAAGGCCTAGGGCGTTTTGTGGTTGATGCGTGCCTTGGTTACACGATTTATGCGGTCCCAGAAGAACTAAATATTGTTGTTACTAGAGAACAAATCCCAACTATTGTAGATGGTGAGTAATGAGAGTCCTTATATGTCACAGGCCTGGTGGTGCTTTTGGTTATATTTCAGATGGCTGGATCAATGCTCTTCGTGATAAAGGGCATGAAGTTCGCCGATGGAATAATGATAGGGCTAGCTGGGATGATTTTAACCCAGATATTTATATGGGTTGTTCTGGCCACAAGCAAGAAATACCAAGAAACAGGCGTGCGAAGATAGCTATCCATGTCAATCCATGGGGTCCTAGCACTATCGATGGGGTATCAGAATCAACAGATGCTATTAATTGGGTGCGTAAACAAAAGCCCGATGTAGTATTCGGTTACGGATATGATTCTGATAGGATTCTATGGTCTTATTGGTCACAGAAAGCCGGAATTACTTGGGTGCCTATGCCCACAGCTGGTGATAAGGTTATATATAAATTACTAGACGGGGAAAGAAAATTCGACGTCGTCTATCTTGGTGGTATCTGGCCATATAAGGCTATTACAATAACTGAATGCTTGATGCCGGTGTTGCAGAATGGCAAGATAACACATAAACTGCACGGTTGGGGCGATTGGCCAGATGGTATTTCTAGCGGTGCTATAGCCGATGATAAAGTATGTGCGTTCTTCAATAGTGGCAAGGTGGGACCTTGTATATCGGAGCAGCATACAAGAAGTTTTGGTATTGATCTACCTGAAAGAGCTTTCAAAGTAGCACTATGTGGTGCTTTGGCGGTACATGATGCAGTACCAAGATTGGATAGGATTATCGAAGGTATAGTAATCGCTACTACTCCCGAAGAGTATCTTGAAAGATGTGTTTATTATAGTCGCCCTGAGAATGAGGAGGAGCGGTTTCTTCTTGCTACTAAACAAAGAGATTCTGTCTTACAACACCATACATACCACCATCGGATGAGCACCATGTTTACTGCACTTGGTTTTGAGGAGGAAGCTGAGAAGATAATAGAGTAGGTGTATCATGGATGACGTTTTTGAATTGTTTCGGAACCGATTAGACGAGATTACCGAATATAAATGGGGTAGTGTGGAGAATGATGACCAAGCCATCAAAGTTTTTGGGCATAAGATCGAGGATGGTGAGGATGTCCTTGATGCAATAGCTAGGCATATGGTAGAGGCTTTGACAAGAAGGACTTCGTAATGGCTTTGATGGGCGAGTGTTCTGATGGACGGACATGGATATTTCTTCATATCCCTAAGACTGGAGGATCGTGGTTCCGTGAGGCTATTAAGCTGGCTACCGGTAAACCATACTCACATGTTGGGCAACAACACTCGCATTTTCCAGAACTAGCTAATCATATTAATCCGGACACTATTAAATCCGCTTATTATTTTGCTTTTGTTAGGCATCCGATTACGTGGTATCAATCTAGATGGGCATTTAGGGTTAAGCATGGGTGGCATATGAGCCATCCGATAGATAGAAATTGCTCATCTAATGATTTTCGGGAGTGGGTCGATAATCTATTGATTCATAAACCCGGTTGGGTATCAACTTTATATAAGGTCTATATTGAGAGAGTACCATCAGGAGAAATCAACGTTGGTACTATGGAGAACTTGGTAACTGATGCTACTAATATATTACAGAATGCCGGTGTAGAATTCGATGAGCAGAAATTTATAGATGCTGGGAGAATAAACGATTCGTCTATGGGCGAGATGTCATCTAAGCAACTTGCAAAGTATACCCCAGAATTGTTACAGCGTGTATTAGATGCTGAGAAATATGCAATCGATCTATATTATCCTGATACTGAGATAGATTTTGATGAGTTTTGTGGGGAGCAACCATATTGATTGCTGATCTTGTGATCGATATCTTACGAAGTATGAAATTGCCGGTGCGCAAAGAGGCATCGGATATAGTTAAATCAGAAGTCACAGATGGTCTTGGTAGATGGCGAAAATTAATATTTATTATAGAGGATGACTATTTATACGCGGTGTATCTTGGTAAAGATGAAGGAATAATGATCAGTAATCCAGATGCTGATGTTCTACATTTTATAAGTTCTGCTGTGAAGACCATACGGGAGTGTACAGATAAGCCACATTGCGGTTATTATGACAAAATAAACCCTGCACGAATTCTTGACTTGATTGTTGATGATTGAGAGAGTTGGTAACATCTGGAACTTCCACGACAGAAGGAAGTGGATCGTCATTACTACCAACATCGGTTGGAAGAAAGACGGTTCTAATCCTATGGGTGCTGGTATAGCCAGAGCTGCTGCTGGGATAGATCCAGATCTACCTATATGGTATGGTAAGAAATGCCAAAAATTCGGTGCTAATACAGCAACACTACCATACAGGAAAAAGAAATTTATATTATTTCCTACTAAACCACTAGATGAGGATAAACCCTGGTTGTCTTGGCAACAGGACTCGGATATCGATTTGATACGTAGATCTACTATTCAATTAGCTAGGTTAATAGATATATTAGAGGCCGATATGATTGTTCTACCGATGGTGGGATGTGCTAATGGTAGATTGCGACCTAAACAAGTGCTGCCCGTATTGAGACAATATCTAGACGATAGGTTTGTTTTAGTGACTCAGTAACCAATAAAGGTGATGAGATTCTTTCTCTGTAGTTGTTCCAATTGACCTATGTCAATTCTTTGTGTCTCGATAACTAGTTCTGCACCTGGCGCTATCGATAATTGCTCGGCACGGGTGGGATCAATATCCGATGTTGCAGCCGCTTTATCGAGGTCGATAGCGTTCAGCAAGATAGGTATTGTCTGGGTTGAAATATTGGTGATGGTAGTTACCCGTGTAGCCATGATTCATTCTCCTTTACTGTAATTTTGATGATGCCTATATTTTCTGTTATTACTTGTATCTCTGAGCCGGACATTTATCAAGAATGCTTGCTTGATTCAATAGACCGGTGCCGTGGTAATTTTGACGTAGAAATTATTCCCGTACTAAATGATAGTGGGTTATATTCAGCTAGCCTTGCTCTAAATTTAGGAATTAAGGTTGCAAGATCAGATAATCTGGTTATTGCTCACCAAGATATTACACTCGTAGAGGATTGGTTTGCGATAGCGGAAGAGACATTGGGGAAATTGGATAAAGATTGGGGAATACTTGGTGCTGCTGGGATAGATCTTAATAGGGAGAGGCGAGATATAGGGCCATGGGGTGGTGCAGTATTATTGGATACTGTGGCGGTAGGTAGTGTCTGGCATACAGATGATGTTGATTCGGAACCATATTGGGATGGTTTAAAGTCGCCGACAAGAGTTCATTGTGTTGATGAATGCTTATTTATTCTTAATAAGAAAACAGGACTGCGGTTTGATACGATGTTTAATGGGTTCCATTTTTATGGGGCCGATATGTGTTTGCAGGCGAGGGCGGCTGGATTTGGTGTGTATGCGGCAGACTTACCTATAATTCATTATGGGGCATATTCATCTAGTATGGCTGGCAGGAGTCGATATTGGCAATTCTTTAGATTATTACATAATAAATGGAAATCGCGTTTCCCAGAGATGCTTGGCACACATATGCACTGGTGTGATAATGAGTTAACTAGTTATGTTTCGGCTGAACTTGAAGCAGATGATGGTAATAATATTCATGTGAAATCATTTGGAATAAAAGAAGCACGCTTGTCTATAGATAAGAAAATGGGATTTATTGAATGAGATATTATAGACTAGATAAAAATCCAGAACCATTAGAACATAATGGGCAAAAGGTTATATATTTTTTGATATTATTTCCAGAGGGAGTTGGAATAGATGAAGCTAATGCTCCTGTTGTTGGAACAGAGACTGATTTAAGCAATGATTTTTCACTGCGACTGGAGGGTATGACAGGTGGTGTGAAACTTCATTTTGACGGTAAAGTATATGAATATAGAAGCCACTTATATCAGAAGAGTGATGGGACAAAACCTGGTAGATTACTTATAGAAACTGAGATGGGATTCTAGTACTGATTCGAACCATGGTTGATGCATACTTGATGCGGCGGGGTCTGGTTTCCAGCGGTCTGCTTCTTCCCGTTCTTTTCTCTTTTTAAGAAGTCGCGTCTGGTAGTATCGTCTGTAATTAATGATAGTCGCATTAGAAGAATTCTTCTCTTAATTTTCGTAATGTCTGCCCCATCATCTTGATAAAGCTTGGTACAGCTTTTGGAAAATCCTTGGCGACGCCTTGTGTATATAATTTCACTGCTTTGGATGCATTAGCGACTGTTTTATTTGTGGGGTCATCCTTTAGTGTCCTAATTAGTTTGTCAGTTGTTTGTAGTACTTCTTGTGGTCTAGCGTTTGGCATTTCTTTCTTTACACTATTGACTAGTTCTGCTACTGCTGAATATGCGTGTGATGGCAATTCTGATAGGTTAATATAGTACCTTTGTGATATCATCTTTCTTATAGCTGGTTGATCATCTAGGCTAGATGGATCATCATACATCATACTAGAGAATTTAGCACCATTCTCGCCTACAAGTTCTTCTAGTGCTTTCCAGTGTTTCTCATTAGTCAGGTTTTTGGATAATTTGGAATCTTTATTACCGAATTGTTGAACATGTGTGTCTTCATGCCCTATAATGGTCCTAACACTTGCAAGAATTGGCCCAATATCTTGATTTCGAATTGCTTCGATAAATATTTTACCTGGTGTTAGATTAATAATGAGATTATCTGGATCTACATTACCTTGTATTATAGCTTCCGGGTATGGGTCTACGAGGTCTTCTTTACTTGGTATATTAAAAACGATCCTACGGTCTTGGAATGGTTGTTTTTCGAATGCGGCGTTTATGTACCTAATTATAGATCTGATGTCTTTGATACGTGATAACTTTGGTAATATAGGCTCTAACACATTCTTGAAGTGTGCTATTAACCCTTTTGTCAGGGTTACTGCTTTGTATTCAACTATTAATCTTAATTTCATACTGTAGATTTTATTATGATTCAAGCATTTTTACTCTGTCATCCACAGTCGACTGACATTATTTCTAAGAAGGCATTTAGGAGCCAGATTGTAAATGCTAGGAGGATTGCATGTGGTACTACTAAAGTAAAGAATGCGGATTTGTCAGAATCTAATGATTTCTTTCCCACGTATGCTTCTTGGAATTCTGGTTTGTTCGAAACATCTGTTATTCTTACTATTTGGGAGCATGCGGATAATCTTATAGGTAACGATGATGTTGCTATCATGCATGCTGATATAGGTATACACTTTAAGGCGGGTGAGACCTGGAGAAAATTGAATAAATGGCTTCGAGAGGATGAATTACGAGCGATTGGACTAACAGCACCGTCGAGATATATTGGTATATGGGACGATTGGGTGATACCGGAAGAGGTATATTGTACTCCCAATTATGATCCGTTCTTTAGACATCTTTTTGATGATCAGATTAGTGTGTGGGAGATTATGAAGGAATATGATGCCGATATACATGATTGGGCTATGGATATTCAACCAAGGTTGATTTACTCACATCAATTTCTTTGTACTAGAGCTACTTTTGATTATCTTGGTGATAAGCTTGCTAGAATAGCTAGGAATCTTAGGTTACGTGATATTGGTTTTTGGACACCACATATGTTTGAGAGGTTGATTGCTCTGTATTTGGCTCGTAGGGCTACACCATTGTTGACCACGACCTTTTGGCATTATGCTGCTTCTGGAATTGCCGGTCCTGGAGAACAAAGTTTGTATGGACCTAGACCATTAAGATACTATAAAGTTGCTAGTAGATATAATGAACGATCCATACCTAACCGATCCATACCATCATAATGATCCATATTTATTTCCTAACACAGAATTTCAATACTTTGCGGTACGTTCTATAATTGATCGTGATATTTATTTAGCTGATTATGGATTTGAAGAACCTGGGATAGATGTTGCTATTGTTTTTGAGTCGCGTTGTAATCCGAGTACTTGTATAGTATTATCTGATGGTACTAGGCATCTAGGGCGATTAGTAACTATAACTGACATGTCTGGGATTACTCACAAATTTAGAGTAGTTACAGATAATGTTTGGATGCTGAGGATGTCATATGAAGATTTCAAAGCTATCCCTGAGAGGAGCTTTCGGTAGGATACGCGAAATATTTGGACTTAGGAAACATGAATGGACGTGTGAAACACATGGTAGTTGGGTCAATATAAAAGAGAATGGCAAGTTAATATATGAAGGCCCAAAGGAATGGATGCCAAAGGATATTAGAAAGAGATATAATAAGCATGTTAAAGCGATTGACGAGATGTGGCGTGAAGTCAATAAGTTCTTTTCTAAAGACAACTTTTGATTAATGCTAGAAAGGCTGCTTCGACAGCTTCATAGAAATTTGGATCTAGATCATCCCAGCTATCAATACCTTCATTTATATCTTTTGGAATAGTCATCGTTATAGTCTTTTTCTCCCAGTCTAGCACACACGGATTAATTCTGACTTCAGTACCAAACTGTGCTCCAGATACTATTTTATCTGGTTTACGATCTACCATTACGTACATATATGCATCAAAGTACTCTACTTGTTCTGGGAGCTCCTGGAGGAAGAGAGTGGTTACCCGCCGCGTTTGTTTTAGCATATGGTATTTACGGAGGTTGTTATGAGTACCGCTGTAACCGATATTGGTCAGGATCTTGCAAAGGAAGCACTGGAATTACAAATCCAGTCCCAAGAACTTGCTGATAAGTTGGACGCGAAAAAGGAAGAACTTCGTGATCTGGCTAACGGTAAGAAGATGAATATTACTGTCGAAGGTCTCGGCAAAATTGATGTCACTGAGCCACGACAAGGCAGTGAGAAAGTGGTGTTAACGTTCGATGAAGAACGCCTTAAAACAGTTCCTGAATTGCGCCAGAAGCTTCTGGACAAAGGGGTGGCTAAAGAAGAAGTCAAGAAGACACCGCCAGCCAGAGCTTCAGTTCGCATCAAACCTAACGTGTGACGATTGGGCACCCCTGGAATTACCAGGAATACGTGGCCCATTCGAAAAGGGTTATAAGGACGCACGAACTAATCGTACCTGTGATCCATCTAGGCATGGGTACGATTGGTTTTTACATGAAGCCGCCTATAATTGCGGATGGTTAGAGGCTGCATTGAGATGATAGGGTTATTCTACTACGCACTATTTATGACAGTTGTTGGAATACTTATATTCATCTTCGCATAATCAAATCTAAATAAAATCAAAGCGTCCGTGTGGCAATATCAATATAGGTACAAAAATGGCAAAGAAAGAACAGAGTAAACAACCACAAACTCCAGATGAAAAGATTGCTAGGCTAACTGCACGAGCCGAAAAAATCAAGAAGAAGTTAACTGCGAGTGAAGCCAAATTGGCAAAAATCACTCCAAATTATGAGAAATGTAAGAAAGCAGTTGATTCGCTCCGCCAAGCTCATGAATTCGCTTTAGGCAAAATTGAGAGAGTTAAGGCTCGTGCAGCGAAAGCAAAAGAGAAGACAAAAGCATAATTTGTGGCCACTTTAGCTCAGCCCTTCGGGGAGCCAATGTAGGGGTATTACCTCTACGAGGTAGTCCAGAGCACTAGGGGAACCTGGGGGTCAGACGTGCAAATCGTCTAGGTGGCCTCTTCTTCATCTTCAAAGCATAAATTTTCTATATTAAGACCAAATACAGTACTGTCCCAACATACATTAAATGGCCCAATACTCTTAATATCTTCTTCATTAATATCTAGTGGGTTATCTTTATCGATATCAGTGATATCTAAGAAACCGACGTTTGATCTATCCCTGATTCTGTCGCGTACCTTTTTGAATGTGTTTTCAGATTGAGACGTAAATTTCAATGGATGAAAGATCGCTGTATATTTTGCGTCTTCTGGCGGTTTTGACCTATTGATTATCATTTGGGCTTGTTTGAATCGCCTAATAGATTCATCGATATTTGGCATTAAAAGTGCTGTGTATAGATCACCACGTTCTTGGAAACATAGAGCGAACCATCTATCTAAATCATTCTCAGCCCACTCTACTAAATGATCTGCTACTTCATGGGCTCGGTCCAATACGAAGACAGGTACCACACCTTCTTCTTCGCTGATTTGTGCCCATAAGCACGCTTCTACGTTGCCGGGATGACAATCCTTGAATCTGTCTTCATTGAAGTCTTCCGGACTTAGGATCTCACCTGCTCTACCGGTCAACAAAGGAATATAAGAGATAACCGTAATTTGCATCTGTTCGTTCATTTTAGCCCTCCGTTGTGATAATACATGTAGCCTTGTTAAATAATTATTCACAAAGATATATCTGGGGTATGTCAAATGGAACGATTCAGCGATTTACCAAACCAGATTGGCTCTCTTCTATATCATATATTAAAATGGATATTTGGGTTTATTAGTGAGAATGCTATACCGTTATTGTTCTGTATGATATTCATGCTTATCCTAGTGATAAGTGCTTCACATTATCGTGATTATATTAGTACCAGAAAGATAGATGTTCTTGTTGGTCCTAGTGGTGGATCTACAGAAGCGTTAGTACATGAGATCTCAGAATATATGGAAACTCAATCAGCTTCACCATGGAAATTCTGGGTGACACAATATATTTTGGACCCAATAGGCACTGATGGTTACGAAGAAAATCGAGAAAGTGTTAGTAAGGACAATACTGGTAGAGTTATTGGATTTACACATGATGGTTTCGGCGAGTCAAAGCATATCAGAATTCTATTACCATTAGATCGTAATTGTTTACATATCTTGGTGACTAGAGACTTTCTGACTAGAAATACGATTGGTACCTCTAATAACACGATATTGTTTAAAGACATTGCTCCGAAGCTAGAACATGGTAGGATATTTCTCGGGCCATATGATAGTGGTACCCGTAGATGTGCTGAATATGTGCTAGAACATTACGGTCTTAATCCAGGACAACATTCTGCTCATGGTATTGCTGATTGGCATGAAATGCGATCGGCATTACATAGAGGGTTTGTTGATGTAGCATTTTATGGTGGTCCACAACATGCCCCGATAATAGAGAGCATTGTTAAGGATGACACATGTCGCTTAGTTGGTTTAGATAATGATCGTGATGCGATAATTAGAAGTTATGAACAATTATTACCTGATACATTTGAAGCTAATTCTTATGTTCATGGTGATTTCTGTCCAACAAAGATCGATGTATTTGGTTCACGCCGTGTCCTAGTATGCTCTTCTGCTATGAGTGATAGAGATGCATTTTACTTAGCCGGTGTATGCCAACGAGCTCTTCAACATAGAATCCCGGAGATACAGTGGGCCAACGTTCCTAATAAACCCGAGGAAGGAGAATTGAAATATCCACTACATCCTGCGGCGGTATTGATCAGGGATGGTGGTAAACCGTCTGAATGGCCAGAAAGTGTATATTATGCACTTATGACAGCTGGTCTGTGGTGTGTCTATGCTTTTGTTCGATGGTTGAATAAGCTTATTGGGAAACGGAGTAATGGGGAGGATGTGAATACAGAAACGAGAAGGGCGAGGAGGAGAAGGAAAAGGGAAGCCCAATCTACCGAATGAATTTAACTGCCATACCCCTATTTGTAACAATATCTTGGAAGGTATTTAAAACGCAAATAGGGAGTCCAAAATGGCATCAGCACAAGACCTCATCAAGGCTTCACGCCACCACGAAGACGGCTTTGCAGCCGCGATCAACAGCTTGCCGGTTCACAAGCTTCAATTGCTCATCGACAAGGCTGACCACGCATATTACCGCGTTGGCTCGGAAGCGATTATGACCGATGCGGAGTATGATCTCCTCCGTCCGGCTCTCAAAGCAAAAGCACCAGATGACGAGCGTATCGATCGGGTTGGTGCCCCCTTCAGCGAAGCCGAACTGCGTGATAAAGTCACTCACGCTATCCCAATGGGTTCGCTCGATAATACTGATGACGGTATCCTTGGGTACGATTCTTGGTACACCGGTGTCTGCAAGAAGATCAAGGACGATGGTGTTGTAGAGGTCTGTACATCGCTCAAGATCGATGGTGGCAGTATCTGCGCCAGCTATAAGGCCGGTAAACTTGTTCGGGTAGCCTCGAGAGGTAATGGGGCAGTCGGCGAAGATATCACCGCCAACGGTGCAAACTTCCAAGGACTCCCAACAGTCCTAGAGGAAGCTTTGGATTTGGAAGTGCGTGGTGAGGCCATTCTCTATACTGAGGATTGGAAAGTGATCCGATCCCGTGACCTTGGCAAACCCTTTGATGATATTGATGAAAAGGACCAGAGCAATGCTCGTGCTATTGGTAATGGTTGCTTCAGCCGTGATGATGGTCAAGATAGTGAGAGAATGCGATTTATCGCATTCAATGTTGAAGCCGGTGACGGTGGAGTGCCAGGCGACCCATTCGCTACGGAATCAGGTAAATTCAAATTTCTGAAGCAATTGGGATTTAGACCTGTTCCTCACAAGGTGTGCAAAACGATCGACGACGTCAAGAAATTCTATGCAGCTACACTTGACGGCCGTGAACAACTTCCATTCGCGATCGATGGCGTGGTAGTGTGCTTGAATCAAGCTGCACATCAAGATGTCTTTGTGACTGCCGACAAGAAGACTCGTCTGCGTCCGAAGTATGCTCGAGCGATCAAGTTCCCGCACTACTCGGGCCAAACTACGCTTAAAGATGTGATCTTGACGGTTGGCCATACCGGGGCTGTTATTCCTACGGCTTTGCTTGAGGAAGTTCGCGTCGGCGGTGTGAATGTTACTCACGCCCTTTTGAACAATTGGGACGAGATCAATCGTCTTGACGTCGCAATTGGTGATACCGTCGAGGTAATCCTAGCGGGTGATATTATCCCGAAAATCACGCGTCGAGTTCGTAAACATGTTACACGCCAACAAATCGAAGAACCGAAGCGGTGCCCAACTTGTGGTGAACCTACGACAAGGACTATGAGGGGCAAGACTGGTGCTATCACATATTGTTCAAGTTCTCAGTGCCCAGCGGTGGGTCTTGGCAAGATTGATCATTGGATTGGGACTTCGAAGAAAGGTACCGGAATCCTTGGGATCGGTGACACGATCTTGAAGGCTCTGTGGGATAATAGTCTTGTTGGTGACCCAGCTGATTTGTACACCTTGGCCGTTGATCAGATGAAGGATGTTGAACTTGATGGCGGTGTGCGTATCGGCGAGTCACGAGCTTCGGAAATCGTGAAGAATATCGCATCGAAGAAGTGCTTACCTCTTCATGTTTTCTTAGGATCTCTTGGAATTGATCTGCTCGGTCGCCGCCGTGTTGAGATCTTGCGAGGTACGGCGAGTGGTCAATTGGATGCTCTTGATGATTGGCTTGATGATCAGAAGTTGGCTACACTTCAGATCCCCGGATTCGGTGACACTATTCGTGAGTCAATCCGGAAGGGTATCGATGAGTGCCGCCCCTTGATCGAGAAGTTGCGGTCGGTTGGTGTCACGATCAAAGAAGAGACTCAGGAGGATGAACCGGTTGACACCGATGGTGATGGAGTGATGACTCAACCGGCAGAAGGGAAAATTTTTACAGGCCTGTCTTTCTGCTTAACAGGCACTAGGGCTTATATCGGTGACATCGAACGATTAGGTGGCACGGTTAAATCTGGTGTGTCTAAGGCATTGGACTTTCTTGTCCAGAAGGATGCAACAAGCAGTTCTAATAAAACGAAGAAGGCTGAGAAGTACGGCTGTGGTATTATTTCCATAGATTACCTTAAGAAGGCGATCGATGGAGAGGTTGTGCTGGAGAAGCCGGATAAAGAAGCCGTCGAAGCCGAAGTATAAAATTGTCCCCGTGTTCGATCCCCCGTTACTAGGATCGAAACACGGGGACTGGTTCCGAAACGATCGGAACCCATCTGCAGTTTCACTCTTTAAATACGCTAGATGTATTTATGGATCTTCTGTGATGAGTGATGCAACTATATCAGGTATTGAGTCCTCTTGAATCTCATCTGAGTGGTTCCACTCTCGATCAATCTCGTATGGGGTATCTTGTATCTCTCTTTTAAATGCTTTTGCTATTGGCATTGCTATGGTCTCCGGCACGCGTACTGATGCAACTTCGTTGCCATAATCATCTAATTTTAATAGATAAGCACTACTTAGTTCTTCGTTTTGTTCTTCATGATCGTTTATAGTGACTGATTCAATATAGAATTGTATCATTAAGATGCATTTTCCATGTAGATTATTTTCTATCATTAATGGAGCGAGGCCATCTAGAGATTCTGTATGTGGGTCGGGAAAATCTATATCTTCATCGCCTAGAAGCCAATTCGTTTGTTCTTCGTCAAATGCAATAGAATGCACACTATCGCGTATCTGTTCTACAGGATGATACCATGTCCTGTATGCTGACCAACCTGTTTCTGTTCTTGGCATAATTTATCTCTGTTGTATATATTTCATAATCTATCTTTGGAGGAGCTTATGTCTGAGAAACGCGCATTGATTCTAGGTATTACTGGTCAAGATGGATCATTCCTTGCGGAATTCTTACTAGAAAAGGATTACGATGTACATGGTGCATCAAGGCGTGTTAGTACGCCGAATACTGCTAGGATAAATCATATACTTGACTCAATCACTATGCATTTTGGGGATATTACTGATCAATCTTCGGTTATGAAATTGATCGATAAAATACGTCCCCACGAAGTGTATAACTTGGCAGCACAATCATTTGTTCCCGCTAGTTGGAATCACCCTATCACTACTGTTGGTATCAATTCTTTAGGTGTTTTCAAGGTCTTGGAAGCCATACGACTTGTTGATAAGAATGTGCGGTTTTATCAGGCCAGTAGTAGTGAATTATACGGAGATGTAGCGGAGACGCCACAAGATGAGAATACTCCATTTAGACCGAGGAGTCCATATGCTATTGCGAAGTTGGCAGCATATTGGACTACTATAAATTATAGGCAGAGCTATGATATGTTCTGCAGTAATGGTATATTATTCAATCATGAATCTGAAAGACGCGGATATGAATTTGTGACACGGAAAGTCACTAGAGCTGCTGCCAGGATTTCATTAGGGTTGCAGGATAAGTTATATCTTGGTAATATGGATGCTAAGAGGGATTGGGGCCATGCTAAGGATTATGTTAGGGCTATGTGGTTGATGCTCCAACAAGATGAGCCTGGGGATTTTGTGATTGGTTCCGGTGAAACACATAGCGTACGAGAATTAGCCCAATTAGCATTCGAGTGTGTTGGGCTGGATTATGAAGAATATGTGGAGATTGATCCGAAATTTTTGAGGCCTGCTGACGTTAATTTATTGCATTCAAATCCTAGTAAGGCTAAGAAGGAGCTCGGATGGGAGCCCGAAATAAGCTTTAAAGAACTCATCCGGATGATGGTAACCATGGATCTAGACTTGGAGAACCCTATTAATAAAGGGTAAGGAGATGAGAGGTGTAATATTTTCTATCGTATTCGTCCTTGTCATAGGTGTTGGGTACGGTAACGAGTGGAGTTTGGTTACTACAACATCTATATGGAGTTTTGGTTACTACAACATCTATATGGAGTCTTAAAGATCCTTGGAGTTTAACTGCTGAAAAGAAGGAATTGCCATCTGATTATGCTGTTGCTAGAGCTGCGGCGATGGAATCTGGGAAGCCTATCCATATATTGTTGACTGGCCCGAATTGTATACCTTGTGATAGACTAAAAGAGAAATATTTTGATGATCTGAATGATTTATCGCATGTTTCAGAATTGCGGATCGATAAGAAACACTCTATCAAGATTGGTGATCTTGTAAAGAAGATGATAGTTCCGCAGCTTGTTGTTTATACGAAAACGAGTCGTGGTTGGTTCAGGACTAATTATCTTGGTTATGAGGAAATAGTTGAGCATTTGAAATCTAAAGATCTTGCGAAGTTGCCACCAATCACTAGATTACCTGGTAGCACATGGGGTTGGTCAGGAGATCTTAGGAATCACTTGGTGAATTCCCATAACATTGCCTCTTGTTCTTTAAGGGATATTGGTTCTGAGGATTTGATTACTATTCATGATAATGTACATAACCATAGAGTGACTAATATAAATAATAAATATAATGCGGAGAATCTGCCACGTTTTAAAAGAGTTCAACCCCAGGCCAGACAGACCTGGAGACCGTTTACTGTTAGGCGGAAAATTTTTAGTGGATCGTATTGATCAATATGTAATTGAAGCAGTTGCTTCTCTCAGCAAATATAAATTGTAATGGTTACTAACTCAAGGTAAAATGGAGGCCAACACTCATGGCTGCACAACCAGCTAATACCGACATTACGGTATTCCGGAGGATCAGATCTTTCCGGCAGATGCACCGTCACGAGTCGGTCGCGGCCTTGATCAAGCGACTTCGTCCGCTGGTCATGAGTATTCCGGCGAACGAAATCCTGGTTGAGGTAAAGGCCCGCGACACGACCACGGCCGACTTCAGCCCATATATGGGCGAAGCACGGCACAACGCAACGCGTGGATTCCCGATTGTCATCGGCTTGGTGGATCAGGTGTCCTTCGCGAATGCCCAAGCGAACATTTCTGCTGTGGACTTCGCTTTCCAAATCGGTCACGACAAGTTCCTGACCAACACCGTGGCAGGCCTTACTGGCGACCTGCATCAGGACGCACGGGACCTAACACCAGACCTGTAATCTCGAATGATTTGGGATTCGGTCTGAATTACGCGGCGGATATGGCCCGGCGAGGTTGCTCGTCGGGCCATTTCTATGTATAAATATGGTGGTATTATTTGTCTATATCGTTTTATTAGTGATCATACTCCGTCTGATGGGCAGAGCATGGTACGCTCCTCATTTAAACAGCGGCGGAATAGTCGATTTTTATACATGGTCTCATTTCCTTCACGGAGTGATTTTTAGCCTTATAGGTTTACCATGGGTAATAGCTCTCGGAGCTGAATTTGTATGGGAGATAATTGAAAATACGCAATATATTATTAAGAAATATAGAAGGAAAGGCCATCCAACGTATGCTGGTGATGCTATAGTAAATTCTATATCTGATTTAGTGATATGCTCTCTAGGATGGATATTCGCAACAAATGTACCATTCTATTGGAGTATTATAGCGATCATCGTTATCGAAACGGCACTATACATATTTATTAGAGATAACCTATTATTAAACATTATTGCTCTTATTAGAAAATAGCATTACCGAACTATTCGGTACTATCTTCGTCGCAAGAACAATCTTCACTAGATTGTTGGTGGATAGTCTTACGTGGAATATTACCACTAGTTCCACCACTGCATGGGCTACATGGTTTAGGATCTGCATTAGGATAATCGGGATCTGTCGGGTATCGCCCGAATTGATCTGGTGGTCGCCAACCATCTAATGTATTCATATTCTCTTCGTAGACTGAATCAACATGTCCATCTGGCGGGAAAGTCTCATGATCTTCTTCCGCTATACCAGTAATGAATAATGATTTATACGCTGTTGCTGATGCGGCAATTGAAGGAAGAGTTACTAAATCACCAAAATTAATACTACCAACGCCATCTGTTTCCCAGGATGTTAGAGCATCGGTACTATGCCATAATCTTCCTTCGTCTCGCAATTCGGAATCTGTACCATGCCATATTCGGACTTCTCGTTTGATTAATGCATCCGTTGTTTGTTCTATCTCAATAGTCTCTAATAGACTAGCATCTGTAGTTTGTATTTTGAATCCGGTTAGCCATGCATCAGTAGTATATGGTAGATCGTGTTCTTCTGCCAAGATTGCGTCTGTGGTATGGGTTATTTGGTGTTCTTCTGCGAGGATTGCATCGGTGGTATGGGCTGCACCTCTTTGAATTGCCAATAATGTGTCAGTGGTATGAGTTATGTCATGTTGCTCAGATAATATTGAATCTGTAGTGTGAGTTATTTGTACTTCTTCTTTCAATAATGCGTTTGTATGGTGTCCTACTACATTGCCAATAAATGCATCAGTAGTATGTGACAATACAATGTTAATTTCTTGCATCGATGCATCAGTAGTATATGACTTTCTGTGTGATCGGTATATTAATAAATCTGTTGTGTGACTTAATTCTTCTAAGGCCCATATAGCGGCATCGGTAGTATGAGCTAGACTACCCTCTGACCATAATAGAGCATCGGTTGTGTGATCATATGTCTGTTCAACTGCTACCGCTGCCCAACAATCAGTAGTATGGCTAATAGCAGTTCCAACACATAATACAGAAGCATCAGAACTATGCTTTAATGCTCCAAAGACGCGAGAATCGGTAGTGTGGTCAATATCGTATTGGAATTTTATTTCAGCATCTGTAGTGTGAGTAAGGGTTTGTTCTGCCCATAATAGAGCGTTTGTTGTGTGGTCCTGTGGGATATCAGATTCAAATAATAACAGATCTGTAGTATGAGTTACAGCTAATACCTCAAACAATTCTGCTTCGGTCGTGTGGGTTATAGAGACTTCTTCGGCTAATAAAGCGTCAGTAGTATATGTGATACTTATTTCTGCTTGTAATAGAGCGTCAGTTGTTTGTTCATGTAGTACTGTAGCTGGTAATAATAATCTCGCATCAGTAGTATGTGTGACACTTATTTCCGCTTGTAATAGAGCATCTGTGGTGTGATCTATAGTAGCTTCTACCTCTGCTATACCATCACCTTCTCCCTTGAATAGAGTGATTATTCCGCCACCAGCACCTGTATGATATTCTCTATTGTCTGATAATGTAAACGAGGCCCATGTTCTAACATCTGTTGTTCCAGGCCTTGTTTGTACTGGGTCTGGAGAAGTACTCATTGGCCTGAGTTGGCTATTATATGTGCTTGGTCCTCCCTCTGGCATTATTACCATATGATTTATTGGTATTCTAGATCCTGCAAGCACCTCATTCATTGGTCTTAGATCAGCTGTAACTCCAGGGTCGCTCCATCCATTTGCTGCAGTAAATGCATCAAGAGTGTGCCATTCATGTATACCCTTGTGATCTGATTCAGGTTCTGGTGTGATTGGGTCTGTGGCATCATAAGTTCTTATGTCCGTCTTGATCCTTTGGTTTTGTAGTGGATATGTTAATGGGCTTGGGCCACCGAGGTTTTGAGTTGTGTTCAAAAGGGTTAGAGCAGGGGCTTCTGATGTATCTGCTACAGTATCGGCTTGACTACCGCCACTAAGCCATCCTACTCCCCAAGCACCTGTTGGCCAAGCACCGCTTAAAGTATCTCTACCTGTTGTATGATCATAAAATCCTTCTAAATTCAAGAGTTGGATTCTGAATCCTACTTCATAAGTGCTGTCGACATGTGCCATCCCACCCCATCCACCTGCTGGATATTCATAATTCATTCGCATTGATATGGTTGACATAACGGCATCGAATGGGAATATGAAAGTATAACATCGCTGTTCAGAACTTGATTTGCCAACATCGTTTGGTGGCATATGCATGCGCGGAATAATTAGAGAGTTACTGGCGTTTATAGTAATAGTATCATAATAGTGTTCCATCCAAAATTCCATAGGCCCAGGCCAATTTACACCTGAAGACCTTACACAAACAGTTCCGATTGCAAGACATCTATCACCTAGTCCTCCGCTAAGTTGAGGATTTGCGATTGTAAATGCAGCGTTAGAACCGCTGAAGTGAGAAGAGGTATTTGAGGGCATCTCGGTGAATATTGAGAACATCGAAACTGGTGTAGATGCACCACCGAGATAAAAAGGTAGATTGGTAATACTACCTTCTTCAGAAATCCTCATAAGGAATAATCTTACATTTCTTATGAGGTAATCTCTTTGGGCTATAAAACCAACCGAATATTCATCAGTCGCATCTAACCAGCCTGTATGTGTTCCAAAAGACTGTATTGGTTGGTGCATGTCCCAAATAGGTCGGCTCCATGTACCGGTCCAATCATGAGCTAATGTACCTCCCGATGGGATGGGAGTACCATCCATTTGAAATGTAGTAAAATCCGCACTAGGATTATGGAGACTCCCCATCCCAACCATCTCATATCCTAGGAGAGCCAACCAGTATCCAGGAGTGAATGATCCAGTCGGGATAGTTATGAGATTCTCACTATACGTGTCACCATAAGTAACACTACCTTGTGCGGCGGTACCATAAATTTCTTCGTAGATGTAGTCGATTTGTGGTCTAGACATTATGGGTGATAAATTCTTAAACTGGTGATTTCGACAGTGCCTGGAAAAGTCCAATCTACTGTGTTGAATTCTATATCTGCACCGCTACCTGTTATCCCACATGTACCATCCATGATAGCATTATCGTCGCGATCTACTATCCTAAACCACGTTACTGTTCCTGTGGCCCATGTTGCAAATGATCCTATAGCGTTGGCTGTTGATGAGCCACCAGAAGCATCTTGGAATGCTGGGTTTACTAATTGTTTTTGAGCTAGGAATGTACCTGTTGGTGCATTATCTGGACTTGCCGGTCTTGTTCCTGTATAGAATTTAATATGTCCGCCTACGACAGATATAGTACCTTGGTCAACTAGATCGACCAAGGTATCGATCATTATGTTTTTCAGTGCTTCAGCGACGGTTGTTGTCATGGTGCATAAACGCTAATAAAGAAACTGGTAAGAGTACTTCGGGTTGGAGCACCAATGCTTCCATTAAATACTATACTATCAAATTCTAGATCTGCTCCGCTACCTAGAACACCTACACTACCATCTATTAAGGCCACTCCTAATGCAGTTTCTCTATTAGTCATCCTAAACCATACTGCTGTCCCCGATTGTGAGTTTTCGTCCTCATAAGGAGGACCATAGGATGGATCATTACTTTGTGCAACACCACCTACTGCTGGGTCAAATCCTGGACTATTACCTAGGGCAAAGCTAGCTACACCAACTGTACCACCAGCTGGAGAATTATCTGGGCTGGCTGGTCTAGTTCCGGTATAAACAGTTATGACAGCTCCTGGATATGGCCCAAAACTACCGGCAGTTAATTTGGCTGTTACAGCATCACATACTGCGTTTCTGGCGGCTGTTGATAGTTTTAGAGACATAATTTATGTTCCTTATCATTAGATTTGCTGCTATTTTAATCGTGGCAAAGATAATTTGAATACTAAAGCAGTATTGGAGAATACAAATGACTGCAACTGTTGCAATAAAACGGTGGACCGGAGTAGCTGGTGGGCCGACAAAGACGACTATCGATGCTGCCGGTGCTGGGAATACCGTCGTAAATGCCAGCGACTCGCATCAGACAACAGCTGCTGGAAGTTCAAATCCGATCAAGATCCCAACTGTTGCTGGTACGAATCGTAGTTTTTGGTGTTGTACCAGGTTATCTGCTTCTGTAGCACCGACTGGTACTATTAATAACCTGCGATGGTATACTGACGGAACCAATAGTCTTGACCCAGGCGGTGACCCCAATGCGATTTATTGTAAGGTTGCTAGAGCTGACAAAGATCATGCCACACCATATGTTCAGGCTACTGGAACGACCGGTACTAGTGGTACGCTACTGAGTAAGGGTAATTATGCAGCCTTGCTAACGAACCCAGTCACAGCATTTACACATACCAGTGGTAGTCCACTAAGTGTTGATGGCTCTCAGACCAGCACCGGCGATTTTGGAGACTTTGTTGTATACCAATTCGAGGTAAACAACCCTGGTGCATCGGCAGGTACGACGAACAAAGAAACATTCACTTGGCTTTATGATGAAACATAGCCATATTGGAGACTGACGATGGCTAAAATAAAAAAGGGTACCAAATGTTGGGTGATGATCCCTAGATTCGCTAGGGCACTTATGCCACCCCAGAAAGCAACAATAATTGCTTTAACGGATAATCCCGTATGCCAAGTAGGTGTGGAATTCGAGAAAGATGGTGTGGGCTCCCATGACTGTGGCGGCCGTGCCAAATCCAAGAATTGTCTATGGGTGCGTGCAAAGAACTTGATGAATAAGAAACAAGTGGCATCCTACGAAGAAGAACTCGAGGCGACGAAGAAAAACCTCGAAAATAGGACAAAAGACGTCGACGAAATCGAAGTAGAAGTCGACATCTAAAATATTACGACCCCAGAAAGTACGTCCTTTCTGGGGTCGCTGTATATAAATCGGGAGATAAATTATGCCACGCCAAGTAAAAATCGATAGGTGGACAGCCGAATTACCATTCAGTGCTGAACAAGTGAAAGAAGGAGATAGCGACGGTGAGCCTAAATGCTTAGAAATAAATGAAGCAGCAGAATTGGGTGAAACACATCCAATGAACCTGAACTTTGATAAACAAGGCATCCATACATTCTCACCCAGTCCTAAACCGGATGCCGTGAATATGACACCAAGCGATAAAATAAGATGGATAGCTCATTACGCTGATGGTTCAACCTTTAAACAATATGATGAAGAAGGAAATAGTCGTTCCTGTGAATTAGTAAGCAGAGAGAATTTGAGAGGATTCTCACTGACTACGAAAGCTGGTAGAGTCCTATTCCATCAAGACTTAGTGCCTGGAATGCGATTCTTTTACAGACGTCGCACTGCCATGGAGCAAGGCAGTACTATTAAGATAGTACATCTAATAGGATATGAAATAGGATTTGGTGTTTTACCGTGGCCAGTAAGGAATATTACATTTGTATATGAGGATGCATTTAGGGTTGTAAATAGTAATTTCGTGTATGACCCGGATCCTCACAGCAAGCATCCGTGGCGGCACAATATAAAGTCTGTAGAGGCAGATAGAATAGTAATTACTTAGATCTGGTGATACGGACAATCTGGATCTGGCATAGGCTTTTCATTATGGATTGGGCAGTGCTCGCTGAATAATCCGTTGTCTGGATCAGCACAATCACATTCTATTGGGCAGATGCATGCCGGTGATTTTGGATTAGGGTTTTGTATATCTGTCGCACATATCTCTGCAATTATTTCGAAGATATCTAGTAAATTTTTATTACCCTCGATATGGGTGCGCCATATATTCTTGGGAATTCTAATATCCCATGTTCCGTCTTTTTGTAATTGAGATATTTTTAATGCATGTATATCCAACCAATCCTTGAGGCTTCCTCTATAATCTGATGGCTGTGCACCACCGCTCACCTTGATGCTTTCCAATTCTTCATCGTAGATGATTATGATATTAATCATGTTTTTTCTTCATACAAAAATATTAATGGAGGATACTTATCATGGCCAGGTGGACACCATTTACTGTACACATTCGAATTGAGCCACAATGGGGTTCAGGACTCCTGAAATCCAAGAGAATGGAAATGTGGCGAGATATGCAAAAAATCGGTGCATTAGCGTATGATGCGATTGCTACCGAAAGCAGCTTTCAATTAGCAACTCCTGGAGGTGGCCAAGGTCATCTCCGTGGCGGTCAAAGTGGTGGTAGCTGGAGTGGATACCGCCATGGTATGTCCGTCAAGCCACGTATTGGTCAAAATCCTGCGCAATTGATGATAACAGGATTCTTCGAGTCTGGTTTGGATAACAATCAGCAGCACCCAGATAAGACCGTATTCCATGGTGGTGAAATACGGACTGGTGCTGGAGGGGCGGCTGCCCATTTGCAGAATCCATCGAGTGAGAATCGGTATGAAGAATCTGTAATTAAGACTCTCCTGGAAGATGCACTCGATGCTGGTCTACCATCTGGCGTTACGTATCGTATCTTCAGGTTAGAAGTCGCTGGGGTGGTATACGGCGACAAAGGTTATCACATGTCCAAGACCTAGGTACGTTATGGAAATTGCTAAAGAGGATCTCCAATACATCAGACAGTATATCGCAGAGAAACACGGACAGGAATTAACGCCACAAGAAGTTCTTGATGTTTTGAATGAGGTCGAGAACGTCGGAGTAACTGACGAAGAAGGCTTGGTTGCAGAATTACGACGATTAAGACGTGAGAAATGATGTGTATAGATCATCAAGTCATAAATTGTGTGAGATTAATAGATCAAAACCAAAAGGTATAAATTTACTGCCGTTTGAAGGCTTTGACCAACATTTCTTTGATACATTACTCCTTGAAGATCAGATTGATTATTTGAGTAAAAAGTATCCAGAGGTGGATACCGATCTTATCCAACAAGCTATCGATCTGGATAGAAAGAACGCTGAGAAACTCGTTCTAGGTCTGAATCAAGGTGTCATCGACAAGATTGACCAAGACTCTCTAGCAGCTGTAGCAGAACTAGATCCCTTTAAGAAGAGGGAGAAGAGCGAAGCAGAATTGAAGTATGCTGCTGAGGTGAGGAGAGCGAAGGAAGTACACCCCAAGTACTGGCAATGGATTATGAGGATCCAGAAAGAGGATCCTGACGCAGTATTTGATGAGGGATTGTTTCATTATATTGAGGGTGAAGGCCTTACCGACGATCAATTAAAAGAGATGTCATTACAGGATGTGCAGGCGGCATCCCATCAATGGCATGAACAACAATTTGCTAATCAGAAAGTAGGAGGGGAATACGTACGAGGACCTGAACAAGCGGTGCATAAATCTGGTCCATTCTTCTGGATATCAGTTAAAAAAGACGATGCACGCATCGAGGGTGTGAAGATGCAGAATTGCATCGGCAAGTACTGTAATCCAGGTGATACTACTAAGATATTTAGCATGCGGAATAGATATAATAATCCGCATGTTAGTATGTCAATCACAAAAAATGCCGGTTCTGGCAAGTGGGCAGTTAATGAAATTAAAGGTAAGCAGAATAGAGCACCAATTGAGAAATATCATGAACCTATAATGGATTTTGTTAGGACTCTTATACGTAAGAAGGGAATAGAGATAACCAATCATTCCGATTTCTGGCGTCTTGAGATACCATTAGATGATTTTATAACATCATACCAAGGTGATATTACAGAAAATGCTCATTTGCTTGGTAAGCTCAATGATGAGAACTTGAATGCTATTATCAGTAAACAAGGTATGAGGCATGCTGATGAGAAAATTGTAAAGAGATTAACCGAAGATACGGTACTTGCTCTTTTACATAATAATCCTGCCGCCAAACAACAACAAGGCCATTACTATGGAAAACAAGGAGCCTGGTGGCTCTGGGACGCTGGTGAATTTGTTACTTTGGCTATAAAATATCGCAAGATATCGGAGGAAAAAGCATTGCAACTTGCTGAAGAAGGTAAATTGCCGCGTACAGCCCTATTGACTATACATGCAGCATACCATCCTGAGGACTTTATAGACGATATATCGAAGATCGATGTAGAGGATCTTGCCGCAGCTTTTAGAAATTATAAACACGCTATTGGGGCATTCCCTGGTAGGCATGATAGATTCGCAGATATAGTCGATGAAATGATGGCAAAGGGCGCATTAAGTAATGATATTGCTCCAGTAATGTTTGGGAATGTCCCGTTGGATCATATGACAAGGTTATTGCGATCCGCTGTTGAGAGCGAGGCTGGGAGTAATACGATTAATTTAATACTTACTTCGCTTACAGGTGAACTTGTTGAAGGAGATTTTGAGAGTAAGGTTGCTATACTAAGTCTTTTGCCGCCAGATTTTAGTATAGAATCCGCAGTGGCTGATGCAATAGTTTACAGCACTGAATTTGAGAATCTGTCTCAATTATATAGAATAGGTAATAAATCTATTAATGCAAAGCTGAAACACATGATGGCTGGAATAAGAGAGATAACGGCTAAAGAAGGAGAAATAACTTATCCGACTTTGAAGGGAACTTCTGCTAAGCTAGCCGCTGACACAGCTGAAGTACTGGAGATCGATGATCCAGCTGAACTACGAGAACTTAGAATCATGACTAAGTCACGTGGTGTTAAGAAGCTTATCGACCGGAAATTAGCAAGATTACAGAGGTTGGAAGATGCTACGGCTACCGTTTGAGCATCAATTGAATTTAATCCTCGAAGCTCAGTTTAGCGACGAGGAAAAACGAATGCTCGATGATATCATCGATCAGCTAGAGGACTATCGAGAAGCTGATTTCGGTACGTTACCTGGTGGAGTTTGTGCTGGTTCTCATTATCTTCAAAAAATGCGTTATGCTCTTGATAGTTTAAGAAATTATGGCAGAACAGCAACTCAGATCGAAGCAGACAGAAGAAGACAACAAGAATCCGATTTGGAAGCAGCACGATATAGGTCATCGATTGATAAGATAAAAGAATTATGTAAGCGTGTTGAAACTAGATTCCCAAGATTCTTCCAAGCCCTTACAGATCGATTTCAATTTGTACAACCTAATGGTAAACTAGTTAGCTATGAATATGAAAAAGCTATAACATCCGAGACATTAGCGGGGTTAGTAAGATTTTTTAGAAGACCTGAATATCAAGAACTTGCTGCTAAAGTCCAAGAATTACGTGATTTTGGGTTTAATATTTTCGGGAAATTATTGAATACTGATGGTGGAAAGTTCCGAACGAGATACTCATATATCACAGGTGTGACCCTAGCATATGATGGTCCTTGGCTAAGATTGGAACGACCCGCTACTGGCAGTATGACTAGACCAAGAGTTGCGAAGATTAAAGAAGTGGAAGAAGCTGGTGGGGCTGATATACATATTGCTTGTTTGGGTGAGAAGGATTATTCGTATAGTGGGATTCAGCCACAAATACAAAAAATTGAGGTAGAAAATGTAACATTAGATCATATTGGTGAGATTATAGATACAGTTGATGTTGTAGCACATGCTACGCAAGGGATCGCATTGGTTACAGATATACACCTTATGGGTAATGATGTTGTTGAATATGTCATAGAGGTAGCAAAGAAACAAGGTGGAAGCAGTGCTCCCCATGGTGGAGCACGTTCATTCAACATACCATCGTCAGAAATAAGAGGTGTGCGGGACGTACTAAAGAAGATATATGAGCATGCCAGAGGATATCGAGGATATGCCAGGAAGAAAACAGAACTTGAAGAGAGTCTAATGAGGGTATAATGGCCATACTTGCACCAGCAGACCTACCATCGGTCTTGAAGGTTCGAAGCGAGCCGATGAAAAAGTATGTCCTATCAAAGCTTGCCTTCCCCGTAACCGAAGTAGAAATTACTGAGGATCAATGGGAAACGATTTTTCGGGTTGCTGGTGATTTTATTTCTGGTTATTTTCCGAGGGAACAAAAATTAGCATTATTTTGGACTACTCCATTGCAGTCCACATATCCGTTACCGGCTGACGCATATTGGGTACAGGAAGTATCTTGGGATCCAGTAACGACGAGAATAGACGATGTTTTCGGCGCTGAGAGCTTTTTGTTTAATATTGGTAATATTTCTGGTATTCAGAATATTCTTACCGATTATCATTTACTACAGTCGTATCGTAAGTTCTCTCAAAAAGTTCTTGGGACGGAAGGACACTGGGAAGTAATAGGTGAGGTAGAGGGGAATGTTGAGGGTGATTCACTCGATGCTAAAGATCAATTGATAAGGCTTTACCCAACACCTAAGGGGGCATTCCCCGTTGTAATTCTGTATATCCCGGTAGTCAATCATTTTCGGAGTCCTCAGGCCAGAGCAATTTGTTATGAGATGATGGAAGCTGAGGTAAAACATGCTGTGGGGATGGCTAGACGAAAGGTTGCCGGTATGCCTACACCTGATGGGGGCTCTATTAATTATGATGGCTCCGATTTGGTTCAAGAGGCAAATGCGGTCAAAGAGACAATTATAGAGAAAGCACTTAATTTAGGAGAGCCATATCCGGTTTTGATCTGGAATATATTATTGCCTATATTAATGTTTGGTGGTTCTCTGATCAAAGATATTATATGAAAATACCTACTAATTATAAAGCACAATTAGGTGAAGCAGCAGATTTTTTATTAGATAAAAGTTGGCTTGAGCGATATTATCCTGCTCTTTCTACCAGACAAATAGGTGCTCTTGTAGGATGTGGTAAAAAGGCTGTAGTTTCTGCATTAAAACGACACAATATACCTATAAATTACAGACCGCGTGATATTAAAAAATCTAATCTTGATAAATTTGTTCGTTCTGTATCAATAGAAGCGATTGGTAAATTAAACAACAAAGATTGGCTGTACGATGCTTATATAATTCAAAACAAATCTAGAACCGAGCTTGCTAGTGAGTTGGGTGTATCTTCTAAATGTGTTGGTGATTGGTTAAGAAAATTCGCTATAACTAAATCTAAGAAATTACGATTAGAGTGCTCTGCTCGCAGATATAAAGAATCTCAAGGTTTTGACATGTCTTCTGAACAAGCATGTAAGAAACGGATGCGGGGGAGACGTGGTTGTAGATTAGAAACTAAAAAAGGTGGTGCTTTTTGGTGTCATTCCAGTTGGGAAAAAGATGTAGCATTATTCCTCGATAACGATAATAGAGTTCTAACTTTTTCAAAAGATTCTATTAAGATCGAGTATCTTCATGATGAAAAGAAAAGGATTTATTATCCTGATTTCATGATAAAATTAGTTGATAAAATATTAATTGTCGAAGTGAAAGCTGCTAGGTTGCTGAATGATGATAGAGTACAGGCTAAACTAAGAGCTTTATATCAATATTGTGAAGCTATGTGCTTTGTTGCAATAGTGTTAACTGGCACAACATCAGTTGACCCAACAAAGATATTTGAGGAAGAATGAAAATGCCTACTAGATACCCTGTAGATATCGCACTACAATTAGAGGTCTTGCCCACCAACAAGATACTCGTGCCAGGGTGTGAACCTACATCAGCCTTATCATCTAATAAACTTTCAAGCTGGTTAGCACAACAGAATTGCGGTAGTGCTCTTGTTGATCTTGAGGAGGCCTTAGCCGCAATTCCTGGTTCATGGATAAAGTGGGGTAGTAACTGGGGTCGTGGGGCTATTCGTCAGAAATGGTTTGTATTGCCTGCAGTCGACGTTGATTGCCCTTGTGCCAGCAAACCAGATTACTATCAAATGCTCAGGGATCTAGCTAGTGAGGAATTGCCAGTAGAGGAAGATTATGATTCATGTGATATAATTGGGATGGGATATTGCCCATCACCAGACTTTGAAGATACAGAAGCCCCACCTCGTAGTCCTTATAAAGAAGAGGGTGAATTTCCGGCTGGTGTCGGTGTACTACCTCCTATTCCGCCATGGGGTATTAGTGGAACCTAATCCACATCTAGTGGGCTACCACACTTTGGACACGTCTGGTCTTCTGATTCTTTATAGTCTTTCTCTGTTCGCCATTTCATATTTCGAATAGCTTTTGCTGCTTTTTCACATTCTTTGGCGAGTAATTCTCTCCATGTTACAGTATAACCAGTAAATTCATCTGTTCCAAATACTTCTTCTAAGTCTTTGGTGAGTAGATCTTTCATCCAGTCTTGTAGTGATTTGATGGGATTATAATTCTCTGACCAGAAGTCATCTTGTTCCCATCCGCATTTGTGACAGTGTAAAAAGGCCATCTCGTTCTCCAAATCTACTATAGAGGAATTGATATGTCCGTACACAGATTTGCGATTGATACCGGTCAAGTTAGTCCTGCTTTATTTAGCTCTGCTTGGGAGAGTTTTAGATCTGATATTGATCAGCATCATACACCTATTGCTATTCATGATGAAGAAAGCCGGGATGTAAAACTGGCTAGAACGATGGCAGAGGAGATGATAAACGTAAGTGGTGCAGAGGTTAAGGTCTATACCAGGACTGAAAATGCTGATTATGATGCTGTATGGGATGAAGATCCAGATCCTACTTATTGGAATGCATTTACTATTAAGGCCTTTTTCAAGCCTGAACCGATTCAAGTGGAATTAGAGAAATGGGGTTTAGATACTAAGAATACTGCTGAAGTAGCATTTAGCCATATGAGCATCTATGATAAACTTGGAGATAGGATGCTTCGTAGTGGTGATGTGATTCAGTTACCATATAATGCAGCGATGATCAACCCAAGGAATTTTAGGGTGCTTAATGGTACTCCTACGGGTAATTTTCGCTATATCTGGCTATATTATACATGCCAGGTTGAGACCCTTACTGCTGATATTGCAGTGCGACCTGAAGATGATATGCCAACAGAGGAGCAAATCAAGACCGGTGGTCAGTATAGGGAAAGCATTTGATGGCTGATAAGGTAGAATGCGGGTCCCTTGGTGATCTTAGAAATAAGATTAGTAATGACCATGCAGCATTTTTCAATTTAATTGAGAAGGCTGCTGTTGGAGAAGTCACTAAAACTGTACCAAGTGCTGTGCGCAGAGAGACTGATTGGAAGGAGAGGGAGAGAACCCATACTTACGAATTCAAATCGGAGGAGGATAGGGCGAAAGTTGTAGCACGATTGAAAGAACTCGGACCACCATTTGCACTTATTGAGTTAGTGAAGGCAAGTTAATGCCAGTATATGATTTTGATGCTGACTTCTCAGTCAGGGGTGAGAAACTTCGAACACCGCCTACGGAGGTACCGTTTGGGCTTGGTGAAGTCCCTGCAGTCAGGCAGCTTAGTCATGTCGAGGGCGGTAGAAATCCGTTTGATGGTACTGATTTTCTATCCTATCCTGAACATTTAGAGGAATTCTTAATTCCTGGGTTTAGGTCGCTAGACTATGCTATGAAGCAATATTGGTCTGGTATAAGAGTGCCTACTAAAGACAATTATCGTTTTATGCGGGTGAAAGTTGCTGGTGGCGATAAGAGCCTTATGATTTGGGCTGATGAGCTGAAAGAGGGTAGGGCTAGGTTGCCTGTGGCGGCGGTAAGCCGTGAGAGCCATGAATTCAATCCAGAGAAGTATAGTCCTCCATATGGTGCTATGACCGGGAGATATTTGAGCAAGCAATATGATCAGATTGCTTTAGTGTTTCGGCCTACTCCGTGGCTTGTTGAGTATAATTTGATAATTTGGGCAGAACGTAAGAGGGATGCAGAGTATATATTATATCAAGTGCTAACACGTTTTAATCCGCTTGCTGAGTTCATTATGTTCGATGGCAAGTTGGAGGGTGGCGTACAAATACGTTTTGGCGGCTCTACTGATGCAAGTGATAAAGAGGCGGGGTTTGATCAACTTGCTAGAGTACGCTATGAATTTAATTGTACTGCTGAAGCTTGGTTGCCGTTGCCCGAGAAGATTGTCAAGACCGTACTTGGTAGGACTGTAGTGCTTAAGGAGCGGGTTAGTAATATACTACTTGCTTCTAAGTCACAATCGGTTGGGGCTGGTGGTAATCTATGGTATGAACCTACTCAGACTGTTAGTGATTGATACCCCCGGTAGATATTGGAAGTATGCTTCAAACTACGATCAGAAATGGAGACTAGACAATGGCAAAGGCCGAAAAGTCACGAATGGTGAGGCTCTACAATTGTGGTACACAGATGATTCCTCTCCAGGTCAGACCACCTGGAGCTGATTTCTACACTGGTGAATCACAGGTGCGATTAGCACCTGGTCAGGACACTCTCCTTCCTCACAGCCACCTCCGGTGGGAACAGATCGAGAACCTTCAGAAACGTCGGATGATTAGGGTCATTTATGATAGTCAGGAAGCTGAAGACGCTGAAGCGGTAGTAAATCCCTAGTTCATCTCGGCAAATATACCCATGAAGATGGAAATTTGATGATTTGGGAGTACCCATCATGGCAGTATACCTCAGTCCGGGCGTCTTCCCGCGAGAAATAGACCTTAGTGTTCTACCGGCTGCTATTGGGCCTCTGCGCCCAGCTTTCATCGGTACAGCTAACAAAGGTCCTATGAATGAGCCACTGTTGCTCGCTAATGCTCAATTAGCTCTGGATGCTTTTGGCGAACCGTTCCCAGAAAGTTATTTCATGTACGCCATCCTCTCATTCATGGAGGAAGGTGCAGAATGCTATGCTATGCGTGTTGGTGTGGAATGCGAGACGGGCCAAGTAGCTGCCTTAGACGACATCTGCATTGATACCTCAGGAGGTCGTGGAAAAGGATGGGGTAGAATACCTCTTTTCACTGGTATCGATTATGGTCGACTAACACTAAGAGAGATTGGTGATGGTATCGGCGATAATGCCGAACCGTATACCTTCCATGACGCATCAACAAGTGCTGTCGATTACAGCGACGTTGAAGTATCGAGCACATATGGTGCTACCACCGCTACGCTGACAATTACTGGTACTTATACCGGTTCAGTCGATGATTCTTTTGTGATGATCATCACTTCGGCTCCTTCTGTCTCAGCTGGAGCTCCAGTTGACGGTGCCGGTTTTGAGATCGTCAGGAATAGTGATGGTGAGGTTGTCGCAGAAGGTACTCTGGTTGATGATGACGACAACGGTACATCGCAAAACATTCGTATCGGCGATGGTCTGTATGTCAGAGTGGTAGTCACCGGTGGTGTCCTGGACGAGAATGACACCTTTATGTTCAGCGTGGCTCCGGACAACAGAGATTTTACTGTTGAGGTTGAAGGTGTTAGTAATGGCACCTATCAAATGCCCGCAGCCTCCTACACGACCGTACAAGCATTTGTTAACGCGGCAAATGCTGTTCTGACTGCTGCAGTGGAATCAGATTACATCTTTGTTGAGTATACTCTGGAAGATGGTTCGACGACGGTTCCCCAGATCAGGACATCGGTTGCTGGTGAACGAATCCAACTGACTGGTACCGAAGCATTCGCTCTAGAGGTAGGTACCACTCAATACGCTTGGGATATTCCTCGATCCTACTTGTTAGGTCTTGATGCCGGTCCTTATGATATTACGACTCAAAAGAACCGCGTCAAGATGGAATTGCTTGGTGAAGCAACATCACAAATTGAGGAATTCAACGTACCAGTAGGCCTTGATCAGACTACTGCATCGGTAGCCGCGAGCATTGATGGTGCGGGTGTCGTAGCGGGTGAAGTCCTATGGGACTCTTTTGAACTTACTGTCCCAGGCGGTACTACTCACGTTGTAATCGTGACCTCTGTTGGTCGCCAATTAGACACTCTGATAATGCGGGCGAGTTACTCGAATCTCAAGACGTTACGATTCGCCGAAGAGGTGAATATTCCATACCCATATAAACGAGCTTACCGTGGTTTCTTCGATAGCCGAACGGAATTGCCGGATGCTGGAGAGGTAACTCCATCAAGCCCATTGAGCTGTGAGGATGATCCTCTAAGTGACGAGTGCGTCAGCGATACGGCGTACTTCCAAGGGATCGTTGGATGGTTGGTAGCGACGAGCCCTGGAACGTGGGTTGATGATTTCTCTGTGACCCTGGAAGCCTTCACCGATGGTGTTGGTGATCTTTCTGGGCGATATAAGCTGACGCTTTACGATGCGAATGATCAGCCCTTGGACGTTGTCGAAGATATCACCTTCGATAAGAGAGATGCCAGGTATATCGGCAACGTTATCAATCCTGGGACGACCCTTGGTGGTACTAATGGTAATAACTACCTAAACTGGGAAGAGCGTCCGGCGTTCCTAGAAAACAATGTCAATGATCTTTCGACATTTGTGGTACGCCTACCCTCGCAGTTCAACATGAGGGAATATGCTGGTCAAGCCAATGGTGTTCCTACTGACCCCGCATACTCAAGTGAATTGGATGCGGCAGTCATAGGAAATCCAGCGACATCGACTGGTCTGTACGCATTCCAGAATCCTGAGACGATCGACATTAACCTGTTGGTTACTCCTGGCTTCTCGACTGGTGCTGTAATCGGGACGGCTTTGCAGATTTGTGAGAGCCGTGGCGATGTACTGTACATTGTCGATCCGCCGTTTGGCCTGAGACCGCAACAGGTTGTTGACTGGCATAATGGGATGTTGCTATCAGACCTCAGGGCTGCCATCAATAGCAGCTACGGTGCTCTATACTGGGGTTGGCTGCGGATCTTTGATCAGTTCTCGGCTGCTGAGATGTGGGTGCCGCCTAGCGGTCATGTTTCTGCAGTTTTCTCGAGGACTGCGAGAGACACGGAACAATGGTTCGCTCCTGCTGGTCTGAAACGTGGTAGATTGCTCACGGCGTTGGATGTTGAATACACACCGGCCATGGGTGAGCGGGATCTGCTATATGGTTCTGGTAATGCGGTGAACCCGATCGTGAAGTTCCCGCAAGACGGTATTACCGTTTGGGGCCAGCGAACGCTTCAAAGAACACAATCAGCTCTGGATCGTGTAAATGTCAGAATGCTTTTGATCTTCATCAAGAAGAATCTGATCCAGTTGCTAAGAAACTTCATCTTTGAGCCGAATGACGCTGTCTTGTGGCGACAGGTCGAGGCTTCGATCAACCCATTCCTTGGTGATATCAAGGCTCGGCGTGGTCTGCAGGCTTTTAAGGTGGTTTGTGATCAGACCAATAATACACCTGAACGTATAGATCGTAACGAGTTGTGGGTATCAGTGTTCTTGCAGCCGACGAGGACGGTTGAATTTATCGTCCTTAACTTAGTCATAATGCGAACTGGTGCTAGCTTCTCGGCAGAAGAAGTCTTGGCGGCAGGTGGTATTGTTTCCTAAGGAGTAAAACATGCCTGGTTTCAATGTGAATGGCATTGGCGGTGGCGGAGTGCCCAACACCATGGAAGTCCGCCGTAAGCATCGGTGGGTTTTCGAGGTTATTCTACGTGGTGAAGGTACGCCATTTTCCACCATATCTCGACTGATGCTGCAGTCTGCCTCAAGACCTAGCTTCAAGTTCGAACAGCCTGAAATGCACCATAATCAGGAAGTGGTCCGTTTTGCTGGTAAGCAAGACTGGGACCCGATTACTCTGGTATGGTATGATGGGGAACAGAAACCCGATATATCTGCGGATATTTATTACTGGCTGGAAACAGTAGTAAATATGACGACTATTCAGGTGGCACATCCTGAAAAGTATAAGAAGTTTGCCCAGCTTGCTATGGTCGGCGGTATGGCCTTAGTGGGCGGAATGGGTGCTACTGCTGTCTCTGAGAGATGGGAGCTATATGGTACATGGCCAGCTGAAATCAATTGGCAAGAGCTTGATTACACCTCAACCGATCTGATGACCATCGAAGCGACGATGCGGTACGATCGTGCGATTCGTAGCTGCCAGAACAGTGCTACTAACGAGCCGGTTACTCCTGCATGCCCGCCTGGAATGTAGTGCAGGTGTTTGGGTTGTACATATGATATGCCAGGCTTTAATATACCAGCACCTGACTCAGACTGTGCCCCACCGGGCTTAGAGGGCAAACCCCCGTACGACCCTCCTTCCTATATAACAGAATCCGCTAGAAAACATAGATATATTTGGGAAATATTTGCAGCTCAATCTCTTGGTGGTTCATCATTAGACTGGCAATCATTGCTGGTCTATGCGTATAAATGCAGTAGACCCACCCCAGAATTCGATGAAATAACTATACATAGTGCTCAAGATGAAATTTATAGACCCGGTAAAAATAGATGGAAACCTGTAGAAGTCTCATTCTATGAGGTTGTAAACAGCGCTGGTGAAGATAGTCCAGCAATGTTGATATATGACTGGTGGGCTGGAGATCCTAGAAATAGTAAATCAATTCTTGACCTTAGGACTAGCACGCATAATGTACCAAAAGACTATTATAGATTATGCAAATTAGCAATGCTTGATGGTGAAGCAAAATATATATGGCAATATGAATTGATGGATTGTTGGCCATCTAAAGTGACCCCATCAGATTTATCCTATGCTGATACAGATATAGCAGATATAACAGTTACTCTCCGCTTCAATAAGGCAAGGGAGAGGGAGGGATAATATGCCAGGATTTGCTGTACAAGGCTTTGCTGATCCTGTTGGTGGCATGACAGTGCCCGATAGTTCGAAGCACGTACCTTCTGAGTCAGAATACTACTATATTTATATGTGGGAAATCTTCAAAATCTTTGAAGACACATTAGAAAGCCCACCTGGAGCTAGAAGTGCTCTTATCCATCTTAAGGATATGACACTTCCTACATTTACTGTCAACCAAGAAACGGTTCTTGGGGCGAGCCTAGAATATAAATGGGCAAAGAGTGTTACATGGGATGATATTAAAGTAACATGGTATGATACAGTAGGAATGTTACAATACTTAAAGGAATGGCGCGAGACTATATGGACATCTATGAAAGGCCTGAAAGTTGCTAGTGAATATAAGAAACAATCACATCTAGAGACTTTCCTCCCGACTGGTAAATCAGTACAGGGATGGCTACTAAATGGTAGTTGGCCAAAAGTTATACGACATGGAGAAATGACCTATACTAATAGTGACGTCAAAACTGTAGAAGTCACTGTAGCATATGATTGGGCGGAAGAATTACCGCCTGAATAGCGCCTCTTATTATATCCAATCTATAGTTAACGCTTTCTATATCATCTGAAGTACATAAGATACAAATAAGGGGATAATATATGGCCGACGAAAAGATTCCTGAATCGGAAGACAATCTTCCTGATGGTGCTGCTCCTCCCGAAGAGGAATTAAACATCAATGGTCCCGATGAACCTAAAATGCCAGTTGATGGTGGGCCTCAATTACTTGATGAAGATCAAGTAAACAAAATGGATGAACGGGTTGGTGACCTAGGGCTCCAAGACGAAGAACTCACCTCTAGAGAAGTACTCAATCGAGTACTACAGGCCTCAGAAGAACAACTTATACCATGGGAAGAATGCCATCTTCCAAGTAGAGGAATGTACTACGGATGGTCAGATGGTATCATCATGGTAAAAGCGATGGGCCAAACCGCCGAGAAAGTCTTGGCTACACAAAGGCTGGCACAGAGTGGCCAATCGATAGATTATCTGTTCAAGGAATGCTGCCAGTTCCCAGATGAATTTGATGCCACGGACTTATTGTTGGGTGATAGAGTTTTTCTACTTTATTTCCTGCGTGGTATTACTTATGGTAATCTATACGAATTTGCAGTAACATGCCCGAATGTGACCTGCAATGCGACCAATACACACATATATGATCTTAATGAACTAGCTCAAACCATAGTCTGGGCTAATAATTCTCTGGGTTCAGAACCGTTTAAGGTCATATTACCATATTTCAGTAAAGTAACCAAGAAAGAATTCTGGGTTGGTGTGCGATTCCTACGTGCCAAGGATGCTAATGAGATGCTTGGTAAAAGGAAATTCAAGAAGAAGTCGTACGCAAGACCTGGTAATGTTAAGACTAACCCGCTGAAGTATGGTCGTGGAGCTGGGGGAGGTGGTGCAGCTCAACAACAAGAACTTGATGATACTATAACTGATAATCTTGAGAAGATTATTGTCAATGTGATGGGGGAGAGTGATCTCTTTACTATTAGGAATTTTATTGGGAAGTTACACGGGCGAGATACTACGGCAATCAGAGAATGGTTGCGTGAGAATACTCCTGGTATTGATAATACTGTTGCGGTGACGTGCCCCGATTGTGAGACTGATTTTAAAGTGGAGTTGCCGATAACAGAAAACTTTTTTCGCCCGACAGAGCAGTGAGGAGTATGACCGTCTATATAATAATATTATGGAACAGCAGTTCCAATTAAAGCATTATGGTAATCTTGATATATTCGAACAGGATAATATGACGGCCGAGGATAGAAATTGGTATATGAAAAGGCTTGAGAGGGAGTTCAAGGAGAGGGCCGATAGGGAAAAGCGACAAATGGGTTCGCATTCTCTCCCACATATTCCTCGCCCATCTATACCGTCTATGCCTTCTGTGCGTCGACGATAGTCTGCATCACCACACATCAAAGATATTATAGCTTTTAGGGAGTGTGTGGTATGACATGTGCACAGCTTACTGGTGCGTATCCACGAATCTCTGCCAGAAGAGGCAGTGTGGTTGATCTAAACGTGGATTTCCGAAAGAATGGGGTATTAACTGATCCATACGCTATCAGGCAAATTGAGATCTATAAGTCATCGGTGGTTCCACATAATTTGGTGGCTACTGTGCCTGTTGTTGATCTCGATGATCCTCTATACCCATCTCCAATTTGTCGCCATGAGATAGCTTCTGAAGCTGGCGACTGCTGCACAGAGCCATCAGAGGATGATACACCGGTAGCTGGCAGATATCACCTTCCCTATGCTATTTCAGAGGACTTTGAAGTACCTGATGTCTATTTTGATGTTTGGTACTATTTCGCCGATAATCCTTGTGGAGCGTTAGGTACGGATGCTACAGATTGTGATATGGATGAGGACACCTATGACCCATTGTTATTAAGGTGTTGTCATCGGTTTTGGGTTTATCCAGAAGAATGGTTTTGCGACGATCGGTTACAGACTATTCGGTTTGGTTTTGAACCACTAGATCAGAAATTTCATACACCTGAGGCGAGGCCTCTTGAGGTTGGGCTTATGCCTTTGCCTTTGTATGATTATAATTTCAATCTTGTTAATCCTATCATTCCATTTTTGCAGCCGACTATCACGATAGAAACTCAGCACAATGAATTGCTTGCCGATGCTGAGGCATGTAGGATTGGTATCAGACAAGGATCGTATAGGTCAAATCCGTGGGTAGTCCAGTATGATCTCAACACGTCTCGTTTTTTAAAGGGGACATATAGGTATTACATCACTTTGACGCTGCCGAATGGTTCGACTAGGGTGAGCAGGAAATTTGTTCTTACGATATCATGATGCTCCTAGCTCACTTTAGGAGACTATGATGAAATCGATGAAGATATTGTGGGTCGAGGACTTACAAGTCGATATCGCTCTAATGCAGCGAGTATTAGAACACAATGATAAGAATAAGTTGATATCATTGGAGGTTGTTAGTACTCTACATGATGCACATGGACGTGAAAGACATGCAGATTTGATTTTGTTAGATCTGAATCTGCCAGATTCAACACCTAAACAAACTATTGAATATATTAGATATAGACGACATAAAAGTCCCCCTGTTGTCGTCTTTTCAGGTAGTGAAGAGCTTGAGTTAATTCTGGAAGCTAATAATGCAGGAGCATTGACATACCTATGGAAGGGTCAAGGGAATATGCAATTTATAGGAAATGCCCTTATTGTTCAAGCTTATCTGTTGCTGAAGGAGAGGAAAATTAGGTTTTGGAGGTGTGTGTTCTTTTGGTGTATCATACTTAGTTTGTTTGGGCTTTTCGTGTATGGTTTGTGCCTTCATGCTTGTGTAGGATAATTTATGACTGGGTTAACTTATGACTGGGTTAACTTATGGTGTGGACTCTTACTCATATACTAGTCTTCATGTCGGCCTTCGGCGTCGCAGCTCTTGGAGGACTAGCAGCTTTACTGAGAGGTAAAGAAGATCTGAATCTCAGATCCGTCTTATCGTCTATCTTATATAGTGGAATCATTGGATTAATTGTTGCTTTAATGTGGTATAATTACTTTGAAGGCAAAGGAAATATACCATTTTTGTTAGCCGTGAGTGGGCTAGCTGGAATAGGTGGGGCAACGGCACTTGATTTAATGAAGATTTTCTTTCAGGGGAAGATAAATCTCCATATTGAACCGGTTCCTGATGAGTCGGAGGAGGATGATGAGCCAAACGATGATACGTGATGATCGTAAAAGATTTTATTTTTTACTAATAGTTATGACTTGTGTGTCATTGATTATTGGTATTGTCTCGATAGTGTTGTCGTATAATGCTGCAGTACATGAAGTTGAGCGTAGATTAGTTGAGACTTCTCGTAGCCAGGCCAGATTAATGGAGTCAATAGCTAAATTCTCTCATAGTCAAATTGAAGATCAAGATGAAGCATCTGAAGCAGCATTGACTCAAATTACTGAAGCACATCGGAGATATAATGGTTTTGGCAAAACTGGAGAATTTACATTAGCAGAACGAGAAGGTAGTGATATAGTATTTCTACTTAGTCATCGCCATACAGGTGTAGAAGATCGTAAGATCATAGCTTTAAAATCTAATTATGCTGAGCCTATGCAAATGGTTCTAAATGGTCACTCTGGTTCCATGGTAGGTCGCGATTATAGAGGTGTATATGTCCTTGCAGCATATGAACCCGTTGATATGATTTGTTGCGATCTTGGATTAGTGGCGAAAATGGATATTGCTGAAATCAGAAGTCCTTTTATTAGGGCTGGTGTTATTGCTTCAAGTTTTGCTGTTTTGGTCATACTTGTTGGTTCTGTTGTGTTCATTCGTGCTCTTACTCCGATTTTTAAGCGGCTCCACGATAGACATGAATCGCGTAAGCGGAAGCCTGAAAACACATTACGCAAAGTATCATCTGCTATAATCATTCTTATCATTGCTTTTTTGGTTTCATTTCTTGGATATAGTTTACATGTGGCACAAGTGAATGATGTTAGGATTAGTATAACGCAAGAGAGATTAGAAGCTTCTCTTAAATTATACAGCCATGTTGGTACACATACTGAGGCGAGTTTGAAGGATTTTTGTCTAGAAGAATGTATTCGCTTGACTGGTAGTAGGTATGGTTATATAGGCTATGTTCATGAAAATGATGAAAATACGGTGACAGTAGCTGTTTGGTCTGAAAATATGCAGTTGGATTATAAGATACATAATGATCGTGCTGAATTTGATATTGCAGAAGGTATCGCAAGGGAAGCACAATGGGCTATTCCATTTCGAACACAAAAGGCATACGTTAACAATGACTTTGGTGGCAAGCCTATGGATGAAAATGCAGAGCACCCTGCAGAGCATAAAGTAGTATTGAGCCGATATATGTCTGTACCAGTTTTTACTGAAGGGAAATGTAGACTAATTATAGGACTTGGGAATAAGAAGAAACCGTATACGCAAGATGACGTCTTGCAAGTTACTTTCTTGATGGAAGACCTATGGCAAGTCATAACAATATACAGGGCTAATAAGAGAGCAGATCAGTGGCGTAGAATAATTGAAATGAGTGATACAGCATATATTATTTGTGATGCTAAGAATGGTACGATTGCTATGTGGAATGATGGTGCTCAAAAATTACTTGGGTGGACAGAAGGTGAAGCTATAGGTAGAAAGCTTGACCTAATAATCCCCCCAGGAAGATTCGAGAGACACCAAATAGGAATGACGTATCCGGATCTTCTGGAAAAATTAAATAAAGGCGGCATCATACAAGTTTCTGGCAAAATGGTCACCAAGGATGGTGAAGAAATTGACATCAACATTCGAGTGATGTCAGTGATTAATGGTAGAAACTTATATGTCGCACAAGTGGTACTAGATGAAGAGGTAGAAATCCTACCAACTGCTGTAGATCCTAATGGAGATACTAAAGATGTTCGAACTATTCCTGATCGTTAGTCTAATCATGCTAGGCACTGTCAGGGTATTTGAAATGTATGCCTGACCATGCCTACAAGAAAATACCACCGAATAGAATTATCGCTTGGGTAGAGCGAAACTTCGAGTATAAAGTACGCAAAGGTGGTGCGGAATATCAAATATGCGACCCATTCGACGGCGATACAAGATTCCGCTTCCAAATAAATCCTGATAAAGGTGTCTGCCACTCTTGGCATGGGGATGAATGGGCCGGTCCAATAAATCCTAGGACTGGTAAGCGTAATTGCTCATTTATCAGATTCGTCCGGGTCTATCGGAAATGCTCTATGAAGGATGCCCTCTCCGAGGTTCTCGGAGACACGGGGAGCGTTTCTCTTTACATGAGGCCCGAAAACCGGCCCGGTGCCTCAGAGGCCAAGAAAACCGTTTCCGTAAGCCTTCCTGGGGGCACGAGGCTACTTTGGTCGGCGGAAGATCCTCAAGCTAATATTCTGAAGGGTTGGTTGCGGTCTAGAGGTTATACTGACGAGGGGATAGAGACTCACGAATTATACTACTTAGGGATGGATGTTTATTGGCCATACTATGAATTCGATGACTTAGTATATTGGCAAAGCCGATCGAGGATTAATAAGAGATTTGAATTCCCGGATTTATATGAATATGATAATGAAGATAATATTACTGGGAAGATGGAGGGTGGCAGAGCAGATTATTTATATGGTTTTGATGATATTGAACCTGCTAGATATGTTATTATTACCGAATCGATATTTGATCAGAACACATTGGGAGAGCAAGTACTGGCTTCAGGAGGTGCATCACTAAGTCCTAATCAGGTCAAAAAGATTAAATTATTAGGTCCTAAGGAGAGAATAATACTCTCGCCCGATAATGATATAGCTGGTAAAAAGAGTATTATTGAGAATCAATTATTACTACGCAATCTCAGGTTTCCAATATGGTTTAGTCTTCCTCCTTCTATACCATATAAGAAGGACGGGAAGAACATGGTAATAAAGGACTGGAACGAATGTATTACTGAATTGAAATTAACGCTGTCCGAGGTTAGACGGTTATACGATAGACAGTTGAAGAAGCTAACTGTTGATGATTTAGTTCGATTCCGATCAGAAGTTCAAGAGGCCAAAAAGAGAGATGGACGGTAATCAGATAGCACTAGTTGATATGGACGGCACTTTAGCTGACTATGAAAAGGCCTTATATCGGGATCTTATGGCTATGTCAGGTCCTGGTGAAACTCTTCGGCATTCTGATCTTCATAGTCTACCACGACATCTTGAAGCGCGTCGGAAGGCTATTGTTAATACACCAGGATGGTGGGAGGAATTGGAGACACTCCATCTTGGATTTATGGTGCTGGAAATGCTTAAGGAAATAGGATTTAGTATTCATATTCTTACCAAAGGACCGTCTTGGTGTCCTTTAGCATGGCAAGAGAAAGTTCAGTGGTGCCATAGAAGGATTCCTGAAACCTTGACCGGTGATATAGGAATCAGAGTAGTTACTGGTACTGATGATGTAGTCGCCAAAAGTCTAGATTATGGGAAAGTCCTTATAGATGATCATCCGCCATATGTTGAGGCTTGGTTGGGACGTAGGCCACGAGGCCTAGCTATATTACCTCAGAATGAATTTAATGTATATTTTGAGCATCCTAGAGCACTCTATTTCGATGGTACTAATCGTGCCCATATCAAGGCCGCTCTTGAGGTAGTTTACAGACGTCAGCCTGGTGATGAGCTGAAGATCAGTCTGTAATCTGAATAATACCGGTTGTGTACTTCTGGTGTTTCTGTGTATTTATAAAGTAGGTTCGGGTTTTCGGAAGTTCGCAGCGAGCCTCCCCCGAATCAAACCTACCTCATAAGGGGATATCCAATGGGAAAAACTGTTACTGATGTCTCTAATCTAGGTAGCAAAGTCAAAGGACTTGCACTTGGATATAGGGATAAATTTGTTGTGATTCCTGAAGTCAAGGAAGCTTTAGATTGCGACAAAATGGCTGAATTGTTAGTTGGCAAAACCGTCAGAGAAGGCGGAAAAGTTATTGCCAAGTTGGTTGAACGGCTTTCTAAGGTGAGTGGTGCGTTTACTGCTGTGTCAGTAACAAACGTACTAGATGAGGTCTGTGGTGTCGGAAAATGGAGAGCCCCGGAGTCATTTAAGAAGGGTGCGACCATGGCTACAGATCTATCTGATCTGGAGGAACGGATACCAATTAGGAAACGTAAGAACTTGTCGAATATTACTGAGTGGCTTCAAGAACAGATTGATAAGGGTGTATATGAAGTAGGCAGCATAATAACTGCAAAAATGGTATACGCTCTTATTCCTGATGATCTAATAGAAGAATGGTTCGATAGGGATGAAGCACGTGTTGATGACCATGGTCCTACAAGATCAATCGGAGATTTAATCGGGGCACATGGCTTGAATCTCAGGAAGGCGGATAACAGTACGAAGTGCAAGAAGTACGTTATACCGTCTAAGTTGCCTGTGGTCGAGAATGACTGCTTATATGAGGAGGCAGTCTACTAAGGTCCCGGTGGGCTCCCGACCCCACCGTGATCCGAGCCCCGGCTGTCACGGATGTCCCCGATCAGCCGGTGCTCATTTTATTAGTTGTTCTCCACTAGGGGTGTGGCACGTCTTAGGTAAATGTTGGCAGTTCATAGAATCTTGAGGTAATGGTTTATGACTACCACCATATGCTGCGGCTTCTACAACGCATACTGGTGCTTTCATCGCTATAAGATCTCGCATTTTAGAATACCATCCAGGCGGTCTTGAATGACGCCATTTGGCTAGGTGACTCTTATAGTAGGCATAATATAATTTATATGCTAAGACGACGTCGTCACGGACACAGTCGATTGGTTCACGTGCTACTGCTTGTCTAAATGGGGTAGAACCTTTTGGGATGCCTGGTGAATGTGTCTTGAACCACAATAAGTGCTCTTCGGTCTTATGGACTTTGTTATATCTCTTATAATATTCTTGGCATAATGCTAAGCCATGATTGGCGGTCCAGATATAGTTATCTAATGCAGTGCGTACCCATACTGTAACATGATTATTCTTATGGCTTTGGGCACGATATTTCCAATATTGACGAGTTTGCCCTCTCTTATTAGTTCTGGTTACTGGAATTGTTAAATCAGATGGAGCATTACTAGGGAGCCCGCCTGTTTCCCAATGGGCGAGACATAAGCAATCTACAGCTTCAAGGATTATTTGTCACACCAACCCATTATTTATCTCCTTTAGTTTGAAGGTTGTTGATATTAGACTGTGGCAAGTGGGATTTAATAGTTAAATACGTTAGGCAAATATATGTTGAAGTATTAAATAACTAAAGGGCAAACGATATGGGTACTAAACAAAGACAATATTATCGGAAACATCGACAATCTGAACTCGATCGGAATAAAAAGTATAGAGAATTAAATAAAGAAAGACTTGCAAAGAAGCATTACGAATACTGTAGAACAGTAAGAGGTAGGTTTAATAAACTTTTGAAAGATATTAGAAAACGAGCCGGGACTGATATTACTATTGAAGATTTAGAATTGTTGTGGGAACAACAAGGCGGGAGATGTGCTTTAAGCAATCTTCCAATGACTTATAATCATGTCGGACCATCTCCAGATGCTGTGACAATCGATAGAATCAGACCACATGGTCCTTATGAGTTATCTAATATTAGATTTGTTAGTAAATGGGCCAACATGGCTAGAAATACGTTGACTGACAGTGATTTCCGGAATTGGTGTAAATTAGTTGTGGAGGGTATTGATGATAGATCTACAGAAAAAAAGGGATAGATGGCGAAAATGGTATCTCAAAAATCGAGAAGATGTCTTAGAAAAGAAAAGAAGAAAACGGAATAGCCCAGAAGGAAGACACAAGGCTAAACGATATCGTGAAAAGAATGCTGGTAAAATAAGTGAAATCCAGAAAAAATGGGCTCAGACGCTTCACGGTCGCTTTAAAGTGTTGATTAAAAAATGTAGACATCGTAAGAACATTAATTGTTCAATAACTTATAACGATTTAGTTGAGTTATGGCAAGAACAGGAAGGAAAATGTGCAATTACTGGATTAACAATGACTACTGATTCACATTATGCTAATATATCGGTTGATCGTATTAACTGTTTAAAGGACTATAGTAGGGATAATATTAGGCTTGTGTGTTGGTGGGTTAATATGGCTAGGAATACTTTGACAGATGGAGAGTTCTTGGAGAGGTGTAGAGCTGTTACTAGAATAAATTAGTTTACGCGTTTCCAAATCCTACCGCCATGTTGCAAGGATTTACCGGGGGTTAAATTATCGAGAGCGGACAGTAGCCAGGCCAGTTCTTCGTTGAAAGATGCGAAGATTCTGGCGCGGGCTATGTCCGTGGGGGTCACATATTCTATGGACCCATCTGGTTGTGTGACTTCTAGATGCATGGTTAGTCTCGATCTGGCAGGTATTTGCCCATGAAGAGGTCACCAGCAACTACACCGCATTCGTATTCCCACCAGAGATCTAGGAGGGACATTCCGGAGCCTGCGGCCCCTCTTTGACCGGCTTCATATTCGATACGAGCCCTGCGTAGGAATTCTACTGGGTCTTGTCCCTGGTCTCGAGCTTCGATAGCTCGGACTGCGATCAGGTTACGGTGTTCTTTCGGAATCCTGTTCATCCAGTCGACCAGCTCTTCTTCCGTCCATTCGGTCTTTGCGAAGATTTGGTCGAGGCTACGAGGATTCTGCTGTAACCTATCGCCAAATCCTTTGAGCCATTCTGTGAGGTCATCGAGCCATTTCATTATGTTGTCCTCCTACTGCCATGTTACAAGCAGGGGAATGGGAGTTAAATCGACAACCCTATTATGTGAAATACATAGAGTTGGTAAGGGGATATATTAATAACAAATATAGGTTATCATGGCCGGTGTTGACCAGAATGTATATGCCCTACAGGTATCTTTAGCCCTTGAGACGGCGGAGGCAGATGCTGCGCTTGGGGACTTTAGTCAACGTATATCCAATTTGGAAAATGAGGTAAGCGAGGCAGCTAGGAATGCTTTGGGTAGTATAGAGGGAATTACTGATGCCCTGAAGACTAATCTGAGTGATATAGCAGGGATTGCTAAAGATATAAATCTTGGTGGGAGTGATGTCGAGAAGAGTTTTGTAGGTGCTAGTGATACTCTTGGTGATATGGACCAATTAGGTCTTGATAATCTTGACAGATTAAAAGAGGAAATAAAATTATTAGAAGAGAAAAAGGATATAGTAGAGGATCTACATGAAATATTGAAAGATGAGGATATCCTCAAGGATGATGCTCTGAAGGGTCTAGAGAATATCAATGAAGCAATAAGACGGAAAAATTTGGGGCATGCCGATGAGTTAAGATTATTAGCTGAAGAACAAGGACTACAACGGGCGATCGGTGATGCTGGAGAACGTATAGGTGATAATACGAGGCGGAATGAAGGGCATTTTCGTAAATTAGTAGCTGCCGCTCGTAAATTATGGGGGATTATACAGAAATTCGACGAGGAGGCAGAAAAATTCAAGGAAGCGAATTATCGGGTTTACGACTCGATGATGCAACTTACTAATAGAACTAGATATCTATCTGCTAGATATGGTGTCTTACGTGAAGATGCAATGGCTGCCTATAAAGCCTTGGCTGATGTTAAGACACCGACTAATGAAATAGACAAATTAGCTAAATCTGTTGGAAGAGCTCAACGGATAACTGGATTATCTGCTGGTACGCTTGCAGAGTATACTCGTGGTCTACGAGCAGCGGGATCAGACGCTGAAAGATCTTCTAAACATATAGGAATGTTGATAGAAGCGCAACGACGATTCGCGTTAAGCACTGATGACATGAATCGTATGATGCAGAGTAATACAGAGACTGCACAAGAAATGGCATTTATGTTCGGTCAGGATGCTGTAGAACAATTCACATTAGCAGAAGCTGGATATAGAAAGGCTGGTAAAGAATTGGGAGCCCCAGCTGCTGCTATTGATGATATAATGAAGAAGATGAAGCTTACTGGGATTGAGGCTTCCGTTTTCTATGGTAAGCTGCGTATAGACCCGAATGCTGACCCAACTGAACGATATAATCAAATGGGAGAGGGTATACTTGAAATAGCTAAAAGTATAGTACCTGCAGCCACCCAAATAGATAGGATGACGACGTTAACTGCCGAGCAACAAGCTAGACTTAATTTATTATCTGAGCAGATCCTCTTTATGGATAAAAATGCCTTGCTCATGATGATTAGAAGGCAGAATGAGATAAACAAAGGCAATGTAGAAATGCTAGGGACATATGATGCCCTACATGATAAATTAGCAGCGGACTTGAATTATAGGAAGAGGCTAAATGAGACTTACACTACTGCTTCTGCTAAATGGAACCAAATAAAAGCAGGAATGGCAGGTGCTTTTGGTGTAATCTTGTCAGTTATATCCGAGGGTTTGTATCCATTACTTGTAGTTCTTGAGTGGGTTGTATGGGGTATAGCTAGTGTTATTACTGGTATACATAAATTCACAGTATGGCTAGAAAATGCATTAGGCCCACTCGGATTCATAATAAAATGGATGAGAGTTTTGGCGGGGATGGTGTTAGGCCTTGCTATGGTGATTATCATAGCTGCTGGGGCATTAACTTCATTTGCACTTGGATTTGCCGGACTTCCTGGGCTTATAAGTGGTGTTGCTAATATAATCAGCACTTTCTTGGGGCTTATTGTAGATTTCGCGGTAGCTGTTGGTGAAGTTATATATCAAGTGATGAGGGGTATCGCTAGAGGTATAAGAGCTGTTGGCAGCGCTGCAGCTGCTAATGCTCTAGGATTGCTTGCTCTTGGTGCTGCGCTGATGATGGCTGGTGCTGGTGCGTATTTCTTTGCACAAGGTATGAAAATACTTGTTGATATACCATTCCATACTATACTGATTGGAGTATTGTTGTTGGTGGCAGCTACATATATTCTTGTGACCGCTGTAGGAGCATTAGCACCTGTAGCAGGACCTGTTGTGGGAATATTATGGGCTATTGGTGGTGCTCTAGCTCTGATTGGTGCTGCTGCCTGGTTAATGGGTGCCGGTCTAAAGATGGCAGCTGAAGCTTTCATGATGATTGTGGAAGCTATTGGCCCTCATTCTCCGCCACTATGGGTCAAATTGCCGATGGTGGCTGCTGGCATGATGATACTTGCCTATGCAGCCTTAATAAGTGCTCCAGGACTTATAGTTCTGGCTACTACTATGAGCATGCTGGCTATATCCGCATGGCTATTGGGTCCACCTTTAGGTATGCTTGCTACAGCACTCGAGAAACTCTCGGGTGATATGATAAAAGATTTTGCTACTGCATTGTGGGAGTCGGCCGGGAAGATTACCGGAGCAGTCCTTATATTAATACCAGTTATGCTCTTGATGCCGTTAATAGCTGTGGCGCTTATATATGCTGGTGTTACTTTGTTAGTTGCAGGATCGCTATTTGCTGTAGCTGCTATATTGATCGGATTTGGGGCTAAGCTACTCGGTACAGGAATGTCAGCACTTGCCGAGAGTGCAAAAGAATTTAAAGGTGTCGACTTTATTGGTATGGCGTTCCAGCTCATGGTCGGTGGTACGATGATATGGGCTGCTGGTGTGCCATTCGCAATAGGTGCTACATTTGTTGGGATAGGCGCGTTACTTCTCGGGTTTGGAATGCAAGCACTTGGGAAGGGTGCTAAGGAATTTCAAGGGGTCAATTTTGTTTGGATGGCAGGCCAGCTGGCAATTGGTGGTACCATGCTATGGGCTGCTGGTGTACCATTTACTATTGGTGCAGCACTTGTTGGTATAGGTGCCCTATTACTTGGTGGCGGATTGTTGTTGCTAGGGAAAGGGGCAAAAGAATTTCAAGGAGTAAATTTTGTCTGGATGGC